TCAGCCAATTATCTTATCAAACTCTTCATTATATTGGTCTTCAGTTATGGTACCAGCACTGAGTTTAGCATACAGATCATCAAGTTGTTGAACCTGTTCATCCGTCATTAATGGAACATCTTTATCAATTCCATTCTCAAAATACATATAATCGCAGCATGGAAGAAGTCTTCCATCATCATCTACGGCTTCTACACCACAAGATAATACATTACAGGAACAGCCTCTTGGCACACAATCATCGCAATATTGTGGAGCTTTGTTTTCTTCTGTACCACCTGGGTAAAACCAGATGGCATGTTTATCACACTTATCACATATCTCAAAATTCATATTGTCTCCATTTTAGAAACATCCACTTCAATCAGTGGCTCGATATCGTTCCGGCTTTTCACTATAGAGGTGAGGCCGCCGATTTTAACTTTATTAGCGTTTATATTCTGTATATAAATGTACTTGGTGCAATCGGTGAACTTTACCACAAAGGCAGCGGGAACGCCCATGCCGGTGCTGGCAAGCTGCAACGCCAACCATTTGCGAACATTAAGAAATACAGTTTTGAATTTATCACTTGCATGGGTTCTGGATTTTAGTTCCAGTACCCCAAGCATTCTACCATCTCTAATGGCATACCAATCAATAGGGGATAACCTTCCAAAGCTATGAAGAGTACACTCCCATTTCTTTTCTATTATCTTGGATATCTCATCTTCATTTCTTTCATCTTCTTCTGTTTTGAATATCGGAGTACCATCTATAAATGTAGTTTTACTTCTATCATAATATGTCATTGTTACTCTTTTTATTATTACATATAAAGCACATAGTCTGATAATTTGACATAGAATCTTGACCACCCTTACTTACAGGGATTATATGATCTTTTGTCATAAGTATTTCTTCGCCATCCTTTATGGCATAGAAATTCATATGAGGGTTCTCGTCTTTGGAATATTCCAATGCAAAGAATGATCCTTCCAAACCACACCCTACACACTTAGGGTTTAATTTGAAAACTCTCAATCTTTGAGATGTCATTTTTACTTTGTATACTTTATCACCAACCGTAAAGCCATGCTTTGTTTTGTGTAGTTCATTGGAAACAAAAGGAAAAACTTCATCTATAGTAAATATAGCTATTCTTTTCATTTCTTAGCTATTTCTGGAGAATCCAGATTACGAGCGCATTCTTCTAGTTTTTGTCCAAACATGACAATGGCACCAGCCGCTCCATGTTCAGATCCAATTTTATAACCCAATCCACATCGCAATAAACGCAATTCAGATTTGGTCAGATAACCCAACTTCAAAGCTTCCATCCAACGTGCAGGTTCGTCACTCATTTTCTTTTACCCTTTTAAAGAACTCTTTCTCAAGCTTTTCGGCATTATTATAATCTTGTATAGCTTCATCTCTCTCTTTGATGGCGTTTTCTTTAATTTCTTTTATATACCTTTCTGCTTTAACTACAAATATAGGATCATCATAAAAGAACTGAATACCATACCACCCCTCTCCATCCCATGCTACAACTGCATCATCGCTATTCTTAATGGCATTTATATATTTTTTAAGGGTTGAAGCGTCTTTTGCTTTATAGAAAGTATGGCCATTAATAATAAGCTCTTTGACATCAAGATGTGAAGCTTCATGTCTTACGGTATCACTTATACTGGGCGATTGAAAATCACAATAATCGCAATGAAAAATACTTATCTGTTTATGTTGTACAGTTTGTGTTGTTTCTGTTTTAAATGAAGTTTTCATTTATTTACCATATGTTAAGATCATAATTTTCATTAATCTCATCAATCTCTTTTAAAGTTTGACGAGCATTAGCCGACATCTTTTCCAGATATATTTTGGATTTCTCCAGACTAAATGTAACCTCTTGATAAGGATCTTCACTGCTAGAACATATAGAATACCAACCTGGACCATCCCATTCAATTATTACAGCGGAATCATAATGCCTTCCATTAATGTATTTTTTAAGAGTTTCTTCATCAAGAGCGCGGTAGAATACAAAACTACCATGAGTTCTTTCTATGATATCAAGATGGGTAACCTCATGTCTTATAACACTCCATGAGTTACTATCTTCAAAATCACAATGCTCACATTTGTATGTAACAGAACATACTTTTATATGATTATCTTTTTCGATTGTTTTCATTTGAAATCAATCTTCAATTGGATAGGAGTACAAGTCACAATGTCAAACACTTCCAATGTTACGTAATCAGAAATGATTTGCTTTATTTGAATATTTATCAAATTTCTAACCTGAACTTCTGTCCCATACAGGAATTTTTCCTGACCCTCAGTAACTGAGAAAGCATCACCACCATAGTTCATATAGGCAAAGCATTTACATGCTTTGATCTTTTCCCAGAGATCAATGAGGAAGTTATCATCATCTGGTTCATAGATATTCTCACAGAACCAATCTTCGAACTTCTTGAACTTATCAGTGGTCATTATTTGAGCCTTGTTGTGTGGAACCTGCTGGTGCTGCTATTTTATCATATCTAGGACTCCAAGTCTGATCGCATAATGACATACAACTATTCATAGTGATAATACACTTTGCTTTACATGTACCGTCACCCCAACAATCTCGTCGGCACTGATACTCACTATCAGTACACACCTCAAGGCAATCATTCCACTTACGCTTTACCTTCGTCTGAGGTGTATCAACAGGCAAAGAACACTTACAGTCTTTGGCGTTGTATGCTGCCAAGGATATACAGATACAAACAATTGGCACCAGTATCTTGAACCACAAAGGGAAATCTTGTTTCGTTATTGTTCTCATATCTCTTTGTAATTCGTATGATGTCCACAAACTTTACAGGTGCGTATGATTCTAGTCTCTATTTTCAACCTGTCTCTTCCATAACCATAATCAAAATAGCTATACGTTTCAACACAGACCCTTTCATATTCAAATTGGTGTTCACAAAACAATTGCTTCAACCATATCAAAAAATTTATCATTTGATAGGGTTTACCAGTTTACAGAGCAGAAATAATACCAGTATCTTTGTTTTGTTTCAAGATATCCCTGGCCCCTGTAATTACTTTACCAAGAAGATTCTGCCCTTGCCACTTGTCAGGATCACCAATGTCAGGGTGATTCTCATCCATCCCGATTCCCCATACCTTATCATATGGGCTGGCTTCACAAAAACTGTAACACTCTATCGCCAATAACTTATCAAGCAAATCTTTATTCTGATCATACTTCGCTACTGTAGCAAATAATACAGCCTTGTATCTTACATTTGCCCACACTTCATCATTGTAATTTTTGACATTACGTCCAAAATCTTTTTGTTCTTTTGGAATTTTAGTGGAAAGAATTTTATTTAAAGTTTCAGTATCATTAAAGGTTCTGGCCTTTTCAGCCATCATATATTGTTCAACGCAATTATATTGTTGAACAAGTCCATTATGATTTACCTGGAACGGAGACTCCTGCCAATTTGAAAGAAATTCCTTCCAGAAAAAACAAATACCATTGATAATCTTCATGCCTTTACCTTGTTCCTTTTATTTCTTCGTCTCATGGATTTCTTCATGAAAGGTTCAACTTCATTTGAATCCATATGAAAACATTTACCAGCATTAGGGCAAACAATCTCTTTATTGTTTTGATCCCTTATTGGATGCCAATACTCACCTCTCTGAGAGGCTGGCTCGCTATCCGCAAAAGCATAGTGGCATTTCTTACATACTGCTTTGGTAACACCGTAGAAAGATTCACCTATTATAGGGAAATCACGTTGAGGTTTTGACATTCAAACCACCCTGAATAACAAATCTGCTTCAAATATAATCACACCACACTTATCACAGAATCCATGAACCTGATCTTCCATGGTGATATTGTCCTTATCCCATGGGTGAAGTTCCCAGTTTACTTTAGAATAAACGCCGTTATCTTTACATTTAGGACAAGAATCACCATAATGCACTTTTACTGCACGCATCAAAAAATGTTCATTGGGTTTTGTCATACAACTTCTACCTGTGTTTTCAAAAACATCATATAATTATTATTTGGCGGTAATACAATTACATAAGTGGTTTCTATATGATGTATTACACACTCAGCATCCTTAAGAGATTTGTATTCAGGATGCTGTTCAATAATCTGTTTCATTTTATCAGATTTGATTTTTACCTTGTCACCAATTTTCATTTTGCACATTCACTGTATTGATTGTTCAGACAAACTCTAGTGCCATAAACTATAACGGTTTGACCACTAGAATCTATAACATAAGAAACCTGACAGCTTACTTTTTGACCGTCAACACAACGATTAGGATTTATTGTATTCTGTGGAGCTCCACCATTTGGATTCGGTGTAATGTCAATGTTCTGTGTATGACCATTTCCACATGATATACAAAACAATAATGGTATTATGTATTTCATAAAACTTTTAGAAAAGAAGAACTTCTTTTACAGATGTCAAGTAAATCTTCTGGAGTAGTTTCTACAGGATCAAGCCCATTCCATTCAGGAACTTTTTTACTCAAACCCAATACAAGTTCAGAACAAAAATATGAATTTGTATCATGGAATGGATTTTTTGCTTTGATGTTAATCCACTTCAATATCTGAACTATACCGATACCAAAGACGCCACCAAAATCATATGAAGATCCTATCTTTTTTATTATGGTTGGTAGTTGTTCTTCTACATCATCAGCAAGAATATTCCATTCAGATACCAATGTCATATTGGAAGTAAGACTATCTCGTGTAGCAAATCTTACCCCTTTTATGTCAGAGTGAAGACATAGCTTTATACCAGCTATCTCAAACCCACCTATAGCAACATGTGTTACAGTTCCTTTGGTAAAAAACTTTATCACCCTGCTAATCAATGTATCACTGGTAAAAAACATCAATGTCATCATATCTATATGACAACTTATTGATGTTTATCTGTTGGTTCCGCCCAACAGAACTATTGAGAAATCAGCCGAGCATAGCACGGTTCAGTAACGGTGCAAGTTAATTTATTTAATTACATAAGGACTAAAAGAAGAAAATAACACAAAGGCTCCAAATGTATTTTTCTGGGTAGCAAATACACCGGTATATTCTTGATCCATACAGCCAATCAAATCATTATCGCCAAGATAATCAAGAGTTACAATTGTAGTGCAATCACACATATTTTTTAAATGTTTCTCTTTGAATTTAGAATTGCAAACCAAACGTCTATGGTGGTGAGGGGCATCTCTTACTGTGAATTTGGTATTTCCAATAGCTAATCCAAATATTGTACTGAAGAATCTATCCATTGCCTCTACTGGATTGTAACGATCAATATCAAACATTTTCATGGTCACTTTGGATGACTCTGGTACCTGAAAAAATCCAACAGGAGATTCGGCATCCAACATAAAAATGTTGGCATGATTATGAAGATCATAACCTACACCATCTGTAACATCCGGATCCATTACCAATAATCTAAGAGCCGCTTCTCCACAAATCTCATGAATTTGCATAGTAAAACCTTTCAGCTAATTATAGCACAACGCACATGATGCCTACCAACAATATTCTTCAAAGTTCTGTTGGCGTGAGCCTCAGAATCAAACACCTTGGCATTTTTTACATCACAAACAAAACTTGGAATTATTATATATGACTCATCATCACTCTCATATTTTGGAGTTGACATTGCACACCACCCCATAAAATACCTGCCATCACTATCGCCAATGATAGCTGTTTTCATAACATCTTTACAAAATTTCTAATGAAATCTTTTTGCATATCATTTTCAGGACAAAACTCCCCTCTGGTTTCTACCAATTTCTTCAAAGTATCTTCTACTGACATTCCCTTGGCTACCAGATAACAACCAGCAATGGTGCCAGTCCTACCCAAACCACCACGGCAATGAATGAGAACCTTCTTGCCCTGAGAAACCTCCACAAGAATATCTTGCACCAAAGGAAAAACATCCATCATAGAACTGGGTATTCCACCATCCTCAATAGGAAAATGATACCAATCCCAACCTAAAGCTTTAATCCTATGGCCCAAATCTCCAATACCATACATTAGCATCTCATTAAGTTTCATCAAAGTTACAACTACAGAGATGCCAGCATCCTGAATAACCTTCAAGTCCATATCCATATCACGATCCCATTGGATATCGTGCATAACAGATGGGGCTTTTTTACCAGGCGCTATGGTCAAAGCTACAGATTGATCTACCCAATCAAGTCTTAATGGATACTTTTCAGACGTACAAACCTGAGGATTATTCACTAGCATCAAGAAACTCCTTGAACTTTTCAAAGGTTCCAAATTCCAACTTGATTTGTTTAGTCAATGCTTTATTTGTAAGTCCTGCTTTCTTTAACAAATAACTAAATAATAACTCTTTTGGAAGCTTTTTCATTGCACAAACAGGACATAAATGATGACTTAAAGAATAATAATGACCATCACTATATTCATTATTAATATGAGCTATGAACTCACCAAATAGCCTTTCAAGCTCAGCCCTGTCATTTATTTCATCCGGATCAAAATCAGCCTGATCAACGAAACGATCTTCTGAAATGATATCTTTGATATCTTCGTCAGAAAGTGTTTTGATATCTGGTGTTACAATATATTTCAATAAAAATGAACTGCTACACTTTAAACACTCAGCAATATCTCCATCCATATTGCCGCCATGATCACTCACAATGACACAGCCAGAAATATCACATATAAAGCTAGAAGTAGAACTATTGCTTACAAAACCATTTCTTGTTTTCATATCAAATCTTTCCTTCACCTAAACGTACCAAAGAATCAGCTACATTTGGATTGGATAGTTTTGAAACCAACCAAACATCAAAATCTTTTGGATCTTTTTTTAGACCAACTTTATACTCACAGAAATAACTCCCACCAGCATCTATTTCAATTTCACCTAGAAATTGATAAGGCCCCTCAAAATCATTTTCATCAGCAAAACCTGCACGATAAGCTCTGATCTGGTATATGTGCTGATACTTTGATTTCTCAAGCTTAAATCTACAACAATAACCAAGTTCTTTGGTTACCTCATCTGATGCTTCCTTTAAATGTTTTCGAATATTCTCCAAACACATACGATGCTTGTTTTCGTTTTCAAGCCCACGCTGCAAAGCTTCACTATAAATTCCCATATTACTTAATCCTTAACCGTAATAGCGGCCTTAAACTCTTGATAATTTTTAAACTTCTTTTTTATTTCTGCCTTTATTGTTGCCACTGTTTCTTGCTTTTCAGCCAACAAGAATGCCACCACATCATCATTCTTTACCTCTTTCAATTGACAGATAGGACATAGAACATGATTGATATACTTGGCACCATCACCATTGTTTGCTTCAGAAATCAAATCCCTAATTGATTTTATTCTACTATCAGCATTACTTGAAATCAAATCATCAATATCTTCTTTTGAAATTTTTGAGATCTGTTTTTCGGTCAGGTTGAGAATAAATTGCCCATCAAATCTTGATTTGCAATCAGTACAACTACAATAGGCTGAGTAATACTGATCATCTCCATCAGTCAGAATCATACCACTGATGTCACAAACAAAACTTGATGATGAACTGTTGCTTACAAAACCGTTACGAATTTTCATATGACCTCAAAGAACGGAGAAAAACACCACCACAAATACAAACATAAGAACAATAAAAGCAATAATCATAGTGTATGGGACTTGATCGTTATAGCCAGACTCAGGTGGAACCATATCCAATGTTATTTTTGAATCAGGAAGTATCTTACCATCCTCACTCAAGTATAATACAGTTCCCGGAGAATGATTCTCAATTGAATCTATAAACTTACCATTCACATAAAGCTTTCCATTCTTTAATGAAAGAGTTCCATCTGAATGATAGTGTTTATTATTTATTTCTATGTAAGCTTTCATCTCTACCCAATTTCCATAGATAAATAAACTTTTGGGTTCACATTATACAACCCAATAGCTGTAGCCATATTACTAACAAAAGATATTGCTTCAAGTATTTCTTCCCTATGTATATCATATGGTCTTGTACTTGGGCTTCTATGACTTCCAGTCCTTCCAATTATAACACCAATAGCATTACGGTTATTATCTGTAACCTCATTTATATCATGATAATATAAATCACGAAAACAATCTGTATACTCCACAATATCCCAGCCCTCAGCATCCTCTTTGGCATGTTCAATCATCCATTTATAAACCTTATCATTAATTACTTCCTGATGATTACATTTAATCCTACCACCACACTCTTCACAGAATTTATCTTTCTTCCCAATATGTCCACATTTTTCACAACATGGATTTCCTTCCTTATTGGTAAACAATAAAGGGCCGCTTACCGGGATTGCAACAACCAATCTTGCACTTATATCAATTCCCATAAAATCCTCAATCTATATCAAAGCCATTCTCTTTGGCTACCCTCTTCCAACGAATATAGTCCTGCTCCATTTGCTTCTGTATATGCCTCAATTGCTCCAACTCCTGCTTCTCCTTCTTCACATAGTCATATAAAACACAAATGTAATCAATTACAGTATCACTGTAATCACGGTCATCAGGTTTACGACGAGCCAGAGCGTCTTTTGTTTCCTGCGGATTGGAAACAATAGTTTTTACATCCAGCATATTATCCTAAATACTTTTTAAAGTCCGCATAGTTTTTGTAATTGGCAGCAATATCCTTAGTCAACTCTTCCTCGGTCTTACCAAGTTGCTTCAAGGCAAAGGCCAATAAATCAACAACCTTGAATTGCTCCATGTTGCAAATGGGACAGAATACACTGGTTACATGAATTGTATATGAACAACCCTGCCAAAGCTCAACTTTATCTTGCAACATCTCCTTCAGATCCTCCTCGGAATCCTCTGGATTTATTGTAACATATAAAGATTTCAAAGCTTTCGAAACCTCTTCCTTGGAAAGGGTTTTGATATCTACCTTTCTTAAATACTCAGATAAAAACTGTGAATGACAATCACGGCATCTACAAGTTCCCTCCTCATAGTCAGAATCGGAACCAGCTAGATGCTCTAAACTAATCTGACAAAGAAAACTTGAAGCTGAACTATTGCTTACAAAACCATTACGAATTTTCATTTTACTTTCCTTTATACATCGAAACCAGCAACACTGGCTCCCAAACTCTTAAAAATCAAAATGCAATCCATACCAAACGGTATCTTGTTGCCTGTTGTACAGTCCCCAGCAAAAAGAACTGAACACTCTGTATCGTGTTGTACGCACCCAACATCACTATTGCCTTGATACATTGCTTCACATTCACGCAAAGCATTGATGGCAATAGTTTTTACATCATGTGGGTATCTCTTCTGATGCCTCGCAAACAACGCTCCTTGCGTTAGTTTTACCAACGGGTAGTTTTCCTTTTCCGATGGCAAAGGCTCTCTAACGGTCAATCCCAGAGCAGCAATGATATGCTTTGAGATATCTTCTGTTGGAGTTTCATCTATAAGCTTTAAAGCTTTATCCCAATTGGGAACCATATTACGGATTACAAGACAAGTACCCTTGAAAGTTTTCTTGGAAGATTCAGCCATTGCTTTCTTTAAACTCTCGCTTCAGCCTTCTGATAGCCGTAGTTTCATTCTTATCGATCATGAAAGCCATTGTATCATTGTCTATAAAGCAATAGAACACTTTATAGTGCTTTTTGGCAGATTCTTTTGCTAAATCATACCCTAAAAACACATTATCAGCCGTATCTTTGTCATTATTACTCATGTAATCTACATAACCAGCATAATCAATGTTCTCATCGAGCAATTCTTTTAATTTTTGAGACTGGATCATGTTGGAAATACCAAAGGCAACAGGTCTTCAACCTGAATTGATGCGCTGATCTTCAAATCGAACGGATAATTCCTATCCATATAGCTTGAAATCTCATCATCTATTTTTTTTGCCTCTTCCAGAGACTGAAATCTTCCTTCTGTTTGGTATTTTATCTTATCATCTCTTTGTAAAAAGATGTGTACATATTGAAACCCGAAACTTTTGGCCACTCTAACCTGTTTATCTATGGCCAAAGGAATAATCATAGGATCTGGATCTACTTTTCTTTCATAAATAGCAGATAACCAGATAGGAGAATCTGTAATAATGACATCTACATCTTGAAACAATATCCTTTCTTTTCGACATTGTTTTGCAAAGATATACAATTGGTCACCAGGAAGAATTGCACGTTTCTCCCATACCCAATCCTTTACATATTCCCTTACAAGCTCTACATTCAACCCTTTTATCTTGAGAAGGGCGAATAATTGGGCACTGATAGTAGATTTTCCAGTACCCGGACCACCATAAAAACAAATAACTTTCTTATGCATTGTATTTTACAATCGCTGTACTTTGACGTTTTACAATAGCTGTTGTTTTATTGTCAAAAAGTTTGTCATTCACCTGTGGAATAGCAGGAATAAAACCATAAACTTCTTCAATTATCATATCCGTTAATAACTTTTGAAGGTCAATTTCATCAATCATTTTATTAAAGAAGTTTTCTAGTTCTACTTTGGACATGATTCAGGCCGCTTCAAATTGGACCATTCCCTCACTGATGGGAGAGGCCGGGCCATAATTAGAGACAACTACCAAGCCTGGCTGATGGAAAAAAGCCGGGCTACTATGGAAATACCACTCCCCTTCTATGGACTCTATCTTCAATTTCAAACGCCCCAAATGTTTGAAAAGTGGATGTAACATCTTCATGTCAATCCCGGTAAACATTGCCAGATCGCAAACCACAAACCCATTCTCTATGGTGGGCTTTAAACAAAATCCAACATGTTTATCGTTTATAAATATCTTCTTGCGCATTATTTTCTCTTGGATACTTTTCCGTTGGAAATTGAATATAATGATTTTGATTGGTCTTCTGTCCAGTGTTTTTCACATAAACCACATGTGAAAGAGTACCAATACCTATCGTCATCAGGATCCCAATTTCCAGTATTGGCATGTGCTTTACCTGTCATACTGGATACCGGATGACAACACTCGGACTGAATCAATTCCAATTCTTGTCTAAGTTTATGTATCTCGGCTTTTATTTCTTCAACTCTGCCCATTCTATACTCCTATAACAAGTTGTTTCCATAGTCTTCAATATCTCGGTAGAATCCCCGCCATAAATTCCAGATGCCCAGATTGGGTTTGTTTCAATTACGGCAAATCCTTGCTCCATAATCCCAACATCAATCACAGCGTTCTCAGACTTGTAAACCTCTAACAGAGAGTTCAAGAATGCTGCTGGAGCTTCTGAGATATGATAGTTCTTAGGATTACAAATCTCATCCCCAAGAACATAACAAGAATGTGTTACAACCTTATTATCCCTAACAACACAACGGTATTCTTCAGTAAACTTTACAACATCAGATACTAGAACTGGTATTTCATCTGGAAGAACCGGAGGAGGATTGAACTCACCAATCTCATACACCTTGGCGTCAAAACATTTATCATCAGCGGGTTTTATGAACTTACGTTCGGTATTTTTCTTGGCCTCAACCAATGTCATAAACTCAACTTTTCTTTTAAGAAAAGCAGGTGGGACACTGGCCAACCAATCAAATGGATTAGCTATCAAACCCCAATCAAGTTGTTGACAAATAGTTTCACAAAATATCTGTGACCCGTAAGGAACCCCTACAGGTTTTGTTGCAATAAACTCATCTGTCATTCTCCAGCTAGTAGGAGCGGGGAACACATCCCAACCCATTTCCCTGGCTGTCATTTGCAGAGCGATTATTTCATTATGAGATGAGCCAGCTCTTGGCTGAGTAATAAGAATCATACTATCTTTCTTTATGGAATCCACTTCCACAACTACATCTATAACCAGGATCGGAATCTATCAACATCCTGATCCACATGTGGGCAAACTCATTAAAAATATCTGGAGTATCAGAGTCTGCTTCTGGAAACATAATGACAAAAGCATCATCTGCCAACTCATCCTCTTCAATATAAGGATCGTTCAGGATGAGATCATACATGATAGAGTTTAGTTTTTCTCTATCACAATCATTAATATCTACCATGGCTAAATCTATTTCGCCTCTTTCAAGATAATAACCAGTTGTTATTTTTAAATCTGGTGCTATATCAAGTAAACTTTTCACCTGTTGCATTGAACATGTGATAGTGTAATCAACCATATCAATATTACTTACAACAAGTATCTTTGGTGGTTTACCATGATCCTTGATATAAATTTCTATACATTGCCTTATAAATTCTACAGGAAATAATCTATGCATGTTGATATGGTTTTAGTACAGAGTAAGCATCCTCTTCGTATATACATGTAGCTATTACGAAATGCTTATCATCTTTCTTGATGATAACCTCATAGAGATCGCCATAGTTCTTATGGACATAGGGAGGGATCCTTCCTTTTCCAGAAGGATCCGCTCCATAATAAAGCCCAACATGCTGCCCGGAATAACTACCACAGCCCATTTCTATTGACTTTCAGATATACTCTACTGACTTTATAAGCTCAGTAACAAATGATATTCTTGGACGAATCAATGTAGTCTTGGCAGCTTTGGCCCTGACTTTGATTACAGTATCATTTGGACCAAAGCCACCGGCTGACAAAGGATCGTCATCGAATGTATACCCATAACTATCCTTCCAAACAGTTGTCTTTACATCAGCAAATGCCGTTGTTGTAATAGTTGTTACAGTTAGAAATGCCAGAATTGCATATATTGTTTTCATGCATATATGTTGAATTATATACGCAACCATTCAGGATGCTTCAATGTCCATTCAATGGTTCTTCTTAAACTTTCCTCCAATCCAAATGGGGCTCGCCAACCGGAGGCTGTGATTTTATCACAGTTCAGGGCGTATCGCAAATCGTGCCCAGGACGCGAAGAATGGAAATCAACAATCTTATATCGTAATTTCTTGCCAATTATATCCGCTATCATTTGTGCTAACTCAAGATTATTTATCTCTTTCTCACCGGCAATATGAAACCTCATAGGTCTATCCACACCGGCTCCATAAAACACAAATGGCATTTTCAAAACATGCAACAATCCATCGGCTTGATTTCTAGCATGTAAATAATACCTGCTACCAATAGTCTTACCATCAGCCGATCCGTGAATGATAACTTCTTCCTCATTCAAGATCTTCTTTATTGTCATGGGTACATACTTTTCAGGATCTTGCATTTCCCCTATTATGTTCATCGTATTGGTAATAGCCAATGGTATTCCATAAGTTCTCCAATATGAAAAACAAATATCCTCTTGTGCTGCCTTGGAAGCAGAATATGGATTGCTAGGTAAATGCAAATCCTCCCATTCCCTATGATCATGTCCTACAGCAGCAGGACCGTATACTTCATCAGTTGATATTTGTATGAACTTTTCAATTTGAACACTTTTTGCCCAATCTAAAAGATAACAAATCAAAGATACATTATGGATTATAAATTCAGATGGATGTGTTATACTTCTATCCACATGACTATTACTTGCAACATTTAAAACATAATCTATCTTTCCAAACTCATGCGCTGTAACAGATGATATCGGAGCAGTTAAATCACACTTGACTAACTTTATCCTCTTACATTCTTCATCTATTCCACTTATAGCCGATCTTATTCTGTCCTGTAGTCCCTTGTAGGTAAATGTAACCGGACAAACTACAAACCAATCTGTATTTTTCAGAACATGGCGAAGGACATGAGAGCCAACGAAACCAGAAGCACCAGTAAGTAAAATTCTTTTCGACATGCAGCGGTATATATCATTAGATTTACTCCTTTATGAGGTGACGAACATAATATACACTGACACCATCAGGCTTCACAATATCATCATGAAACTCTTTTGTTTTAGAGTTTTCCAACCTCAACCTGTATAAAATACCAAAAGGTTGACCAGTACCTGAAAGCTCATGCATTATTACATTAAAAATAACATCTCCCTTGGTAGAAATCTTAACTTTATCTCCTATTTTTAAATTTTCAACCCAAGGATCATCATAACATAATGGTGCAAAGTATTCTGCAAAAGCATCTGCCATTTCTTTTTCTTCTTGCTCAGTCATTTCTAATTCTTCAGTCATAATTCAAATCTTTCCCATTTGTATTTCAAGATCATTTTTTCTTGAAAGATATTGTTTTCTAAAATAATATGCTAACGCTAATACAATTGATATCCATGTAGCATTAGCTAAAAACCCAATAAAAGAAAACCCTAAAAATATTAAGGATATAATATAAAAAACCGAAGCACCAAAACAAGTAGATAAACATATGTTTAAATAAGTTTTAACTTCTTTGACTTTATAGTCAAGATAACCAACTGAACAACGAGGACAATACCAACCACTGGTATGAAACCCAGAAGTTATAACGTATTTATTCCATCCTTGTGCTATACCATCTTCTACAGAGATAGGCTTATCACTCTTATAATAAAGAGGTTTAGTACACCTGATACAACTTAAAGGTTCCATATATTATACCTTGAACAAAGGACATTCCCTGCAATCATGGGAATTTTGTTTGCTTGTTTCCAATAACTTGTTCCTGAACTCAATCATTCTTTCATGATGCCATACATCGTAAAAGTGTGTATACCCAATAACAGGAATGCCTCTTTCCCACCCAGGGATACCATCAGCAAATGAACAAGGGAAAGCCTCTCCTCTATAATTGATAAATATAGAGAACAAAGTACTTTCACATGGTTCAACCTGTTGTTTGATTTTTAAGTATTCTTTTCCTTTTTTGAGAGTATTGAGGAACTTGATTGCGCTACAGGAATCGAATCCAAGAGACACTCCGGCATCCACTCCTTGTTTTACCAGGGAGTGAAACTCTTTCTGAGTAAGAGGGGTATACTTTGTTCCTCTACCCTTTTGTTTAAGAGACAACATAACCAAAGCCTTAAGGCTTTTCAATCTAGGATCTGTTTGGATATCCTTGATTGTTTCTTCTGCAAGGTGATATGTTTCCTTGCTAATCATTAAATGAATATTGATTTGTTGTAACCCGGCCTCTGCCAATCTGGCAATGGAGTTATAACAATACTCTTTGTTCTCATATCGGCTGACAGCAACTGCACCGCAAACACCGGCCAGTTTTTTAGCCATAAAAGTATCAATGTCAGCTACCGTAATATTAGGAATCACTCCTTGACTACGGGTAAACTCCATCATGTCTATGAGTTCTGGATTGGAATATCCGGTACTATCCGCACCGAAAGCTACTTGGGTAAGTAAGCCTGATGCAGATATCTTGTAAAGTATTTTTCTATATAAATCCAGAGACATATTGAAACCCATTGGTGTATTTGATTTATAACAATGGGCACAAACCTTACCATTCAAACCAGAGCAAATGGTAGTTACTTCTATATCAGCAATCTCAGGATGAGGAGCCTGAACAGGATCGTCATCAAGAGTTTTTCCCCATCTACAAAAGTTTCCGTTTCGTAAATCAAACTTGTAATTGTAATCGGGAGAGGTTACGGTTTTGATGAGCCCGTCAGTTCTTACTATCATATAGGTTCCTATTTATTATACTTTTTCTTGAGACGCTTAAGTTCTTCAAGCTCTTTTTTTTCTTGTTCTTTTTCTTTGGCCTCTTTCTTTAGTTTGTTCAAAACAGATCTTGAAGATAAAATTGGCTTTTCAAGGTTTGTTGAAGAAGCAATTTCATATAAAAACGCGCTATTAATACCATGTTCATTCTTGGCTTGATAGTCACTAATCAATGAATATTCATCATCATAGTCTTCATCTTCATCATCCTCATCCTCATCTTTACGCAAATCTTCTTCGGTTAAATTTCCACCACATTGTTTGATGGCATCTTCCAAAGATTCCGCAGTGATAGTAGTTACCCTTATTCCACATCCTATAGTATAATCACAACCACCACTTTGCCGTTCTACCAATAAAAACTTCTTCATATCAACCGATCCAATCATCAAGATCTACAATTTCATACCAATCATATGTATCACGACCAATTTTGTAATAATGTCTTGCGGATCCTTCTTTAATTTCCCCCTTTCTTGGGCCTTTTGTAAAATAATCATACTCTACAGTTGTTTCTATTTGCTTCTCAGCCAATTCAATTGTTTCAAAACAGCCTTGCCAATCTCCTATTCCTCTTCGTGGATAGTAACAACTTCCGGCTAAAAGTAAATATTTTTTCATAAATTTCTTAATAGTTTTCTTAAAGAAATTTTATCTCTAGATTTTTCCTTGATTGCCTTTATGATATCTTCTTGACCTTCATAGTCAGTCATAGTATCAAAGGTATCTTGATTAAGATCAAGAGCCTCCACAAGCTCATTATTGAACTGACGCCGTTCATCTCTAAGTCTAGATATCATATCCAGACCGCTTTCTCTTTCTTTATTTAAGCGTTCTATTTCATTTTTAAGTTTGACAATTTCTTCATTATCAGAATGACCTGGAGGATATACAGTATAATTCTTTTCTGTCAGATACTTAACAAATGACTTTTCCAGATCTACGTCAACTTTGGCAGGCTTCAAAGGAACACCATAGCGAAGAGCTCTGTCCATATTTACTCCTCAAGAGAAATTTCCATTGTCTATAAAAGCCTGAGCTTCTTCATAGTTAGCTGTCATTTGCTCAAGCTGTTCTTTGAGACGGGCAATCTCACGATCCTTGCGTTCAATCTCAATCTCTTTGCCGCCAATCTCTCTTTCAAGAGTTTCGATACGCCGCTCAAGACGGTTTACTTTATCCTGAAGTTGGGAAACGTTATTGGTCATTGAAACTCTATTCTTATTTTTACTTCAACTTGCCTTTGGTTATCCACATCAATAACTAAATATCTTGTTCCACAATGAATTATACCATTTACACAATCGATAGCTTCGTTTTCTGATAAAAAGTTTCCAATTGGGCTATTAAAAAACTGACACACAAAATATGGTTTATGCGTGTTATGTGTTAGGTTTAGCTTGACATTTTTACCTGTACCTTTCATCAAAAGTTTAAGGTAACTATCATCTAGATAGCCAAGCTCATCCTTGATCAGATCCCAAACTATCTTTGCACGATCATCAAGTTTCGCAAGAACCTTATCTGTCTTTTTTTTATCCTCGGCTTGTTTTAGTTTACTAGCCTCGGCCTGTAGCTCACGAATCTTCTGCTCAGTAGTGGATAGTTTAATTTTCTTCTTTTTAGCGGCCATATTATATCACCCTCTTTGACAATTGCATAGCAAATTTACTAACACTATCTTCTTCGTATTCCGTATCACTGATACGCTTATACATTATGTTCTGCTGGTTGAAACCATAATCAAATCTGCGCCACCAGAAATGATCACATTCCAATATTGTAAACAAAACCTTCAACCATCCTTTTGGAAAGGATTGAAATGGTTCTGCATATGCTACCAATACCGCCCCGGAACAATCACAAGATATCAGCTTACAGCCATGCCATGAAAACAGGGCTCCTCTTTTTATCTTGATACCCTTTTCTTGAGCAATCTCAATTGAGTTTATTATGATTTGTTCAGAAGACATCAGCCAAATACTTCTCTTCTTAGTTGGCAGCCCTTGCAAATAAAACTATTAACTTTCACAGCATATTCATAATATTCATGACAATCGCCGCAGGTAGCGCCGTAAGCCTCAGTTGTAGCAGAACCACCCAGAGCTGCGGCCAATAACACTGGAGAGAACTCCAGTTGTAAGTTTTTAGCATCCATACATACTACCTGAGCAAAATATTCATCAGAACCTAACAATCTACTTGGAATCCAGACATTATCAGACTTCATACAATGCCCGATACCCAAATAATCTCCAGGTCTATACTCAAGTAGATCATCAAATAGATTGGTGGAGAATACACATTGTTCTTCAATTACCAAAACATAACCCGTATTTGCTTTGGTATAAATACCATTATGATATACATGATCTATTGAAATACCAATCGGTTTACAATCTTTATTCTTATGCCATCTGGAAACCATACCATTATCATATTTGGCTATCAACTCTCCATAGTTGAAAGCATCAAACATAGGATAAGTAGTGGGTATGTTTTTTAGTTTGGAAATGAGCGAGATCATTACAAAGCGCCTATGTACTTGAGAATTTGAATTGAAACCCAGACCATGGCAACGAATATGGAAATGTAAACTATACAGCCACAACAGCCGCAGCCTGCATTTTTATCTTCTTCATTTATCAAAACGGTATCCTCATAATACTTTCTTTTATTGAGCTTTTGAATTCAAAGCTTGATAAACTTACCAACATCTCAATAAACTTTTTAATACCATCTTCTTTTGACTTGGTAATGACTTCTGCAAATCCAGTGTACACACTTCCGTTATAACAGATAAACAGTCTACCAAACCATTTGCCATTGTTTTCGTAACCTTGGATTTTAATAAGGTTATCTTCGTAAATAGTTTTCATAATTCAACCGCGATTAAACCCACAATTCCTACACACCAAACAACCCTCTTTGGGTTCCATTACATTATTACACTGTGAGCAAACCAAATCTTTATCAACTACATATTCTTTTGGACCATTTTTTAATGTAATATTCTTCTCAAGCCTCTCTGCCATCAAATTCATTATCATCCAATCATAAAATATGTCTGAATCAGGTACCTCATCATCTCCATAAAACCCCTCTGTCTTAAGAAGTTCTTGAAGAGATTTGATTTCCTGTTTGGTAAGGTCAGCATCTTTGGCTCTGAAATCATTGCACCCATGATTGCTGAATTCATCGGCTGCAAGGTTGAGAAAATAAACAATTAGTTTACGCTCTAATGATGTCATATTTCATTAATGTTGATAATTATTTTCCAAGGAGCAATGTGAACGCTTGATTCTATGCTGTGTTTCATCTGACGATAATAATCAGCCTCATCAAAAAGCCCTTCGGCCCTGCAAACCTTCTCTTGACATTCCATAAGATAAAACCAAAACTCTTTACTGATAAGAGGTTTTGGGTTGTTTTTCTTAAAACAATCTGCACGTTGCCGCCAGAAATCGGCAGCATCAAAAAATCCGTATTTTCTTAATGTCATCTCTTGGATATGACATACTTTAGCTTTATACTTACTCTCTTCTTCAAACTTCTTTAATAAATTATATACTTCATACATGCTTGGAGTTAAGTATTTTTCAACTTCATTTGTCCAAGACATTATCTTTTCGTTAAAGACTTTGATTTGGTTCAGAGTATCATTCATATTGATACGCATCCAGAAGCACGACCACAACCATTAGCAATTTTAAATTTATTATCTACATTAACCTGATCACCCCTATAACCATCTGCATAACCTTCTCCGAAATTCCTTCCTTTATTAATAGTATAGATATCAGCCCGCCCACCACCAAGTCCCTTTACGGTATATGTGTTACCATATCCAATACCATTTTCTTGTATCTGCCAATGTTCCTTGTTAAGGATAAGTACTTTCATTTAACTTGTTCCATTGCCATTACCTTGACCGTAACCAGGAGCTGCACCAATTCCACATCCTTGTGAAATCCAACGATAGCCACAGTAGCCATCTCCATAACCATAACCATCTCCACCTTTTTTGTTTATTAGACCGGCACCTTCTGCACAGCCACAACCCCAAAGAGCAAGTCCACTACCACAGCCATCATATTCCTGTATCTGCCAATGTTCTTTATTAAGAATAAGAACCTTCATTATCCTGTTCCAGTACCATTACCTTGGCCATAACCAGGTACCGAGCCAATTCCATATCCTTGAAAAAAAATAAAATGGCCATCTTCATCTACTTGTCCTTGTGAAATACACTGACGACCATCTCCATAACCATAACCAACCCCACCATCACGTATCGGAAATCCTGTTGGGCCAGCTCCATCTGCACGACCACAACCAGTTAAAGCAAGTCCGGTTCCCTCTGGTGTTTGCCAATCTTTTTTATTAAGAATTAATACTTTCATTCTCTTCCATGTCCATAACCTGTACCATTTCCCGAACCACAACCATATGTTCTGCCATATCCGAATCCACGAAAAATACCGCAAGGGCCATCTGCATAACCATCACCAATACCAATTACCACATCATTACGGCTTATATCAGCAAGACCATTACCAAATTCAGTAGTTGCTGAAGCTCCCCACCCACAACTATCTTCTGGTATCTGCCAGTCATTATGATTAAGTATAATGACCCTCATTATCCTGTTCCATTACCTTGGCCACAACCAGGCGCCGCACCAAATCCATGTCCCCTGAAATAACCTTGTGGCGGACACCAAAAACAACAAACCCCCTCTGCATAACCGCCTCCAGAAACACTTCTACAAACTACATTATAAGCACCATAACATTTACAACCATCAGCACGACCCTCACCGTCTGTATGAGCACCACGCCCAGGACCATGCTCTAATGTTTTCCAATCATTATGATTAAATATAATGACCTTCATTCACGTTCGCCTGTCCCATCACCCTGACCATGACCCCAAGCTATACCACATCCAAATCCTTTATAACAATTCCCCAAATCTGAAAGTCCACCACCAGAAGCGTTACCCATCATACCACCAAAACCATCTGCATAACCAGAACCGTTCATAAGATATAAATTATCACCACAACTAAAACCAGTTTCTGGTTTTTGCCATTCTTTTTTGTTAAGAATAATGACTTTCATTTTCCATATCCGATTCCAGATCCATCGCCATGTCCAAAAACACATCCAGCCCCGGTGCCACCAAAAAACCCTTGACGAGCATCTGCATAACCAACCCCAAAACCACATCCAGATACTATATTTCCGTCACCGCACCCATCACCACCTCCATTGCCATAATTACAACAACCATACCCATAACATTTTTCTTCTATCATCCAATCTCTATTGTTAAGGATTAAGACTTTCATAATTTGGAAAAGTCCGCAATTCTTAAACACTGTTTACTTATTGATTTCATAAGTCTTAATCTATTCATTCTAAGATCAGGATCTCCATCATTAACCCTTACCTCTTTAAAAAAATTATCCAATATAGGGCTTACTACAATAGCGATATAATTTAGTACATGAGAGTAATCATTAAGCTTAACAGCCTCATCTACCAATTCTATTAACATTTTGTGAGCTATAATTAAAGCCCACTCTTCTTTAGATATATTACTTACCATTACGACCTCATAAAATGCCAATCATGAATCTGAATTGATTCTTTTATCTGTGCTTCCAGTTTATTTTTTTGCTGCTCAACTGTAAAGTTTTCATCCATAACCCAAGGAATCTTTACAGAAAAATCCGTTGGGTTATTTGCAGCAATTGTCATTGCCAAACCATCTGTAAAATCAATAACTTCCTGACTTTTAGCTGCAAAATCGGTATCAACAGAGATCCTGACCAACACACCAAGCTGATTGGTATGATGTACATAAGATCTAATCACATAACAACGATTTGCATTCTCTTTACTCTTGACACTATACCCTGAAAAATTCTTGATATACTGAAGAAGATTATCAAAATCATGTGTTCCAAGTTTTTGTACGGCTTCTTTGCAGATAGCCAACGGAGCTGACGTTTCCTTTCGGAGCTTCTTGATTGTTTCAATCTCACTAAGTACCATTGATTCTGTTGTCATTTCTTTTCTCCTTACAACCACTGCGGTCCTGATCTGGGTTTCTTTTCTTCTTTACCATTTTCCATATGATAATGCATATAGAAAAGGATTGCTGCCGTTAATGCATTCATGAAAAATATCAACGTATAAGTTTCAATTCCATAAGAATTTCCTCTGTTTACAAATAAATGAAACAATGATATGATTGATGATAAAACAAAACAAAAACCTACTGTATTTAGCGTAATCATCTTACCAACAATCATAATCTGTAATGTTTTTGACTTCTTTACAGACAGAACACATTATATCTACAGCTTGACCAATACCAGATGCACGTGATAGATTAATATAGAACTCAGCATTCTTACACCGATGATGATCCATCATAAACTTGTCACGCTCATTGAATTCATTATCAGTCAAACCTTCAACCAAATCTGCTTTGATGAAGTTTGGTTCTTCGGGTTTTGACTGCTTAACCTCCCATAAAGCTGTTGGATGATAGCAAGTACATGCCATCAATCTTTCTTTACATGTATCGCAATAATATCCCGTATCAACAACCCTACAAACATTTTTTGGAGGGTTCTTTTTCCTTACAAGCTTTGGCAATCTCTTGCCACAATATGGGCAGAACTTTGGAGTCTTTTCGACCTCAAAGTATTTAGTACCCATTTTGTATTGGGTATCACGAGCTATATATTCAATTGGCTGCAGGGTCCATTTGGCTTCCACCAAATAAGAATCACCCTCATTATAAATATCAACATTCGCTATTATGGTAGGAAACTTCCTCTGAAGCTCACAACATAATGGGCGTGGAATTGAATCGTAATAATCTTCTGGCCTATCATAAAGATCATCAGTCATACTCGTATACCTTTACCCTTTTAATATCCTAAAATCTTATCTATATCTCGCTCTGAATAAACACAATATCCTTCGTGTTCCAAATTCTCCAATACATTATTTATAATCTTATCATCAATTGGTGTTAATTTTTCATCCCATGTCAAATACAATTTAATTAAATTCCTATCGTATTTAGGAACACTGGGCACACACTTATCTACAAACTCACCATTCTTAAAATTGAACTCATAAAACTCATCATTATACTCATACTGTATTTTTGCTGAAGAGGTTGAAGCTATAACTACTACAGGTTGGAATTCTTCTGGACCACCTGGAGCATACAACTGACTAAAAATATCAAAATTCTCTATTGGATTATTCAAAAATGCAGTTACTATTGATTCGTAACCAACAACAACTGAAGCAATCTCACCATATGTTTTTAAAAAACATATAATGGATTTTAATACTGGCTCAAAATTATTCTCACCAAAATATAGCTTTGGCCTTTTCCTTATAGCCTCTGCCGCTGAAAGAACGTGTATCGGACATGGTCCGGACCAATAACCTTTATCGTCTGTCATTTTCTACTCACAAGGTTTATAGTTACATCCTTACCATGATCTTCTATAATAGTAAAATCTTCTGGATTTAAAGATTCTAAATTCTTCTTATTGAAAGAGGCTTTCTTATCTTTTTCAAACGGAGTTGGAGCAAATAAAACACCCATATCTGTCTTTATATAGGTAGTTCCACCATCCCTATATCTTGTAAACTCTTTGATTGGTACATGTACAAATGTACCACCAATATTTCCAACATACATATGACAGGTATTGTAATCAAACTTGTGCTTATCCATGCTGACATAAACAACAATATCCTCGTTATCTACTTTGAATAGATAATGAGGCGCTCTAAAAGAAGGAAACTTCTTAAAATCAAAATCGATATCTGTACCGTCAAGAGTCATGAATGAAAAGTTATGATAAAGATTATCATCTAAAATAATCATTTGCTTATCATGTTTTAAGATTTTATATTCTTTTTCATCATGATCAACAAATGTCAGAGTATGTTTGTTTACAGTACCGGCAAACCCTTTTTTAATAACTTCATGAATGGGATGCGTATTATTTGCATAATAAATTTCTAAAGCGAAATCATTATACCAAATGGTATCACTACCATCACCACTAATGTACCTGTTTATAACTGAATTCAACTTCATATAACACCTTTATTCCAAATCCAATGGCATTCCACTATGTTCATCGTGATCATCTGGACCAAGCTTCTGTATTACATGATCAATAAATTCTTGAGGTGGTTTTACATTATGCTCTTCAATATAATGAATATAACCCTCGGGCCAATAATATACACCATCTGATTGATCTGATGCTCCATTGTTGTGTTTATCACATATCCTACACCAAGAGTACCCCAACCAATGCTCTACCTTTGGCTGCATTTTCATATAATATAGAATTTTATGCTTCTCTCGTTTGCCGTTCAAATCATTAGTCCATGTTTCATCTACCAAATCAGCAGGCCATGGAAAAATAATCTTTACACCAAGTTGAAGAAGCATTTCTGCTTGAGATTGTGCCCAAAAACCAATAAACTTATATTTTCCAGCATCTTTATTTGTAGAAGGATGTTCATGTGATATAACCTGTCCAATACCTTTAGTATTCAAAACAGGCTGGATAGCTCTTTTAATATCCTCTTTTGTTGTATGATCCCGGAAATAATAAATAAAATCTCCAAGAAACATTTTAATGGAATTATCTTTTGTTGAAAAGATAACGTTATCTGGATATGAATGACCTTCAACATTTAAGATTTTACAAACATCCCCTTTACACACAACAATATCATCTATAATCAATTCGTTTTGACAAAGAATTTGTCTGCCAGGAACAATCCATGAAAATCTATTATTCATATCACCCTCAAAGAATGTTTGTCAAAGCATCCAAATCATTTAGTGTCATATAAATAAACGCATTACACAGGAAATCTTCTGACCTAAGAATCTTGTTAGCTAGTTTATACGATTCAGAATAAACATTTCTTGCCCTGCTATACTCATAAGTACGTATAAACAATTTTTCTCTTTCCTCTTCCGGCATGCTTTTCAAAGCTTCTTTATACATAAAATTATTTCTGGCCACCTTTACAGCTTCAAATCGTTCGCTATCAACTTTAGCGATACATTTAGTGGCCAGCTCCTTGACAGTATGAATAGTTAAACGAATTACAGAATTACCTAACATGAAAAAATCCTTAAATAGGAAGGGCCAGGTAGAAAGACGATACCCTGTCATCCACCTGGCCCATACGTCTATTTATCCCACGACGTTTAATGTTATGATTAGGCTTTATTTACCGCGCCCTACGATTAGGCTACCCCTTCACTAAGAGCTTTAATAAGAATAACTCCATACCAAAAAACTCTGCGTTGTTTCTGAGGGATGATGGGGGCGTTAGAGTTCTATGGTACAACGCTATACGGAATCACTAAAGCTCTTAGAGAAGGGGATTGGAATTGAACCAATACCTCGGCAATTTGTCACAACACCTTGATTAGGATAAAACGTTATTCTTTAAGAACTTGGCAGAATAGCTTGATTCTCTAATTACCGTTTGCCTGTGCCAATTCGGCTACCTCCCCAGGTAGGCGAAGCTAACTCCAAAATTACCAGGATTTTGATAAGTCAGCTTCAGACACAGCCGATGGACTTGAACCATCGCACTCTTACTTTATATACTCACCAACAAACTTGGAGGATGGATGAGAGAGAACGGGAAAGCAGGAACACAAGACAACCAGAATCATTCTTTCTAGGTAGAATGAATACCTTGGAGTATACGTTTCAAAGGACTACCTGTGCTGTGGATGGTGGGGAGGGAAGGATTCGAACCTTCACGATGTTACCATCAACGGCTTTCGATTTGAACTTCAGTTTTCAACTTAAACTTAAGATTGTCTGCCATTAGCCCCAACAAAGGGGCCGCCCTTTCCAGAACATTTCAAGCTCTGGAAAGGTTTTTGATCAAGATTTCTTGATCATCCCTACAATGTCATCCTCAAACTTCACCACTCTGTATTTCACATTTTCTTTGGTGAAAACCAGACCGGCAGCAGGCTTGAAGAACACTGTATCTCCAACCTCAAAAGGTACTTCCATACCTTCTGCAATTCTTTCTACGATCCCTTCACTGTTATTTTCAGATGGAGGGATATACAAACCACCACTTGACTTGGTATCAGTGGCAGTAGTACGTACTAGAACATATCCATTCAACGGAATCATATTCGCCTTATACCGAAAAGAGGTAGTTCAAAACCACTTCACCAATCTTCGATCTCTCTACATCAATCGAATTGGCCTTCTCACGAGCAACCTTTACAGCTTGCTCCAACTTGGAAATCTTATCCAACATGAACTTGACAGTATCTCTTGCCAATGCACCGGAAAGATGAGTCTCCTTCCAGCTCCCCTCTACAATATCTTCTGAAATCAACTCTGTTTGTGCAGGATGCTCTTTAGTAGCATCATATTTCACAATAGGACGAACTGTCTTCTTTGTCTTGAGCCGTTCCTCAGGCTCAGACCTATACAGCCCGTCCTGAGCGTTATAGCTCCACTTCTTGCTCGGGTCAAGTACAGGAAGCTTGGAAACGAAAGTCCGCAGATCAACCAGCTTCTTCTCAAGGAAAATCAGGTAGGTAACCGGCACCGCTGCCACCAGCACCACCTCATCCACAATGATATCAGCCTTGGCCGAACAATTGGCAATATCCTTTGTAGCAACAATGTTAAACATCTCGCTCATTTGAGCAGTAACACTCTTGATCAACTCAAGAGTATTCTGTTGAACAATCTTACTCTCTTCAGGATACTTTACTCCATCCTCAAAACGAGGATGCCATGTACGATTGAAACCAGTAAAAAGATCCGGCTTCTGCGCAATGTGGTAAGCCTGAGTCAGATCCGCCAAAGGTTGCTTCTTTACGGACTCTTCAATTGCCAGAACTTGATTGAGCTTCATTTTTACTTTCCTTAACAATCCTTAATGGATTGATTCATCAGGATACTTCAGTGAACAAGAAAATTCGTCTTGGCCGGATGGGCACGAGTCAGGTCCCGAATATCGGTATTGCGGAATTCAATATTGTCCAGCTCAGATATGGACTCTGCAACCGTCAGACAATCCTTGCCGCACTGCTCACATACCCATACGTCACAAGTCCCCATCTTCAGAAACTGGCTGCAATTATGGCCCCCACAATGCGGACAACCATAACGATATAGATCCTGTTTGCTAACCGCTAACGCTAATTGCTGATCCATCATTTTCTCCCGCAAAACGACTAGACAATAAAACGATTAAGCAAACAGTCTATCTTCCCCCTCGAACCGTTCCAATATGCGATCCCCCAGAATCACTATCTGAATCCCATCCCTGGGAAGGCCGATACTACCCGATCATCTGCCACCGTCAAGCCCCGATGCGTACAAATTTACGCATACATTGTCGCACACATTACGACATGGACTCAGGCTTTTTTACCTTTCTCCATTTTTCTTTAAAGAGATTTAAAGGTACTACTCTATTTGATATTTTATTTATTCTTTTGCGCTTATTGTTTACAAGATCAAAAGAATAATCATCTAAAAAGTCTTTTGTTTTTGGATGAAAATCTCTATTCAAGATAAACCATTCTCTAGTATATTCAGGATCATGACGACCAGGAATCCAACCCTGATCATCCCACCAAATATCAGTAGTAATCTTTCCAGTAAATGGACTTATCGGCTGAAAACAAACCCAAATCTCACCATTTGATTCTTTAAGTTTAAAGACTTGTACTTTTATTGGCTCTTGATCCGGTTGGTTTGATAGGTCTTGATTGTGCTGTATGAAAATATCACCTACGTTAACCGTATCATCGATATCTTCAGCATCATTACTGTCTTTCAAAGGTCTGGTAAAGTTACCACCATGCATTAAAGCCTGATGAAACTTTGAAGGACCTTTCTTTTGCTCTTTGGTAATCACTATCTTATGAGCTACAGCCTTTTTAGTCTTATCAGTTTTACATGGAACAATCTCAGACTTGAATTCTACATTATCTAAATAATCTATATAGAAAGAATCAGGGTTCAGATAACCTATTCTTCTTCCACCATCCCAGTCCAAACCCTCTGTCTTCAATACCTCACGTATGGCGCGCTCATACTCTGCTCTCTTGGCAGTCTCGAATTTCCATTTGCCGTCACGATTAACGATAACAAATACTCCATTGAACTTATCTTCAAATAACTTGTTCAATCTATTTACTACATCAGGATTAATCATCCTCGCAAAATGTGAATAAGCTGCTGCACAATAATAGAGATCCATATTCCCTATGCTGCTTTATAGCCAGGAATGACCAACCCTACCCCGTCATTGCCATGCGTCCAGTTACCTGAACCAATATCCTCCTACATGTAGTTAGATTACAGTATGGCTGGATTACAGTGTCACTGTAATCACAAGGCCAAAAAAAAGCGGGCACAAGGCCCGCGATGGCAATATTTATATATTTTATAAAGAGGAAATATGAGGGCTGACATATTAAAATTTGCTGAAGTTTATAAAAAAAGCACACAAGATCCCAGACGTACAGAAGGAACTGTATCTTGGGATGAGATTCACCCTCATTTGCGCAGAGCAATAAGAGATCAATACCGTCAGTATGGTAGGCCCAGTGGTTTTGAGGGATTGGATACCTCCCCGGAACAGTCCTATACCCCGGTTCACCCCCATGAGCTTGGTTTAGAAGAGGCGGAAGAGCCCGTAACACATAGAGAGCATAGGCCGCCTATGCCACCTTATGTTGAACCTCAATCAGTAAATACCTGGACAGCCAGAGAAAGCCCTACCATGAGAAGTTTGCATCAATTACAGACAGAAATAGCTCATAAACCAGCTATACTACCAGTAGAAAGCAAACCTCATGTAGAAGTCAAGCCAAGTCCGGTATCAGAACCTCCTTCTTTCAAGCCAAACATAAAATTATTACACCATACCCTGCAAAGCGGTCTCAGATCAGCCAAGCAACTTAAAGGTGAGCTTAGAAGTATAGAACAACAAAACAAAATAACCCATCTTATAAAAAATATTGAACTTGCTATTGAATATATTACCCCAGGAAAATAATGTCCCCCTTCAAATCGAAAAAACAACAGAAATGGATGTTCAAGTTCAAGCCTGAAATGGCAAAAGAATGGGCTCACGAAACCCCTAACATCAAAGCCCTGCCTGAAAGGGTCAAAAAGAAGAAAAAGCCCAAGAAAAAAGCCCGCGCAGAGCGTCTAGGGTTTAGTATTGATGAGATCGTAAGGTTAGCTTCTTTGTTTGAAGAAGCTTTAAGCAGAGGTTGATATGGCCTATTCACCTGATAATATCATTATAGCGGCTAATAAATACTATTCTCTCTGTTCTTTTGCAGAGAGTAAGGCTATGCCAAAGACAATTGATAATGAAACCCTAGCAAAACAATTAGCGAGCCATTCCTGGCCCACTATACACCATCATCTATTGAATCTTGGTGCCTCTGATCGCTATCAAATCATACAAAGAATAGGCGAGATATATCTCGAAAAAGAACACCAACATGCTTCATGGTTGGGTAGATTATTCAATGCCAAAGTTAGAGAATAATCAACATTCATCTACCACAATCTCTATTGGTTTTTCATCTATATTCTCTGAAACGAATATAGTCAAACTTGGACTGTCAATCCATAGATAATGTTTATCGCTCATTCCAAGTACATAGTCATTTGTTTCTACATACTTGGCCCTTAAGATATAACAAAAATCATCGAAGCTACAATCGTGATGTTCTGTAACAGGATTGTCTGTTAGAAACTTGTATTTAAGAGTCCAGTGTGCCACCATTAAATGTCAATTTATAACCCTGAATAATGTGGCAGGCTTTGGCTTTCCCTTATTCTTCTCATAATACCTATACTCCAATCTTGTTCCAATTGGATATGGATTGCTTGCCAACGCATCATTCAATCCCGTTACCTTGAATTCATACCCGTTATCATCCCGGCATAGAAAAGAACCAATCATCCCAGGTCTATTCTTTTCAAGATGCCCAATAATTACAGCCGTATCATAATACCACTTCTTTACCTTAAGAAGTTTATTACTACGTTTATGCTCGTACAATGAGTCAGGATGACGGAGCATCAACCCTTCACCCTTGATATCGATAACGGCATCCAAACGCTCCTGTAGGTCATCCTTGCCTTCGCAAATGACATGAGGAACGGTAAGTATATACTGTCTATTTTTTAGAAGATTAGAGATATATGAGTACCTTGTTTTGAAGGGGCCTTGGTATTCCGGGGCGTCAAAAACAGCAAAGACTATATTTTTCCAATCAAGTTCTCTTGGGCCAAGGGATTGAACCAAACGAAGATTGCCTCTTCCTGCATATATTTCACCATCAAGGGTTACATCAGGAAAATCCTTCATAAACCATGATGGGGGAGTAACGATTGTATTACCACGTTTTATGAAGTGTTTATTGAAAACAGCCCTATGCCCATTAAGTTTTTCGGACATAAACCATCCTTTAGGATCGAATGACCAATCATAATACTGGGCCAGCATGAAATTTTTCATAGCGATCCTGCCATTATGTTTGTATAGAAAGTATGAAACAGGATATCAAAAAGATTGCAAAGGCTGCGGCTAAACAAGCTGCTATTGAAACATATCGTGCTATTATGAAGCAAGCTGATGATAGCGCCCAAACAGGAGAGAACTGGGAACGCGCTATAGTTGTTGCCAATAGATTTTTACTTCCAGCCGGAGCGGAAGCAAAAGGCAAAGGTCAAGACGGCAAAGCAGAATACTATGTTGCCAACAATAAATGGTATGTTGTTTACGTTAAATAAACGTAACTTCCCATTTATCTGTATCTAAAATCCCACATTCCTTTGGGCTACCATATACTGCTTTGCCAGTATATATTTCAAGGTTATCATCAACTTTGAAATAACCAGAAGAATGGGTATGACCACAAAGGACCAACAACTTCTTATCAGGAAACTGCTCACGAAAGTCGAGCAGTTTTTCTCCTGATACTTTGGAAACCATCCAAGGTTGCCAATCTGAATTTGAAGGTTGACCTTGATGCCAAGCCGCTTGAGGATATGGCGGCACATGAAGCAACAAAATAATCCTGGAAATATCATCAGGAATACTTGAAAGCATCTCGAACATTTGAGATGCTTTTTTATCTGCATAAGCTTTGGAAGCATCAATCTTTTGCTCCCTGAAAGCGTATTGTCTTAGGTCTTTATTGACCTGGAAATCTGTAAGATCCACTGGCGTACCAAAGACATTGCCATGACGGCAATCATACCAGTTGGAATTTCCGGCTATTACAGTGTTATCATCAATCTTTACAAATCCATCATCAAGAAAATGCAAGCTAGCATTTGATGGTGTAGTTTTTACATGCTCTGCAACCTCTTTAACAGCGTCCCTTGATCTCTTATCTGTACGCTCAAAAGAGGAATGGTAGTAGTCATGGTTTCCGTTTATAAAATAAACAGGCTTACCCAATGCTACAGAGATATCTTTCAAATCTCTTTTGCCATAATTACCGTTAGAGATATCTCCAGTAATCAATAAACCATCCGTATCCGGATAATCTGCTGCCATGTATTTACCTAACATGCCAGCTTTGCCAGGTACAAAATCAAAATGAGAATCTGTTATCCAAAGTAGTTTCATTAGTATGTCCTTATATGTATTCCGCTGCCCGTACCATTACCATTACCCTGACCGCATACTTGTCCATAACCATAAAAACCACAACCCATACTTCTGGTATAACAACCAGATCCGCCACCTAAACCTTCACCATTTCCTCTTCCTAGTTCCATATCTTTAAACATTTTAGGATAGGATCCTCTACCGGTATCCTCAGGTGTTTGCCAATCTTCTTTATCAAGAATTAATACCTTCATATAATTACCTTACAATTACCGTGCCCCCTACCATCACCACGCCCACTACCTACCATATCTCCAAATCCAAAATTAATATGTGGTGAATCGCCACAATTGCAACCTCCTCCCCAACCTACACCTCCTGGGCAACATCCACCTGCTCGACCACCCCCACCAGTATAACGTTCAAAAGCAGCAATAAAATTAACCGGACACTTTTCAGGTATCTGCCAATGTTCCTTTTTAAGGATAAGGACTTTCATATAGGAAAACCATACCCTCTACCATCGCCATAACCATTACCTACTACACTTCCGAATCCATCATTATTCCTATGTGGAAAAGAACGAGTACAACCACCCCCATAACCCGTGGCCATATCGTTACTACAAGCACCAGCCCCATCACTCGTTCTAGCATATGTTGCAACAGTATTAACCGGACAATGTTCGGGTATCTGCCAATCTTCTTTATTAAGAATCAAGACTTTCATTTATCAAACCCAATTAATACCACAACCCTCTCCCTTACCATTACCATCTCCATGACCAACTACTTCTCCTTTACCGTTACTGTAAAAAGTTGGGCGACGGCATCCACCTCCAAACCCTTTTCCAAAACCATCTCCAGTATCTGATTTGGAATCATTCTCTGGCAATTTCCAATCTTCTTTCTTAAGAATTAAGACTTTCATTTTACAACCCATTTACCTTACGGTCTGCATGTTCACGTTTCACCAACATGCTTTTGAGATCCTCAGGTACATCCCATTTGGTACTCTCATCCACAAAGACAATGGTAACAAGCCCGCATCCATCATCCAAACCAATGGTTTGCGTACGAATCCGCTTGGCCTTGAAAACGGTTTGGTGGATTTTCCCTTCTCCATCCACCAAACCATCAACCGTAATTATTAAGTTCTGATCAAGCATATCTTTCATCTTGGATACTTCTCCTCCATTTCCTCTAACCATTTAAACAATTCTTTATTTGTCTTTGTATATGCTCTGATGTTATTGCATTTTGGACTTGGCTGCAAATGCTCCCAATGTCCTGCAGAACTTTTAGGATCATCCTGTATGAAATCTACATCAACTCCACATTGACATATAGAACCTTCTAGTCTTTCTGCCAATAGAATATCATCAGGAAGAATTTCAGGAGTTGATTCATCAGGTTGAACTGTTCCAAAAGGCATACCTGTATCCCAATGAAACTCCATAAACAAATATCTAGAACCAAACTTCTCCCTGATACCTATAAAACCTTGATGCTCTGCGTTATAAACACCAACAATATTCAGGTTACGAGAATGAATACGGTATAACCTACGGTCCTGACATTCATCTACAGGAATGTAATCATTTGTTTTCTTCATTTTATTTTCTCCCTTTGCAATTGTGCAATATCCTCTTTTGCCTTTGCAAGTTCTTTTTTAAGAATTTCAACTTCTTGAGAAAGAGATTCCTGATGATCATCAAGTACTAAAGCTTTTTTCAATTGACCCCTCAAAGGCTTTTCTATACTTGAAGTATTTTTAGTAATTGAAACTGTTTCAATATTATAAGATCGTTGTTCATTAAGCTGATAATCAATATTCATATTCAAGTTATAGACTTCCATAACTTTTTGCATATCCTTTGAATAAAAAAGAATCTGCTTATTTACATCCTGTCCTGATAAAACATATACCGGATAATCCTCATAATCAAAAGTATCACAAACAACTAGCATATGAGTTGCGTTCTTTGCCTTTGCTTCGTCAAGCCATTCTTTGATATCTTGCTTAGTTGTCATCTCTTTCCTCTAACACTTCTTTCAAATTATCTTGCTCAGCTCTTGTGGATATCTTGAATTTACCACTCTTTATATCAAATGCACGTTCTTGCCCACTACAAACAGCACACTTCAAAACCAAAGGATCTCCTGGATTCTTTGCATTATGAATCTTCCATCTACGAATCCAGTATCTCTTGATCTTATTGTAAAGATGAGTTTCAGGGTCCAAACCCTCCAGTTGATATTCCAATAACTTCTCTAATCTATAATAAACACGCGCTACATGTACACCACTCATATATCTTTCAATGCCTCCTCAATAGCTATTCTATAATCATCATTAGATGCCTGCGCAATTATCTTTCCAGAATGATCCTGTATTTTTGCCGTAAACCCACTTCCAGAACGATATACAAAGTAATTATATCTATCATCACTACCTACCCAACAGGTATTTGAAAAAGCATTAGTACGTTCAAGCTTTATTCCATTCCAAAGTAATGTCTTGGCAAGACGTTTCATGCTGCCCTGTAGTATTCAGTAAAGAACTTATAGGTAGATTTAATCTGATTCTCATCCGTATAGGCAACCTGAAACCTGACCCTATCATGTTCCATGTTCTTCAGGATGGCATCGCCTCGGCCCAGCAAACTCTCGGCTCCAATTTCATCAAGAATAACCTTTGAATCAATACGGGAAGCAGTCTTACAAGCAATCCGGCCAGGGAAATTAGCCTTGATAGTACCAGTAATAATATCCACACTGGGACGCTGAGTAGCCAGAACAATATAGATACCAGCAGCTCGGCCCTTCTGAGCCAGAGTAATCAACAAATCATGAAGATGCTTCTCCTTATCCTGCAGAATAAGGTCGGAAACCTCATCAATCACAATCATCTTGAATACAAACAAACCAGGATCATCCTCAACACTACGGACATTGATACTAGCCATATGAGCATACCTTCGCTCCATGACCAACACCATCTCCTCAAGCATCTCTACACAACCTTCATACGTGTTCTCAATATGAATAAACGGAAACAAAGGATCATTATAGAAGTTGAACTCCACACGCTTGGGATCAACCAGAATCAAATCGGTATTGGTGAACTTGATTGCTCGAAGATAAATAGCATTCGCAATAAGATTATGTAGTAGAACGGACTTGCCAGAACCTGTACCACCCGCAATAAGAAGATGAGGATTCTTTACCATATCCATAACAAGCTTGTTGCCCGTTTCATCCTCGCCAAGGATAAATGGAAGAATCTCCTTTACCTGAAATGTACGATTGTAAATAGATTTATGAAGAATAGGCTTGGCATCCTCCATTGCTACCTGAAGCCTTACAACTCCCTCCTCGGGAATCACCTTAACAATAGGTGTGGTCTTGCTACGAATGCCCAAGGCTATCTCTCGGGCATTCCTTTCCAGGGTACGAATAGAAGTACGCGGTTCAAGAGATATATCGAAATAAGCAAGATGACGGTGTTGGTTAGCGAGGATGCACTTACCATTGATACCAAGGCCAGCCAAAACCTTATTCATTTTCTCGTGCATATGTTTACCTTACTTCGGATATAGATAGGGGAGATTATCGGGAACATCAGGGAAGTATTTTCTATAATAATCAGGCTTCTTACGGACAAGATTACTTTTATGAGCACGATGAAAAGTTTTATTACCGAACCAGGGAGGAAGCCCTGTATCTATAAGATGTTTTTGCATCTCACAAACAACATCATACTGAACATCCTTATAGCCTCTTCTTCTCCACTCTAAACAGATCTCTTTAGCATATTCGCACAATTGGTAGTGATAGTCAAGCCACATCTTGGAAACTGAATGATTTGGCCATTTACCTCTTAGAATGGTAACGCATTCCAGTCTTTGTTTTCCAAGCCTACGGAAATCCAGAATCTTTGCAGACTTCTTGAAATCTGGGTAGGGAAGAAAAGTTTGCATATTATTCTGGATAATTCTTTATAGAAAGAACATGACCATCTTCATCACGGAAGGTTTTCTCTACATCTTTAGGAGGAATATTGTATTCGGCATGGTATTCTATTGTTCTCCAACCCTTACTGGTTTGTTCAGTCACTCTTGAACCAGCTTTTCTACGGAAAGGATCCAGATCAACATGACCATATTCTTCGCCATTTGTATCATCCACTTCATTTGACCAAGCAATTGAAGCTAGACATACTGGGCAAGTTGTTTTGGGTATATAGGAATCACATTCAAACAAATGACCATTCTTACAGATATTCTGGATGTGACCTTCGTAGCTCATTTTGATACCATTTGTTAGAGTTTCAATGGTGTGGAACCGCTATCACCAACCATACTCTTCAATAGACCGAGATTTTTCTCAGCATCCAAGGCTTTTTGATGAGCTGGTTTATAAGGCTTTCCTTTTTTCATATGCTTGAATTCTTCAATTTCATGTTCTACACAACTATCAAAATATTCTTTTGATACTTTACTATTTCCTTTACCACACCCACAGGAGCTATTCTTTCCTTCATCATGATGATTTGTTGCAATCCATATTTCATCTGCTGGAATAAACTCATGTACAAAACCATGTCCCCCATGATTGAATATCACGGAAAGATTGTTTCTAATCCATTTTCCATCAACAGCATATATTTTGAATGGTCCTTCTTTACGTACAAAGACCTTCCATTTACCGGACAGCTTCAACTTTGGATCTTTCTTTTTCCCTCTGGATTGTACATCAGCTCTTAAATCATCCCAGTCCAAATGACGACGATGTTTATCTTCCTCTTCAGCCGCTATACAATACATAGAAACAATATTTTCTATGGCCTCAATATTCATAAATCAATACTGAAATATTATCATTGAGCCTCAAAAACAAATTCTGAGAACTTTCCGTTAGGGATGAAATTATAAGTTTGATTATAGAAAGAATTTGTTGCTTCGTAATGACCTAGAGGGACACCCTTCCAAGTAAGGTTAGCAATTTCCGGCTTCTTGGTCAAGGCTTCTTGGAAAGCCTCCTCGTAGGAATCGCCTCGTGCATGGGTGCAGGAGAGCCAGATGTATAAAGGCTTTAGAGTATCTTTATCTTTCATTGTATTCTCCGAGTCCCTACATGGTGTAGGGAGATGATTCTAATTGTACTGCCCGAAGGCGTGCTTTGATTTCAACCCCTACATCAGCAGGGACATTGAACAATGGCATTCTCATCAATAGCCTGACGATTTCAATCCCTACATATTGTAGGGAATCATCATAATCAATAGAAGGCAGTCTATCAGGGTAGTTTCAACCCCTGCTTATTAGCAGGGACATTAAGAATCATTCGCTGTACTAGATGCAGTGGAGTTTCAATCCCTACACTACAGTAGGAAAACTATTTTGACACGCTGAATCATATCATAAATAGCATTTCAATCCCTATATTTAGTAGGGAAACTATCAATCAAACTTGGAAAGATTGAGTTCTTCCGCTGTTTCAATCCCTACATAAATAGGGAGACAATAGAACATCCCAATGATTGGATCCATCCTTATTTCAACCCCTACATAAATAGGGAATAAAAACGGTAGCGTCACTGAAAGACGGAGTAGGGTTTCAACCTCCGCATATAGCGGAGAACTACGTAATGTTAGCAGGACTAAACGGTGGTTGCGGATTTCAATCCCTGCATATAGCGGGGAATCATAAAGACTGATGGACGCGGAAAAGAGAGAAAGTTTCAACCCCTACATATTGTAGGGAGATTTAGTTGGTCTCCTTTAAATCCGCCAACTACATTTCAACCCCTATTTTATTAGGGATTAACTACAAGTCCACGACTATTCTGGTTATGTCCACCATTTCAATCCCTACCTTGGTAGGAAAACCGACTCCAAACTGACTGCCGAAGAATTTAGACTGCTCGCATTTCAATCCCTACATAAAGCAGGGAAATAAATGTCATCACCTGAATTCCGGTGAAACTAAGATTTCAATCCCTACATACAGCAGGGAACCATCACGGCAACACACTTCTATGTCATACGCACGTTTCAATCCCTACATATAGTAGGAAACTAAACTAAGCTATACGCGACGGACCTTCAAAAACGTTATTTCAATCCCTATATAATAGGGAATCAATACCTCCACGATAACCATCTCGCGGGAACCAACGGAGTTTCAATCCCTACATACAGTAGGAAATTCAGTCACGCGGTAGGAATATGGCACCGACCACATCATTTCAATCCCTACACATAGCAGGGAATTCAATGTTCGCACTGACACATCCCCGAGGGAGCCTCCTATATTTCAATCCCTACATACAGTAGGAAATTCAATCGGACAACCGCCGGTCTCTTTCGGGCCCAACGCAGGGTGTTTCAATCCCTACATATAGTAGGAATACTTTACCAATAGCGGTCTTGACTTCGAATGCGACTTTTCAATCCCTATATAATAGGGAATTCAATTATACCGATACACAACCACGACGACATATCCTGATTCGGTTTCAATCCCTACATATAGTAGGGAATTTAATTGGATCTGTAAAAACTCCAGGTCGTTGGGGGATTTCAACCCCTACATAATATAGTAGGGAATTCAATGATCGTATTGTTCCCTGAAAGCTATGGCCAATTGCTCATTTCAACCCCTACATAATATAGTAGGGAATTCAATTCAACGAGGCAAAGGAGCGCTGAGCGACAGATTTATTTCAATCCCTACAAAAACCAGTAGAGAACTCTAACACGTAAACACATTCAACAACCCGAACCCGAAAGCTTTGCCATGTCCAATGCCAAGCTCAACCGATTTGCTGAACAAAACCCTATCCTCAACCTTCAATATACCAGATACAAACAATGAAGCATGATAACAATGCCCACCCTGCCTGTCACTAACAATAACTCCCTCATTATGAATGCTCTTCTTAACCAATGAAACTCCAGCTTGTCCCATCTTCCAATCAACCCACCTCTCAAATTCATCCTCCTTCAACGTATATCGCTTGCCCTGACTGCCCTTGCAAGCATTCAACCTGATAGAAAAATTCATAATGTCACCATTCAAACAATTATCAATATCAAGAAAATCAATCAAAAAGTTATTCCGGTATTCATCGCTCAACTTTATTTGAGAAAGCACCAATAAAGAAGAACCCAAGTTCTGGAAAAGAACCCGCCCCTCTCCCAGAAACAAGTTCTTCAATGCCTGGTGGTTCTGATAAGGATTCGCAAATGCCTTGTGGATTTTATACAGGTTCATTGTAGTGCTTGCGTATACCCATTCAAAACTACACCAGTGTTTGAATACTCCAAATCTACAACCTTGTTTATAGTTACCAAACCCCCATCAAACAATGTGGCAAATCCACGACCCTTGCGGAACATCTCCAACTCTTCAGCCGTTACAGGTACTCCAATCATACCATCCAATCTGCTTACATCAGCAATTCCCTTCACAGTCAAGGTTCTCATACAAACATTCGCTTCCGTTGAATCCCCATACTTCTTATAACTGGCTTGAAAAAATGTTGGCTGCCCAGTTTCCAACAATAGATGCTTGAAATTTGTACACGAAACGGCTACCGCCCTGTCACACAATGATATGATCCTCTTATCATTCTTCATCGTATGAATCTTCTCAATAACCTTACTCAACGTAACCTTTCTATAATAATCAATTCCAAAAATATTCTCAACCAATCTACAGAATTCATTGAACAAATCCTCAGGCAACAAATTCTCCAACCTTTTCCAACCAACTATACAACCCTGATTCCATGCATTCCATGACGCCTTCCTGACTGTCATGGTCTCTGTGGCAAATGTGTCAGGCTTCCCCTCCCAATGCCTGACCAATGCATCAATTTTTACATAACTATTTTTAGCCAACCTGATTATATCATCATCATGTTCAACACAGGATGAGCGATACTTAGGAACGGGTCTACGCCCGGCAAGAACTCTCAAAACATTCTCAATAAAACTATAATGAAAGGTTACCGTAGAAGGTTCAATCCATTGATCCTTACGACGATAATCGGAATTCTTTCCATCAAAAATACGGTCATCACCGGAAGCAGAGCGAGGCTCTGTTTTATGCCAATACTTTTTAAAGATTCCTGCGTTTTGAAAATCCAGAAGCAGAATATACTTGCTCATGCCGCCGCCTCTTTCTTGCCACGCGGCTTCTTCGGGGGCTTGGCTTCCACAACCGGCTCATCAACATTCTTCAGTTCCTTATAATGCCGAACCTTCTCAATAGCCTCCTCAATAGAGGTCTCATTATAAACACGCTCAATCTTGAGACCCTTCAAAAAGTCAACAGAAAACTTACCATTATCAAAAACATTAATCCAACCATCAGTATTGGTAACACGGTCAGTCAAAGGATCCTTGACAACCATAACCTCAACCTTGGCAGTCTGAAGAAAACCAGTAGTGGTACGAACCAAATTGAACCTGGCCAAACGCTTCAGGATATCCTCAACCATGGCGATAACATACTTGTCCCCAAGCAGAATACCCTGCTCAGGAATCTCATAAGCATCACCTTCACGAACAAAATACCCAGAAGTAATCGTATCCTCAAACTTGAAATGCTTCTTGAACATCTCAATAAACTCACCATCAAGATCGGGATGGAATCCCAAACGATCATGAACATCACTCAAGGAGATAAACCCAAGCTCAGCCAAATCAATTACTCCAGTCATTTCATAATTTACTTGTCCTCGAACCTCACGAGAGAAGAAAGATGTCTCAGAACCACTCTCGCTCTTCTCAACATTATCCCTTTCTTGAGAATTTGAAAACGTTTCAATTGCCGGAACACTTGGCGTAATACCCTTGGCATAACCGAAAGCCAATGAAGACTTGCGCTTCCAAGATTCCTTGTTGGCACGGGGGAACATATACCCACGCTGGATGAAAGCAGGGTTTGCAATGGTACGAATCAACCAATCATCATCATGCTGAACATTGGGAAGATGCGTTCGCATCACATCTTCATACATGGTATGACGAATGCAGTCTGCAGAATTGATTGGAACCCGTGTATAAACCTCCTTCTCATAATCCTCTTTATCCTGATTCTGACGAGTTACCTTTTTTGACTCATACCTGGCCTTTCCAACCATGGTATTATTGTGCCTGATAAAACCTGCCCCCTCCAACTTGTTCCAAAGATACTTTTGATCCGGAGAATCAAAATTGACGATTCCATCACCATTGAAAAGGACACGAAGAAGCAGAGACTTGGCGATTGACATGCTGTTTTTTTCCTTGTTGGTTGGTTGATTGAACTTCAATAATTGATTGCGTACAAAAACTCTTCCTTAACCAAACCACGAACAGGATCAAAGAACCTATCAAACACCGGCAATGGCGTTTTTGTTTCCCTGATATAATCAATAAAATCTTCTGCCTTATAATTCTTACGAACCTTGGAAGTTATCTTTACAAGCTTGCCACCAATCTTCTTCTCACTCTTCCTCTTTGGATTGAAGAACCTATTCAAAATCTTACTATAATCAAAATGACATTCGCCATCCTCAAACTTCAATTCATTCAAATGCTCCATAACAGTTTTAATTGTATACGCTTCCAACTTCTCCCGGTTTTCACTTATGCACTCATCCAAATCATAGTTCTGAATATTGAAAGCAAATGGATGCCAATCCTTGGTCTTCAAATTCCTTACTACAATAAAGAATGATGGAGAATAACTTCTCAGATTTGAAACCGATTTGATATTATCACGAGAAGGCCGGGAAACTCCGAAGTCCTTGGGGAAGAACTTTGACAATCTCTCAGTTGCCTTATCCAAACACCTGTAATAATAAGATATCAACTTCGGCTTGGCAACATTATTGTAAGCATTATACAAAGAATAAACCTCATCCAACGTAGCCTTTGACTTTATATTGTTCTTCAAATACTTCAACCAATCCCGGTGCAGGTCCAAATCATATCGGGTATTGATTGCTCCCCGTTCACTAGGATTAGAAGCCGCCAAAGGTACCAACACAACCTCTGCACTCTCCAACTCTCCCCAACGATTCACACGCCCAAGTGGCTGAATGTCTCCCTCAGGAGATTCAACTGCCTTATACATACTCCTGAATGAAATATCAAATGCAGCCTGTAGAATAGGCGCTGATATCACAGTCCCATTCTTATCCCCTCCCTTTCCAAAGGTCTTGAAAATTCCATTCAAAATGTCCTTCTTGTAATTCGTTGGATAATGACTGTGAATAATTGCCGTATGAACTCTTGGATTGTAATTTACAATGACAGTGGAAATGCTGCAATACATACTCAACGAGCCAGGCAACGGCTTGGTGGGCATTGCAGTAGCGAACTTGAAGTAATAAGGCTTATCATGCTGAGCCTTATAATGATGTTCATCATCTGGAAGAAGCCTGGTTTGCTTTGTATCGCTATCCCAAAGTTCATTCAGGACGGAAGGAGTAGCTGACAAGAGCAAGGTTCTCGTATTTGAGCAAATCAAATTGCGAGCCCTCATATAATTGATAAAGGCCGAAAACATTCCTTCATCACCAATCAACTCATGGAACTCATCCATGATAATGTTACGAGCATTGATATCAAAAACCCTGCATGCATGCTTGTGACTCTGCAATGGAGCCATCAACATATCAATGTTCGTTACCACAATGTCACACGTACCATGTACATGCGGTACATTCGGTCCAAATGAGTCTTGACGTTCCGATGTCAGGAACAATTCAACATTGATATTGATGTTAAGTCTACGGAGTTCTTCCTTGATGTTTTCGAAAACGCCTTGGGCAACATCATTACGAGGGCAAACCCAATAGAACTGTTGTCCATGTAGCAGGCCCCACATCAAACCAATCAAGGTCTTACCGAAACCAGCAGGAGCCTTTACAACCGTAGTATGATTACAACTCTTATAAATCTCACTCTGAATCCTGAAACGTTCCGGATCGTAACCTTCAGGACAAACAAACTCAGGCTTCACAGAGAGATAATAAGGCTTGAAATAAGTAGCTGGATTTCTATTGAGAATTAGATCATTCAATTCATCGGAAGACATCCTTGAAACAGTAGCATCAGCATACATCACACAACTACGAATAACCCAACGCTGAGCGTTTTCAATCATGCCATTATTGGCAGCCTTATCTTCAATATCAAACAAAGGTGACATCTTACAATGTTCAATGTTATCATCAAGATACTTTGTAATATCAAAAGGAAAGTTTGTATTATCAATAAGGGATTTGATTGTTTGGTCAATGGTTTTCCATTCATCGGGAGAGAACTTGGTCAATTCTTCTACAAGGGATTTGGTATCAGTATCTCGGATAGGGTTGATATCAAAGGTTCCGTGATGCCAATAGATAGCTTGGAGGCCAACCTTCTTGAACAGAGACTTACCGGTAGCGTGTAGAGCCGCCCACAACCATGAGATTTCGTTATGCCTCGGATACCAATCCTTACCATCCTCTCCGGAAAATTGGGGATACTGTTCACGAATAAGATCGAAAAACTTTTTGGTGCTGGTCTTCTCTTCCCTGAGGGAGATGTTTTGAAAATATTTGGTAGCCTTACCTACGTCATGAAGGAAAGCAGAAAGCCCGATGACCTCTTTGAGAGCCGTATCATTGACGCCAAGATATTCAGCACAATGCATGGCCATAAGCATCACACAGTACAAATGCTTGTTTAAATTCTGTTCTTTGTTTGCTTTCATTTACTGCACCTTAGTCATCGCATATTACAGAATTTAATGTATGACGAAAGCTGAAGAAAAGTTTTATAAAAAACCTATAGCGATTGATCAGACCCCAGGTTTCTGTGGACCGGCATGTCTGAAAAGCATCCTGCATTTCTATAATACCCATGAAGAGTTGGAAGATATTGCCAAGAATATCGGTGCCACTGAAGAGCATGGTATAGAAGCTGAAGATCTTTTAAGCGGTGCCAAGAAATATAATCTTAAAGGTTATATAAAAAACAATTCTTCTTTTAAAGAAGTAGAGAAATTATTGAAAGAGAATTATCAAATCATTGTAGAGTGGTTTAGCAATGATGATTCTCATTATTCTGTAGTATCTGACATCAACGATACAGAGATAGAGATAATGGATCCTTCAGTTGGTGAATATAAAATCATCACACAAAAAGAATTCGCTCCGATATGGTTTACATTTCCAAAGGATAACCATAAAAAACCCGTAGATAAACGTATAATTGTTTTATGGAAAGAGAAAGATTCTCCAGAAAAGAGAATGGATAAATATAAAAAACATAAAAACATCTCTGATAAAGATGTTGTTACAAAAGAAATTGGCGAAGTATACGGTTATAAAGTAAATCTTGTAGATGGTAATTTGGTACGTCAGAAGTTTGATACTGATTTTGTTATGGGAGGAAACCCTGGAAGGTATTCCTATGTACCAAACAATACGATATGGATTGAATCACACTATGAAAAGAAAGAACTCATCCCTATACTCATTCATGAAATCATAGAGTGTGAACATATGATTTATGATGGGGATAATTATGAAAAGGCTCATGGTAAAGCAACCAAACACGAATCCGTATTAAGGAAGGAACCATTGAAAACCCTGCAAGAAGCAGAAAAGTATATCTCTGGTGTGTTTGGTAAGAATAAAAAAAGCTCACATATAAGTGAGCTTGTAAAGATAGCAAGATTATTTAAAGATGTTTATAATCAAATCAAATAGGATGTGATAACAATCCCTTCAAAGCTTCGATATCAGAGCTGGCCTCATACTCATAGGTATGTCCGCCAACCCTGATATCGGCCAACCATCCATGAGAAACTCTGGATAACCCTACTTTATTTTGTGGTACATGAAATTTTTCTGCAATATCCAGAATCAATTCATCAACGGATGAATTCTCCATACAATCTCAAATCACTAATGGTATTCTCTATCAACCATCCCAAACTACAATCACTGCGAAGCACCGTAGCGTTATCCCTCAAACCTTCCTCATACCTGAGGAATCCCTCAATATCTCCCTCCAACAACAAACCACACAACTTGATGGTATCCTTGGCTGCTTTACAATCCAGCCCCTCCAAATCATCAATAATCCTTTGAGCTTGTTCTTTATAGTAGGACAATTCCATACACTTGAAATCACTAGCATATGGAATGCTATATGCAAAACTCTCTACGAAAGCATTCTTCCTGGCACGAATTTCAATGAGCTTAGGATTATCAATACACTTATCAAACTCATCCTGACCAAGACCAATGATATGGGCAAGCAAATCACCGTAGCTATCATCGCCAAGTCCCAATTTAAGATTCCTGGCAACCTTGCCCAACTTTCCACGCTTCTTGGTATATGCCTCCCTGAACTTATCCAAACCATCTACATCATCTCTATACTTAGAAATCAAGAACTTCTTGACTCTCTTGAAATCAAAATCCTTTGCCCAATCACAACCCTCTATAACCTTCCAGAACTCCTCATCAGAAGCTCTCTCAGGTTGCTTATAAAAAACTTCCTCATTCTTAAGAAAATCTTCTACACTAATCTTTGTACTAATACGGATATCAACACTATCATAACTATCACGCTCTACCGAAAAGAAATACTTATCTCTATTCTGCTCAACCCATTCCTTTGAAACGCTCATCAACACTGTAATGTTGTTCTCAGTAGTCATCGAGTTCTTTCGATGTATATGATATTACGCACCAAATCAGTACCCTTTACACGCTGGTTGAGTTCAAAACTCTCAAGAGCGATGGGTAGAGTAACTAGAATCAGGGAAGGATGATTGATAGGAAGGTCTTTCAACTGATAAAGAACATTACCATCTTTATCAACAACCGAGAAGGTTTTAGTGCTACGCATTGTCCTGCTCCTGCTTATGCTCATAAACCATCTTCTCCATATTTGAGATCAAATTCTTTTCAGCAACCTTGATAAGGCTAACAAGTTCACCAAGTTCCTTGATAGTCTTGGGAGAACTCTTTAGCTGCTTATCAATCAACTTACTGGCAACCCCAGTCAATGCTTCACGAAGCTTGCTATAATATCCCTGCGTAATCCAATCGTTACCATTCTTCTTCTGCAATCCCCAATTTCTCTTATCAAGGGGAACCAAACGATAGGAACCGATACGGATATCAATACCAACCTTATCATCCTCAACAACCTCTTCCTCTTCTACAGAAGAATCGGAAGAGGCTTCAGCAACAGGTTCAAACACAGGGGTACGAGGAGAACGGTTCTTACGAGGCTTTACAAGATCCGCTCTCTTGTAACCTCCCTTTCCGCTTCCTGCAATTCCAGTAATCTTTCCCTCATGAATTGCAAACCGGAATGCCTGGATGAAATCATCCTTGTCCAATGAAGTATTATGCTTGCCGAATTTGTTATAGATTTCCTGAGCAGTCATTGCTCCATTACGAGGAGTAATGATATTATCATTGACAAATTTCTGTAGAGCTTCAAGCTGCGGAGTCAACTTTATAAGTCTTATTTGGTTGTTCATTTAGTTGCTGCCTTTCTCACTATCAGGATTATTTACAAACTGGATATTGTCATAAATATGTTTTGCGATATCTACAAAACCTTCTTTACTTAGACCATCACTCCTTGCAACAGATACAGCCAAGGTAATCAAATTAATTACAGCTTGATGATAACTAATATGATTGGAAGTAAGGATACTTACAATCTTGTTTCTTAGAGTTAGAGATTCGGTATCTTCAATAGTATCATTCAAAATCTGGATGGTATCAGGAGTCAGCATGATTGTCCTCTGTATATACTACAAACAATTCTGCTAGAATCAAATTATTCTCATCTATAATTTCAGCCTCATTGAAATCATCTAGCCAAACAACTTTAGAATCAGGAAACATTTTGTATACAGAAGGATAAATATTATCGAAAGGAACGGTAGCTTTGGTAACGAAACCTTCTTCAGGATCGAAAACTCTTATATGGTACATTTTCATTTCCAGGTACCATCACATTCAGACCTGAAGAATTTGGTATTAAGTTTATCTCCTTTTTCGCAGCCGATAGAACCGGAGGCGAAGCAAGTGGAAGCCTCGATTTCGCGAGTAGGCCACTTGCCCAGGAGCTTACCACGAACCGAGAGGGTGAGCCCCCTCATGGTGCAAATCCACCCATCCTTGGCACGGAAAGCCTCATCCTGAGACCTTCCAGCCAACCGGAAGGTGGTATTGTCAATTCCATACAAATCTGTTTTAAAGGTCAAACTACCAACCGGAATATCTGAAGAACGATAAGTAACAGTAATGATATCACAACCACGACATTGAGAGATAATCATGGTTCCTCCCTGTGGAGTGCTCCATCTTCCTCCAATGTTCTGATTGAAATCATTTGAATCTCCACTTGCAGAGAGAGGAAAAAGTAGAACTATAAAACTAATCAGGAGGGTGTTTCTCATATACTTTTTGATTTTGTTTTTGTATATACATACTTACACATAAAAACATGAACACCAAGAAAATTGCATTAGCTGCCGCGAAGAAAGTTGCCATCGAAACGTATAGATCTATTGTAAAGCAAGCTGCTTGGCCATGGGAACAAGCAAAAACTTTGCAACCAAAAATTGGTCCAGCTACTCAGCAGGCTCAACAGCAAGTTCAGACTTTTCAGCAGGCTAAACAACAAGCTCAACAACAGAAGGCTCAGCAAGAACTAAACGCAGAACGTGCTTCTGATAAGAAACGTAACATAGACAATGATCACATTAAACAAATCCTTGATCAGGGGTTTGTTAATACTCCAGAAAACCAAAGATTTGTTGAAACAATTCAAAGAAATGATGCTATTTCCAAAAACACTAGCTTCAAGAAATATAACCGATATATGGATACTGCTGGTGTATATTGGGATATTTATACGCCTGGTGGTAGATTAGTAGCACCAGCTTACAAATGTAATCCAGGTATGAATAGCACAGGTGCCATCGAAACATATAGATCTATTGTAAAGCAAGCAAGTATTTGGGCTAAGAAAATAGAAGAGATAGATAATCGCATACATAAACTAAGACAATTGAATCTAGAAGATGAAGCAGAATGGAAAAGACATGATAAAATGGAAGGTTATCTAGAAAAAGATAGCATTGCTATTCAAGCAGCCGCACATAACAAAAAATTACTTATGGAAAGTATTACTAATAGAAGAGTAAAAATACACGGTCTTAGAGGGTTAAGAGCTCATTACGAAGAAATGATGAGTCAAGAAGGACAGAAACCTGAGATACCTACTGATCTAGAAGAGTGGGATCTTTAAGAAGCCTTCTTTGCCCTGGCCTTCTTGGCAGGCTTGGAGGTCAACTTGAGAGGCTCAGGCTTCTCAACAACAGGCTCGGCAACAGGCTGGGCCTTCTCCTTACGCTTTGCATCAAGCCAAGCGAGCATTGCATCGCCCTGATCAATAACCTTCAAAGCAGCTCCGGTATCAGCAGTAATCGGCTCATCAGGATTGGCCAACTTCTTTGCCACGGCAGCATTCAACTTATCAACAAACATATCTGCATACTTCTTGGAATCAAACGTCTCACTCAAACCATAAGAAATCATTTCCTCAGCAATCTTTACGTTCCTCTCATTGAGCGGAACAGCAGAACACTTATCCTCAAAACCACGCACCTCATTATGATAGAACATCTGGTGCATAATAATTCCATGCTGATAAGCACGAATCACAACAAGATGTTCCTTGCCTCGTGATACCCACTTACCAACAGCAGCCCTGCCACACTTGGCTAGAACAACAGAGAACAACTTGTAATTACCATCCTGACCCTTATCAGGCTGTAGGTAAAACGTCTTCTCTACCTGCAACGGATCAATGGAACTGATCGGAACGAACTCCGCAATCTCCATCGTATCCTTCTTCGTAGCCTGCATATTATCTACCTCTACATCAGTAAAGTGTAGATACTTATCCTTGGAATATTCATATCCATTAATAATATCTGCTTGCTGAACTTCCTCGTTAGTTACCTTGTCAAACTTCTTCTGACCAACAAGATTACCCGTCTTCTTATTGATCCACTTGAACCCAATACGAGTTGGTGATGCTGAAACGTAGGTCTTTACCATACACGTGAGAGGTCCGAAACCAATTACAAAGCTACCAGTGGAGTGAGATGCCATTGTTTTTTCTTTCTTTTTGTGTCGAGTAGGTTTTCTGTTGTTTCATAATAAATTATTATATGAAACGACTTACAACAAAAGAATTTATAACAAAAGCGACAAATATTCATGACGGAGAATACTCATATGAAAACGCTAAATACATAAATAACAGAATAAAAATAACAATAACATGTAAAAAACATGGAAACTTTGAGCAAACACCAGACGGTCATTTTCGTGGTCAGGGGTGTCCAAAATGTATGCCAAATAAAATTGGTAACGCTAAGCGCTCAAATACAGAAGAGTTTATTAAAAAGGCTAATAAAGTTCATGGAGAAAAATACTCATACAACAAAGTTGTATATATAGGAAATTACAAAAAAGTAATTATAGTATGTCAAGAGCATGGAGAGTTTGAACAAACACCACATAATCATTTGGTTGGTAAAGGATGTCAAAAATGTGGAGGTACTACAAACATGGATAAAGAATCATTTATCATTAAAGCTAATAAGATTCATAATGGAAAATATTCATATGAAAATGTAGTATACACAAATAACAGAATAAAAATAACAATAACATGTCACAAACACGGAGGCTTTAAACAAAGTCCAAGTAATCATTTAGCTGGTAATGGATGTCCTAAATGTCTAAATACATACAAACAAAACAAATGGTTGGATTCTCTAGGCATTCCAGATGACCCATTACACAGAGAGGTAACCATTCATATTGGAGAAAAAAGATTTAAGGCTGATGGTTATGATCCAGAAACAAAAACGGTATACGAATTCAACGGTGATTCTTGGCATGGTAACCCTAAACTATACAAACCTACAGATATAAATCCAAAAAATAAAATAACTTATGGTGCTCTTTACGATAACACAATTCTTAAAGAGAAGATATTAATAGAAGCCGGGTACACAATTAAATCAATTTGGGAATCTGATTGGAATAAACTACAAAACCAATCGTAAAACTACCGGTGGAGTGAGATGCCATGGTTGTGTTTCCTTGTTTTGTGCTGGTTTACGAAATGACCAAAGGTCATTTTGACAGAAAAGCTTTGTTTGTCAAGTCAGAATCTCTGGTCAGCTCCTCGAAATTTTTCTTATGTTTATTAAGCATGAATTGAGATTTATAATCAGGAGCATAATCTATACATTCATCCATGAACTTCATAAATTCTTCCTTGGTCATAATCTTGAATCTTCGAACTATAGCACTTGGAAAAAGATTGAAGTACCTTACAGACCAATGATTGCTTGATACTGCAGTAAATAAAGGCAATGGCATTGAAGAAGAATAAAACTTTCTTTGGTATAGTTTAGGAAAAAGATTTATAATTATCATCTCAAAAAGATTTCTTAAGAGAAAGAATAATTTTTCAAGAGAGATTGCCAGGGCCATTTGTTTTTACCTTATAAACAATCTCAAACATCTTTTCGGAAGCAATTCCAAAAGCCAAGCTCAACATCTCTTTATCGGATGGCTTGCCGATAAAGGCATGAGCGGCCAGATACAGAAGAGAGATAGCTTGAACTCTTAGGTTCTCTTCCGAACCAACGCTGAGAGTTTGAAGATGACGAATAAGAGCAAGCCTTAGATCCTTGCCTTGCTTTAGTTTCTCCAAAAGATCTGCCGTAACAGGGTCTTCACCATTGGTAAATCTTTCAAACATATCACTCATCAGGTTTTATTCCATGCCGTTACAGTACGATAACTATCATTGTAAACTTCAAGATAAGGATCGAAATCAAATTGAATAATCAAATGCTCAATCAACTTGTCATAACCAAAATCCCTATCCATGAAATGCATCATTGCCCATGGAGCTATGTAAAGAACATATGGCCTCTTACAACTCTTCAACTCATCAAGTTTTGATAGATATCCCTTAGGTAGGAAGATAGGTGTGTCATTGGCAAAATCAGACAAGAACAAATCATATACATCGCTTCCAGGTTCAGCAGATGCACTCACCAGATAAATATGACCATCGGAAGTATTCAATCCAATCGTATGATTCTTGGTTCCAAATAGTCTCTTCCTTATCTTTCCAGTCAACCATTCATCGCCATAATTATCCAGTATCAATACCTTTTCTTCTTTATCTTCCTTGATTACAGTGACATAATAATTGTCCAAATACTTTTCATCGGGAGTATATGTATCTTCTTTAACCAGGCATATATCTCCGGCATGATCCGAAAGGAAATAAATACCAGAAATCTTGGTGTTAGACTTTAACATATTTATACATCTGGCTTCCAGATAGCAGTAAAGTCCTCTCCAAACTCCTTACCAATGGTAACAAGCTGCCTATAATACCTACTCAAAATTCTTTCGGTAACCCTCCAGATTACTTCATCCTCTGCAAACTCAGCTCCATACAACCATTGAGCAATCGCCGCATCGGGCTTATTGAAACCCATATAATCCCGGCTCTCAGCTCCATCACAACGAGATGCCATATAATCCAAAGCCCTCAATATCAATTCCTTGCGCTTGGGTGTAAGCTTGGGTTCCGGTATTCCTTCTGCCCTTGCCAACTCCCTTCCCAAAATTCCATGAACCTTATCCTTGTAAAATTGCTTTTCAGCTTCCTTGCCGGCCGCTTCAATTCGCGCCAACATATCAGCCTCAGTCTCCTCTACCAATTCAATCTTCTCAGGCCGCTTCTTCAACGGCTTGACCTTGATTGACTTGTCCAATGCCTCATACATCAATGCTATCTTCTTGCAAATCAACTTATTAATATGCTGATCCATTGGATGATTTGATGTCATCCTCTGAATCAATACATTCTCGGTTGTTGCTCCAATCCGGCAAATACGATCCTCAGCCTGTATATTCAATCCAGGCGTCCAATCCAAATCCACAAACAATGCATGACTAGCATGTGTGAGTGTAATACCCACACCACCTGCCTTGATAGCAACAGCGATACCCTTCAACTTACCGGCTTGGAAATCCTGCTTGGCCTTTTCACGAGTAACAGCGGGAGTATCACCAGTAATAATACCCCAACCATCACGCTTACCAAGTTCCTCAAGAGGCTTGGTATGAGCGGAGAAAACAACCAGAGGAGTTTCGCTATCCTCATAACTCTCAACAATCTCCATCATGGCAGGGATTCTGGCCTCAGCCAACATACGCCTGATAGTGGAGAACTCCTTGAAGTTAGGAAGGTCATTCATATTAATCTTCAAAGCCACATCATCCATATTCTTTTTGGCATCAGCAATCTCTTCATCAGTAATTACATGTCCCTGATTGATTGCAATCTCCAATGTAACCTTATCAAGATACTTCTTCAAAGTCTTATCAATATCAACAAGGATATCCTTATAAATCTTCGTGGGAAGATCCTTCAAAACCTCAGTCTTCAAACGGCGAATAGATACTCGCTTCAACATCTCCGGAACTTCCGGCTTGGGATTCCCAAATACTATTCCATACTGCCCTCTATATCCGTTGAACCTCTCAACAAACTTGTCCCATGAACCAAATGGATACATGTTGCCAGATGCCAACATCCCAAACAAATCCTGAGGGCGAGTCATAAGAGGAGTACCGGTAAGAGCCCAAACAACCTTGCAGAGTTTGGTCATAGCCCCAATCTTCTGGGACATCATGCTCTTATAATTCTTTACCTTATGGAACTCATCCCCAATCAAAATAACATTCTTCAATTCCTTTCTGATATCATCAGGAATGGGAGCTTCCTTATATGGCTTACCACTCTTGGTGAGTTTACCTTCAACTTCTTTGGGAACCAGAAAGGCGGGAAGGATTTCATAATTGATGATAACAATTTGATTAGGCTTGGGAAGAACAAAGGAATCCTTGCCTTCACAAACGATGGTTTCAAATTCGGGACGCCACATCTTGGCTTCGTTCTGCCAGTTATACTTTACAGCAGCCGGGCAGATTAGAAGCACCTGAGCATTATCAGGGAGAGCAACAAGAGCCTGCACGCTCTTTCCAAGTCCCATATCGTCCGCTAGGAGTGCATGATCGTGCAGAGCCAAGAAAACAACGCCATCCTTTTGGAACTCGAACAAAGTTTTGCCATCATGGCGGCGAGCAGCTTCGGCTCTCGCTCGGGCCTTGTTGCTGTCCACGGTTCCGGCATTCAAAGAAGCCCTGAGAGATTCTGGAATATCCAGCTTCAACTGATCGCAAACCTCAATGACACGGGGAAGGTCACGAGGAATAACAGAGACAGTCCAAAGCTTATTGTCAGGGTTCCAACGAGCCCCAGGAAGAGATTTGATAAGAGGAACGGCATCCCTATCAAATCCCATGATAATCTCACCAATCTCGGTAATCTTTCGTTCTCCGCGAATATCAGCGGAAGCGGGGGCTTTCAAACCCAGACGATTGATACAAGCGGTTGAGTTACAACATTGAAGCCAACGATAACCGTTCTTGTAAGCGAAACCTTCTCCAGCAGCCAAGGGAACATTACAACTCTGACACTTACCTGGATAGCGATTCTGCATCATGGCAGCACCATTATCTTTCTATTTCCAGACCTAGAATCTTTGCTTGTTCCCTCAACCAAACCAGGAGACTATCATTTTCATCTCCATCGGAAGCATCAAGAAGATTCTTATAATCCTCTATCATATTAGTTCTACGAAGAACAAAAGCATTACAAACTTCTTCCAATGAAACATCTTTTATTTTAAGAAGTTCATATTCAAGGCCGGAGAGATTTCTTAGAGCAACGGCATGGTCTCTTGTAATGATAACGTCTGGAGTTTTGGTGCGAGCCAATTCACAGGCACGTTGGATGGTGTGAAAGATCTGAGTATGATCTCGTAGACCATCGATAATCAAATATGAAACAGCCAAACCTATTGTTTGTTCTCTTGTCATTTGGTTTTATTTTCTTCTTTCCAAGTGCCAAGGGCTTTCTTTATAGCTCTCCAAGCAGCGAACTCTCTACCTTTTGAACCTTTTATCCTTCTTGCATCAACGCATTTTTCAACGTACTCGGCCTGAGCACGAGTCATCTGTATTGTTACGATGTCATCTTTCATATAAAATTCCATCGCCATAACCATTATAACCACAACCAGGATTACGGCCACTTCCTTCGCCAATACCTGTTCCAAAACCAAATCCATCAGCATAACCACGGCCATGACGATAATAATAATGACTACTGGAGTCACTATTGCAACCATTACCATCGCCACAACCATCGCCATGACCATCGCCATGACCATAGCCAGCGCCATCCTCTTCTCTCATCCAATTATGTTTATTCAGGATCAATACTCGCAAACACCTTTTGTATTTTTCCATCTAATATCACCATAACCATCTCCATCTCCAAAACCACAACCGCCTCCATAACCAGCACCAACACCCCAACCACCGCCATCCACATCGCTAACCCCATAACCACAGCCATGAAAATAATCTCTGGTGGCACCGAAACCATAAATATAATCTCTGGTAGCACCAAAACCATACTCTGATCCATACCAATCATTCTTTTTCAGAATTATAACTTTCATACGTGTAGTTTCCTATAAAAGAAACACATACACTTCTCAAAAGGTGCTTTGATTCTACCACACTTGCTACAAACAAATAACAGTTTGATTAGCATTTCTTTTTTCTTCCTTAAGAAATTTTCTGCATTGCAGTAATAAGTAACGCACCGATTGCATTCAATGCGGATTTGGGTGATTTCTTTGCTGGCCCACGCAGATAAACAATTCTGTTTTGAGTATTGAAGATAATCGCTCTCCAATTTTTAGGTCCAACTTTTATATACCAAACTCTTATCTTATTGTTTTTGAATCTACGTGTTGCCAGCTCCATGGTTTCTATCAATAATTGATCCATTTTTGCTCGCTTCGATTCAAACTTTCTTTAAAGAAATAATCTATGATTGATAGATATATCAAAAAAAGAAGCCCAAGGAGAGGTTTCCCTCTCCCTGGGCCAACAATTTTTTTCAAAAAAGGTTACTTCTTACCCTTGGCAGCCTTCTTCTCAGAAGCAGCCTTGGCCTTGGCACGCTCGGCCTTGGCAAGCGCCTTGGCTTCCCGCTCGGCCTCGGCCTTGGCGGCAGCGTTCAGGCGCACCTGATAAACAAGGTGGTAACCAATCTCTCCGAACCCGGCGTTACGGCCAAGCTCCTGCACCTCCTTAATGGAGAGAGCGGGATCACAATTGCGAATGAACTCGCTGCGGGTGATGCCGTTCACGCGGATATCCTCACCAGAAGGACGGCCACGAGAAGCACGCTTGACCGGCTTGAAAGAAGCAGCAACCTGACCCTTGGCGTAATCAGGTCCGAGCTGCGAAAGCAGGCTCTTCTTCAGAGTCTCAGTCTCAAGCTGAAGCTCAGCAAGGCGAGCGAGCTGGGCACTGAAAGAAGAAGCGGTAGCGGAAACACTGGTGGTGGTGGTCTTGGCCATGTTGTTTTGTTCCTTGTTGTTGCGGTTGCTTGATTGATTTATAGCGCTGATGTTCATTGATGCAAGTTCAAAAATATGTTATCTGACAAAATGTTCAGTTCTTTTCAACAACAGCAAGGATTTCAACATTCTTACCGCGAGAATTCTTACCACGCTTACCAGTGGTCTTTACAAGCCCAGCCTGCTTACAATATTCAATACGGCCCCTGATAACATTCTTATCAAACTGATTTGCATATTTACAAACATCTTCAACAATAAATTCCTTCTTACCAACCTTGTTCAAATAAGACTTTACAAGTTGAAGAGCATTCAAATAATCAAGGTTCTTCTCTCGCTTGACTTCCTTCTTAACCTCACCCTCAGCCTTGGAGGGCTTCTTCTTAACAATGTTTTTCAACGAATCAAACAAACGTTTTTGAAGACGGGCTTCGTGCCGCTTGCGATTCAATTCCCTGGCCGTACCAGGGATTGATTCGAGAGCCAATGCAACGAGAGTCAATGCTTTATCGAGGGTTCTGTTGGTCATATAATCCCTTTATAAGGATTAAGTTAAGGAAGAGTGCTTTCAATTCTTGGCCTTAGTTGGCAGCGGAAACTTCCGTAGCAGCCTCAAGGGCAGGGACAACAACCTCGGGCGCAGGGGCAAGGGGCTTCTTAGCAACACGCTTGGAGGGCGTCACAGCCGGCTTGGCAGCGGCAACCTCTCCCTTCTTGACAATGACCGACTTCTTCTTGGAAGGCTTGGCCTCCTCCTTGGTCGGCTTTGCAATCTCCTTGGCAGGCTCCTTCTTGGCCGGCTTCTTGGAGGGCTTAGGTTCCTCCTTCTTAGCAGGCTTGGGAGTTTCCTTCTTGGAAGGCTTCGGCTCCTCCTTTGCAGGAGCCTTCTTGACAGCCTTCTTTGGAGGGGGAGCAACAACACCCTTCGCAGAATCGTTCTTACGAGTCTGATAAACAAGGGCATACGAAATATCAAGCTTGACCTCTTCCTTGGCAAGCTCAATCACCTCCTTGATGGAGAGGTTCGGATCACAACGCCTGACGTACTCCGTGGGAGTCTCGCCAGTCACAGGGGAACGAACACTGCCGCGAACATTCGTCCGGGCAGGGCGTGCCTGCTTTTGCACCGCAACCAGATCCTTCACAATAGGAGCAAGCTCACTCGTTGAAATGCTCTTGAGATCCTCAGCAAGCTCCTTCTTCAGAAGAGCAAGCTCCTTCTCAAGCTCAACCAGACGAGCGGCCTTGGTGGCGAAAGCGGCGGAAATGCTGGTATCGGTGGTCTTGGCCATGTTGTTTTTTTCCTTTTGTACCGGGTTATCAGTTAGATATCACAGAGTTTTCAATTGTCAAATGATTTTTATCAAGCAGTTTATGGTCCGAAAAATTCAATCTCAGCTCCAATTTTCTCACACTCAACCTTCGCCTCTTCATAAGTTATCTCCTGCACTTCTGCATACTCCACATCCCCAACACACTCTCCCTCCATAATCTCATACTCAATATCCCCCAAACTCGTATCAGGAGCTATCGGCTCATCTTCACAAATTACAGTGACAGTGAAAGTGCATTTGAAAAATTTTCTTGGAGCATCATCGCTCATTGATATTCCCACTTACCAATGGAGTTTCCATTATCATCCATAATCTTACCAGAATCTTTATTAGCAATCTTGGTGAGATGTTGCTTGATAACCCTGGCAACATCGTCCCTGGTTTGAACATCATCATTTCCAATATTGATTGTCAATACTAATTTGTTTGGTTTGTTCATAGTCATATTCTTTTATACTAATATGAAAAACGTATTGGTAAAAATTGCTCGCGATATGAAGATTATCAAGATAGCCATTGAGGAAATCAAGGCCCATCTTCACTTGCTTGATGAAACAATAAGAGATAAAGTAGAATATCAAATAGATAAAATAAAACTTATGGAAGAGGAGATATCTTATCTACAAAATAATATAGATAAAGTTAATGAAGAACTTCTTATTCAAACATCAGAGTTTATGCGAAGATTGAAGAGAGATGAAATAAATAAATTGCAAAATAAAATCAATGAGAAGTATCAAGTTATAAAAAGATATAGAGCTAATTTAAGAAGGCTGGCATTATTTTTAATGAGAGAGCATGGACAACCATACCAAGGGATGGCTGATATAGCCACCCCTGTTAGTGCAAGGAATCTCCTTATGCAGCCAGCTTCAAGAAAGGATATTCCAAAAGACTAATTACATTGCCTGAACCCAAAGACGCTTATTAGTATCTCCCCAATCATAAAGCTCTTCAAGAAGCTCATCAAACTCATCTTCGTCTTCTACAGCATCACGAAGTCTAGCAATACAATCAACGATAAAATCTTTCTTGCTCCACTTGCAAGCGGCAAGCCTGTCAGCCAAACCCTTGGCAACTGCTATCACATTAATCTTATCGTCATTATAATTATCAATCAAATCAGAGATGTCAATCTTCTCATCCCAGTCTTTGAGCATTACCAATCACCTCCACGCTCTGCCCTATCTGCACAGCGGTCGCATTGGTAATGACGGGCCTTATCAATCAAGGTAAGAACATTTTCTGCACCGCAAGTAGGACAAGGATAGATGCGGGGATTGTCAGGGGTTTCGGCCCGGAGAGCACTGCCCTCTTGTGCAAACCCAACCCCATCAATCAAATCATCATCGTCATCATTATCATAACAAGGGTCATAATCCTCATCATCATTGTCGTACATTATTTATTATCTCCAGTTAGCCACTTGATAACCTCAGTATCAGAAACCTCCTCATCAAGAGTATTTATCGGCATAACTGCTACATAATTCTCAGCATCCAATATCTCATAAGCTTCTTCATATTTCTTTTCAAGAATAAGATTTTTAATAACCTGAATATCTTCAGGATTTGTAGTACAATTAAGATTGCCAATTATATAAATTATAGCTTGTCTATAAGCTTCTTGTTCTGGTAGAATATAAACACTTTCAACATAGCCATGTCTACGATGCAATAAAACCAATGCCACTTCTTTATTCATTCAAAGGAACCTCATTGATCTCGAAAGTTTCTCCAACAATCTCAGCCCAAATCTCTGAAGCCGTTCCGATATCATTATTCTTCACAGCTTCCTCAAATTCTGCAATAGCCTCCTTATCACCAGAACCCTCAAGCTCAAGTTTATATTCAGCCATAATTTCAAAGACTGCCTTGATAGCCCCCTCATTAGTCTTATAAACACTCACATCAGTTCCATGCCTGTGAGAGTAAATCAAAACTGATACCTTTTCGATTGTCATTTCTTTGGCTCTGTGCAGAACATCGTCATCAATATTGCCGTTATCAATTCTACACCGGAGATCCAAACACCATCCCAGGCCAGTTCAAGTAATACAGATTCCCCTCTAAGATAAGCAATAAAAGCAAAGATAGATATGATAATAAATAGCAACTTGCGTTGCCATGGTGAATGCCAAAAATTCCAAAGGGTCATTTCTTGACCTTGGCCTTCTTTGTAACAGGCTTCTTCTTTGGAGCTGAAATCTTCTTGACCTCCTTCTTTACTTCAGGCTTCTCCTCAGTATCCTTTACATCATAACTCTCAAACCATACAGAATCAAAACGATTCTTATTATAATCAGTTTTAGTTTCAGCCTCCTTTTCCTCACGAAGCTTCTTACAATTATTCAACCAACCCTCAACCTTCTTGATATCACCTTCACTAAAATTAGCCTTCTTACATGATTCAAGCAATTGCTTATGATAAAAATCATCAAGCCCGCCCCCAATGAACCTGAACAATACCTCTATCTTATCCATCAAGGATGGAGCTGACAACGCTCGGAACTTCTTATAATCAGCATAAAGCTGAGCATTATCATAATACTTCAAAGAAATCTTATGATGAAAGTTATGCTTTATAAACCATTGCATAACAAGATCGTTCCCATCATAAACCTTGAACTTCTCAAGAATCTTATCAGCCATCCAGGCTTTATAATAAACAGGATTGTTTGCAAATGCATGAGTACAAATACCCATCATCTCAGCAAACAACTTGGTAACCTTGCCCAAACGCTTTGACAACTTATCATCATATCGATTGGCTGCATAGAAATATGCTTCGCATTCACGAAACACATTCCATACAGCGTGCTCATTCTTCTTATGCAAGAATTCAATTTTATCGAAATACTGACGAATATAATAACAAAGCTTGTCATAAGAAGTCTGTTCCTTTTCAGGCTTCTCATAATTCCAGAAGTCCCTATCTTTCTTCTCCTCCTCATCCTTGGGAGGTGGAAAAAAAACATCTTCCTTATCAAGCAACCTGAATGATGATGCCATGGTTCCCATGGGCGGCAAATCAGTGCTATCAATCTCGCCACCACAAAACCAGAACATACCATTTCGTGAACCACTATAATAAGTAATCCACAACTTCTTTACAATCTTCTTCAGCTTATTATATATTTCCAAATCATACTTATGATACTGAGATGTATTAGTATCAAAGTAATCATTCAAACGAATGAATACTGCAAAAACCTTAGAGATTCTCTCTTCGTCAGATAGTCCCATTATTCACCTACTACTCGTTATTCAAACCCTCAAGCAATGCCTTGAGAACAGCCCTGGGATTATCCTTGATAATATCCAGAACACACAACTCAAAATCACTGTTTGTCTTGACTACACTCATAACAGAATCCTCAAAATCATCACCTTGGTCACTCAACTGTGTTCGAACAATATCAGAAATATACTCCTCAGTTACAGCGTTCTCCTCAACAATTTCAGTAATAACTGTCCTCAAATGTTCATTACCCTCATCCGAAATAGCCTTATCGATAGCTTCATCAATCTTCTCAGTCATCGCTTCATCAATCAAATCATTAATACGATTCTCAGTTGGAAGATCCAGCTCACCAATCTTGAACTCAACCTCATTGGTAACCAATGATTCCAAAAAACGTCTGTGACTATTCTCAACATAATCATCCACGATTTCATGGATCTTCTCAACAAACACTTCCCAACTACCACCCACAAACAACGGCTCTCCGCTAACCCCAAACTTATTCAATACAACATTCTTGATCGAATCAATCTTACCAGTAATAAAACTCTTGAGGTTGTTGATGTTCATTCGTCATCCTTCAGGTACTTGAACAGAACCTCATGAAGAAGTCCATCTGCCGTAATATCACCAGGATGATTCAACTCATGACTCTCAGGATACCAATTTTCATCATGTTCAATATGATATTGCTTATCAGCAGGATGCGGATCCGCAATGACCTTGAAAGCCGGAAGAGCCATTGCTCCACCATCCAGAGCTACAAGAAGAGAATGGGTAATACCCTCAACTTTCTCATCAGAAGAACAATCAACTTGCCGCTGCCAATACCTGACAAGAGCAGCAACATGAGTCATAAACTTATCTCGAATCTCTTCTTGTGTATATTGCCTTGACATTACGAGTTCTCTTTTACTTCCCAAGCATATTCATTAACACTTTCAGGAATCCAATCCCAATCCTTTATATCAGGAACTCTATAACGATAAGTAAGCTTCCATGCATCCATAAAGTAATTGGTAAAGGGTCCTTTCATATCAGGACCCTTGGATGTAAAGGCACACAAATTTACATCATCAACTTTATTTTTAGCAGCCAATACAATAACACCGTAAATACCATTATCAGCCGCTACAAATATGTCACCTGGTTTTGCGTTATCAATATCCTGTCCCATTACCAAGTACTACCCTTCTCACAGGTTTCATTGAATGCATCTCCAAGAAACCTCTTCAACTTGGGCACGGTAGCCTTGCATGCCTTCCAAAGCTTATTGGCCTTCATCGAATCGGTATCATATCCAAAGCTGGAACAGAAAAAAGGAAAGTCTTCCATTCCAGCAGAAGCATCCAAACACAAACTTGAAATCACATCAGGGATAACCGGTTCTTCTGTGCAACCCATACCCTGATAAAAATCGGTAGTCAAAGTCCTACCCTTGAAACCAAGCCTGCATTTATAATGCTTCTTGGAAAACAATCCATCGGATATTAGTCCGATGTATTCAACCTTCATCTTCAATCCAATACGCTTACAATAATCGTCAAGCCTTTCCTCTGTGGTATCAGTCATTGAGGGTCTTTACTCCAAGCTCAGTACGAATCTTCAACATCTCAGCCTTGGAAGACTCATACAATGCCTTCAACTCATTCAGCACAGTAGAAGTATCATTCTGATTATCCTCGCAAAGATAACCATGAATCAACTCTACCTTCTTTACATAATCAAACCAAACCTCAGCCCCATCATCCGTATCAATCTTGATATTAGACAATGACACACTGGCAGTGAAATCATCATACCTGAAACTAAGAATGCCCTTATTCTTCTTTACATTCACACTCTTGTTTCCAACATCAATCACAAAAGGATTCTTCAGCAAAACTCCAGTGGAATTGATCTTGTCAAAATCTGCACCATCAAACAATGCCTTCTTCAAATCTTCAAAGCTCTCAATCAAACTCTCACGGTAATTGAAAACCACAACAGTCTTGACATTTTCAATTACCATAGTGTTATAAATATTTGAAACAAAGTTGAGGAAGGTTTCATTATAAAGAGTAACGATGGGCTTTATCTTTGCGTAATACTCATTACGCTTGGCAGAAGCAATGACAGCATCAGTTTCAGACCAATAGCGGGTTTCAAGTGCCTTATCACAAATCATCACTCCCTGTTTGACGTTATAAGAAACAACGGCAACAATCTCTCGGCCATCGTAAATATTACCGATAAACTTTGCCGGATTCTTATCCTTGGTGAAATCCTTGAAGGCTTCAACAATCTTATCTACACCATACAGTGTAGAAGTTTTGGTAGTAAAATCACCAAGCTTTGTACCCTTGGCGGGCTTGAAAACAACCTTGGGACCATTGGAACAAATTCTGAGGATGTCTTGGGTGTTGGTCATTGTGTTTACCTTTACTTGAAACGCCAAGTAATAATACCATGACTCATATCATATGGGCTTACGCCTACAGTAACAAGGTCACCAGGGATAACCCTGATATGTTTCTGCTTCATCTTGCCTCCCAATCTGGCACGAAGAACAGTATCATTTCCATCCACCTGGATTGAATACTGTCCACCACCAAGGGCTTCAATAATACGGCCACGGATCTCGATCAGGTCTTCTTTGCTCATGACTCAAACTCTTTTTGTTTTTTATGTGTCATCCCATCCAAGGCATTTTTAGAAATATAGACATGGATAAGATGGCTAAACTGGAAAAAATTGTCAACAACTTCTACTTTACTGTTAAGAAAGGCAGTCATGGTCTTGAAGAGAAACTTCAAAAAACCATGCACGTTCTAGATAAAGTTTGTAATAATCTGAAAAACAACCTTTCAGATTTAAGAGAGATAATTATTGATGCTCTTTTCAAGAAAGAACAAGAAATAAGTTCACTTGATTTAAGTGATAAAGAAAAACATAATTACCTTTCAAATATAGTAGCTCACTATTATTGGTCATCAAATATAGTTCCAGAACTAAAGGATGGAATATTATTTGATCTAGAAGATCCAATTGCTAAAAACTTATATGATAAGTATGTAATGTATGATGAGGATGAAGATTCATGATCTTCTCTTTACAATAATTTCCAGTTCCAAACCAAGATACTCACAGAACTTTTCCAGAGTTTCTACTTTTACTTTGCCTTTTGATTCAAAGGCAGAGTCCATTTGTCCCGCCCCTATCGAATAATCATTCATCAATCTAAATCTATTCTTGCCTTTACCAAACCTTTCAAATTCTTTTTTAAAGATTTCTCCAAAGTTGAATTTCTGTCCAGGCATTTTCCACTATTTTATTTAGAGGGTTTATGGAAAAGTTTGCTAAGCTAGAAGAGATGATTGATATTTTTCTTAAGAAAGCTTCCGAAGAAGAGGAAGGAGAAGCAGAGGAAGAAGGATTTGAAGACGAAGGCGATGATTAACGCCCGGCTTCCAACCTTGCTCCGCAATAAGGACAATATCCAAGCCCCGTTTCATGCTCAATGCATAGCTTCCCAGCCTCCCAGACATGAGGCTCGGGATTATCCGCATTCGGATCCTCCTTACTATCCAAAACCTTCACTTCATAATCTTCAAGGTGAGTAGCCTTGTGGTCCTCACCCTCAGGGAAACTATTGTATCCCTCCATATCCCAAAAACGATTCTGACCATACTTGCCACGGCAACTATGATCAACATCAATACCAGGAAGATTCTCCTGCTCCTCAGGAATTACCTTCACAGAAGGATGATGGTTCTTACCACTACAATAAATCGTAGCTCGGTTATCCTCCAAAATGTCATACTCAGATCCAGAATGCCCAACCTCAAACACATGAGGAGTGGTCATACCACCTCGGGCATCACAACCATTATGAATCTGAATGATAGCAAACTCTTCACGGTCATGCCTACCGCCAAGAGTGAAATAAAGATACTGAATGTTCTGACTCAATAGGTTATCGGTATTGTAAGTATAATTGAAGATAGGCTTACCCTCACCATAAATACCACCAGGCTCACCATAAGTGGAACCAACCTTGCCAGTACCACTACAGAACTCACAAGGTTCATCCTCATTCTCAGAACCATCACATTCCTCACAAGGTTCCTGAAAAGTCTCACAGAGCCACTGAGGAAACTCCTCCATCAAACTCATCCAACTACGGTCATTATCAGGATCCTTCTCCTTGAGATACTGACCATGGAAAATCTCATCAAGCTTTGAAATCTCACAACGCTCCTCCAGAAAGTGATAGATGTTGTGAGTAACATTGATTTCAAGATGCTTATTATACTTCTTGAACTCTAGTTCAGTAGGCAATTCATTCTCGAAATCCCGCCCACGATTCCGCTCAAACCCACGACCATAACCATTGGTTGAACCAAGATACTTACCATTCTCATCATAACTTGGAGTACCACCGGAATCACACAGGGCAATTCCAGTATTCTCAACAAGCATCTTCTTCAAAATCTCTTTGGTGGTGTGGTTTGCCATATTGAATTACTTTGCACGCCCATTCTTGGAACGTGGCTTCTTCTGCTTTATATCAAACACCGGCTCAAATTCAATAGAAACACGGCATTCCCTATGAACATTCCAAGGATCCTCTACCCAAGCACCCATATCTGCACTGGTATCATCAGGATAATCATGACAGGCAATAATCAGAATATAATCTTCATCATCCTGCTGGTTCAACCAGTGAATTAAAGATTTGATTTCCTCATCATCATCATACCATTTGACATTCTGAAAATGGAATAGAGTACCAATTTCACATTCATCTACATTGGATTCCTTACGAACCCAAGGATGCTTCTCATCCAGCTCAGCAATAAGAGACTTCTTGACGGCAAAACCTACATCGCTATAGATACCCATTATTCGACCTTTTCTCCGAGACCAATCAAACGCTCTTTATAATCTCTAGCAAAGAGCCTCTTGGCTTTGTAAGGCCAATTTAGAATGAACTGCATGGCATCTACAGCCTCAGAAGATAATGACTTGATTATACTTTCAGGCAACCCACCATAATCAGGATAATCAAAATCTTTTTCACTATGATTCTTATTTGGAAAATATTCCTCCCTGATTGGGTACATATGATCAACAATTCTCTTTAGAGTTTCCTTTTTCATATCACCCGAAAATAACTTCACCGAACAAACAGCACTGAAGAAATACGTCTGCCGTATCACCATCTTCATGCTCACTCAAAAAATCAGCCATATGTTTAGGATATTTATCCTGCATCACATCAAGCCCCTTCTGAAGACTTTCAAGATTCAAATCTCCACGATAATCTCCGGTTTCATTATCGTAGATATGAACGCTACCACCTTCTGACAAAGGCCACTGCACATGGAAATACAAAGTATCTCTCAATGAATCTCCCTCTGGAAACTGCCAGAGCTTATCAGGAGATGGAGCTTTGGACTTCTTCTTATCAATAGAATACCAATAATTACTACCACCTTCCAAGGCAGTGATAATCAAATCAGCAATCCGGTTGGAATCAATACTGATTGATGTTTTGAATTCCATATCAGCTCCAACGGTATTCATCTTCATCACGCTGAATCTTATTGACAGGCTCGCAATCCAACATATCTACATAATTCTTCTGATAATCTCCATTCCTATTCTCAACATAATCAATAACAATTTTAAGAACATCAATCATCATATCCGCATAATCATCTTCGTCATAATATCTCCTGAACACTCCCTGCAACTTCCTTGACAAGGGACAATCTCTCAAGAGATAAGCATGAGCAGGACCGGCAGTCTCAATGCCATAGCCCTCATCAAAAAAGTCACCATCATTATATAGACGATAAATAATCCTATTAATTGCTCTCAACATCTCCCCTTCAACAGTATTGGCCTTGCCCTCAAAAGGAACAAGCTTCTCATAAAGCTTATCATTGGCTGCCAAAATCTCAGTGGGGATTTCTTTCATTGTGGCTTTACCGTCTTGTTTAGATTATCAACAATATATGTCATACCGTTTAGTGTAACGGTGAACACCAAACCAGTCTTACGGAAATAATCATCTTGCACCTGCTTAGCCAGATCGCTTACAATGTTAACGGCTTCATAGCCATTTATATCAACCTGAATTGGCACACACCAAATAACAGTAGCAACAAATCTCTGTTTAGCCAAGAGGTTCTTTCCAAACATATGATTCTCAGGAACATCACCACTAAGATGGCTGATATCATAGCCAATAGGAATATAACAATAATCCCAACACTCTTTACAATCTATATTGTTATCTCTCCATTGTTCATAAACCAGAACAGAACTTTTATATCTATCAAGAAAAATATCTACAGCCTTGGAAAGACTCTCTAGACTATTAAAAATTCCAATAATCTCATTAGTAAATGGAGTGACCTTCAACAACACATATGACTTTCTATCAGTCATGCCGCTTCCTCTTCTATGACCAAAATATGCTTGTCATCAAATGGATATACGCCAAGCAAACCATTATGCTTGTCATCAAATGGATATGCACTAATCAAGCCATCATCACATAGTAGGGCAGCTACCTCATGCCCTTTTTCATCAAATAGTACCGGATCAATCCATGGATAATCTCCATCACATATCTTGATATCTGCCTGATAACCATCTGGAAATTTGAATGTAAAAGTCTTCAAAACTTCATCGGTACCACTTCCATGCTGAGACATAATGGCATTCCATTTTTCAACCTCAGCCTTCTTTATTGTAACGTTCATGCCGCCAGCCCTTCAGGAAGACACTCATTACAACGAGCATACTCAATAGCTTCTTCAAGATCATCTGCCGAAATAACAGTATATACCTTTTTATCTACAAAGCTACAATGCATATAACATACATCCTCAAAATTACATTCCTCTTCACTAATCTTCTCAGCCAACTCCTCACTGACATCTCCAGTAGGAGAAAACCCTACGAAGAATAGGCAGCGGCTAGGAGTAAGCTCACAGCAATAAGTACACTCAGTATCATTATATACATACCGAGTATATATCTTATCAACACCAGATCGGATTTCGTCAGACCAATACTTGGTATCATCTACTGCGATGAGGCGATATGACATGCTTGCACCTGCTTTGTAACATCCAGTATTATATCTTCCAACTCATCACTAAAGAACACCGGACTCTGTCCATGGTCCCAATTACGATCATTATTCACAAAATCCAATGTATCATTGGTATTTGAAATCTTTATTGTATAAGGAGATTTGGCATGGAAATAATCATCAACAATGATTTCTGAATACTTACCGAATTGTGTAGCGGTTATATCAACCACTATCTCATTGTCAATTACTACAAAGCAATGATCGTTATCTTCAAAGTATCCAAATACCATTTGTGAATTGATATTGAAGTTACGGAATACTTTATCCAAAACATAAGAACAAACTGCACAAGCACAAGAGAAGCGAGGGATAAAGCCATACTCGGAAGTGAATGGTATGAAAGCTCTACGAGTAATTGCCGCTATTGTTTTAAGAGTCTGACAACTTATTTCGCACCTTTTCATATACAGCCTCCACCTGTACTGGTAGAATATCAAGACTCTCTGCAATCTTGTTTATAATCGCACTGGTCAAATACTTCCTTGACTCATTCATAACCTGGAAGATAACCTTCTTCTTGGCCTTGAATGGCTTTTTCTGCTGCTGGGCAATAATCTTATCTACACGATCCTCTCTCTTCTTCAAGAAATATTTGGCACTTGAAGTGTAATCATCCTCCATACTCTCCATATCATAATAACCTCCACAAGAATCTACAAATTCACCAGTAGTATCCTCAATAGTGTAACAATAACAACTACCAGATAGAAACTTTGAATAAACTTCAACCTCGGCCTTCAATGCCTCAATCAACTTCTCATCATCAAGCCCATGAGTTCCCTTGGGTGCAGTAATATATCCTACCTGCCCACTATCAAACTTGTCACCATAATCTCCGGTTGACATACTCAATCCAGAATGATCCATCAAATACAGTGGCAATGAAATATTATTCTCAGTATCATTTACAATTTCCTCAACATCTTCCATGCTGAAGTTATGCTTATCACCCAACTTATAGCGGCGATGGAAACAATACATGTTTCCAACATGATCCCAATCACGAGGATTCATTGGATCATCATCAGTCATAATCTTTACAGTAAGACCACAAACCTTTTTGGTTTCGATGATGTTCATATCAGTCATCCCATTCGCTCTCAAACCAACCCAATGCCTTTAGAGCCGTCTGGCAAGCCTTCAGACTGGGGTATGCCCCATGCCCATCACTATTATCAAGTTCCCTTTGATCATTGTTCCAAAGCCATTCCCAGACCTTCTCGGACCATTCGGCAGGGGCAGAAGCCTTTACATAATTATGAGCGATATCATTTATGTTCTCAATGGAAGCTTCAAGTTCCCGCCTTGAATAATCCTCATCATCAAGAACAGGATAATTTTGAAGAGCGATATAGAGTTCAGCATAGGCAGAGAAAGCCTTGGTAACTTCCCCTTCCTTATAAACCCTGATAGCATAACCATCAACCCAACCAACACCCCAATGACTGGACCTCATAGAGATACAATCATCTCCCATAAAAGGCTGCAGAGCATTGTCAATTGCATCTGCATTGGATTGGGAAAGAAGATCGGAATCGCGATGATGAGTGTTGATGATTGTCCAATTATCACCATCCTCTGGTTCATCATGCCAAGCGAATGATTCAAACTTCTTCCAATTGCCAGCGGCCTCCTTTGCCAAATCTTCAATGTGATCTTGGATGTCCATGTTATTCCTTGAACTTATCAGTCTGTTCCTGAATCCAAGTATAAGAATTCATGAACTTGATACCATCCAAAGTAACAAAGAGAGCACCACCACCGAATTCACCCACCCTTGGCCTCTCACAAGTTTCAGCATACGAAATAGAAAAGCATTCCTTCTTATTGAACTTCTTGAAATATTCAAAAACAATCTCTGCTACAAACCCAGGATCACCACATTCCTCTGCGTAAAACCAAACATTTGAATCATCTTCAATTTTGAAACTGAAACCACAACCATTAAAACCACCATCAACAATGTCTGCTGCAAGCTTGGCATCTTCAGTAATAGGTTCGAAATCATCATTCCAATCAGGACCTACTTCAACCTGCTCTAGAGAATAATCCAGAGCCAATTGGGAAATACGGCTAACCCATTGGGCTTCCTCTTTGGAACCACAAGAAAGAACCTCAGAAAACTGACAGTAGTTGTTCGCCATGTTTATTCGTGATTGAGAAAATAATTATCCAGACGGTCATTCAAAATTTCTTGAAAGAATACTTTCAAAGCCCTTTCCAAAGTCAAAGACAAAAACTCCTCAATATGCAGAGGCGTCCAAGAATCCTCCATATGTTGCCAAACGGTATAATCTCCAGTGGTTTCCCCTTGGAACCGGATGGCAGAATTATCTCCCACTACAAAAACATTACCATCAACCTTGACCAGATATGTATCAAGCTTGATTCCCATTTTGTTTGAAATATTATCAATCAAATTCTTCAGTGTACGAGGGTTCATTCTCGGATTTCCTTGTTGACAATCATTCCAACAACAGGCCGGAAGAAGCGAGGCATCTTGTTACTCCACCATAGAGAAACAATAACACGCTCAACCTTGCTCAACTGGGGAACGGATTGTTCAATATCATCCAAACATTTCGATAGGTTATGACTTGGATAATCCATCACTATCTTTTCGATTACTTTCATATTACCTTCTTATATCAATTCTTCTTACCCTTGGAACGGGAATGAGCGTGCTCAATCTCCTCTTCCTCATTCTCATTCTCTGCATGAACCCTGGTCTTCGGAGTTTCCGCAAACATCTCTGCAACCATCGGCTCAGCAAAGCTGAACACCAACTCGATAATCTCTCCAAATACCTTGGCAGCACCTTCAGCCTGCATCTCCTCGGCTACCTGCTTGGCAAATTCATTCTCACTCAACCCAGGGAAATGCTCCAACAAAAGCCCAACCCCAACACTGAGAACACCTTCACCCACATCAGTCTTGAGGAAAGCGTCAACAATTTTGATAGTAGCATTATCAATGCCCTTGGACTTGAGGACAGTAGAAACGATTTGGCGAGCCTTGGTGAGACCTTTTCGGGAAACGGCTCGGACGGTGCCCTTCTTGGCAATATTTCCACCCTTGGCGATAATCTTATTAAAAACTGTCATGGCGGTGTTATTGGACATTTCGTTTCCCTTGGTCAGCTCTTCCGATGAAACTTGAATACCGTTCACACTCTTGAAGTCATTAAAGAATTTATCAAAATAATCCGGATTCAAAACCAAATCACCATCTTCATCTTCAGTTACAATGGGTTCAAGAGCACCCAAATCCGGCATATGATATTGTGATGCGGGTATATTGTTTTTTCTAATCCAATCAAAAACACCATCATTAAGATCCTCATCGCTATGGAAATAAAGAAATCTATTTCCAAGCTTTATCTTGTAAATGTCACCATCAAGATTTGGCTTTACATGCTCTGCATAATACACTGATTGTATAAATTTGTTATCTAGGTCTTCTGAAAAATTGAAATAATAAGTTTCACCTTCAATTAGTTGAAGCAATACTTCTTCAATAGAAGCTCTATTTGATATTTTCTTATTACTGGTAAGGTTATAATCACTACCTCCAAAGACAACATTCCAAGGTTCTTTAGCAATCCCTTCCTGTAGATACCAATCACCAGTAACGGAAGTCATTACCTTGTACTTAGTTCCATCTGGATTGAATTGCTGTAGAGCACTAAAGAATTTATTAGAAAGATGTTGATTTGTACTATGTGAAAAACCTATTCCATATTCAGCTTTAGCTACATATACAACCCAACCATTTGTCTTTAGTGGTTCCTTCCTACCAATGAAATTTGTACAAACACCATTCTCTTGGAGCTTTTTATAAAGATCTTCTTTTATCGCATAAAAGATTGAAGGATTATCAATATCGAAATGTGCAACTATTTCTTCGAAATCTTTCATCTCTTCCTCTTCATCATCTTCTTCTACATCTTCTTCTACATCTTCTTCTACATCTTCTTTCTCTATAGCTTTTACATAAAACTCTAGATAATTTCCATCATCTTTGAACCTTAATGCATCATAACGATTGTCAATAGTCCAGGGACGATCCGGTGCATTGCCAAAAGAAAATGGAAAATTATCCTTTGATACTGCATTATAAATAACAAAATCATCACTAGATTCGTTTTCAAGGATACTTTGAACTTTTCTACACTCCTGAGTTCCTGTCCCTACCCTTGAATAAAGTATGACCCACTTATCATCTTTAGAACCAAAACTATGCTGAAAGATAGGAAGTTTATCAGAATACTTATAATACAGAGCCCTTTTAAGAATAACTGCAATATTTGCACCACAAGAATCTATTATGTTATCATTTGGAGGAGAAGCTTTCTTATAAATAGATTTTGAAATACTAATACCATTATCACTGTTTGTAAAATTAAGAGGAGTTTGGTTTACACCATGAACAATAACATCCTCATAAACACCACCATTTTTGGTTATGTTTCTATATACAAAATAAAAACTGCCCTGTGGAGCGGATTTGAAATGACCCTTAAGAAAATCAATATGATCTTTATGTAACCATGTAATATGTGGCTTGGTATAAAGAAGTTTCCATTCCTCATCTAGTGGAACAACCTCATAACCACTAATACCAGCAGGATAAGGACAACTTTTATGTACAACAATAACGCCTACAGTATTATCCGGTAATGACGGTAATTGATCCATCTTGCCGTGCTTTCCTCATAGACACAAGCGTATCAGATCTACCACAATACTCGCATTGATACGTATTCAGTTGAACCTCACCACAGTAAGTACATACTTGATCCCCTGATTCACAGTGGTCACGATACTCTTCAATCGTCATTACCGGATCGTCCAAGTTTATCGATGCATCGTCCCACAATAGCGTCCGTAAGACCGTCCCTGTCGTCTGTAAGAACGAGCCAATCTGGTTTATCAGGGAAATGTTCTTCGTAGTCATCAAGTGCGATGAAGCGCTTGATTCCATGATATTCTGCGTATTCATATATTTCCTTCTGGCGCAGACCTAAATCCAAGGTTTTCCCATGGATTCTATCTACAAGATAATCAAACATCTGTACATTGCCATACTTGATACAAGCAAACTTCAAATGCCTTTGAAAATCAGAATCAGGTCCTATGCCTCCATGTCTCCAGTCACTAGATATTACTAAATATGCCCCGGTATTTCTCACTATAACTTCAAGGTTCCTTACCATGTCAGGAACCATATTCATTATGTAGAACCCTCTTGAACTATCTGTATTCAAGACACCATCTACATCTAAAAAGATTACCTTATCTACAAACCTCCTATCATCATTTTCTATTATCATTTGCGACTCAAAGAATTCTTCTTTCATTATGAGTTACCGTACATAACACCTTGACTATTCAAATACTGCTCCGTAAGCATCATTGCATTGTGTGCGCTATCAGCAAAGTATACAGCCTTCTTACGAAGCTGCGGACTATAAATTGATGCAATCCATGTATCTTGCAAATACAATACCGTAGCCAACTGATTTCCAATTTTATTGAAACATGCTATAGAATTATTTCCGTGCTGGTCAGTGACCATCACCCAAGAAAACTCAAAACCTGTCTCGTTGTTCACTACCATGTCCGCTTCTTATTGTAAATGTAGGTGGTTTCAATACATGTTATGTGGGTGGTTTGACCACCTCTATAGGAGGGTTACCTACCTCTCAGACGGATTATTTACATCAGCGAAACATTCGGCGCAGAAAAGATCATTTTCGAAGAAGTGAGCATGCTCACCATCCTCGAATTCTTTTCCACAAGAAGAACAAGTCATCTTGGAAGATTCAAATTTATTTGCCAACTTCTTATCGGGAGCAAAATCTAGATAAACGGTTTGTTCCGTTTCATCATTAGCAACTTCACCATCACCCTTACAAGTAGAACAGATCGTTCCATCTACCATACCTTCTCCAGAACCATTACACATATTACACATAATAGAAGGTTCAGGAGAGTAAGTCAAATAGGGAACAGGATTACTCATCTTCAGACTCCGTAGCTGGTTCAGCAGTAGTATGGAAAGTTCCATCAGACCACTTATAAATACTGGTATAAATCAAAACCTTACCTTCATTATCTACATCAAGATCTGAAGGATCCAAACCATCCAAACCTTCTTCAATAGTAGGAATAACATCATCCTCATTAATCTCTTCATCTTCAACTTCTTCAATCAAAACACATTCCTGAGGATCAACCGTTCCTTCATCCTCAAGTTCATTTACAGTATCCTCTGAAATAACATCTCCATCAACAACCTTCTGAAATGCCGCCTCCTCAGTATCAGCTTCAACAATATACTTATTAACAAAAACAACAGTCTTCAATCCTGTTACTTCGTATTTTGCCATATCAGCTCTCAGGTGCCTTTACGGTTTTAGCAGTACTAAGGTAGGTACCAACACCAGATCCAATCAAACAAGGAATCACTAGCCAAAGATTCTTAAGATAACCAACGGTTCCAAAAATGTATACACCGTGAATAAGCATGGAAATAAAAGCAGCTCGCATAGGAGATGCATCAGCAACAGCCCGAATATAGGCTGCGTAAAGCCAATCTCCAATGATGTAGGTAGCAAACACAGAGACCCATAAAATCAAGAAGGTCAACCACGTCATAATCAGATCTTGTAGATTGCAGTATACCAGCTCGTACAAGCCTGAGCATAAAGCCCAATCTTGTTCAATTCATTTTGAATCTTATCTTCAAGTTCATAATGACCATAATCAAGATTGAAGAACTTGGCAAAAACCCCGCCATCATGAACGATAATCAATTCGGAATTGGTACCATAACTCTCATTCCTGAGCCGCCATTCCAAAGGAGAATAGAAAGTCTTGCCCTCAGTACGAGGGCTTTCTCCCATCTCCTCGGTAACAACCCTCAAAATAACTTCATAAGCTTGCTTACCAAGTTCATTCAAATCTGAAGGGCAGGAGATTGTCATATTACTTATTGTGGAAAAGATTCACACAACCAAGAACCTTATTCAGATAACCATCAACCTTGCTGCAAGCCTCATCAAACGGAATGAAATCGCTCCTCTTCATAAGAACCTGCACAATACCATCAACAAAATTATTATACGTTACATAATCCTTATACCCAATGTGATCTCCAATAGCCTGCAACAAATCATTCCTCAAATCCTCAAGCCCGGACTTATCAGGAAAGATATCAATATAAACCTTCTCCTTGATAAACAAGGAAACCATTGCTGAACGATAGGCAATAACCTTTGCCTCATTCAGATCTGCTACTCCAACACCCTCTCCAATAATATCATTGTTAACATCATAAATACTAACCATATACCTTCCAGTACCCTTCTGCAATCCAATATTAATCATACAACCACTACCAAGAAGATGCTCTTCATCATATCCAGTAGGAGCCGTATAATCAAAACTAGAACTGAAGGTTGCCTGACTCATAGTAAGAATATGACAAGCAACAGCATTGTAATGCTCAGAAACCTTCTTCGTAATACTGGTATAGGTGGTATCGTTCATGTTACAGACTCCTTGCATACGCTTCATCTGCTTCAACAAGATATACATTCTCAATTGCTTCCTCAATAATCAATGCAATGTATTTCTGTACCGCCATATCCTCCGTATACAATACCTCTCCATATTCCGTAACGTCATATTCTGGAGGAATATCTCTACTCCAGGCATGACTCATAGCTTCATAAATCTGATATGTAAGTTTCTTTTCTGTTCTATTGGTAATCCCTACCTTGGCTTCAATAACATTTATAGAGATGGAATATTTTGAACCATTGAAATAAACATCACCATCAGAATATTTATCAGATTTATTCAGAATAATAGGAGTAACATTCAATCCAATCTTTTTAGCAACATATTCAAGTCTATTTTTTAAAGAAATGTATTTTTCATTAATGCCTTCATAACCGATATCATCCATGGAGTCCGAACTGCTTCAGGACCTGTTCCTGAGAAGAACTTGGCTCTTCCTTCAAGGTCTCATAAACATATCGCCGCTTGCGATCCTCAAGAGATTCAGGATTGCACTTCTCACAAACTCCCTCGGCATGACAGCCACAATTACCACAATGCGGTCCTTCACAATCCTCACATTGACATGCACGGTTCATATTAGTTATTACCCTTACTCATCTCATTGAACACAACCTCAGTCAACTCACCAATCACCTTCTCATGACTGAGATAACCATCCCGGCCATGCTCATGAGCAACCTCATGAATCAAAGTATACAACGTCTTTCCAAAGTCATTCAGAATTCCCTTGGCCAATCTCACCGTTCCATCTTCCGGATTGTATGTCCCCAACAAATCTCCCTTCGAGAAATGACAAACAAAAATATTGTTGATATCAAGCTCCTTATCACCAATGCTTTGCCTTGCTTGAGCAACCAGCTTTACAGCCTTATTGAAATTATTCCTTTCAACTTCGGAGAGTTCATCAAGGGAGAAAGCGGTAATGGCGCTTTGACGGAGCTTCTTCAACTGACTGGAGATGGTACCCTTACGGGACTCCCAGATATTGCGGATATTATAAGGAGCTACCATGGCCTTGACACCATAGATACCAAACTCTCTTACCTCCTCTTCATCACGAACGGGCAATGCACCACCATACATTTCTTCAAACTCCTTCAAGATACTATCCATACCGGATTCCCTCAATCGCCATGAGGTCATTTCATCAACCTCATTCTTACTTTCCATCAACATATCCAGAATGGCAGAGGAGAGCTTACCGCTATTGCAAGCCTGAGCCAACAGAGAAGAGGTCTTCTCATTCAAATTAGAAAGCATCCGGCGATCCCGATCAATATCGGCATCCTTGAAATCATAACCGAAACGAAAATCGGTATTGTGAACAAACATACCCTTGACGAAAACCATACCCTTATAACGAGGATCGATAATGATCTTACCATCAGAAACATCAACAGTATCGGTGATTGAATGCTTGTTCAGAAAGAGGATTTTTTTCTCAATATCAACCCATTGTTCCTCTGAAATTCCAACTACTTCAATCTGAACACGATTCTCATACTTATGACCAGTAGTAATATCGAATGCAAGAACATCAGCATCAAACTTATCGGACCTGGCAATCACAGGATTCCAGACCTCACTACCATTACGAATCTTGATATCAACATCATTACGGAGCAGGGCAAGGAGCCCCAAACAGAAACCCTCACCATACTTTCCAATCAAACGAGAATCACCTAGCTTGGTAGAATGACCAGTCAAAATAGTTTCACGTGGCATTACACAACCATCATTCTTAACCACCATTGCGCCAACTTTTTCACCCTTACGAACCCGATACACAAACTCTACGGTCATAGGAGCATCTAGCTGGATTTCCGCATCCCTTGCATTCTGTAGCAATTCACGAATTCCGGAATAGGTAGACCATGCCCCACGTCCAGAACTCAGATACTCAGCCTTGATAGTGGTTTCGATACGAGGCATTTGATTTTTCTTTCTTGTCGAGTTTTAGTTTTCTCCTTACTACCTTAAGTAAGGAGATTTATGCCTAAAGCAAAAGATGGAACGCAAATTAGACTATCTGAAGAACAATCAAACCAAATTAGAAAATTGTTTTTATCAGGTAAAAAATATGAAGAAATTATAGAAATCATACCATGTAGAAAAAGTAATTTTTGGAATATTGTAAAAGATCTAAAAGCAGAAAGGGATATGACAAGATTCAAATCATTAGTATCAAAATTAGAAAAACTTCCAGAAAAAGATAAAGGATGGATTGCTGGTATTATAGATGGTGAAGGTTATATTGGAGCTGTATATAAGAAAAACCATATATATACAAGAGTCTGTGTTAATAGTACAACACCAATAATGCAAGTAAGACTACAAGAGTTATGTGGTGGTCATCTATATAAACAATCTAAACCAAGCAAACATAAAAACACTAGAATGTGTCAGAAATGGCAAATTGATTGTTTTTATGATGTAGCTTCATTTCTTACAGTTATAGAGCCATACCTCGTAGTAAAAAAACATATTAGCGAAATATTAAGAAAAATATGTTTCAAAAGAATTACACAATATCAAAAACCATATGATAAAGAAGATCTTGAAGGGGTTATCTTAATGAATAAATATAACGCTAAAGGATCTGATGCTCAAAACCCTTTGTTTGAGCCAAGAAATAAAACAGCCCTTAAAGCTGGTCAGCTTTTAAAACTCATGGAGCCTCAACCAATCCTTGTTGATGTTTCCTGATTACGTAAACAACATTACGAGAATGAAAGGGCCACCAATAAAAGCTATACTACCAACATTGCCGGTAAATATCAATGCCAATGCAATGATAACAAATCCAACAACCAAACTGAGCTTATAATAAAAATACTTATTTGAGTCCACTTTTTTCATTCCCTTGCTTTGGCTACAGCTTCGTCCAAAGTTCTCCCAACATATTCCTTATTTCCAATCTTGATTACTACAGGAACCTTGATTGGCGGAGCATTTAAAGGAATATAAGGATAATCAAGAACATCAACTTCCTCAACCGTATATGTTACATTTTCAGATCCACTACTAAATTTAGGATCAACCGTCCTCATACTCTCATAAATATACTTTTCAGTATCAACATCACTAATAGCTGTAACGCTAACACCTTTTACACTGTTATAATAACCCTTCAATTGACTAGCTATAGACTCAGCCTCATTTTGAGCATCCTTACCAATACAACAACCATAATTATATTGAGAATAATCTCCGTATTGTGTGTATGAACAAACAATAATATAGATTTTATCTAGTTCCATATTACTCCTTGTTCTTAATAAGCTCCTCGATTTCAAGAAGAGCCTTTGCATAATCAGCGGTTGAAGGTGTATTACCAAAATACTTATTGATTATAGAGATAAAGGTATTACGCTTGTCCTTGTATTCGATAAACCTATCAACCACTTCATCCAAATGAATAATGGCTGAACTGATATCTTTACCCTCATAATAACGACCATCCCAAATCCTATCGAACTCCGGATTGTTTACAGTAAGTCCAATGTGACACTGGAACCATCCATTAACCAACGGAATCAATACAAGATAACTATAATCATCACCCTTGAGAGAAAAAAGATTATCAACCTTCTTACACAAAGAAGCAAGCTTTTCAATATCGGAATCCAACAACTTTACGTTATCAGTCTTTGGCTTGGTAGAGAAAACCTTGGACTCATTATACAGGGTAACCCAAACAGTCCGGCTACCATCATCACAATAATTCAACCTTATCTTACTTGGGGAACAAACAATGACGCGTTGATTATGCTCAGGGTAAAAAGTAAAATTTTCAACGCCATCTCCAACCTCACAATTAACATAATTGTCATTTTTAGACTCATACCTCTCAACCGATACCGAACCAGAAACCTCTCCACCAGTTCCACTCCAAACAAAAGAACAAAAATCAGCGTTCTCAATTGCCTTGATAGCCTCATCAAACGAAATTGAATTCTGGATTTTGGTTGGACTCATATTATTATTTACACCTTTCACTCATACATCTCCCGGTAACTCAAACAACTCCTACACACAAACCCTGCCCTCTTCTCCGTATAAGGATAAAACTCACCACAATTTTTACAGTTGCAACCATATTCAACTACATTATTGCAACGTGCATCACTCAAATCTGTAATAACATATTCCTGATTTACCGCAGTCAACAACGGTAAATGATGCGCAAACAATACCCATTCACTCATCCCTTGAATATAAACATCCCTTTTATGCTCACATTCATAAATCAAAACATTTTCATAAGGCTTGGTTCTTACAAGATTCCTTATAATATACAAATGCGTTCTCTCTGTTGCCAGATCCGAAATATCAAAAAGCGGCCATTCCAACTCCTTACTCAAAATATAAGCACGATCATTTTCCATACGATGAATTGAAAACTCATTACCATTTATACTTCCTATAAACTTATAACTATGAACAGGATCCCCTGGCTGAATCCCTATCAACTTGTTATAATCAGTCTCAATCATATTCAATATGGTATCATTCTTCTCCGTCATTGTTCTCCTCCGCCTCGCTGTTTCCCACTATCCGCTCATACGCCTTACCTGCTGCCTTGATGGATGTTGCCAATACCTCAGGGGTAAGCGCCTTCATCCAGTTTTCAATATAAGCCAGAGAGTTATCAATGACAGTATTCTCAATCCCAACCTTACGACAGAGCATAGCGGCACAAGCTTCGGCAACCAACTCCTCCTCGGAATAGAGATGGCTTCCAAAACCCGCAACCTTCACCAGAGTCTCACGATTCAGCCGCTTGTCAGAACCAGTTGAGTGAGCCAACTCATGGAACAACGTTGCATAGTAGGCTTCAGGAGTCTTGAACTTCTTGATTGCCGGAATATCAACCTGATCCAGCAGAGGTCTGTAACATGGCTGCTGTCCCTTGAAAACAATCTTGGGAGGATTCTCATACCCAGCCACAATAGCCTCACACTCCTCAATTGGATTATGATCCTTATCCTCTTCAACTACAATCTTACGCAGCTTGGCAGGGTCGATACCCTCAGTCTGCTCCAGATTGAAGATATTGAAATATCTACACTTCCAATATCCAGTGCCTTCCTTGGTACCATCAGCAAGCTCCTTCTTGACCTCAAACCAGAAACTCACCGGCCAACCATGCTGTCCCTTGATAACCTTACCACCAAGCTCCGAAATATCCTTATACGAAAAATAAAATGGAGAACCATAACCCGTCATCAAAAGCATCATCAAATTCAAACCATGATAAACTCTATTGGTCTTATGTCTGCGGGGAAGAATCGTTGAACGGCTCCAAGTAGCCTGCCATGGCAATACAATCTTCTTCCCATCAGGATTCTTCTTATATGCTTCCAAACGCTCCATCATGAAATTCATGATTCGTTCAGATGCCCAAACCTCAGGTTTCTCAGCTCTATATGTCTTGGGAGATGCTGGAGAGTAGAATTCCTTTTTAGGAGTTTTCTTTGAAGTCTTGATTGATTGTGTTTGAGTCATAGGACATCATCGAACTCTTCAATGTCTGGCGGAACAGAAGGAGTCTGGGTTGGAGCGAAATCCTGGGGAGGAACCGGCCATTCGCCAACATCAAAAGTATTTATAGGCCAATCAATAATAATACCAATATCAATTTTGTTCTTCTGAAACCAACCAGGAGTTCTATCATCAAACGGCCATACCAAAACAATTACTGCAAAACTGATTGCATTCAGATATCTCATAGTGCATATCTATCATTCAGACCTTCATAGGTCAATAAACCATTAATATTAAGTTCATAAGTACAGTTTATACAAAAGTTCTGACTACTACCTTTTCCTTTACCAATACCAATTCCATCATAACCCATACCATCTCCCTCCCCAGGTCCATATTCTTTTCTCATCCAATCTTCTTTTTTAAGAATCAAAACTTTCATTTCAACTTGCCATTCCAAGCTCCCTCAACTCATCCTGAGAACTCCTACGCTTGCCATTCTCATCAATGTATCGGTGCTCCTCATCAGGAATGTTCCATACCCGGCCATCCTCCCAGATAATCTGATCTCCCTTCCTCTGTCCAATCCTTGCCCCCAATTCCCTCCATAGCTTCAGATACAGGTCCAATGACACATAATCGAAGCTCTTGAGGTTTTTGGCATCCTCACAGGGTTTCACCTTGTCCCAGTCCTTGGCAGTTCCTGGGGGCAATTGCGTGTCAAGCATCGGCCCCGATACAACATAATGAATCAAGTTATCAATCTTGACCGTTCGTTTATCAACAACAACCCCACCTTCAATAAGATTACCAACCTCAGCCTTCAACATCGGAACATAAGTAGTAACCGAACCAATCGAGGTTGAACTTCCCCACTTTACAGGAACGGTAGTGGCATACACACCGGCTTCAGCAATTCCACAAATCTGCCATTCCTGCTTATATGCGTTACTCATAGGGCACCAGCACTTCCTTGCCATCCACGTTCTTGATCATCAAAAGCGGGCTTAGTGCAATCTCTTTCATAATCTCTTTGAACTCTTCAATATCCTTACAAAGAATCCCTACATCTCTTTCAGTCCAACTATTGATTTTATCATCTGTATAATAAACTTCATGTGTAGCAAAACATTTATGTTCCTCATTCCATATCAATCTATAGTTCCAATAAAACCTGGGCTTGGCCTTGGCAGGTTTGAAATGAATCCTGTGGAATTTACGTGTTGGCATTTACCCTCTTGATCACGGATTCAATCCCAAAACGTTTCCAACCAGAATCATTTGAAACCCATTCAGGAACAGAGTCAAACTTCTTCCAGACCAGAAGCAAAGACCTTCGAAGTGTATCCTCATCACATCCCCTCTCCCTGCCACTACGATGCAACATAAACATTTCTTCCTCCAAACTTTTCCTGGTATAACAATTGATTATCTCGGTAGGTTCCTTTGCGGTAACAGTACCGTTATTGATTACATACTCAATAACAGGAACACCATCTTCACAAGCTTCTGCATTCATAAGCTGACAACGAAGATCCAGAAACGGAAAAGCTTCTGCAATCAGCTTCCATTCATTGAAGACGGTTTCTGCAGAAGGATACTTACCAATATTATGACCTCCATAAGCAATGGAGCCATCCCAATTAATCCAGCCATGAGGTCCGCCAATATAGGCTGACATCACCCATGCTGTATAAAGATATTCAAGGTCAATATGATGAATTGAATTATCAAAATCATCTCTGAGCTTCTCAATCAAAGCCAATGCCTTATTTAGCTGATCTTTAGGAAGATCATGTGTACTTGAAAAACTCTTCAATCCAGTAACCTTATCTACTATCTTCTCCCACTTCTTATCATTGCATCCGTAATACCAAGCGTTAGTCCTTATAATTATCTCTGCTGCTTGATCAGAAGTAACACTTTTCCCTACAACAATAATACCGGGCCATTTTGGCAAACCTACATTGAGAGGGTTATTCATTGTTTTGATTGGGGATAGAACCACCAGTACCGATCCTGCAGCGGACCATCAACAAGTGCTACCAAATCAAGATAATGATTATATTCATCCATATCAACAGTATGTCCCTGCTTATAAGGATGATTCAGGATTGCCTTATTGAATTCTTCAAAACAATTCTTGACTTCTTCAAACGATGATAAACTCTCTATCTTGCGTTTCTCCTCAAGATAGAATTGAGATACGTCTTTCATTGTTTACGTCCAAACAGTACAAGTTCAAGATCCTGAATCAAAAACTCAACAGCTTTCTCTGGAGTGGATGCCATCTGTGATTCCAAAGATTCACCACGCAAACCTTCTATTGAAGACCAGAACCTCTTATCACCACTATTAATAAAAGATATATTGATTGTAAACCCTTTGTTTATATTCTTACCAAAAGTTTTCTTATACTGTTTCTCATACTGTGCTGTTAGAAGCTTTCCAAGTTCATCAGCTCTCTCCAACAAATCTATTAGATTGTTATCCATGCTTACCTCTCCACAATCTTTAGTTTATTGGTGCGAATAAACTTTCGCACACCATCCATCCACCAAACATACCAAGTGGAACCTTCGGTATCAATCTTTTTAAGAATTGAATTCCAAGATTCATTATCCCAGAGTCTACGGATTCTACGAACAAGATTACGATTATACTTTTCGCGAGCTGTCAAAATCAAATCCGCTAATTCCTGGGCGGCAATATCTTCCAACTCTGTTTCCAGTTTGATGATCATATTTAGATGTTATCATAGCAAAATTCTTTAGTTTCCGTATCAGTCATTTCAAAACCGTAATAAAGAATTCTACGAGTAGTAGTCTCAATAATATTCCTACCATCCAAACCCCAGGAATGTTGTCTCCACATTCCATCCCTGGTCAATGCATACCCAGTACAAATCTTATATCCATAATCTTCATGGTTCCTACATGTATTGAAATGACATTGAGAAGGAAGCCCTGCCTTCATTCTCAAATGGGCAGCGAAATATAGTTTCGACCTATCACTCAATAGCTTTTCCAAATCCTCCTCATTGTAAATACATACTGCCCATCCCTTATATGAAAGAAGTTTCTTTTTAAGAATTTCATGTCTTTCATCTTCATGAGGCTTTTCAAGAGTAAACCCTCTCTCAATGCAACCCTTCACCCATTCAGGAGAAGGTTCCTCCAACTTAATCAAACTCAAACGATAAGATTCTCTGGTCATTCCTTTTTCGTTTGTCATATCTTGTATCATCCTTTCATATCAATATCAACATCAAAGCATGGATTGTCAGCCATTTCATCATATGCCAATCCACAATCAGGACATACAAGATGTCCGCATTTCTTAGGATAACAACAATATCTCATTCTCTTATGAGAACAATTTTTCGGAATAATTACTTTATCATTCCGCTTTTTATTTGGAGGATCCAAATCTCTAACACCTTGCTTTGTTAATTTCATCCCACCTTCCTTTGAAGCTCCACTTTGGTTTCATGTCCCATGGCAGCATCAATAGCCGCATCTGCAATAGCAGAATCGGTAACAGCAATAGCAAACCCGCTGGTATTGATTTCGTTCAACTTTACCGTAACAACCCCATCAGGAGCAACAACAACCGCCGATACATTCCCACCGCAAATAGTCTTGATAGCATCGATAATCAATTCCTTACGTTCAGCAACAATATAACCCATTACAATATTACGAATCTCTTCGGCAGAAAAACTAACATACTGTACCGTAGTGGTTTTCATGGCTCTTCCTCTGCGATGATGCTCTCAGGTTGCTCATCATAACTAACTTCCCAATTGTTTCCGCATCCCATACAATATTCATCTTGAATGTATCTTTCATAATTGCAATGAATACAACGCTTTTTCAACGTTGTATCATCAAAAGGAATATTATCATTAGAATCTAGAAAGCCTTTTTCAAACATATCTTGTAGTTTTATCGTAGATAACAACTTCGCCAATCAGAAGTTGTTCACGATAGAACCCAGGACCATTATGACCTCGGGAGCCAACCGGGATTCCAAAACCATATAGACAGATACCCTGGAGGATTTCACAGATAGTTTTCATAGCGCTGTATCATATACGTAAGTTTGACCATCAATAAGTGCAAAATAAATAGAACCACATTCAAGATCCCTGACGATAGCATCAAGGTCCAGATAATTCTGAACGATTTCGAATTGCTTTTTATCCATCATACTCTCAATGTATTCATAAGCATAATCATTGGGAGAATCATAAACACCAATGAACTTATCCTGGGCAGCTTCCAGGGTGCCGTTCAATTCATACTGAAGCCATCCAAGCAGGATCTTTTGAGTTTCCTCATCCTGATCCAGATAACCCCAGAGATCTTCATTGATATAACTTTCTGAGATGAACCTGGCTGGGATGCCTTCCCAATCTTGGAACATGAATTCATGTTCACCGGGACCGTGATAATTCTGGACGGCCTCTAGAAAATCCTCCTTGGAATCGAACAAGGAAGGATCGAACCATTTTCCGTCAAGGTTACCGGAGTTGTACTTGGCGTAGGTTCCTACATAAACTCTGGGAGTGATGTTATCGTTCATATTCGTCTTGCAGTCGCTGCCATTCATTATCTTCAACTTGAGGTTGCCATTCATCTTCAAATTCGATATGGTCTATCTCATCGCCTTGCCCAATACCCTTATCACCTGTCAGCTCCCATTACCACCACCATAACCAATACCATTTCCAGCAAAACCATCTGCATAACCATGGCCATAACAACTACCATTCTTGCCGTCACGATAAACGTATCCATGATCTGTGCCGTATCCAAAACCAGCGCCGTAACCGTTGTCTTGACTTGATCCTCTACCAGTCATACCAGTCTCCGGCTTCATCCAATCCTCTTTCTTAAGAATCAATACCTTCATCATCCTCAGGTAGATGTTGTTCACAATAAACATGACCATCCAACTCAAACAAAATAAAATCTTTATAACTTCTTTCACAACGATATACAGTACCATCCTCCTCAGGAAGATACTCGTGTGAACAATACCCCTCCTCTCCCTCATCCAATCTTCTAGCCATCTCCCACCGCCAACTTTGCAAGCAGCTTGCACAACTTCGACGGGTCCGAGTTGGCCTTGCTCTTCATCTGAACAATCTTACGAGAACGATTATACTCAACCGTTGCACGATGTCCCCATGCCTTGATGGAAACAATAATGCTAGTCCCGTTCTTAACATTGCTTGCATAACCTCCCACGCAATGGCTCATCTCCCGACCCTCACGCTCCAAAGCAACCGCCGTATCAAGCACCGTTACCCGGCCTCCCAATCGCTTGATCCAAGGAGGATGCTCACAAAGCTTCTCAGCTCCAAACTCATTGACTGCCATTCGATCCTCTCGCCTGGCAATCGCTTCATTAACTCCTCCCTCACAATCACTCGGCATCAAATCAATCGTATGATCCGCAAGCCTTCCCTCACGCCGGGTCTTATACAAAGCAGCCTTCTGCTCCTCGTTATTCAATACCTTCAGAAGCCAACGAGCCACACTCAATGTCCGGGCTTCCAATCCGGTACCCCTGAGCAACCACTTGATAGGCTCAAGCTCAGCGCCTTCTGACAACCATTCATGACGCTCCCTGTGAGTGAGCCCTTCACCAACTGGAATGCCGAGAATCACCTTGGCAGCAATGGGAGGCTTCAACTTGGGATAACTTTCACAAACAACCTTTCCGGAAACAATATTCAGATTCTTATTGATTTCTCCAATTGCCCGGATGATGTTTACTTTCTTTGCGGGAGGAACAGAATTTAGAATGGAAAGTTCTTGTTCATATCCTAGAGCTTCAAGAACCGAAATGGAAAGATCAATCTCTGAATTGGAGATGTTCTTCTTTTTCATGGTGTATCTTTCCTTGTTATTAGTAGCCGTTTCCATTACCAGTACCTTCACCTCTACACAAACCAGATCCGAATTTTTTACTCATTCCACTACCGCCACAACCATTACCAAAAACAACATCCATGGTGCTACCACAACCATTCACCACTGAAATATGATACCCAGCATTACCGGTAGCTTGTCCGGAACCCCATCCTGTTTCTGGTATCATCCAACATTTTTTATCTAAAACAATTACTTTCATTTTAGAATCATTCACCGCTACCACGACCATCACCAGAACCTAAAATATACCCGCTCCCAGTACTTGTTCCATATTTACAATCTCCACTACCATCAGCTCTTCCATAACCAAAACCATAAGTTATATCACATGTAGAGCCATATCCTTCAGTTGCATATCTATCATAATTAGCACCACTACCTGAACCAGCTCCAAGCTGTTCCCATAACCATTGTTCTTTGTTTAGGATTAGCACTTTCATTATTCAATACCAATCACCTCAAATATACACCACCAGATCCTGTACAATACCCTCTTCCTAAACAAGAAAACATTTCACCACAGCTGGAACCATCAGCTTCTCCAGATCCATCTTGAGTAATACCAGAATCAAGGCAATTACCAGAATAAACACCACTACCTTCGGCTATACCATATTGAGCGCAATAACCACATCCAAAACTACATTCTTTCTTTAACCAATCTTCTTTATCTAAAATAATTACTTTCATTTTCCATATCCACAACCGGAGCCATCTCCACAACCATAGTGACAGAAGCCGCGTCCGTTGCATGCATCTTGACCTTCCCCCAGACCGTTTCCATCCCCCTTCCGAAAAGAAGAACTTTCTCCATATCCAACAGAAGCAAGATGATAACTAGGAACCCCGCCACAACCTTCACCTTCACCAAAGCCTCTATCTTCCTTTATCATCCAATCTTCTTTCTTAAGAATCATTACTTTCATAATCAATTTCCAAAACCTTGACCATCTCCATCACCACAACCAATAGCATTTCCATCCCCATAATTTAGAGTATCAATATTATCGGCAATTCCATCGGCGGCTCCACGGCCATAATTATGTGCTGTTTTATAATCGCCATAACCTTTACCAGTTACATTTGGCCAGCCTTCACCGTGACCACCACCAAAACCACTATCTTCTATCATCCAATCCTCTTTATTCAGGATAATAACTTTCATTATTCCCAACCTAGTCCGTTACCTTCACCATGTCCCCTAGCATTTCCAAATCCCATTCCATGACTACCATTATTGAAATGGTGATTGCCGCAACCTTGACCCCTGCCAGTTATAAATTCGGAAGATACACCGGAACCATTGGCAATATAAAAACCATCTATACCACTTCCAAATCCAGAACCTTGCGCACGCCCTCTCTCTTCTGGTAGCTGCCAATCCTCTTTATTCAGGATAATAACTTTCATATTAGTTTCTACCAAAGTTTTTCTTCTTAATAAATTCTACGATTATATTTTTATTTTCAGTCAATGACAAATCATCATTATAACAATTTGATATCGGTTTACCAAAAAACAATTCGGCATCCCTGATGTCCTCAAATCCAATCAATTTTATTATTGTTGTTACGAGAAAATCTAGAATGTTTTTTATTTTCATATCATTAGGAGTTCTGAACATCCATCGCCCCAACCTTGGCCATCTCCATTTGCCATACCACTCGCCTGACCTTCACCATTTACAAAACCATGACGATTTATTCCTCCCAAATCTCCGATCCCATTACCAGAACCATCTCCCCAGCCACCAGTCTCAGTATCACCATTTCCCTTTGTATAATGACAATAAGATTCCGGTATCATCCAATCATCTTTTTTAAGAATCAATACTTTCATTCTTCATGTATCTCGCCGCCATTTCCAACACCCATCCCATTACCACCACCATCAGCAAGACCACTACCACTACCCATCTCATTATCAACTCCAAAACCACCAGATCCATATCCCAAACCCAAACCAATTCCAGTTCCAGTCCCGTGACCGCTTTGAAAATAACTTTTATTCTCTGGCATCTGCCAATGCTCTTTATTCAGGATTATTACTTTCATTCTTCAAGTCCACGACCATCCCCACTGCCAGCTCCATAACTACCCCCGGCCCCATCATTCTGAACACAATTTTGAGGAGCATTAAAACCCGCACCCCCAGCAAAACCTGCACCCCGCATAGGCAACCATTGTTCAGCACCACCTCCAAGACCCCTGCCCCATGAAATTAAATTACCACTACCCTCTCCCCACCCATTCTCATTTTCTTGCCACCTATTCTTATCAAGAATCAATACTTTCATCAATCAATCCCGCTTCCATTTCCATCCCCATTTCCTTTACCAGTTATTTCATATCCACAACCACACCAATAAGCCTGAGTATCAGTTTGGTCATGACCAAACCCATCACCATTACCTTGACCAGCACCCTGGCCACATCCATAACACTTACCAGTTAGTGATAAATTACACCCAGCCCCTTTATTGTATCCTAACTTTGATTCACTCACTACCCATTCTTCTTTATCTAGAATAGCTACCTTCATCTTCCTCCATTCCCCCGAAGAGGCCGGGGTTTCCCCCGACCTCCTCAATATCAACCCTTACTCGTGAGCCTCGGCCGGAATCTCACGAATCGCCTTCGCAGCCTCATCAGTACAAGGAATGATCCCACATGCCTCCAGCATCATCACCGGCTTGGCAGAAGGAATAGAATAACGCTGCTCATTGGCCCGACGAGGACCCTGAGCCGCAAGCTCAACCAGAACGAACTTGGAAGACCACGCATAAAGCTGCCGAGCCTCACGCAGCTTCACTGCCTGTCCAACAACTCCCTCAACATATCCTGCCATCACACCCTGGTCACGGCTGCGAACAATGCAGTACTGTCCAATGTAATCGTCGAAAATGGAAGCGGTGGCGGCGGAAGAAGTCTTCTTGCTGGTGGCGTTGGGCATTTGATTTATCTTTCTTGTTCTGTGGTTGTTGTTTGTGGATCGGACGTTTATAAAAAAAATCAATTCTTATCACACTTATCACGCCAATGTCTTGCTACCATCATCCAATACCAAGCCGCTCCCACCCCCATGATCGATGTCCAGAAATATGGATCCTCCAGAGAATTCATATCTTGGCTATCTTATCTACCAAATCAAGAAGCTCTGGCGTCCGCTCTTTCTCAGGAGTGGCTATCAATACCCCCGCCATCGTTGCCGCCAACAACGTATTGCCACTCTTCATACTCCCATTAACCATCCCAAAAAGCTGCTCGTCAGTCTCCTGCTGCTTCTTGTTCAAGGCATCAATGTGTGATACCATATCTTCAATCAACGTTCTAATATCAAATGGTGACATCTTGAATGCTATATACTCCAAACTAATTCCCCTGTATCCCGAAAACGGATTCCTGTAATGATACGGAACAAAATCCTCATCCTCCGTTTTCTTTTTCATATCGATACTATCACGTCCCCATACAGCAACCTATTCAATGATAAACACGTCACAATCCGGAACTTGAAATTTCCACCGCGATCCCAACCGTCCTCCATCCAGATCCTGACCACCGCCGGATACTCAATCTCAAACCCCTCATCTATCTCTATATCCTCCTCCCTCAATCCAATAAACTCCGCCTCGTCCCAGGCCCATGGAGGCCGACTGAACTGATTGAAATAAGCTACCTTGCATGGGCCGAACTTAGTCAAATCAGGATTTTCTTCTACATCATAACCATCTTCATCTTTGTAATTCTTAGTCTTTCCTTTAATAACGCCTTCGAAGTATTCAAGAACATCAAGGTTATTGAAAGAACTAGGAACGGTTGATTTATCCCAGTTCCCGAATCTCAAAATAAGTTTCTTTAGTTCAAGTTCATTATGTACAATCTTTGCTACCTTGAAACCACTCTCAAGTTCAAACTTGAAACTTTCATCATTAAAGAGCTTTTGAAGTTCATCATCTCTAATAAGATGATGCGTCTTCATATACTCTTCCCACATCTTCCTATTTTCAATAATTCTTTCTGTTTCTGTGTTATCCATTCATCAACCTCAACATCCTATTGTAATTACAGAAATCCCGCCATGCCCTCTTTATCGTTTCATAATTCACCACATCCCGCTGCTTCAATACCTTTCTAACTTCCCTACCATTCTTCAACTTGGTAATGAATATTACCTCACCTCCCTCTATCCTCGCTTCCAATTCCTTGTTCGCTGACTTCAATCCCCTCACTACCTCTCCAAACCTACGTTCCGTAAAGAAATGTTTCAATTCTTTTTGAACATTGAAGAACTCAGTTTCAGCACGGCGGACCTTTTCCGCCAACTCATCCGGCATTTCAACCTCATCACCATAATCACTTTCCACAAAAACAACAAACTCTTCATGTGATATGTTTATCTTCATACTTCAATCTTCAACTTTCCAATGGTATTTCCATTCTCATCCTTCAAACCATATTCCAAACCCTTATTTACAGTATCAAGTTGTAGCCCGAACTTGTTACGATGATCACCGATAACATTTGAACAATGCTGCAAGATCCTGAATACCTCCCAGAAGAACTTCGGATATCCTCCGCAGAAGATATCGTCCTGAAAGGCATCGTTATTACTCTCGAATTCGATGACGATTTTCACAGGTACCACTCCTTCTGGTCGAACATATGAATTGCTTTTTCTTCTTTCTCGAATGATTTGATTGTCAGTACCTCAACAAGCTCTGCCTGAATAACATTATCACTTACCGTTATTTCGAAGAAATCTTTTGCAACTATAAATTCGTTATCTACTTTCCTTACTGACCATCTGTAAGGTCGATACCCTTCCCCTAGCTTGATGTTTCCTATTCGGATAATGTCAAAATTATTCTCACCATCATCTTTAATCTTTACTATATTCGCCATCATCTTTTTCTTTCTTTTTAGACTTTCTTTTTATTTCTCGGAAGAGAACTTTTAGAATGCCCTACAAACGTATTTCCTACCAGGACCACCTGCTCCCCATCCTTTTATTGAAAACGCTTCCCAACCCCATTGGCTTCTTCCCACGGGCCATCTTTTCTCATAAAACCAAATCCCTTAAACAATTCCCGGATTCTGATCTTTTCGTAATCAATAAATAAATCGAAAAAGCTGCGCCAATTAAGTATATATATATTAACTATTAATTAAGACATTAAGAGCAACTTCCATGCCAACAAAGAGGTTGGACCTCTTTCAAACATCCCTACCAAAAGATGTCTCAAAGCCAAACACAGCATAAATAATGAAATCCGAAAAAACAACAGGCAAATCATTATCGTCATACTTATTATCTCCAAGAACCTTATTCTTGAAAACATCACTGAAACCATTTCTCTTATGCAAATCAGAAGAGATCTTCCAGATATAATCCAAAATCCTCTTGAACAACTTCTTCATATCATCTTCAAACTTACGAACAAACTTATCAAATTTCTCATGGTCATCAATCAAAATCTTATCATAAACCTGACCATCAGGATAACTAACATAAATATCCCCAATCTCACATTTATGACGCAAAGTAAATGTAACATATTTTCCAGAATACTTCTTGTATGCCTCATACAACTTATCAAGTTTTTCAATGTGCTTTGTAAAACCATCCTTATCCTTGACGAAACGATAAATCTTGTTCCTGGTTGATTGCTTCACTTGATCACCTTACCCTTGCCAGCAATCCAATCATCCAAATCCTTCACCGTATACCAACCATAATTATTATTCTGTTGATCAAATGGATTCAACCAGAACATAATCTTTCCATCAATCCTCTTAGGACTGCATGCGAAATATCCCTTGAAAGGCCCAAGCCCTGCCGCTGCAAGCCTCTCCAGAATCCCAAGCTTCTTTACATCTTCATCCAACTGCTTGGCTTCCAAATCATGCTTGGCCCACATATCAGTAATGTCCTTCGACAACTTTGATATGATACCGAAACACAAACCCGCATTCTGAAACACCCCGCCTCCTCCCAACCATATCGCAATATCCAAATCCAAAAACGCCTGATGTATCGTCCTCAAATCATCGTGATGCGTCCCATCCATCGTTATAACCGCAAAGGACTTCTCATCCCATGCCGTCCATAATCCCTGCCTGGATACATGATAATTATCCAGATACTGCGTTGGAGTTCTTTCATAAAGATGATCGCAAAACAAACCCGTATACTTATCAGTTACGAAAACCAAATCCTCGGATACATAACGAATCCTCTTGTTCTCAATCCCAATCCCATCCGAGGTCATCCCGAACTTATCCCGAATCCTCTTGATTCCCCACTCATGCTCTGCACAGTAATCAGCCCCCAGATTGACTCCAACAACACCCCTCGGCTTCTTCGAGGACTTACCCTTGACTTCCAGAATACTGTTATCTCTTGCGGTTCTCATCTTCTTAGATCTCCCAGATTTCCAAACCCACCACCATGGCCATTTCCCTGTCCATAAGCATAACCACATCCAGCAGTATTTTTACAACAGCCAGATCCATCATTGATGTAGCCGTATCCCCCACCACCGCCCTCACCATTACCATCCCCTTCCCCATGAGCATCACCACTCCCAAATCCATGGCTATACCCCTCCCGTTCCAGCCATTCTTCCTTGTTAAGAATTAAGACCTTCATATCACCTCTTGTACATCCTCATTACCTTCTTCTTCAATTCTTTCAATGTCAACACATTCCAGTTATACGGTAGAATTCCAAGCTGCATAGCTCTGATAACACATTCGGCCTTAGCCGCCGAACGAAACAAACAATTTGCAGATATCCTGAATTCCTTACTTTGAGGATGCCTCTCATTCATTATCAGAAATGCCGTATCAATAAATTCCAAACCGGAACTGTAATCTGATACTTCCGAACTGCGCCGGATTATAATCGTTGGTTCCCCTGGACAGAACCACAAATCAACCTCCCCGAACTGACCAAGAAATTCACAACTATCACAGTCATGATCGTATCTCTTGGCTCCCCAAATGTTATCCCTTACATACCTTACCACCCTCTTGGTAAGCTCAGGATTTATATTCTTACAACAAGAACATAAATGTTTTGAAACTCCGGAAACCGCATGCTTCTCATATCCAGTCAAACTCAAACGAATCAATTTGGTTTCCCAACGTCTTTCTCTTTCATAAACGCCACGTTTCGTATAATCAAAATCAACTCCCAATTCGTCTTGTATCTCAAACCATTCTTTGGTTTTGGTTAGTTCCATTCGGTCCTCAGTACCAACCCATTGGGTTTCTACTTTCGTACTTTCACAGAGAGAAACCCAATGGGTTGAACTCTGCACACTACTCGTAGTGCGGCTTCACCAACGGAAAATACTCAGCAAACTTGTCCTCAGGTATCACCCGGTATCGAGGAGCCTGATACCTATTCTCCAGATACACCGTCACAGCTTCAATAAGCTTATCTCCCTCCTCAAACGGAATCGATGCTACCGGAATCCCTGTATCATACCACCACCCTCCCTCCTCAGGACCCCCATACACTCGCCCAATATCATATACATTCAAATATATCATAGCATCCTCATCAGTCCCTCGAAAGCCTCAGTAGCCCGCTTCAATGCCTTCTCCTTCGTAAGCTCCCAACCATCCCCATACTGGAAGTAACCACCACTCTCAAACGATTCATGCTGGAACCTGCACTTCACAGCATCATCCCCAGCCACAGTACGCAGGTACTCAGTATGAACCGCATACTCATGACCCAAATCCCTCAAGACAATCCGCTTTGCCAGACACCCCTTTTCCACCACGATCCGGCTCGAATCAATCACGTCATCAGTAGTCATAATCCTATTGTCAGTCTTGTCAGGTACCATAGGACAGCCTCACACTCTTCACCATCTTCAACCCGTATGGGTCCTTACCACTTCCAAAACTATAACTCTGCTCATCCAAATTATGATATGCTATCACAATATAGAAATCATCAACGCCCTTCTCCAACATCTCATCAATAACTCCTTCCAATGATATCTCCCTGACAATATCCTCCTCATCAATCTTTACCCTGAAATCTTTCTTGATAAACAAATAAAACCATACGTTATCAACTTGTTGGAAATCCAAACTGGCTTCGCCAGGATTCTCAGGAAAAGGATCATCGGAACATCCAAGAACCTCCAAGATATATTGCCTGGCATTCTTGCTCAGCTTATAAAACAATTCCTGCTGGATAACCAAGCCTATATCGGCTTTGCTTCTCATCAGCTAGCTCCCAGGAACTCAATCCCATCCTTCGTAACCTTCCCATTCAAAAACAAATACACAACAGGAACTCTCCTATCAATGTTCCCATCCTTCAAAAACCGAACCTCATCCAATGGCTTATAACATGCCTTCCAACATACCGTCCCGAACCCACTGGTATATTGAATCAAGGCATGTACAATCATCGGATATTCCTCCCCAAGATTCATATCCCCGTTGTGCTTTAGAATCTTTACGATAACTCCTCTACTGCTCAGGGTACTCATGGGAACCTTTGCTCAGAGTAATCATAAGAACCATCTTCCAGTTTCTTGATCCTCAACTCCAACTCTCTCTGCTTATTTATACGATTCCTGTTCTCAAAAAATATCCACACCGTCAATGCACTCAATGCTATCGAATGACAAATCATATCAAAGGTCATCTTCCAACACATCCTCCGAAAACGGCACAACCTCATCGTAATTTACATTACCACATGCCGCTACCTCCCCATCCTTGTCCATCACCTCTATCTCTATACCCTCCTCCGTTATAAAAATATTCCGGTGATGTCTGATAAGTGGTATGACCACTCTGACATGTTTAGTATCAATGGTTTTGAGATGACCACCGATCTCTATTTCAACCATCACTATCGTACCACTCGCTTTCCGCAGATTCCTTCGCCTTCAATTCCTGAATAGAAAGCTCTGTAGTACAGTTCGTTGAACGATTGCTTCCCTGACACATTGAACATGCACACTTTCTACAATGTACCGCCGCATTCCTTCCAATATTCTTCGGATCAATCTTCGTCAATCCCCATAACTTCATTACTTTCTTTGCTTTCTCCTTTGACAAATTGTCAAACCTGCGGCGTTCTGCTTTATTCCTCACTTGGTACCCCAATCATCCAGAGCCTCTTCATCTTCAAAAAACTTGGTATTTGTATTTGTCATGTTCGTCCTCCTTATATGAAAAAACCTTGATATTTTCATATCAAGGTTCTTTGTAAGTTTACCAGTTCGGCCGCCTCATGGAACTAGGCGATGTTATAAATAACTTCACCCCTGCCACACCATCCTGTAACCATAGTTTAGAACCTGTCTCACCTGGTACAGTTCCCAGGAATTTATATCCCCCACTGATAAGCGAATCATCAGTATATACTGCACTGTCCCATCGGCTCAAAAGCTGCGCTCTTCCCTGCCTGTCAGCAGGTACCTTGTCTTTATACCAATCAGATGTCCTGCCACCACCAGCATCCCTTCTATAAAAAGAATAAGCCTCGTTTCCACCAGGTCCTTTATCCACGTTCCAAGTATCAACGTTCCCCTCAGGAATACGATCCTCAGCCATCTTCATTATACTACGATATGTCTCAATCGCAGCTTGCTTCGCAGCAGCCTTTGCTATCTTCTTCAAGTTCATACTTCAATATCTCATTATTGCCATCAATTCATCTGTTTCTTATCACATCGCTTCAAGCAGGTTTCCTTCTTATCACACTTATCACAAATGTCAGGCATCATATCCTCAGCCCTCTTCAATACTATCTCCGCTGCATACTCCAAAACCACATCCTCAGGAATGTTACATGCCTTCACTACAAGTTTCAAGAAATCCTGAACCGTCAAATGCTGCACCGCAAAGGCACTCGCTACCATCAAATATGACGTAGCGTAAACCTTATGAAGATAACTCTCACCATGACGGGTTTTGAAGATACCGAAAAAGGCATCAAGCTTCAATCCATTAGACATAATAGCATTTATAACCATATCTACATTGTTCTTGAATTCAGTAACAGAAACCTCGTCATCTTTATCTGACATTTTAGAGCCTCACCACTTCCGAATGGCTCATCACACTCCAGTTACCTACAATTTTCTTGTTCTCCAATTTGAATCGGCAAACACCTTCAATCATAGGCTCCATCCCAACAACCTTCCACTTATTCTTGTTGCGCTTTATAATATCTCCAATGCTCAAATCTTTAGCCTTTATCTTTTTCATCGCTTCCTGATTACAATAAACCACTTATTCTCAAATGCCTCAACAGCTTCACGAATAATCTGAACCAAACTCTTTGCTGTTGGGGTTGTCATGTTGTCTCCGCTCCTTTGAACAATTCATAAATCTCTTTGCCAGCTTCAACACATGATCCCTTATCTACCAACTTCTCATGAATGCTAATATCATAAGTAATCGCATTCCTTCCAATCGCAAATTTCTTTATCAACTCGCCATATACGATATTGCAAATGACAGATTCCAAAGAAACCTGATGAGAACCAAACATCTTTCGGTCCTTGATTGCCTTGCGGATCTCCAACAGAATATCCGTTGCCTCCGTCAAGTACTCATCCGTATCAGGACTCGTTGTCCCCGCCGGATCATACTTCAATAATATCTCATTAATCAATGTTATCTTACCCTTGGGTATCTCTTTTATGATCATTTGCTTTCCTCCTATTTAATATCTTGACGGGTGGGACCCAGGAATTATTTGGCCTATTTACAAACTATTCCTTTTATACTCCAAGATAACTCCTGGCCAAAAGCAACACCACAAACAGCTCAGCAGCAGTTGCACACTTTACATACTGCTTGCTTCCCCAAACCGGTCCCGAATTGCTCATCGGCCGCTCCTTCGTTGGAGGATCAACCCACTTGAAATTTTCCGGAATCCCCAAGCTCTCCTTATAAGTACTCACAAAGAATATCCCATGATTGAATTGAACCCCCAAATCCAAACCGTCCAAGTATGCTCCCTGAATCCCTCCATCAACAACGGCCCAAGCCACATTGTCAGCTACCTTATAATTGCTCGTCATCTTCTTATATTCCTTGCGAGCACGCTCAATAGATTCAGGAGCCTGAATGAATCTTACAAGAAGACATGCATTGAAAAACTGATCCTCAGTCTGTTCCTCAGTACAATATGAACAGGCTAGCAACCAATAGAAAGTTTCCGTCCCATAAAACTTATCATCATCCAGCGCAATCTCCCTACGAACCTGCTCAACCGCTGCTGGCGTATAAGCCGCATGCAACGTTGCTGACAACTTCTGCTTATCCTCGGGAATCAATCCCAGACAGCAAGCAATCCCTGCATCGAAACCCGGAGCCTTACCTCCATCGGGAATCCTTGAAAGCAAACTATCGGGAGAAATATACCTCGGCCAATTGCCGAGCTTCGCAACCCGCTCACAGTTCTCACTCACAACCCTCTTGATCTCTTGGATGTTCATGCTTTGCCCTTGTGATTCGTTGCATGGAACGTTTGAACACTTTCAAAAGAAATCCCCGGCGTTGTTGATAAATGATTTCCAAGCTGACAGGATTTGCCTTTGTTCCATCCTGTATTGTTCTTCCAGAATCTTATATATGCTTTCTTATCTGCTTCGTTATTGAACTTCAGGATTGTTGCCTGGGCTTGCTTTCCATCGGCAGATTGTACCCCGGCATACTTCACCGTATGTTCCTCAGAACAATCAGGACAGGTTGTTATCAATCCCCCAACCGCTCGCTTCTCCGGAGATTGTGTATCAAACTCTTCCCCGCAAATATTGCAGTTTCTTTTCATTCAGTTTCCATTCGGGAAGTAGAAGTGCTTCTCAATCCGCTTTCCGCTCATAAGCTCGAAAACAATATTGCCACTCGGCAGGCTGTAATCATCCTCGATGAAAACAATCTTTCCTCCGCTCTCATTGACAATCCTCTGACACAGCCATCGAATGTCAGGGTTGCAATACATCTTGATAACAAGATCCTCGCCTCCATCCCCATCGTGGAAGTTGCGGCGGGAATTCTTGCGGAAAGCCTTGATGCTCGTGGTGTTGGTCATACTGGTATAGTGTATCATTTACATTCTAAAACCAAAATTATTTGCCTATCACCCTCATGCAATATCAGGTTACCAGAATTACAAACCCTCTCTTTACGAAAAGCTCTGCTTGCAACTTGTACTATTGGTTTTTTCTCTTTCTGATCCCAAATAGTACAGTTGATACTTTTTGTTCTGTACTCTCCAGAAATTCTGGTAGCCATTGTTGCACAATCCCACGATGATGTGGGAAGCACTACTGGTGTAATCTTATCTTTTTCAAGATCTACTGTATAATCGCTTATTCGCTTTCCTTTGAAATGAATTGTCACAGTCAAACGAAACAAAGGATCTTTATTAGTATCACCCAGTGCTATGGATGAGACCATAAAACATAGAAGGAAAATAAAATATCTTTTATAATTATTCATTAATTATAACCCTTGGTGTTTTGCTTAGCCAAATTACGAGCAACTCTACGGTTATTCTTTTTTCTATTATGAAAAGCTAGATAACTATAACCGGATGGCAGTAGAAAATATCCACCAAGTTTATAATTATAAGATACATAATTGCTACAACAAAGATATTTTTGTATCAGTATACAACTATAATAATCTATAATACCCGGCCAGATCTTTTCTGCTATTTCATGTATCTGTGTCTCACTCAAACGATTTTCACCAACAGTGGATAGAATATAATAAACTAGATATCTAATATTTGGCTTTACTATTTTTGTATTGTTATGATTAGTTACTAACCGATAATACAAACCAGGATGATTTTTCAATCTAATACCATTGGTATAAACTATTTCATTCTTCAATTCGCTATGCTTCGGAGCCTCAGGTTCTTTCTGATACTTGCTGGTACCCTCATTGACAAAAAAACCATTACCAATGCCATCATTAATACAACTAGGATAACTCTTATAAGTCTTAAAAAACTCTTGCTCTGCTTCAGCCGCCGTTCTGGCCTCTATAGTATATGGCGTCCCATCTTTATGAACACATATGAAACAAACTTGACGCGGCCCAATCTCCTGAACCGGAACTTTCGACTGCGCTTGTTGCTCAGTAAAAGGTTTACCATCAATAATTCTGCCACCGATAATAGTAAAATTACTGATGTTGATGTTTTGCATGTTCTTAGCATCCTCGCAGCAAAGGAATAGTCAGCATAACCAGAATCACAAAAATAACACCACCGAAAACCAGAACAGTAAATGTTTGAAATTTGTCTGCATATTCCTTATGTTCATAATCATATAATTTCTTCATCCTGCTCCATCTCTCCTTCCAATAAATACCCTCATAACTGGTTGGAATCGGCTCACCATCATTATCCGTTGTCATACCGGCAACATCACCCTTCCCGTTGCTCTCGATACATATGCCCCGCCAACCTTCTTCATATAACCCTTCTTCACAAATTCCTCACACCTCTCAATCCCCTTCTTATGTTGCCTGTAATATTCAGCTACCACCTCCAATAATCTCTCAAGCCTCTCCTTATCTTCCGTTTCCATGTCACTTGTGACTCCTCAATATCATATTCTGTTCCGATAACAATTCATTGTGCCTCCCCAACAATTCATTCTGTCTCTTCAAAATATCATTCTGATTATCAATGCATACCGCTATCGTTGCCAATAAAACATTGCTCTCCATATACGATTCCCCCATCTTATCAACCTTGGCCAATAAATCTTTTACATCTTTGATTATCATTATCTTCCTCGGCCCAGACCACTACCATCTCCACTACCCAGACCACTACCATCTCCACTACCAATAACCAAACCATAATCACCACGGCTGCCATCACCATCGCCCTGGCCACAACCCTTACCAGTTCCTCTGCCCCTACCTTGAGTACAACCACCATCGTAACCCATACCATCGCCATTACTATAAAACCAGTTATCACCGTTACCATTCTCTTTTATCTGCCAATCCTCTTTATCAAGAATCAATACTTTCATTCCTCAAAATCCCCACAGCCATTGTGCGTGCCGCCTCCAGCACCCCAACCAACAAGGAAGCCTCCCGCCTCACCTTCCCCATCTCCGGTTCCAATGCCGTTGCTACGTCCTGCGCCATACCCAAATCCAGTTCCAATCCCGTTTCCAAAACCGTAATCTGAGGTAGTACTGCTGCCGTCTTGCTGCTCCCGTATCTGCCAATCCTCTTTATCAAGAATCAAGACTTTCATCTGCTAAATCCTTGGCCGTTGCCAGCTCCTAAACAAGCACCATAGCCAGTTCCAAGCACCGCACCATTACCAGCTCCATAACCATAACCATCGCCACTCCACCTTGCCCCCTCTCCCCTTCCACTCCCATCTCTATGACTCTCACCTTCCAAACCATTATCCTCAGGCGTCATCCAATCCTTCTTATCCAGAATCAATACTTTCATCTGCTAAATCCTTCGCCGTTTCCTGCTCCTAAACAAGCACCGCTTCCAACTCCAAACCCCCGCCCTCCACCAGCTCCATTACCATAACCATTTCCAGTGCCATTAATCTCTGCCCCTTCTCCACTCCCATAACCAATTCCAAATCCATAACCATTTTTCTCAGGGGTCATCCAATCCTCTTTATCAAGAATAATCACCCCCAAACATAATTCATATCTCCCCGGCCCAGAACTCTTCATTGCTCCTCTCATCCTCCTCCGCCGAAATCCCCATCAATCTGTACTCCTCATCAATCTTCTTCTTATACTCCTCACTCCCCACCCTATCCTCCTCCTCCCTCATATGCAACATATCAATGTTTTGATAACTTCCCTTATACCAAATGTTACGATGCGTTACCCATTCATTATAACAGGTTTCGCAAACAACCTCCTCCCCAAGAATAAACTCCTCATCAATCTCTTTCCCACAATTACAACGCATGGTCAATAACCTTCATATTTTCAACCGTAGTCAATGGATCAAAACATGCCCTGATTTCAATATACTCCCCATTAGGCATCAGATTCGCCTGATATGCCATCAATGTCACAAACGCCATCCCCGTCCTGGCCGTCTTCACTACCAATCCCGTATTCCCTGCCGCCCTCTCCTTCTCATAAGCCTCAACAACCATATCAATCAACGTTGTTACACAATCCCTGGCCCAACTCTCATCCACACAATGCGGGTTGTACCTCTGAATCAAATATACAACCGCTTCCAAATTCTCTACTTGTCCGTACTTGCTCATACACACACTCACTCTCCCATATCAAACAAAACTTACATCACCCTACATATTTCAAATTGCGGAGGCATTCCCTTTCGTCTTTGCAATGATTGCAGGAACATTCCCAATCATATTTATGATCGGCAACGGAAGCAATCTTCATCCGAGCAGCTTTCACCGCACGGTCCTCAGCCAATTTCTCTTGCTTCCAGATAGCAAGAGCCACCCGGTTCTCAACCGCAATCAGGTCATGTTTATTATAGCTATAAGGATTGATACCGAGCTTATAAATCTCATCACCGGGATAAAGCTTACCAGACAAAACTCTTTCAATATAAGCTATCACACCTTGAAGTTGTGTGATAGTGAATCGTTCCCCCAATTCGTCCGCCAACATCGTACAATATTCCCCGTTAAGACCGGCTTCCGTATTGGAGCATCCTTCTCCACGGATATCCGGAATAAGAAATTCTCGTGTGTTGTTTGTTGGGACCATGATACATTCTGCCTTTGCAAGCCCGGCCTCTTATTCGACCTATTAAGGAATTTTTTTTCGGCCGGAAAAAACTCTAAAAATTTAAGACAATTTTTTTCGCGCCCTGATCCGCGAACCGGAAACAAGGCGCGAAAAAACGGGCGCTATGCGAGGTCTTGACTTCTAGCATCCTTGGATACCGAAGCCGAGACCACCAAAGGCCCGTTAATTCTCTCCCACTTAAAGGAGACTGTTAGTAACTCGTTGCCGGAATAATTCCGCCTGGTGACCCGAAGGTGTCCCAGAGGAATATGTGTAAAGTAAAATAAAAGCTATCCCCCAAATCCCCCCAAGTGCCGTCCGGACTTTACGTCCGATATGAGTCTTATTTAAGAACCAAGATTCATTTAAGAATCATTGGTTCCACGTATACTCTCTTGCTCATACTCTCACTTACAATATACTTGTAAGTTTTCAATACTCTCGGAGTCTCATGCAACTCCAAAAATTTAAACGCCAACCAGGATGATGGACCTATTGGATGTTCCTTATCCAATATGGCACACTCCTCTTCACTCAATCCCACCCTCTCAACCGCTTCCCTCAAATCCCTTATAAAATCATCAATAGCATCCATCTTAGAATGCATATATCACCAATGTCCCACATATCCCGAATAAGCATACTCCAAAGATGAGAACTTACTACAATGAATCTTCGGACAAATCAGTCCAACCTCACCGGACTTATTCTTCACAACAGTCTCATGATAAACAAACTTATCACGCTGCGCATAAAGTCGATAATAGAAATCCTGCAAATCAAAATCCTCAACCTCAACCATGTCATCGCCAATCCTGATCTTGTAAAAGTTTCCATCAACATCATGTCCAATGTAGAATGAATGCGAGGAATTCAACCCCACATACAAACTCTGCATCACAACAAGCTTCCCCTCAAACATAACTCCCATCCTCTCCGGAATGCAATCCCAGCATCCTTCACTGGATGCCCGGATCCTATCCGCAAGAGCCTCCAATTCCTTCGACTTGAATCCTTCAAGGTTCTTCAATGCCTCATACTTCAAAGCATCTTCCGCCAATATCTGCTTCCCAACATAATCCTGCAACCGGGAAATGAATCCCTCCAACTCCGGAAGCGGCCCGGCTGGATTGAACTGGTCAATCCACTCCTTCCAATTCATCTTATTCAAAAATACCACAATGGTTTGAATAAACGCCGTATCAATCGGAACCGGCGTTGTCTCAAACTTAATGTCATCGTTTCCAAAATCTGGGGAGGTGTCTTCCATCATGGCTTCTCTCAGACCAAACAATCATATCCCAACTTGCTCGCCAATGCCTTGGCACAGTGAGTGGCACCTTCCCATGCCCTCTCCCCACTGTATCCAACTTGGCATTGCCAATCAGAATCATAATCCGGTTCCTGAAATACAATGTCAACCAAACCTCTTCCGTGATGGACTACTACGTATACCCAGTCCATAGCTCTCTCCTTTCCAAAAAGAAATTTTCTTAAAAATCAAACAGGCATAACACACACAAATACCCAATTAGGATATTTTTCCATTTCCTCCAAAATATTCTTGAACTCAATACTTTCATCAAGACTATCTTTTGAATAAAATGTATGACTAGTAACATGCCAATCAGGATCCTTTCTATTAATTCCGTAATGACCAATTACTATATATTTGCAAATCATGTGGAATCCCACTCCTCGGAACAACGTGCTTCATAATCCTTGCGGCTCTCAAAAACCCCCAACCGCTTCAATCTCTCCCCGTCCCTCCGAGGAGGCGGAATCTCCATCAAACTTCTCTCAATCTTCAAATCCTCCCGAATATCAATATTCTGAGGAATGAAATCTCGTTTGCGGTTCTTTGCCATAATCAGTCCATCAGATAGAAATCATCAGGATCCTCAATATCATCATAAGTACCATTAATAATGTTTTCCAAAATGTTAGCAGTCTTATTCGCAATGATCGCTTTCCCGAAATCAGAGCAACATTCACCACAAGAACACCCGCTGCCGGGCTCCCTCATATTCCGCAATTCCTCAATCAACTTCTTCAAAATCTTCTCTCGTTTATCGTTCATAATCCTCCGGGGGATAATTCTCAGGGTCCTCCAATCGCTCTCCCCAACCCTCATCATTGCCAGGCAAACGTCCAATCAAATCAATCCGAACCTCCTCCCTTACTCGGGACCAAGGTACCAATTTCCATTCCCCCGTAGGGTCCGGACAATCCCCTCCCCGATTCATAACCCGGTTCTCCCGAACCCAATACCCTCCCAATCTCATCTGATAATCATGATCCATAATGTATACCAAGGCGTATTCCACCTTGTATATCTTCCCACCAAACCCAACTCCCATCGTATAAATCTTGGAGACGTATTGGCTCATATCATCACCTCCAGTACCACGGGATAATCATTCTACCACCACCATCCCTCTCTCAATATCCTTATCGTCCAATCCTCCCATCCCCATCAATTCATCCAACAAAGCATTCCCATCAACCATCCCCTTAACCCCTCCCCTGTCAATCCTCCTCATATCCTCCACTTCAATTCCGTTCCCATTGAATTCCGCTGTCAGTTCAACTTCCTCATCTCCATCATCATAAACGATATGCATGCAAGAAATGGAAACGCAATAAGTAGAAACCTGAAAATCGTGCAAACCCTCTTCATTCAAACACTGAACAACCGAACCAACCAGTTCCTTCAAAACCTCCGTACCGGTCCGCTTATCCCAAGGACAAAGCGGTTGATAACGGTCGAACAGGTAAGCCGTCACCTCAAACCCTCGCACCTCACCATAAGGGGTTTGGGCAAAGTTTCCGAAATCTACGTGGTATACTTCAGCCATCATGCCGTCTCCATCTCAGAAATAAAACTCACAAATCTTATCATGAACCTTTTTCAATTCGGTCATGGGCTGAACCATCACCATCGTATAACCAGCCTCCTTATAAATCCTGGCATACCGATGAGCCGTAAACTCATCCAATGCCGTGGCCAACAATCCACCTCCCTTCGGTCCAAATCCAATCACCAAAAACTTCGCCCTCTCATATGGGATCCAATTCTTCTCAATATCCCTAACCGTCCTGACCACGTTAATCATGATTCCCTCAATATCTTCTCCAAACTCTCGGACAAAGTTTGCGTAACACTGATCTGACGAAACTCCTTTTTCAGGATGCTAACAGACGTCTCATACGTCAGCTTCAAAGAAGATTGGTCACTCAACCAGCTCTCCAACTTGGGAATGCTGCGAATCAACTTCTCATTCGCAGCGTAATCCTCAATCCCAGCAAAACACAAAGCGTACAAAGCATGGGTGACCAGATTGCCACCCTGCAGCCGCTCCCTCAAAAACGCAACCTCCTCCTCCAACTTCGTAACCTTCTCCTGCAAAGTCTGAGCTTGCTGCTTGTACTTCTGAATGGCACTCATATGCGCCTCCTCACGTATGCACTCAAATTCTCCATCCATATTAAGGAAGAGCGCAAAGAGGATCCCCCTCTCCTCCCGCGCTCTCCCAAAATTCCCAAATCTCTTAAAAATACCCCTACCGCTGACGCCGGGCATATGCCGCAGGCGGTGTCACCACAAGCGGTTCCCCAATCACAACCTCCCCAGCACTCACAACGCTCTCAACATTCCCCTCAACTCGGGCAACCGGAATCCGCCGCTCCGGCTCTGCCGTCAACTCGGCCACCTTCAACTGCACACCATTCACGGCGTGCCACCCAAAGTACCCGAAAAACACACACGCCGAAAGAACGAACACGTGAAAACAAATCTGTGCAGTAGTGGTCTTCATGTTGTTACCGTCTCCCGAATCAATCAATCTCTTGGCCTATAAACCTATCTGCTTCCCCCTATAATCAACTTTCAACTCTCGTAGGTATCGGAGCCCTATAAGAGTTGAAAATCGTTTATAGAGGCGAATAAAGCGAACCTTCGCGGGAAGGAAATTTTTTAAAGAAATTTGGTTTTTTGGCCGGGGAATTTAAGGCCAACAAAAAAGCGCCATGGTTTCCCAGGGCGCAAAAAAAGGCGCGAAGTCCGAAGACAACGCGCCTTAAACGCCAAGAACCCGATGTGTATAAACACACCGGGCTCTCAACGATGAATCAAAAGAAGGGGTCCCCACACCCCTCTACGGACGGGGCGATCCAACAACGGACCGCCCCGGAGAAAGCCAAGAAAGACCGTTAGACCGTCAGACGGCCTTCTTGGCGGCCCGCTTCTTGGCGGGCTTGGCAGCCGCATTGGCCGCCGTCCGGGCTGCCTCCTCGGCTTCCATGTCCGCCTTCATCCCGGCGAGGGATGCGAAGGGGTTGTGGGTGATCTTCTCGGCCTTGGCCTCGACCGGAGCCGCTTCGACCGGAGCCGTCTCGGCCTTGGGAGCCTCGACAGCGGGGGGAGCCGCCTTCTTGGCGGCGATGTCATCGAGACGGGCAGCGATCTTGGTGAGCTGATGCTGGATCTTCCCAGCATCCGTCTCGGACACACCCTCCACAGCCTGACCGGCCTTGATTGCCTCCCACTTCGCCGCCGCCGCAACGGCCGATTCGTGGGCCGTCCGGAGCTGAGATGCGAACTCGTCACCGTCCACCAGACCCTCGCAGAGCGAAAGCTCCGCTTGGGACTCCTTGACCGATGCCTCGATGGTGTTGGTCACGAGCCTGTACTGGAGTCCGCTGAACCACCGGATCACGGCACCGACGTAACGGGTCGGGGCCTTCTGGGTTGCCCGGACAGCCGGGTTCAAGTCCTGCCGGTAGAACCCGTCGAAGGAGAGCCCCAGGATGGGGCGGAGGTCAGCACCTCCGTTGATCGCCCCATCGATGCTGCTCTCGATCCGGCACAGGGCGATGAGGCTCTCCAAGTGCCTGTTCTCCTTCGCCGCCTGGACGGCACCGGCCAACATACCGGCGAAGTGCTGGCTGAACAGCGCCAGCTTCTTGCCGATCATGGTGCTGGGCTGGCTCGCCGCGAACTTCCGGAGGGCCTGGATGGCCAGCTCCGGATCCTGGGAGACCTTCGCCCCATTGGCGAGGTGGTTGCTGAGGGACAGGGTGCGGACGGCCTTGGTGTTGTTGGTGAAGGTCATGGTGTCTATCTCCTGAATCGTGCTGTCTTGGGTTGACGGGTTTATAAGTTATCAGTGCAATCCTAAGCTCCCAAGAATCTTTTTTAAGAATTCAAGGAGTTTAAGGGAGAAGCGAGAAGCGGAAGCAATCTAAGAAGCAAGATACGTTACAATGCCCAAAAGCCCCAACGGCTCTCAACCGTTGGGGCAATCGGACTCCGCTCAGGACCAATCGATCAAGGTGATGATCGGTCCGTTGCGGTGGAATGAAAGCCGCCATGACAGGCGGCAGGGAGTAGCCCTTACAGTCTCGAACATGTCCGTCCCCTACAGCAGGTGGTGGGAGCCCTTCGTCCGGGCCTCACGGACCAGACCATCGAAGAAGCTACGGTTCACTTCCCGGTGGATCCGGGGCTTGGGGGCCGGGGCCGGAACGGCGGAAGCTGCAACCGGAGCCGGGGTCGGGGCGGCAACCGCCATGGTCCGAACCGTCCGAACGGTGCAGACCTGAGCGGCGGAATTCTTGATCCAGCGGTTTGCGTTCTTGGGCATCTCGATCTCCTCGGACATCATCTCCCGAATCTCATCCTTCGCATCCCTCCGGTCAATCCGGTGACTGACCGTCTTCAGGTAGCTGGAGCAGCGGCAGTATGCGCCGCCCCAGTTCCTCGAAAGCCTGCGAATCGGGAGCTTCAAATTCCTGTGCTGGGACATTCCATTCTCCAATTCCACACACATACAGGTTTATATGTACACTCCTACAGAAGTGTATCCACCTACATGTGTGGGGATGTAGGTGTATTAGGGAGAGAAATAGGGGGTATTAAGGGAGGGGTACCGGAGTAGGGTACCTGGGAATTATTGGGCCGGAAACGGATCTTTTCTTTTCGTCCGCCGTCCGAACACCCTTATATTCAACAGCCCTACCCAAAAGCCGTTGATATTCCATTTATATTCCGCTTCCCTTTATAAAGCGGTCACCCTTATATAACTCTCTACCCATTCGTCGCCCCATGTCAGCTTTTCAGCCCGACATTCAGAGCGACACGAGGTTGAGAATTTCCCGAGGTTTTTTGAAATTTCCATATAGGAAACTCATTTCGGGACAGGGAAAACAGAACGACACAATCTAACACATTTCCCGAAGGAATTGGGTGTTAGGAAGTCGCCTGTTCATATACCCACGTTATATTCCCTGTGATATAAATCGTGGGGTCGGGAGCCCGATTGGGTATGTTGGCATAACGTTGAGCGTCTCGGGAGAGAGGCAACGGCAACATACTCGGATTCGGGGCAAAAATTTAAACCCACTTTCAAAAAGTGGGCACAAAAAAAGCACCGCAATTTCTTACGGCGCAAAAAAAGCTCGCGAGCGATTGAACGCTGCGAGCAGGGTTGACGGGCTGATAAGAATCAGCCCGGATTAAACGCAGACAACCCGTAAGGGTAACCACACAGACAGGCCAGGGTGGGGGCACTGTCAATGATGGTTACCCAAACGGGAGTCCCCATTCGCCGGGATTAGCGGCGACGGGGGGACGGAGCGAACGCCGGAGCAGAGCCAGACCCAGCGGCATTGGCGATCTTCTTCGCCTTGTCCAGCTTCTTCTGACCATCCTGCTCCATCCACTCGGCGTACTGGATGCGGGCCGAGGCCAGGTGCTTCGGGCCGTTACGGCGGAGCCACTCAACCGCCTTCACTTCAGTCGGCGTGATCGACCTGACCTGAACCTTCTCACCCTTCTTGTTGGTGTAGGACCGGGGGCCAGCCCGGTCCGCCGCCTCCTCCTCCGAGGCGGCGAAGGCCACCTCAGCGATCCTCCTGCAGGTGGGGAAGATCGGCCCATAGTTCCTGGCGTGCAGAACCTGAGCCCCCCAATACTGGAGGGACTTACGATCCGTGGCGCTGAAGGAGCCATCCCCGGCAGGGCCATCGCCCTCGGGCAGCTCATCGTCGATCTCAGCAGGGGGAGCAGGGGGAGCGGGGGGAACGTCATTCATGGTAACCTCCTCGGTGGTGGTAGCGGGGTTGACGGGCTTGGAAGACTTGGAAGCGTTGGAACCGGCCATGGTGTACCTCGTATTCCCCCTCGAAACATTATTCATGTTAACCACGGGTATCATTAGCTAGCCATTAAAGGTGCCGCACCATGCAGGACGCTTTTCTGGCCAGCCAACGCGAGGGGGATTCCCGGTGGCTACCCCCAGGGTTAGGGCGGAGGATTGCGAGTTACGCGCGGTGGGCGGATTGTGTCTAGGACGGCGGGCGCCCCACAAAAGGGGTTTATGGCACAAAACTTATATACCATAAAACTTATACCACCTAAAATATACATGGCACAAAACTTATATACCACCTAAAATAACTTATATACCTTACATAGCACAAAACTTATATACCACTTAACCTTACCTATACCTTACCTTATATACCTAACCGTTTACTTATAACCTCTGCTTATATACCTTATGTGTTATAATGAAAACGGATAGTATTTATATCTACTATCCATTATATACTTGTTTACTTTTGATATGTTTATTTTTTAAGAGTTTTATTTTTGGATTGTGGGAGAATTTCCCAAAAAGTGTTTTAAAGTGGGTACGAAAAAATGATATTTAAAACAATCGTTGTTTGCCCCTATAAAATAACTATGTTATTATTCAGTTCAAGTTTTTAGTGGTAATACCAATCAAAAACCGAATAATAACATACAGATAGGTCAGATAAGGTTGATATTTTGGGCAAATTGTTTATTAACGATAACGGGTAGGATAGAGCCAGGAGGGTTATAGGAGAGAAGGAATTGATTAGGGATGAAGGAAGGTTTATGAGGGAGGGGATCGGAGGGAGAGAAATCTGTAGGTGTAGGAAAGAGGATAAAGATACCATCTGGGGAATCATATGGAACGAAGGAAGGAGGGAGTGAGATATAGGAGGGATGGGAAATGGATTGAGGATTCAGGGAAGGCGGGATAGAGTTTACGGCATGGAACAGGAGAGCGAGGTAGGGGGTATTATCGGTTACCTGTCTTATTTTGGTAGCATGGATAAAAGCGTTGGAGTTTTTATTTAAGGAATTTAGAATATTTCTGAGAATAGGGATGGGGTGATCGGAGGGGGAGATGAGATTATTTAGTTTATTTTTTTTAGCTTGATTGATGATAGCATTGAATATAGTTTGGAACTTATGGAGGGGGAGATCGAGGATAGCCTGGACATTGGGATCGAGGGGTTCATCGGGTTCTGGTTGGATTTTTGGTTTAGGGTTTTCCGGGTGTTGAAGGAGTAGGTGATAGGCTTCGGATACTTTTTGAAAGAGGGAGGTAAGTTCTTGTTGATTCTGGGGATTGGTATCAGGGTGTAGGGATTTAGCGAGTTCGCGGAATTTGGCAGACAGTTCTTGGATAGAATATTGTTGAAGTGGGTTCAAGCCGAGGATGATTTTGGCATGATGGATTTGAGCTGGGAGGGCGGCAGCTTCTTTGAAAATTTCGGCAAATAGGAGAGATTTCTTTAGCATGTAGTAATATGAATTTATGCGTTTATGGGGATAATGAAACATAGGAATATGAAAAGTATAAACCTTAATGAATTAGCTGAGAATTTTTGTGGAAAGGTGGTAGATTTACTTGAAGAGAAGAGGGAATCTGATATCAAGCATGAAGAGAAGCTTGGAAGGAAAGTGGATAAGTTCAAGGCAATAAGTCCTAAGGTAAGAAAAGCAATATGTGAAGATGTAGTTGGAAAGATATACGATATGATATCATCTAAATACAATAAAGAAGTGAAGCCAGAGGAGAAGGTGGAGTTGGATGTAGGGGATGCATCTGATGGGAATGCATATGTAGATGACTTATTGAGAAGTGCAGCGATCATAGAGAGCAAGATGAGAAAGTTCTGAGTTGATTGAGAGGTCGAGGGTTTGGTGGAGATTGGCGGTTCAAGAGGGCCGCCAATTTTTTTTTTGGAATTGAGAGATGGAAGAAGAAGCGATAAAGATAATTTTATTGGGTATAGGGGTTATATTTTTTTATGGGATGTTTGTTGGGGGATGTTTTTCGATGTTATTTTTATGATTATGTTTTGGATCGGTTGGAGGGATCCAGACTTTACAGGAAAGAAGAAGCATTAGAACTAGAAGAAGGTAGATAAGATTCATGGTTGACCTTGTGGGGGTTGCGTGGTAGAGCGGAATAGCCCGCATATTTGATCTTTTACGAAAAGATAAATTGATCTTTTGATAAAAGATGGAGAAATAAAAAAATGACAACGATGAAGCAAGCGAGAGTTGATTATCCGAGTTATGTAGAAATAGCGCTAGAGATGAGTTTGAAGGAATGGGGAAAGAAGTATATATATTGGATAGCGAAGAATTTGGATTTAGGGTATATGAGAGGGGACATAATGGGGAGTGTGGAATGGTTCCACAGAAACAAGGACAAGTTGGAGAAGAAGGACATATACGTATGGGAACTGAAGGAATTGGAGGAGGAGATAAAGAGGATAGGGGAGAGTCGTAGGGAGAAGAAGGGGGAAGCGAGTGAGGATGGGAGTGTAGAGATTTGGAGTAAGGAATATAAGATAATCCGGATAGACAGCCGGGAGGCGATGGGGGTTTACGGTCGTGGGAGCCGGTGGTGTATCACGCAGAAGAGCGGGCATTATTTTGAGCAATACATGATGGATGGGAGCATTTTTTATGTATTGATTGATGGTGCTAAGAAATGGTGTATTCAGAAAAACATATACACATTAAGATTGGACATATGGTCAGTAAGTGATTTGCAGCTTAATATTGCAGATTTTCTTAGGGAGAATCAAAAATACCGTGAGGGATTGAGTGCGGTATTATCTGACTATGAAGAGCCTAAATTGCTTCAGATATTATTGGGCAAGTATCCATTGAAGGAGGCATTGGATTGGTTGGGTGGGCAGAGTGAAGATGTAAAGAAATACATCAAGAAAGTATGTCCTATCTACTCAATTGATATTTCGGATATGAAATCAACGATACTTGGTTTCATCAATATAAATACAGCTACTGTATTAGCGAACATATTGAAATCTCATGAAGGATTATTGGATAAGATATTGGAGGTAACATCGAAGAAGATGAAGCCGCCGCAATATCCTGACAATCATAATAACAACAATAAAGAATGGCAAGAAAAGTATAAAAAATACAGTAATGAGATGGATTATAACAATGCAATAGTACATCTCAGGACTTTATTGAGGAAGGAGGAGTGTTTGAAATTGATGAGTATAGATCAGATAGATAAGATGGTAAGTAAGACGATAGCGATGAAGATGAAGATGGAGAAGGATAAGAATGTAGCATTTGGTGAGATAAAGAACAAAGAGAGTTCGTATGTAAAGAATGCTATACAGATACTTGAGATTGACGATTTGATTCAATTGTATAAAGACAAGAGTGTACCTGAGTGTAATCGCAAGCAGATCAAGGAAAAGATAACGGGAGGGATCAATACGAATAAGGTTATAAACTGGGTATTGAAGCAGGACAATGACAAGATAAAAGAATTTTATGGATGATGTAGAGAAGTATTTAGAGGAGAAGATAGAATTGGTTTTGGGGGCACATCCGATAGTGATATTTTCTCCATATTTTGCCTGGATAGAGATGAAGGGCAAGATAGATAAATTTATCTTTGCGGTAATGATAAACTATAAACAGCTCAATCAAGAATTGACATTGGATGAGCTTGAGGGATTGAGAATTAATTTATTATTACGATGTTATAGGAGGTTATGGATTAGGGGGATTTTTTTAAGAATGCAATGGTTTTTGCAAGTTGGAATCCTTTACATTATATACAGGATGATTTTTGGATGAAAAATTTGAGCCGTTTTTTAAGTTTGGTATTGAGGCATGAACCATCAAAAGCCGGGATAGTATTGGATGCTGGTGGGTGGGTAAGTGTATCTGATTTATTGAAAGGTTTGAAGAGTGTAGGGAAAAGTATTAGTTTGGATGAATTGAAAGAAATAGTAGAGAACAACAACAAAAAGAGATTTAGTTTCAGTGAAGATGGAAAGAAGATAAGGGCGGTACAGGGGCATAGTATAGATGTAGATTTGGGGTATAAGGAGACAGAGCCGCCGGAGGAATTGTATCATGGAACGGCTACAAGGAATGTAAAATCCATATTTGAGAAGGGTATAATCAAGGGGGACAGGCATCATGTACATTTGAGTAAGGACAAGAGTGTAGCCTGGGAGGTTGGAAAAAGACATGGGAAGCCGATGTTATTATCTGTAGATGCCGGGAAGATGTATAAGGCTGGGAAGAAGTTTTATTGTAGTGACAATGGTGTATGGTTGGTAGAAGAGGTTGAGCCAAAGTACATAGCCTTGATCCCATACGTGGAAGAATGATGAAATGAGTTCCTCAGATTTTGTAAAGGCTGTTTTGAATGAAAAATCTGATTTTGTAAAGGTTCCTAGTGACTATGCACATTACACCCTTGGTGGAAAAACATATACAATAAATGAATTAGATAAAATAAACAATGAGCTTCTTGGGGAGATCAAGAAAGCAGAAGGCTATTTGGGTGTAAAGTTTGCCTCTTTTGACTTAGCATCAAAGAAATATAATCCAATAGAAACGATAAAAGAGAATAGGAAGATATTTGATAAAGCAAAATCAGATATTTATAATCTATTCGGGGACAGGGGAGAAAAGTTCAAGAGGCAATTATTGGAAATGGGTATAGATGACCTGATCTATACACATACCAAATTTCTTCAATTAAGTAAAGATGAGATTGATACCAATGTTGAAAGGTTGATGAATCTTACATTGGATGATAAGAAGTTTACTGATATAAATATGAGTTTATCAGAACCTGAATTGAGGAAAAAATATGATAATTTAAGTTATGGTAAAATGTTACCATCAGTTAGTAGTTTTTCAAAACCTCAACTGATAAAGATGGTATCACGTTTAGAATTGGAACTTGAACAGAAGATAAAATCTTTACGGGAACAATATATCATTAATGCAAAGAATACCAAGGAAATTGATTTAAACCCAGATTTCAATGATATTCCAATTGAGATATTGGAGACAGCAGCGGAGTGGTCTAAACGGTACTATGCCCGTTTACCTCCATATCCAACGTTTAAAGAAGAAAAATATATTGATAAAAATTTTGGGGTAATCATATCTGATGGTAATGAAAGAATATTATTCAAGGATGATTACGGTAATATACGAATTATAGGGGAAGAGATAGTCACTCCAGAGTTGATGAAGACGGCATATCCTATTCGTCTATTGGAGTGTATGGTCAAGCTATTCAAGACGGATTTGGATCTTGAAAAGTTTGGATATAGTTCATTTTCCGAAAAAGATAAAAGAAGTTTTTTATATGTATTGAACTATAAGTTAGCTTGGCTTGAGTCAAATAAAGATTATGTAAACAGGGTATTATTGGCATGTCAACTAGCGATGACATCCAACGATCCCTTATTGATGAACAATGACGCAATAAGGGCTTTTGCTCGTGGGCATAACGCTTCTGATATTAAAGATAAAATAAAGCTTACAGAGAAAAATAAATTAGCCAAGATATTATTTGATATCTATAATAATGGGGGAATGAGTTTAGAATCAGATGATTTGGTAACAAAGATTCTGGTATTGACTTATGAAAATATTTGTAAAAGGATACTTAAGAGTAGTAAAGAGTATCTTGATGTCATTAATAGTTTGATGACTATTTATGATAAAATAGGTCGAAAATATGACAAGATACAATTATTGGGATATGAAAAAGAAGAGTTGATTGCCAAGGTCAATGAACTGACAACGATAATGGAAAATAAAAATCTTAATAAAGAGGCAGTGGACCAAGAGAAAATTGATCTGGCCACGGAGCTTGCCAATCTGAAAAAGAGGGTGTATCCTGGGACAGCCCATGCCATGGGTGCCTCATATATTGCACAAATAGCTAAGAATGATGTAGATAAGATAAAAGAGCATATAGAGATAGAGAAGAAGAATCTTATTGAACGGGAGAATGCGTGTAAACAGTGGGTTGATTTTGCAGATATACACAGCCCTGGTCATCATTCATCTTTTGAAGAGATGATGAAATTAGGACATAGTACAGCTCAAATAAAAGACATGGCCCGTCATTTGAGAGATTTCTGTTATAAAGAAAATAAACCAAAACTATTAGAATATGATGTTAAAGAAATAACCAGTATAGATGAGCTGTATAAAAAAGGGTGGAAAGAAGAAGACTTTGTAAAACTAGGGCTTGATGTTAAAGGTATAATGGAAATGGCGGCAAAACCAAAATATGTAGAGGCAACCGAAAGATTCATAGAAACGCAAGTAAAAGCGATACAAGCCGAGATTGAATCCGGCAAATTGAAAAAAGAAGAAGTTGAGCTTTTATCAAAATATGGAATACATCCAGATGCTGTAGCCAAATGGAAAAAGATATATGGCGATAAGAGTGAGATAGTTGAAAGTTCCGAAGAAGTCAAGATTCAACCAAAGAAAGAGAAGACCATGTTAGATATGTTGCAACAAGATGCTAAGAATGCGGCCTACAGAGTTGCGGCAACGCAATTATCACAGGTGATAAAGAATGGCATAGTAGCCATGTGTAAGAATGATGTAGATGAGGGAATGGTTAAAGCATTATCTCAACTACTTGATAGTCCATTGGGAGAAGCGTTTATAGCGATGCTTCTTGGATATGGATTGGTATACGCGCCAATGATCAAGGATGATCCTCGTGTCTCAAAGTTGAGTGAGGAGTTCCGTATTGGTGGGATGACTACGGCTGGTAATGAAATTATCGGACAGGTAACCAAGTTTATTCTACCAGAAGCTTTGAAGATTATTCAAGGCTTACCGGACTTGGAAAACAAGGTACGTGTTATGGAAGAGCAACATGAGGAAGTAGATGTTGCCAAGACCACAACAAGTGCAAAAGCTTAGAGGTTAGCTCCTCTGAGGATATTCTCAACGGTATTTTGTCCTGGGCCATTCATCCATGAGATGAATTGTTGGGCAACAGAATCAGCGGCACCCTCTCCTCCTTGGATTCCACCTGTAGGATCCTGAGGGGGAGGGGTTGTTGCGTTTTGGGGGTTTGGATTTTTTGATTGGCTGAACAATTTGTGATTTTTGATATGACCCCATTCATGGGCAATGGTTTCAGCAATAGCTAGAACGGTTTGTCTGGTTGGTTTACCACCAGCTGAAGACTGTATTTTATCTGAGTCAACATGTATTTCTTTTGGTGGTTCTGGTTGTAAAGCTGGTACGGCTTGTACAAACCCAACAGCGCCTTGGATTGGGCCTACTATAATATTTTGCACATTAGCATTATAATATGGTATAAACAGATTATTTGAACCTGGCCATGCCTGGATTATACGCAAAGCAGTAGCAACTTCTGTTTTATTGGGAGTAATTTTTATCTGAGTTGCTTTTTTAAAAAAGGTTGTAGCAAATTTTTCTAATTTGGCGAAGTTCATGTAAGAATACGTAACAATTGGCATATACTGGTATTAAGAAGGGAGATAAAATTCTCCCTAAAGAGGTCCTTTTGACAAAAAAAAGTTATATTCTTGATACGAATGTTTTAATTCACGATCCAAGATCTATTTTTAAATTTGAGGATAACAATTTATATGTCCCCATATATGTGCTTGAAGAGCTTGATAAATTGAAATCAGAGCAGAGCATACGTGGGAGAGGAGCGCGGGAAGCCTGCCGTTTGATTGACGAGTTGCGTTGCGAAGGAAGTTTATCAGACGGAGTACCGGTAGGGGATGGTATTTTAAAGGTCTACGTGCCCCGTGAGAGACGTTTTCTTGGTGTTGGCATGGAGAACAACAGCATGGACAACGCCATCCTACAATCAGCTCTTGATATAAAGGAGAGCCAAGAGTTGAGAGCTATTCTAGTCACCATGGATGTAAACTTACGCATTCGTGCTGACAGTCTAGGAATACAATCGGCTTCATATGAAAATCAATCAATAGACCCTGATCAGCTTATATCTGGCATTATAGATTTAGAGGTTGAAGATTCTTATATAAATGAGATGTTTAAAGCTGGAGCTATCCTTCCTCCTGCTGGTATTGATTTATATCCTAATGCCTGTATTGCGATGAGAAGTGATATGGGAAGGACAGCTTTAGGAAGGTACATTGGAAAATATAAAAAGATATGTCCATTGAAAGTTCCTAAAGAGGGGGTGATGGGAATCAAACCAAAGAACAGGGAACAACAATTTGCATTGGATTTATTATTGGATGACGATGTTAAAATGGTAACCCTATCTGGATCGGCTGGTGGTGGTAAAAGTTTACTTGCCATTTGTGCTGGGTTCTATAAAACATTTATAGAGGGTGGTTATACGAAGATGATTGTAAGCCGTCCGGTTATGCCAATGGGAAAGGATTTAGGATTCCTACCTGGAGATATGGGAGAGAAGATGGATCCCTGGATGCAGCCCATCTATGACAACCTTGAATTGATTATGATGTTGGGTGGAAAGAAAAAAACAGGAATGGATTATGGACAACTATTCGAACAAGAGAAAATCAAAGTTGAACCATTGACATACATTCGTGGAAGAAGCTTACCATGTCAATTCATCATAGCCGATGAAATGCAGAATACTACATTACATGAGATTAAAACTTTGATTACAAGATGTGGTGAGAAAACAAAAATAGTATTGACCGGTGACCCAGAACAAATCGATGCTCACTATCTTGATAAGAAAACAAACGGTTTTTCTTTAGCTATAGAGAAGATGAAAGATGAAGAAATGGTTGGACATATTACTTTATCAAAATGCGAACGTTCCCCGTTGGCCGAATTGGCTGCTGCAAAACTATAATTACAGTTGTGCTGTAATCTAAAAAATCAGTTGACAGGCAGTAAGAGTGGATATATGGTTTGGAGGATACGCAGAAGGATAATATGCCAACATACGAATATTTATGCACAAAATGCAAACATGAATGGGAATTAGAGCAGAAGATAACAGAAAAGGCGGTAGAGATCTGCCCTGAGTGCAAGGAAGAGACAGCCAAGCGCTTGGTATCTGGCGGAACAGGTTTTGCGTTACAAGGAGGCGGTTGGGGAAAAGACCTCTACGCCTCCAAATAGAAGAAGAAAGACAGAGAAATGCATACGATCAAGATTGGCGATCTAACCATCAATCCTGTTGAAGAAGCGTTATCCCAAAATTCTGCTAAAGAATTCAAGACAAGAATAAAGAATATTATTCTTACAAAAGGATCTCAAGATCTTGAGTTCTGTAAGTTCCTGTTTTTTTCAAAGATTTCATATGTAAATTATGGTAATGACAAGATTCCGCTATACGAATTCTACGGATACGAATCATGGAAGGATTATATTGAAAACGAGCTTTTGCTTTTGTACAGCAAGGCCAAGAAATATGCAGATGTCTATTCCAAGTTCTGTGTAGAACTTGTGGATTTGTTTGATCCAGAGAAACATATGCTGGATATTCATAAAATGATTGCATTAACGCCAATCATTGATAGCGGCAATTTCAAAGAATACATGAAGCTTGCCAAGAAGGTTTCAAGTGAAGCTTTCAAGTCATTCTTGAAGCCGCACAAGAAGGCAATAAAGAAAAGCTTTGTGAAGATTCAGATTTCTGAAGAGAGGATATTCAAGAAAGCTATTAAACAGGCTCGTAAGGATTTTGGTCAAAACTTGAATGATAATCAATTATTGGTAGCCATTCTGAGCGAGTACCTGGAAGGGAAGAATAAAGATGTCTTCGCAGCATGAGAATCAAGCTTTTCTCAATATCAAAGATATTCTTTTTAACACTTTTCAAAAAAGTGGAATTTGGGATTTGATGTGGGAAGATACCAATTGGATGGTAGAAGGGGCTGAGATTCCAACTCATATTGCAGAAGCCCAATTCACTTCCAAGTGGTTGAATGATTCTCAATTCAGGGAGAAGGTCATCAACTTTATTGGCGAGCAAGCTATAAAGATGATGGAAGCGGCCAAGACATTGAAGGGTATAAGTTCCTCTGTCAATGTAAGGCAAGTAGAAAAGCGCAGGGGTGAGAAGAAGAAATCAAAGGTATATCCGCCATTGCCAGTGGATAAGATCAAGGCGCTTCTATCAAAGAAACCCATGAGCATCAATGAAATCAAAGATGCTTTGAATCAGCCTGATATCAACTATCAGAAACTATATGCTCATCTCAGGGATACTTGTAAGCCAGAAGAAGTCACTCCTCCACCTGGATACAAAGGTGGAAAGAAGTTGATCTGGAAGTTTGATCCAAGGCTACAGTAGAGTAGACAACGTATTTTCTCCGAAAGCCCTCGCAAGAGGGCTTTTTTGTTTAACATGGTAAATTTTACTTATAATGATATGAGAGTTGAGAAATTTGCTGAGTTGTATATTAAAGCTGTTAACGCTACTTCCGCCATGCAGTTGAAAAACTGGACAATGGTGTTGGCTCAACAGCTTGATGATTTATTGAAATATGTTCAAAAAAATCAAGATGTAGCAAATCAAACAAAAAACTATTCTAATAAAATAACAAACCCGGAAGCTCTGAGATTAGCAAAGAATCTCAAAGAGTCAGCGGTGGGTATATTAAAATCTGTTGGTGTTCAATCCCTTCCTACAACTCCTGTCATAGACCCTAATGCCCAAACCCCTAGTACCCCAGAAAACACCCCGGCAACCTCATCTACTCCCCCTGCTCCAGGTGCTCTTGATGCTACCACAACCAACACTACTGATAATAATAATCTGAAATATAAAGTTTCTAGTCTTAAAAATAATGTTGATTCATTCCGTCAAATGTATATGCCATATGTTTCTACTGACACTGTAAAGTATCAATGGGAAAACAAATTATTTAATAAGATAAATGAGTGTTGTATAAAGATACCAACATTTATTTCTTGAGAGGTATATCTATATAGGGAACACAACCATCGGCGGTACACCATAGTTCTCTTGGGCGGTTTTCATTACAACATCCACAATTAGGTTGTGATGAGAATGGATGGTATTTGTTATAATCTTTTGGAAGGAATGGGTTAGGATCTGGATATAGAGGGCCATTTGTATTACAAGGGGTACAGCAACTATTTTGGGGACATTGTCCGGTGTAGCAACCGCAAGCTTTATTTTGGCAAGATCTTGTAGTATCGATATCATGGATACACAATTGACCCCAGTACAAATTTTTTATTTGAAAAGTTTGATGTGGTGGGCCGAAGCAATTTTTCTCTATTGAAGCTAATGCAAACTTTACAAATATAACCACATCAAAAGGTGATCTGTCAAAACTATCTTGAAAGCTTCGTATTACCATTATTCTATTTCTTAGAACTCTAACATTATGGGCGTAATTAGGATCTGCTATCATTCTAGCATCAAATTCTGTTCCAGTAATTGCCTCATCTATATATAATTGAGTCATTAAACGAGATTGTATTGTACTTGATAAATCATTATTTACCAGTATCAATGCACCAGGAACAGATATTGATCCATTTATAGAACTCATTTATACCTTTTTAAAGATAAATATTGTGCCATTTTATTTACAAGAACTTCTTCTCCTTGTCCTTCATCAAAAATATTTGAAACATCTTCTTCTGGATTTCCTTCATCTTTATCTTCTTCTAAATTTGGAACATCTATAATGTTGGAAATATCTTCATCATCTTTTGAAAGAAGGTGTCGAGACAGCTCACGCTTCTTGGCTATTTCAATATCAAGTTCATCCTGCTTATTTTTTACAGATAAAGCAAATCTTTGAATTTTGTTTGATGGTTTTGCCATATATGAAAGTATCAAAAGATGCGTAGATTGGCAGGATTGCTCGGTGGATACGATTTTTTTGAGGTAGTGACGAATTTTTCTTGACGGTCTACGCATAGCTGGGTATATTATCACACGAACGAGATCATTATGTCTATTAAACAGTTATCAAAAGTAAACCTCCAAGAGAAGCGTGATGCTTCTATGGGAGATTATCGTCATTGGGATAATTTTAATAGATACCGAAGTTCGCTCTGTTGAATGATTAACCTTTTTAGGATCATAAAACCAGCAGAGCGAAAGCGAAGCTGGTTTTAGTGCTTAAAGGGGTTTTGAATGGATGAGTTGGAAAATGATCTAAAGTGGTTGAAAGAAAAAACATTAAAAAGAAATTATAGAACAAAGAAAGAAGAACGAGAAGCGAAGAGGGCATACAAGAAACAATCAAATAAGAAAAGAAGACAATATGATAAATGGGTCTCTGAGGTAATGGTAACCGCATAGTTTCCAAGTCTGTGAATTCCCGTTCGAATCGGGAGGGGCCTGCTCTGCTAAAAAAGCAGAAAGAAAACATTGATCACTGAAAACTGAATTTATTTATGGGGTTGCGGCAAAGCGGGAGAGTTGCAACAGTCTGTAAAACTGTCGGCCGATTGGCCTAGTAGGTTCGAATCCTATCAGCCCCACAGATAACGCGGTAGAAAAATCTTTCATCCATTATAAGGACGATGTCATTGGTTCGAATCCAATTCTGCCTACAAGGTTCTTAATTGAACCCAAAATAGGCAGATAGCTCAGTTGGTCAGAGCGCGTAAAAAAGGGTTTTTCAATTTTTCGTTATCTACTATTATCCCGTCTAAGCTAATCTAGTGAAAGCATTTGCCTGAAGAGCAAGGGAGCCTGGCGCGAAACCAGGGGACGGGACCAATATGACGCGCTGAATGACCTTTCATCGCTAAATTGGTTAAAGCATTTCCCCTATACGGAAACATTTGTGGGTTCAAGTCCCGCTGAAAAAACAGGTCATTAATTTTTCGTCATATCATATTGGGCCTAAAGCTAGAATGGAACAGCAGCTGCCTTTTAAGCAGAAGAATTCGCCGGATCGTTACCGGCTGGGCCCACTCTTAACGCGCTGAAGGATCTTTCATCTAAAATTAATATGAAAAATTAAAAAACAAAAAGGTCTTTTACATTTTCGTTAAGTTATGGGTTATAAGCTAGAATGGAACAGCAACTACCTCTTAAGTAGAAGAATTCCCCGGATCGTTACCGGGATAACCCACGTTTGGTCTGGTAGCACAATTGGTAGTGCAACACTCTGTCGAAGTGTATTGTGCGGGTTCAACTCCCGTCCAGATCGCTCTTGACGCGATTAGAAGATCGTTCATCACTGTTAATGACGAAGTTTCGGGTGCAAGTCCCGATATGAGCGCAAATCAAACTCTTGCTCATATAGCTTAATAGTAAAGCGCGAAAAAAAATGGTCTTCAAGCTTTTCGTCAAGTTTATTCCTGGGTAGCATAATGGTAATGCAGCACGCTGTTAACGTGTCATCCGTAAGGATTATGGAAGTTCGAGTCTTTCCTCAGGAGCCTGTTATATGCATATTTTTGTAACTTTACAATATGTATCTTGATGATTATATAAACATTTATTACAAACAAGCGTCAATTAAAACCCAATTAAAACTTGTTGGCAATACTATATATAATCTGCCAGGTCATTTATATTCAGTTTACAGTAATGATAAACAAATAGGTGAAGTTGGTGTGTTTGAATACGATGGTAAAAAGTGCTCTCATATTGAAATAAAACCAGAATATAGAGGTAAAGGATATTCAAATATAATGTATGATGAGCTGATAAAAACAGAAAAGTTGGATCATTTATACGCAATTATAAAACATGATAATATTGCATCGATAAAGTCACATACAAAGTTAGGGTTTGTACTTTGTAAAAAAGGCAATGATAGAGATTTATATAAATTCTCCCAGTAGCTCAGCGAATAGAGCGGAACGCTACGAACGTTTAGGCCGGAGGTTTAAATCCTTCCTGGGAGACTAACAACGCGCTATTGACATTACATCCATCAAAAATTAGGGCGAGAACCGGTTCAATTCCGGTCTGGGTCAAAGGAGAACGGTGCTAAAAATACCGGCCCATTGTCAATATAATTTCGTTGTTTCTAAATAACATATAATATAATGTTATATGTTATACCAAGTAACGCGTTAGGGATCTTTCATCTAAGCTCGAAACTTAATTCCCCGCCGAACCTTTCGAGGTTCTTTACCTGGGGAATCGCCCATGTGGGCATGTAGGGTCTCGATCTTTACGTTACTTACATTATTGCGGGTTAGAGTAGTCCGGCCTAACTCCTGGGTCTCATAAGCCTAGTTCCCTTGGTTCAAATCCAAGACCCGCATCTAAAAACAACGCGATTTTTGGACGATTCATCTTGAACTACGAATCAAACGATGAGGGTTCGACTCCCTTACGCCGCGCGGTACTCATCCCCGATTTCTATTCAGGAATGACAGAGATGAGATGAGTTCGGAAACATAACCGAAACTAAAATATGCTTTTTGCGGTGGCCGGATGCTGGAAAAACTTCGTCTGAGCCCTTTTCGTTGTTTTAATTTTAGCCGTTATGGTGGAATTTGGTATACACAATAGTTTTAAAAACTATCGAGATTTCTCATGCAGGTTCGAGTCCTGTTGACGGCACAGATAACGCGCATAGTTGGATGGTTCATCTATATCAGAAAAATACAGAAACCGTGGTGCGATTCCCGGCCCCGACCAAAATTGAGATGCTAGTTTTGCTAGTAGTAAATAAGTCTCAATTTACAATCATCGGGGAGGCTAGTGCAAAAACCCCGTCTGACAATCTTTTCGTTATCTTCATGCCATTGTGATGGAATTTGGTATACATATCACGCTAAGAACGTGACGAGTTTTCTCATGCAGGTTCGAATCCTGTCAATGGCACTAGTAGCGCGTTCGTGACATTTCATCTCCGCCAAAATTGGAGGGCATCGGTTCGACTCCGGGCCTAAATACGGGACGGTTCCCATTTGTCACACCATTTTCGCTATTATATACCGCAATAGCTCAATTGGTTTGAGCGTTTTCCTCATAAGAAAAAGGATGGTGGTTCGAGTCCACTTTGCGGTACTGAGGGGTTGGTCACTGGTTCGAATCCAGTATCAACATGTATGACAGTCCTGGGAAGGCAATTTCCTCTCAACGTTAAGCGTAAGCTAAAGCCTGGAGTGCAAAGGGATATCACTTTGCGAAGGTGCCGTTCGAAGAAATGTTTGAATACAGGTTGAGTAGCTCAACGGTAGAGCAGCCCCGTTTTTGCCTATGTGGTGGAATTTGGTATACACAGCAGTTTCAAAAACTGCCGCTCAATATAAGAGCTTGAGGGTTCGAATCCCTCCAGAGGCACAGAATCTTGGCCTGGACTGGCAGTGCGCACAAGGGGGTTCGATTCCTCAACAAGATTTAGTGATGATATTTACCAGCGCTGGCAATTGTCATCACGATTTTGGCCCTATCATCTAACGGTTAAGGATTTTTGGTTCTCAGCCAGAACATACCGGTTCAAATCCGGTTAGGGTCACTGAGAAGTAGTCTAATGGCAAGGCAACAGTCTTTGAAGCTGTTATTTTTGTGGGTTCGAGTCCCACCTTCTCAACCATTCACAGGAGTATAAGTTATGAAAGTTCGTACTGGTTTTGTTTCAAATTCTTCAAGCTGTTCCTTTATCATACAGAAAACCAATCTCACACAAGATCAAATAAATTTTATAAAAAACTTCACCAAAGAAATTGGTAATAAATATGGTGGATACAACTATTCTCAAAATTCTTATAGTGTACACAACTGGAGTATGTATGAGAATGATGAAGTCTACAGCTTTTTAGCTGATAGAGATGAGATTATGTGTGATATGGATATAATGTCTTTTTTTAAAGAAAAAGGTATTGAAGTAGAAGATTTAGATAGATAATTAAAATAAATTCGGGTATTATGTAATGGCAACATAAGAGTCTCTGAAGCTCTTGATTCTGGTTCGAGTCCAGATACCCGAACTGTGGCATGAGGCAGCTAGCGAAGCCGGGATGCTGTGAACATCTCATTGACGGGAGCGTAACCCGTATGCCACCCTATCTATAAATAGCAAGTCTTACAGGTGGTTTTGTTTGTCTGTAAACACTATTGCTTATAATTGTTTGAGTCTTGATTCCAATTTTTACTTTTTTATTTACATTGGCCCATTCACCACTCAAAGTAGCAACGTCTTTACGTACAGGTTCGTTAGTTTGTAGATTTATATTTGCACCCCTGTATGTTTCAGCAACATTTGGAGCCCCATTATCAGTCAAAAATTTACAAACAGCAGCATCATCAATACCCATCTCTTTACCCAGATCATCTTTTAAGATTGGAGCTTCCCATGGTTGATCGGCCATTTTCATAATAGATTTATATGTTTCTACTGCAGCTTTTCTGGCGGCCAACATTGCTATTTTTTTAAGATTACTCATACTTTTCTCCAAACTAATACTATAACTATTTATTCCTATATCTCCTCTTAGATAAGTGGTATATCGTCCGTTTGACTTGCGGAAATCCGAAGGTTCGAATCCTTCAGGGGAGACTTAACTGCATATATACTCATATGAATATGCGTTCTGTAGCTAGAATTGAAAAATATGCATCCAGTTATTACAGCTTTATAAAAAATGCATTATCAGGTGCCAATGAAGTATGGGCCAGAAAAATTATAACCGAAGCTTGGAAGCAAGTTTTTGGCACCGAACCAACCGTACAACAAGCGCAACTAGTACAAGCTGTGTGCAGATTGGAAAGCTCCTATGGTAGAGGGTGGAAATCTACTGAAGGTAATGCAGCTCATAACTGGGGTGCCGTTCAATTAGCATCATCAAAACAACATTTACCTGGATTCAAAAATCAAGATTCATTGCCAGGTACAGGTAACGTCAAAACACAAACATACGTTACCAAATTTAAAGTATACTCCAATGATGTTGATGGAGCAGCAGATGTAATAAGAATCTGTTTCAAACAAAACCCACAACAAAGGTTCTTGACTAAAGAACGCCAGCTTCCTGATTGGAATAAGCCAGGAATTCCAGGCCCCGGACGTGCTGAACTATGTATGCAAGCCGCAGAACAAGGTGATATCTTTGCTTTTTCAAGAGCTATGTACTTTACTGGATACTATGGTGGCTTTGGAGATAACTTCAAAATAAGAATTACAAACCATGCCAAAGGTTTAGAAAATCATATCAAAACAATTGCCGCTGGTAATAATGAACCACAAGCTGTGTTTATAAAATCAACTTCCGCCCTTCCTGTAACCACAGATCAAAGAGTAATTGATTATTTCTTGGCAACCTATCCATTCTTGAATGAATCTGGACAAGCTATACAAACCGGAAATGCTGAGATGCCAAACCTGGATATGGAAGAAATTGATAATGAAATTTACAGACTATGGCATGAGAATGTTTCACTTTCTGAAGAATGATAATATAAATTTTATAATTGATATTATTATAGCCACAAAGCCTAAAGAGGCAACAACAGGTTGCTTAGCAATAACCTCCGTCCCATTCTCAGGTGTTCCAACTTCAATTGGAATTTCTACTGGAGTTTGTTCTGATGGTAATGTAGGACTCTCAGTTTCTGGAAATGTTTGTGGTGGTTTTGGAAGATAAGGGGCTGTGGGTAGTGGTTGTAATTCCTCTATTCCAGGCTGTCTCAACACCTTTAATATACCGCCGTTATTAGCAAGGGGTGATAATAAAGAATCCGTCAACACATCAAGGATATCCATATCCTTACCATCCACAACACAATGTCTTGATACCAAAATGCATATTTGGCTATAATCAATATGGCTAGCATCGTGGGCATGTCCGGTGCTTTGTATCATATAATAATATTGACCAGTAGATGGATTTTTTAAAAAGCTTTGATTTACATCTCCAGATATACCTTTATAATTATTACCTTTTATAAAATGCCATCCATAGTTGCAAGCCATCTGTGAGCCTTGCATTGAATTATCAACAACCCAGATTTTTCCTATGGTAGATTTAACAACACCATCCGGGCAGTTGGCTTTTGCTAACTCTGCATCAACCACTTTACTATAATCAATCATAGCGGCTGTTGAAGATGTAATTGATCTAGGTTGTGGTTCAATTTTTGCTGGACATTGATACCACATCAAATCATATAATCTTGGGGTTGGTAATATACAATATAGCAAGTCAGCTATTTTTTGCATATTTCTAGCACTTACATTAAGTCTTACTCCTTCAAGTTTCAAAGCATCTTCAAAAACATAAAACGTAGCTTGGTGCCCATTATATTCAGAGGTAATTGTAGTGAAGCCGAAAGTAGCTGTTCCGTTTATAACGGAATCAAGAATCATCTGCTCACGTTCTGCACAATTGTCAGGTGGAAAATTATCTAATACCATTATTTCCTTAAAGCTTTGAGTATATCTTCTAGAGAGGCTGCTTTTTGTGGCACCGAATCAGGTAGTACTGTTACCGGTGGTGTGGCTGGTTTTTGTCCAGGCTTGGCTTTTGGATTCTGTGGAAACACAACCCCTTTAGATGGATTTTGAACGGTTAAGTTTTTAACATCAGAGATTATAATATTTGCCTTTTCTGCATCCTGTGGCTGTGCTGGTGGTGGTGCAGGAGGAACTGGTGGTTGTGGCTGTGCTGGTGGTGTTGGAGCTGGAGGCTGTACTGGAGGCGTTACAGCAGGGGGTTGTACTGGTTGACGTACTGCTGCTTGTTGGTTTGCTGGTGGTTGTGGGGCTCCTGCAAAAACTGATTTCATTGATCTAGACATAATTCACCTTATATAAATTCGTTCAAATTGATAGATATATAACAGGCTATGGACTGGAAAACCAAAACTATTATCGGCGCAATTATAGCTTTAATATTATCAATATTAGCTTTTATAATAAAAATTCAATATGATACAATACAGAAATTAAAAACAATAGAAACATCAGTAGTTGAAGCCAAAAACCTTGGTAACAACCTGATGCGAGCCCAGGGCTCCTATGTAAACAAATCTGATCTAGAAAGAATGATAAAAGAGAGGGATGTCAATCTAGATGCTATAAAAAAAGATCTTGCCAAGATGGGGGCAAGTGTAGATGATCTTTTGACAATAGATGCCGAATCAATTGGACAGGATCAAGAACACATTCCATCTTCTGGAAGTCAAGCTCTCAACCCAAATAATGAAAAACCTATTGTTCCAGATAAAGTAAAATGTCCCGATGGAACATCTGTAACCTGCCCAAACCCTGACAAATATAATTATCTTACCAGAACTTTAATTTTGAATTTTGACGAAAATTTTGATAAACAAAAAATACCACTAGGAACCGTCAAGTTCACAGGGGCTGATAAAGATCCTTGGTCATTAAAAATTTATCCAAGAAAATATGATGTAACTACTGTACTTGGACAAGATGAAGAAGGAAGACATTATGCTTATTCTAAATTCTCAATTACAGCTAATGGTAAAACTGAAACAATTCCTATTAAATCTACACTAAAGCAAGAAGTTCCATCATCTAGTTTCAGACTAGATCCACGTATCTACTTGAGCGTAGATTCAGGAATAACAACATCTGGAAAAGATATTAAGGGAGAAGTACTTCCAGGAATTATGGTTTCTTTTTTATCTTACGGAAAAACCAAGACCGATCCTGACTGGACTTTTCTGGATGTCGGAGTAGGATACGCTACCCAGAGACAGACTGTTGGTTTTGTGTTTGCTCCAGTAAACTACAATGTAGGTCATCACCTACCCGGTATGCGCAATTTACACCTTGGCCCAGCAGTTTCGGTTGACACAGGTGGCAACTTCGGTCTATACCTGGGGGCGCGAGTTGGTCTATAGGACTGCATCTGGGCTCATAGCTCAATCGGTCAGAGCCCCCGGCTCATAACCGGGATGTTCTCGGTTCGAACCCGAGTGAGCCCACTATATTGTATATGGAGAATTGGCCGAGTGGTTTATGGCATCGGTTTTGAAAACCGACGTAGGGGAAACTCTACCGGGGGTTCGACTCCCTCATTCTCCGCTGATTTATGTTACGAATACTCTATCCAGCAGATCCAGTAAAAGACTTTTTGCCAGATTGTGTTTGGCGAGAAGAGTTCGATACTATACAGTCTAACGGCTACGAAGCCTCTGTTATAACTATCGGACAACAGATCTCTATCAAGCCAGCGATCAAAGCTGGCGATACTGTGCTATATCGTGGCTGGATGCTCAATATCGATGAGTATCAAATTCTTGAATATGAAATAAAGAAATACGGAGCCAAGCTTTTTACTACTACAGAGTCATATAGATTCTGTCATCACCTACCATTCTGGTATCCGAAGATTGCACATCTTACTGCTGAAACCATCATACTAGATGAAAACGCAAACTTCAAAGAAGCTTTGGCCAATTTAAAGTGGCCTAGTTACTTTATAAAAGATTTTGTAAAATCCAACTCAATGTCACCGGGTTCTTTGGTAAAATCCAAAGATGATATTCAAGAAGTTGTTTTAGCAATCAAAAAATATCGAGGATGCATTGAGGGTGGGGTATGTGTAAGACATGGTGAAGATTATCTTACAAACTCTGAACAAAGATTCTTTGTAGTAAAAGGTATAGCATATTCAAATACGGAGAAATTCTCTCCCAAACATGCTACAAATCCGTATACCATACCAGAGATACTTACAGAATGTGTACATAAAATTGGTTTTGCAAACGGTTTTTTCTCTGTTGATATAGCGAGAAGAACTGACGGAAAATTCCGTATCATTGAAATAGGTGATGGTCAGGTTTCAGATCCAAAGAACTTTGATCTAAAACGTTTTGTAGATATCTTGCCAAAAGAATTCAAGGAATAATAATGGAAAAAGCAATTGTATGTTCTGGTTGTCGTAAATTGATTTGTGAGATCGGTGAGGATCTTAATATTTCGCTACCAATTACCAACCCGGTAAAACTTGAAAATTGTTTTGAAATCCGTTCTGATATGATTATGATTCCAACTCCGAATGGACTGGGGTTGAGTTATAAAACTCATATTGTCCCTGTGGATGCCGAAGATGGTCCCGTAACTATTTTTGCTGTCATTGATAATATAAGGTATTTTAAAGACATGAATGATAAGGGGATGCGTTATGAACGCATGCTTGCAGAATTTCATGACATCATGCTTAAAAATCGTGCCGAACGTTCTGGTCTTTCTGTAGAAAAAGAAATGCCAAAAGAACCCAAAGGTAGTCTGATAATTTAAAACTATGCCTCCATAGCTCAGCCGGATAGAAATTATCTTTCTATGCATATCCTTGCAATAGGATATGATCAAGAAATGTCCTACATGTAAAACTGACAAAAAAATATCCGATTTTTACGAAAGAAAACCTGGTGTACCAGCATCTAAATGCAAAGATTGTTTTAACAAGTATTGTATACAAAGGTGGATTAATAGAAAAATACAAGCTATACAAATGATGGGTGGAAAATGTTTTGATTGTAATAATGAATATCACTATTCTGTATATGATTTTCATCATCTAACTGATAAAGATGTTGAATGGACTAAATTAAGATTAAAATCTGCGAAACAGATTAAGGAAGAGCTTGACAAATGTGTGCTTTTATGCTCTAACTGTCACAGACTGAGACATTACGCCTCCGTTGCCTAGTGGATAAGGCAGAAGATTTCTAATCTTCCCATCGTAGGTTCGAATCCTACCGGGGGTGCCAAGTAAAATGAGTCTACTACAATCCATTACCAAAGCATATAAAACAGCGGTCCAAAGAGAATGGAACACTATTTATGTTTTAGTAGATGTTCATGATACGATAGCAGATTCAAACTACACAAGTGATGTAGTAAAGTTTTTTCCCCATGCTATAGATGCATTGAAAAAGCTGTCAAAACTGCCTGAGGTTTATCTGGTTCTTTGGACATCTTGTTATGAACAAGATTATTCAAAATATCTTGATAAGCTAAAGGAACTTGGTGTTGAGTTTAAAGCAGTAAACAAAACACCCATTCAAAACACAAAAACTGGTTGTTTTGATCTAAAACCGTACTTCTCAATCTTGATTGATGATAAAGCCGGGTTTGATCCTAATGATTGGTATATGGTTCCAAGATTCTTTGAAATGGGTAGAGAAAAATCTAATTTCAAAGTTACATAAGAAAGAAGGCTGATACAATGGGAAGTTCCAGTTGGAGTGATGATCACTACGTCAGTAGAACAGCAGACCGTTCTCGCCGTGGTGTGGATGCGTTTGAATATTCTGATAAAATCAGATCCGGTCAAACAGCAGCCAAAGTACATGAGTCTTTGAATCCATTTGGAAAGAATCGCGAAAGCCGTGATTCTGAAGCTCATCCTGAATCTACCGCAATTGCTGTAATTTTTGATGTAACAGGATCCATGCATAGGGTTCCTCATCAAATGCAAAAGAAGCTTCCCAAGCTTATGGAACTTCTTTTACAAAGAGGATACATTAAAGATCCTCAGGTACTATTTGGTGCTGTAGGGGATTATTATTCAGATCATGGGTCAATCCAGATTGGACAGTTTGAATCTGGAATTGAGATGGATAATGATCTTACAAATATGTGGCTTGAAGGTGGTGGAGGTGGCTCGTATGAAGAGAGCTATCAAAACGCCATTTACTTCATGGCTCATCACACTTCCATTGATTGCCTTGAAAAGCGAAATAAAAAAGGTTATCTGTTTTTGATTGGCGATGAAAAGCCATATCCGAAATGTACAAAAGCAGAGATTGCCCGTCTATTTGGTGATGATGTTCCGCAAGATTTGCCAATCAAGGATGTCATTGCTGAGGCTCAAAAGAAGTATCACATCTTCTTTGTCATCCCTTCTGGTACAAGCCACTACTCAGATCCTGTTCTAAAAAAGACATGGGTAGATCTTCTTGGTGGTGAGAACGTTATCATGCTACAAGATCCAAGTCTTGTTTGCGAATCCATTGGTTTATCAATCGCTTTGATTGAGGGAACTGCTGGAGATATGGCAAAAGATTTGGAAGAGTCCGGTGTATCAAAGGATGCCATTAGTGTTGTAACTGGCGCTCTTGATGCTCTGGCCAAATCAAAAGCTTCTGGTGTTTCTACTGGTACATGAAAAGGTATCTTTAGTAACACCTGAATAAAAACGGCTTGTAGCTTAATTCTCAAAGCCCCTGATTGTACAGGGCGATTCAGGTGGAAATCCTGACAAGCCGACTCATTGACTCAGTAGCTCAGTGGTAGAGCGGTGGCCTGTTAAGTCGCTGGTCGTAGGTTCAATCCCTACCTGAGTCTCTAATGAACAGAAAAGTAATTGCTGTTGCCGGGCTTGGTTTCGGTGATGAGGGCAAAGGCTCTGTTACAGATTATTTGTGCAGAAAATATGACATAAAACATGTTATAAGATATAATGGCGGCGCACAAGCCGCTCATAATGTAGTTACTAAAGATCAACACCATACCTTTGCACAATTTGGTGCTGGTTCATTTTTGCCTAGTGTATTTACACACTTGTCAAAATATATGATTGTAAATCCTGGGGCGCTTCTCAATGAAGCAACAGACCTACCTTACAATCCTCTATTTCGTTTATCTGTAGATAGGGAAGCTTTAGTAACAACTCCAGTACATATTCTACTGAATAAAAAAAGAGAACAAGATCGTGGTAATCAACGCCATGGTTCTTGTGGTATGGGTATCGGTGAAACTGTAAAGTATAATATAGATTATCCAGATCTCTCTTTAAGAGTAAAAGATTTACAAACTAAAAATATTCTACTCAATAAAGTAAGAATTCAAAATGAAATTGTAAAAAACAATTTTGACATTTGCTGTACTGAAGAAGAGATAGATTATTTTATTGAAAGATGTCAGCAGTTTATTGAGTCAGGATTACACATAACTGATTCGGCATATCTAAGACATGTATTTGAACATCAGCAAGAAAATATTCTATTTGAAGGTGCTCAAGGAGTTCTTCTTGATGAGAATGTAGGTTTCACTCCATATAATACTTGGACTGATACCACATTCAATAACGTTTATTCCTTGTTAGAAGAAGCTAACTATGATGATCCTATTAAGAAATTAGGCTTGTTGAGGGTTTATCCCACAAGACATGGACCTGGGCCTTTTCCTACAGAGTCAGATAAACTAGATCATATTTATTCTGACGATCATAATGTAACTGGTACTTGGCAGGGTAAACTTAGAACTGGTTACTTTGATCTACAGCTTATGTTTTACGCCCTTAGAGCTTCTAACATAATTAAAGATAATAGTAAAATAGATCCTGATTTTTCTTTAGGGTTTACTCATATAGATAAATTATCTTGTAATTTTACATATTCAGATTATGTTGTTCCAAAGAAATTTTTATCAGATAATGGATTATGGAAAGTTTTTGGAACACCAGAAATAACTGAATTTTTACTAGGACCACATAAAACAGAAAATGTTACATCAACATTTCTTAGTTTTAAGAAGTGGTTATCAACATTTTTTGAGATAGAGGTAAAATTGGAGTCGATGGGGGCGATGGCAGAGGACAAGACGGATAGCATCTGGGATGACGAATAGGGCTTGCAATCCCTGGGGTTAGTGCTAGGATGCGGGTCCATAGGAGATTGACATGATAGGAACAATTGTAAAAACAGCAGTTAAGATAGCAATTAATGTTGCTATAAATGAAGCAGTGAATCAAGCGGCTGCTAAAGTAAAAAGATTTCTCAAAAAGAAGATTAAAGGTCAAAAATATCAATAATTTGATATATACTTGACAAGTTTTGGATCTGTATTGTAATATACAGATTCCTTGCCGAAATAGCTCAGCGGTAGAGCATCAGTTTTGTAAACTGGTGGTCGTGAGTTCAAATCTCACTTTCGGCTCCGTTATTTGATAATTGAATATTGGGGAATCGTCCAATGGCAGGACACGAGTTTTTGGTGCTTGTTATCTAGGTTCGAATCCTAGTTCCCCAACTAAACAACGCGACTGAGATCTTTCATCTGCAAAACTGTTATCCAAAAGATGTGCGGGTTCGAGTCCCGCTATCTCTCGCAAGAGAGGTATGGTGAAATTGGCAGACACGACGGAGCCGAAAGGCATGTAGGGTCTCACCATTTTCGTTGCTTTTTTGGCCCCATCCACTAATGGTTAGGTGACGGCCCTTTCAAGGCTGGAGTACGGGTTCAAGTCCCGTTGGGGTCACGTTTATATGGCCTCTTGGCGAAATTGGCAGACGCAACGGATTTAAAATCCGTCGCCTTCGGGCATCCCGGTTCGAGTCCGGGAGGGGCTACCATGAGAAAGCAAGAAATGAGTTGTATTGGTTTGGCAAACAATCTTATGTACGCTCTCAGTTGTTTATAACAGTTATTAAATACCAAACTCATGTTTGATAATTGTTGATAAACGAATGCGCAAGTGGTGGAATTCGGCAGACACGGCAGACTCAAAATCTGCTGCTCAAAAAGCGTGGGGGTTCAAGTCCCTCCTTGCGCACGAAGTTATGGTGGAATGGCAGACACGACAGGCTTAGGCCCTGTTGCCGAAAGGCGTGGGAGTTCGAATCTCTTTAACTTCACACTAGACGCGGGGTTAACTCAGTGGTAGAGTGATTCCCTTACAAGGAATAGGTCGGCTGTTCAAGTCAGCCACTCCGCACCCAATACGAAAGATAAATATATGTTAGATGATTTTGGAACCAGCAAAGTAACAGTAAAAAAAGATGAATTGCTGGAAGCTATCAGAAAGAATCGTGAAGCTCATCATGAAGCTTTCATGAAAGCGCAAACTGGATATCGTGTTGCTGTTATTGAACATCTTGAGAAGATGTTAAAAGATGCTCGGGAAGGAGCGTCAATAAAAACAGTAATCGATCTGGAAACTCCTTGTAATTATACTAAAGATTACGATAGAGTAATCAGAATGCTTGAAATGAGCCAAGCCGATACCATTACCATTACAGAAAAACAGTTCAGCCAATATGTTTTGGATGAATGGGGATGGAGTCACGTTTTTGAACGACACATAGCAACTTACACTGGAAAGTAGACAATTTCGGGATCGTAACTCAGTCGGTAGAGTAGAGGATTTTTAATCCTTTAGTCGTGGGTTCGAGCCCCACCGGTCCCACTTTTTGAACGAGGGCATCATAATGGAAAAAAAAGACATGGATACCGTTTATTCATATTTCAAAGTAACTACTAAGATTGGCACCGGATTTGTCTGTTTGAGAATTGCCAGACCTCCGAAAGAGGTTACAAAAAATTGTAAGTATACAATCACGTATTCTTTTTGCTCCCCAACTGATAGTTTCAGTAGGATAGTAGCAAGAAGGATTTGCGATTCCAGAGCAAGTTCAGACCGTGTAAAGCAAAAGGTTGTCATATCATATAAAGACAAACCAAGCTACACAAAGGTAATCACTGATGCCTTTGAAAGATTAAGTAAAAACCCAGAGACAAGTGGTTTGGACATTGGTGTTCCACAATGGCTGTCTGGAGCTAAGAGCATTCAGCCTTATAGGGAACTAAAGAAATCTACCAAGTAGTAAACTACACGGTTTCCGTATGAAAGCTGGGCATTATGCCCAGCTTTTTTTTTGCCGTCGAGCCTTGAGCCTCATACCCCATAGTAAATGTGTCTTTCAGAAAATTTTACAAAAAACTAAGAAGATATTCAATGCAAAAAACAGATAATAACAAAGATCTTATTGGTTTTTCTTTATCAAAAATATTCAATAAATATTCTATATTCAGACATCAAAACGCAGTATTACCTTTATTATCACTTGTTGATGCTTTATCAGAACACGTTCATCAATTACCAACTTCAGAAGATTCTGCTCCTGTTAAACTGTTCAGGATGTCGGCATATATGTATTCTATCTGGAGTTCTGTGGCCTCCCCATTAAAACAGATTGATAAAGCTCTTCCACATTCAAATCCTTTGGAATTAAAAGGTGCTAGCAATATCATTATGTCACTTATATCTGATTTGGGAATAGAACCTTGCGAGGTCTATAAATCAGATCGTAGAAGATGGAGTGCTATCGGATCTATTACAAGCTATCCTATTGGGGACGGTTTTTTATATGAAAGCAAAACCTTTGAAGGTAACTCAAGGTTCATTGCAATAAGTAACAATATTACACAAGAATACTTAGTAAATTTCTTATGGTCAAAATGGAATAACTCAATATCTTTAGAGTTTTCCCATCCTTCTTCATATGTTGAAGAGGAAGATTCTGAAACTGGTATTAAATGTCCCCAAACAAAACTAAATGACAAAGACCTGTTTGGATCTTCATTAGAAATCGTTAATACCCTATGTGATAATCATTTGTTTTATAAAAACAATAATATATCGCGAACATATTTATTAATCGGTAAACCGGGAACTGGTAAAACATCAATCATAAGAGAGTTTATTAAAAAGATTGGTGGAAAATCTTGTTTGGTTTCAGGTTTTTCAAACTCATCAATAGACAACCTTAAAACAACCTTTTCTTTATTGAACCCTGACTTTATTGTTTTTGAAGATTGTGATAGAGGTTTATCTTCAAGTACAATTATTCGAGATACTCTTGTAATGCTTGAAGAAATAAAAGAAATCTGTCCACAAACAACCTTATTATTCACAGCTAACACTTTCAATGGAATCTTGAAAGATGATGCTATAATAAGAAAAGGTAGGATAGATCAGATAATCGAAATTCCACCACCAAACAAAGAAGATAGAACTATAATATTAAAAGAATACTTAAAGAAATTCAATATTACATTATCAGATGAAGATTTCAATTTGTGTATAGAAAGATCAGATGAATTAACAGGTGCTGATTTAAAGGACCTGTGTATTAGACTTATGAGAATAACGGCTAAGGAATATTTTGATCAATTGAAACAAATTGAAAACTTAAAAGAAAAATATGAAGCAACAATGTCCTTTAATGATAAGGAGTATGTATGATAAATGTAATGGGGTTTATGGATGCATATAAAGTATCAATGCTTGTGCATTATGGTTGGAGGTATGAGTATCATGGATGGGTACATCCAGAAGGAAAAACAATTAAGAAAGCGGCTTTATTTGATACCGTAAAAGAATGTAAATATTGGGATACTGATGAGGCTTACTGGGAAGTTTTAGATATGGAGGAAAAGAACAATGACAAAAAAACGTAACAAAATCATGACCTACTTTCAGGAGAATGATCCTTCAAGGCTGAGGGATAGAACGGTAAAACCTGAAAAAGGAAAAGGAAGAAAAGATCGTCCAAGAAACAACGCTTGGAAAAATGATTCCCTTTCTATTGCTGCTTGACCACAAACGGTAATAGAAAGGGAATCATGTCCCAATAACTCAACGGATAGAGTGCAGCTTTCCCACAAACAGAGACCTAGCAATGGCATTATCAGATGAGATATTGATAAAGTGTAAACAGTGCGATACAACAACAAATAACCCTGTTTTTTGTTCAAAATCTTGCGCAGCACGATACAATAACAAACTGTTTCCGAAAAGATTAAAAAAGTCAAGAGGTTTTTGTACACATTGTGGTAAAGAACTTTTTGTTAGGGCAAAAACATGTGCAACGTGCCGTGAAAAATATTCAACAAAACAAAAAACAATCGGAGAACTTAGAGAAAAAGAGAAAAAGAAAGGAAGGCATACATCTTGGTTACATCACGAGATCAGGTCTTTGAACCGTTACTGGAATAAAAACATGACAAAGATGCCATGTAAAAAATGCGGATATTCTATTCATGTTGAATTAGCACATAAAATACCATTACACGAATATCCTGACAACACATTATTGGAAACGGTAAATGATCCATCAAATCAAATTCCGCTTTGTAGAAACTGTCATTGGGAATTAGATCATGGTTTAATAAAACTAGATCAAATATAATACGCCTATAGCTCAATTGGATAGAGTATTGCGGTCCTAACGCAATGGTTGTAGGTTCGAGCCCTACTAGGCGTACAACCAAAATCAAAGCTGAGGTTGTAGGTTCAAATCCTACTTGGGATACTAAATGAGGATATTATGCTTAGTACTGGATTAATTCGTGACATAACTAATGAATCAAAAAATAGAAAATCATCTGAAAGTCCACTCCAATATGCTATACATAATATTCTCAATATAATAGCTTATAAGATATACAAAGAAGCTTTGAGTGGAAATTCATGTTATAGACACGAATTACTACAATATAAAACATTAGAAGAAACACAGATAGTATACGGAGAATTGAAAAAAGAATTAAATTCATATGGATATGAGTGTTCTTTTCAAAAAAGAATTAATGAACGCTCTACAGAAGAACATCAAACTGATGGAAATATCTGGTTTTTTGGAACTCCATACATAAAAATAGAGTGGTAATATTTTCATATGTATGTATGTGTAGTTATGGCAAAATAGATTTTATAGTATGTGAAGAGGGTGGGGGATGGTACATAACATCATTGAAAGTACCAATCGAAATTGCAAAACTTGATAATAAATTTGTCACAGAGTGGGCTAAAAATAATCATTTTTTAAATGAACCTGGACTTATATTTGTCTCGGTATATTGGCGTGATGATGCGATAATGGAGCAACACTCTGGTATCATGCCAGATGCAGTTCAAAAAATGATATATAAAAAAAATAGCTACCACACAAGAGTATGTGAATAGCTAGATATTGTATCATCAGGAGATAATATGTCAAATTTCGCACAGGTTGTTGGAGCCAAATATCTTGGACAATGGGTAGATATTTATTTTGGGGACAATAAAGGAAATAGATTTTACGCAGAAGAAGAAAAAACAAAGCTTACATTCATGCGTGGACAGATAACATCATACGATGATGATTTGCTTATTCTTCAATGCATTGCTGTAGAAGAGGATGCGCAAAACGGATCAAAAGCTATGGCTATTACATATGAGGTTTGTATTAATACCTATAATGTAAAGGCAATTTCTCCTGTCGAGGACTTCGATAACTTCAAGTTCTCCATAACCAAACTTATGATGTATAACCCGGTAAGAACTACCGCTCATAGGTGAAAGTTTCATATATGTCAAGAATAGATACTGTTTCAAAAAAATACCCAGATCAAATTGACACAGCTCTGACTATACAGGATCCAAGTAATGGTAAAAATAAATACTTACTATGGATCGCTAAACAGCTAGCCAAAAAACATTCTCCAGAAGATATAAGTGCTACAGTATCTTTCTTTCATGAACACAATAGTAGATTTGAAAAGAAAGATATAAATCAATATAAAGATCTAAAAGATTTAGAAAATATTATAAAAGAATTAGAACCTTCTCATAGGCAAAAACAAAAAGAGATTAAAGAAGAAGGTTCAAAATTAATATTTGAAGATGAGAATGTAAAGGTTATCAGAGTTGATAATAAAAACTCTATGATAATCTATGGTTCAAACACCAGATGGTGTACAACCATGAAAGATAGTCATTATTATGAAGATTACGTTTCACGTGGAAACAATTTTTATATTCTGATAACAAAGAAGCCAATTCTAAAATCAACAAAGTACGCAATATTACGCCAGGGTCTTTTTAAGTTTGATGTGTATGATGAAAAAGACTCATATGCTCGTGAATTTTCAGATAAAGAAATAGAGATTCTACACATTCCAGTACAAGCAATTGTAGCTGATAAAGCGCCCAAAAATTATCTGTTAAGAATAGCTTCTGGTGAGTTTTCAGCAAATGAAATTGTTGAAATGATCAAAGATGAATCAGATGTAACTAAGAATTGGGTAAGCAAGATAAGAATGGATGTGGCGTGTATTGATAAAACACCACAAGAATTATTAAGGATTATTATATCTCAATATAATAAAAAAGATATACTATCAAAACTTTCTAAAGAAACCATTTCATCATTGGCAGATGAGTTGGTAGTTTATCTGAAAGATGATATATCTTCTAACTATTGGGGCGTTTTTGATATTATTGATTTCATCCCAGAAGAAAAACTTGATTTATTTATAAACTCAAAATCTGTAGAAATCAGAAAAAGAGTTGTTGCAAAATATCCGGTAAATAAAATAGGTGTCTTTTTGAAAGACAAATCCCCATCTGTATACAAAATAGCAATTGCAAAATGTGAATTGGATACAGCTTTGGATTTTGCAAAGAATGCCAAGACGGCAAAAAAGAGAACAATTGCACGTGACATAGTAAAAGACCGTTTAGATAATGAAAAATTGATTGATCACCTTTTGTCATTGAAAAAAGACAGGCTAAAAGAATTATTAAAATAAAACCTTGACTATGCTGATATATACCAATATGTTAGCATAGTCAATACACCCGAGCCGTAATTCACCGGTTAGAATGCCAGGCTGATAACTTGGACGTAGGTGGTTCAATTCCACCCGGCTCGACGGGGAATTAGTATACAAGGTATTACGCTGCATTTGCAATGCAGATAAAGGGGAGCGTTACCCCTATTCTCCACAAGCTCTATCCCAATGCTCTATAGCATGACAATTAGAACATAAAACTTCAAGATTATCGATAGAATTGTTATCTCTATTTTTATCAATATGATGAATAACTATTGCCGCTGGATTTTGTTCATATCCACATCGTTCACATTTTGTGTCTTTTACAGATAAAGCTAACTGTCTGTATTTTTTCAAACTGGTACCATAGTGATCTGGCATAATGGCACGAATACCACCAATTCTTTGAGCTTGATCTTTATGTTTTCTGCAACAGAAAAATAGACCACTTTTAGATAAAGCAAAATCTGATTTTGATTTATAAAACTTTTTTTTGCATAGAGCACATTCTACATTTGGAATCTTCTTCAAAGATCTTTCCCTGCTATAAAACTTGCTAGAACAACTAAGAGTGCAAAACTTTCCATTACCTCTTCTAACCTCTTTTTCATTAGCATTAAATTCTACATCACAAAACAAACAGTTTCTAAGCATGTAGCCTCCTCGATTTGCGCAAAAGCGCTTACCTACATACTAATATAATAATACAAAACGCATTACATCCGGTAGGCTCCACTATTATATCAATAATTCATTATTAAAATAGGCAGATCGGAGCTGCTTTGATACTTAGTAAGGTTCACTAGCATCTCCCCACATGAAGTGAGGAGTCAAAATGAGAACCGTAAAACAAGCTATAATAACCGCGTTTGCAGAGAAGCTTCGTGAATTTTATATGCGTGGAGTAAGAGACGCTCATATAGACGAAGATAATGATAAAACACCATCAATGTTGGAACCATTTGATGCTGGTAGTTTTGATGAAGCATACGACAAACATGTTTGGCTTAGAATAGCCGAAAATATTTTAGACATATAAAAACGCTGATTAGAATCTTGGGAATTCATCCTGCTTGGTATGTAGGAATAGTGGGGTTCAAATCCCCAAATCAGCACCACTACTAATTTACATGCATCCAGATAATGAATAACATCTGAGATGTTTATGGTTTGTACAGTATCCATTAATGGAATCGATGATAGCGTTAATATAGAGGATATAGTTGACCTATCTGTAAAATATCCTTTTATAGAATGGAACATAAATCTAAAATCCTTGACGCAACGCGAAACGGCATATCCATCAAGTGACTGGCTTGACACCCTGATCAACAATAGCGATAAGCTACGTGTTTGCGGGCACTTGCACGGCAGGTGGAGACGAGATATCATAGAGCGTGGAGACCTTTCGTTACGACTGGAACACCCTGCCCTCTGGGCCGTCCTACATCGTATCCAATTAGATACCCCACCATCCCCAAAAATACTGGATATACTAAACCTGACTAGAAAAAAAATAATAGTAGATTCAGATGACAAGAATGATTACATGGTTCTAGCAGAGAAAAAGAAATTACCATTATTTCCTTTATCTAAAGAGTATAGCACAATCAATAATAATTATGGTTACATAGTTGATAGCAATGATGTGTATGATTTTCTTAAAGCTATAGAATATAAAGAACATGATAAAGTTTGGTTGAGTTTGGATAACTTCAGGGACTCAAATGAAATCACATTCGATTTAGAAAAAGTCGAGAGTTGTTTGGATATAATTGAAGATTATGTTACCGCAGAGAGATGGATTCAAGCTTTGTTTGAAACAACCTGTGGTAAAGATAAAATATCATATATTCCAAATAAGGTGAGTTAATGGTAGGTATAGACAAAAACGAATTCAAAGTTGCCGAAAATAGAGACCTGTTAAAAATGAATGGTCTCAGAAAAGCCATACTGCAAAACTTCAAGCAGATATGGATGTTTTTACACAATAATAAAGGTAATTACACACTTACGGTAAACAACGTTTGGGGAGGACCAATTACTCCTGAAATGGGTGAGAAAATAAAAAGCTTTTCTGATGCGTATTTATCAGGAAATGAGAAGAAAACAAAGAAAACTAGTAAACCAACAAATAAAAAAAACTAGTATATGTCTAGTAACATATTGATACAAATTTTAGAAGTTGCCAATCATGGAACTGTAAATAGTATAATTCCAAACATAAAGGAATTATCACCAGACACAGATTTATCACTTCTTCACAAAATATTACTTGGTACACACGTAGGTATCGCCCTTCATCTTTTAAAGGAATGTGGATTTTTTGCAATCACTATTCCAGAAATAGAAGATGCTGATAATTTAAAGAAGACTAAAAAAATCAGTACAGAAAAGAATGTATTTAAAGATATTTGGCCGCATACCATAAGGGTAGTAAACCAAACATTACCAGTAGTACCTTTAAGGTGGGCTGCGCTTTTTCATGATCTTGGAAAAGCGTATACTTTTGAATGGAAAAATGGTAAAGTAACGTTTCATCACCACGAACACCACAGCTCCAAAATCTTTGAGAAGTTTGCGAAAAAATACAATATCTTCTCACCCGGAACAAAAGAACACATCAAGTTTTTGATAAACAATCTTGGGTACACTGAGGGGTATGATGACTCATGGTCAGATAATGCTGTAAGAAGATTTGACAAGGAAATGGGTCCTTACCTGGATGATATCCTTGAGCTATCTAAAGCTGATATTACTACAGGTAATGATAGTAAAAGAAATAAAATTTTAAGAGGTATTGATAATCTTAAAAAGAGAATTATAAAAATAAGACAAGAGGATGAAAAAACAACCTATCTCCCAAAGGGATTGGGAAATGCTATTTCAGATAGCCTGAATATTCCATTAGGACCAAAAATCGGTGAGTTGAGAAACGTTCTTCAAAAGAAAATTGAAGATGGAGAATTGAAACCTAATGAATCATTTGAATATTATATAGGTTACCTTCAACAAAATATGAATACTGTGATATAATAATGTATATGCGGGTATGGCAGAGTGGTTATGCTCTAGCCTTCCAAGCTAGCTATCCCAGTTCGATCCTGGGTGCCCGCTCCCAATAAGTTGATTCCCCCAATCAATGCATTGGTGTGTTTGTACAGACACAGTTGAGGTCGCCAGACTGGGTAAGGGGATATGGGACTAGAAGGTCATGAAGGCCGAAAGATTGCTCATATTCTACCTCAGCATTTGCGGATATAATTCAATGATAGAATTCCTCGTTGCCAACGAGAACGTTGTGGGTTTGAGTCCCACTATCCGCTCCAGGTCCCGTTGTGCTGATGCATCTGACGGTCTGCAAAACCGTTTCTGTTAACGGAGTTTGATTCTCCTGCGGGACTCTGGTATTATTCTGACTTAACTATATGATAAGCTTTGATACCCTATTCAAATATGCAGCGTCCACAAAACCATTGAAAGATGATTCTGAGGAACGTTTACAATGGGCTGTAAAACGTGTTTCAAATTCCAAACGAACACCAACCAACAGTCAATTAACAGCTATTTCTGAAAACATACTTGATAGCTTTATAGGTAAACAAAAACCTTCTAAAGAACTTGATGCAGAAGATTGTGAATTACTTTCAGTATATGCTGCTATGCTTAGGGCTTTATATTTAGTTCACCACCAGAATCATCTTGAAACAACAGATCATGGTCTTCATTTATTATTCAAACAATTATATGAAGATGCTACAGGAATGGCTGATGATGCCGGTGAAAGAGTTGTTGGTCTTTGTGGAGAGCTTGTACACCAAGATTTGGTTGGGAAATTTGCCGAACACTTCATTGTAGAAGATAAAGGCGTTCCAGAAAAACATATTGAATCTTCAATATCTGCAGAACATTCTTTTCAAATTATTGCAAAGAAAGTCTATGACAGATTAAAGGAAAAAGAGGCTCTTACATTAGGGCTTGATGATTTGATTATGTCACAGGCAAGTGAGAGTGAAGGACACATATACCTTTTACAACAAGCACGTAAAAAAATCTGATAATTGGAGAATCAATCCGAAAGCTGACGACGGAACCTCTTTGCTAAAGAGGCGAGCTGTAATGGCCTTACAGGTTTGACCCCTGTATTCTCCGCTTATAGTCGAGAGCCCACGATAGCGTGGGCTTTTTTGTTATGAACCAAGAAAAAGTACATAGAATATTTTTCCCAGATTCTATCTCACAAGAAAATATGACAAGTGGTCTTGGTACCATTTTCCTAGCCTCCAAAAACATAAATAATTGGCATGATAAATTTTACAATGCAATTGTAAAATCATATATAAAAACTACTATCATTTCCAATAAATACTTAACTATAAACCATTCTGAAAAATATTATGAATGGGATAGAACTCATATGCTCCTATCCCAGGTAGTTTGTTTCTGGTTTGATAAACCAGAAGATGTTCAATCAATGGTTCAATTCGGATCTTATCTCAAAACAGATGGTATCTTTTATGGAAGAAATCCAGAGTCTAAAAACAGTTTCGATTATTTAGATTGGATATTCTGGAAGGAACATAATTTATATCCTGCGGAATCTGTAGAAGAATTAGCTGATATGGTTATTCATTGGATGAAGGAGTAATTATGAAATGGTCTGAAAATACAGAGCTATTTAAAAAAGAACTCACTGATGGATTTCAGTGGCAAGAATTGCCAGCAACATTTTTCAAGTTACATGGTTTCAGTATTGAGATGCCTCCTATGGCGTTTCGAGAAAATATAAGCGATGCTAATAAGTTTTTTGAAACAAAAGACTTAATAGTAAATTCAAAAAGAATTGAAATAAAATCAAGAAAAGAAAGGTTCACATCCCCTAATACATTCCCTTACGATACAATTATAATTGATACTGTAAAAAAATTTACAGGAAGAAGTGAAATCCCATTTGCTTATATAATGATATCGAGGATTACAGGATCTATGCTATGGATAGACACAAGCAATAGAGACAAATGGAAAGTTGAAAGAAAATTTGATAACACAAGAAAGTATTGGGATAATTTTTATTTAACAAGTAAAGAAAATTTACTACCACTAGATAGTTTGGTATATATATTAAATGGAGAGTAAACTAGATGAGATGCTAGCTTCGGTTGGAAACCGAATGGATCCTTGATGGGATTGTGGGGCGGTACCACTGCTCTCCGCATGGATGATAATAACTTTCAATACGAATGTAAAGACTGTGGTTTATTATCCCCTAAAACAAACGGGAACTTTACTTTTTTAAGTTTAATGGGTTGGCGTTTGTTTATACGTAAAATAAGAAATGAAAAATTCCCAGAATGGAGATGTCCTCAATGCTGGGAATTATTCAAGAAAAACAAGCGCTAATATCCAAGCTCTGTTTGTGCCGAAAGTCTAGATTCAATATCTGCCAAATCAAGACCGACAGTATCAACCTTTTGCCTGTTGATATTGTAGTGATTCAATAGACCAGAAAACTCTGTTGGATTTGGCAGTGTTGTAAGAATATAAGAACCATCTTCCTTTTTTGGAAAAGTCAGTGGTATTGGGAACAAATTTGTATAACCCCATATCAACTGAACCAAAGATTTTATTTGAGCCTCGGTTGGCAAGAATACCTTGAGCTTTACTCCATGGACCTCGCCCATAGTAACCTCATGGTCCGGTACCCCGTGAGCCCCTCTGTTTGCCTCGCTGTAACGATTTGGATGGTCCCAGGCATCAGGCATATAAGCTATCTCAACACCGGCCCCAATCCCGTTGCAACCGCTTCCCTGACTCCAAGCTCCATGCTTCAGATCCAGACACTGGTACACGGTAGCGTACCCATTTTCATCCTCATCATCATCTATAATAAAATTCACAGATAACTGCCTGGCATTAAGACCTGTATATACATCCTTCGCTCTATAAGAAGCCGCCCAGTGTATTGTAAACTGTTTGATATCATTAGACAATTCGTCAAATGATATATTATCACGTCTAATGTAATTATGTTTTGCTGTAAAATCAAAACCGTTGGGATCATCCCATTTTATGACATTACAACCTATATCAAAAGATTTATCTACAGCATATATACAACCCATTTATACTCCTGAGGGCAGTGTTGGTTTATAGTTACCCTTTGCAATATCAGACATCAATTTCCATTGGACATGACCATAATCTTTAAGACCTTTAAAGTCACCACCCCAAATCAAACCCATCTCTTTGGCAAGCTTACCGAATTCTGGCCAATACGTAGCAGCTTCTTGGTTGTTAAGTTTTTGAACTGGCAAAACATCTATTGCCAATCCATAGTTATGAAGGGATGTTCCGGGCTTTGCATTTGTTACAACCTCTGCTTGGTTTATAATATTACCCTTATCATCCCTTCCCTTTTTCCAATATTTCTCTTGTATCTTATTATCCCTGTATCCCTCAGTAACCTTTAATTTTACACCCAAACGTTTTTCGGCTTCATTTAAAAAATTACGAGCAATTGGTTGGAAATTAATATCCAACTTGGACAGAATAGATTCTGTATTGGTATCATGTGTTTCGCTTGACAAACCACTCTCAAACCTTTCAGCTTCGTTGAGAGAGTCATCAAAAATATCAGCGAACTTGTAAATTCTATTATAATCCATTGTAACAATATAATAAATTATTGACTACGATTTTCCAACCCTCGTTTGATACTATTTAGAACCTTTCTACTAACCTTTTTATTGTCTTTTCTGTATACAGAAAATTCTGGATAAATAGAAATAATATAATCCTCAGGATCCTCTTTTGTAATTCTTATCCGTTCCTTGACAAAATCGTTCATAGAAACAAATAGAGAAACCAAAGCATTTTTAAGAATTGGTTTATATTCAGAGTTCATTTTTCCTCTGGTAAATCATATACTGTAACATTTACCCCGCGTTTCAATAACTCTTCTTCTATTAACGGTTGAACATCTTCCCATTTACCTCCAGCCAAACCACAGCCAATTCTTGGCATATGAGCTGACGCAGAGTTATCGCTGATTTCTGTACCAGCCTTTGATAAACATTCTTTGAGAGCTTTCAAATCTAAAGGTATTGGATTTGTTTTGGAAACAACACCCTTTTGAGCGATCATATTGATAACAGCAACATCGCTCTTTACTTGTATAACCTGAATCTCTCCAAGCTTTAGTTTACCAAACTTGTTTCTCCAAAACTTTCTGTATTCAGATTCAACTTGAGGGTATCTCTTAGATAGCGCCCCTGAAAATCCTGCCCCATATAAACCATCATCATTACAAACCTGCAAAATATATTGCATACTACTACCAGTAGGGTTTGTAGCATCACCTTCTATAAATCTCAACAATCCCTTTTGGATAAAATTACTTGGCTTCTTCATCACTTTTTCCTATATATTATTCTACCTTTTGACATGTTGTAAGGATCAAGTTCTATTTCAACCTTATCCCCTTCCACTATTTTTATATTATGAGTCCTCATTTTACCAGACAACTGACACAGAACTTGTGTCACAGTACCAACTTCAGTTAATACTCCAACTACAAAAAATCCGTTTCCTCTAGCTGCCTCTATCGAGCCTTCTACTCTTGGTTTATCATCTGATGCCACTCATAACTCCTTAACTAATATCTTGTATCTACTATCAAATTCTATATTGTACATATAACGCTTAATTACGTCATGTATCTCTTGATACCCGTTTTCTATCGGGGATTGGTTACAAACCCATTCATTTTTTAAATAATAACAACATCTTATTATATTATCATTACCAGTCAAATAATCATATTTATGATTTTTATTATACAAAGAACAAAGCCAGCAACTATTTTCTACAATAATTGCAGGCTTTGATTTTTTAAATATATCATGTGTAAAGTTTAATGCTTTTTTATTAAAAACTTTTACCGTCTTATTCTCCATGATAGATATTTTATTCCCATCATGATCGTGCCAAGTTCTCCAATTATCAGTTGGAATCAGCTTACAATAACCAACTACATGTTGAAAAATACCATCAGATATAAACGCTTTGGCACTTGCTATATTTTTATTTAATATGCTCATTTTTTGAAGTAAGGAACTTTTATTTCTTTATGTTTTGTTTTCTTTTCTCTCTGGTGCATTTTTGCAATAAATGACCTTTGTTCTTCTGTATAAGTATACCACTTATAAGATTTATTTGGGGCATCTAGCGATGTAATAATCTTATAATACGATTCTTGCTGTAAAGCCCATTCATATATTCTGTAATCAAGCGGGGCAATGTTCTTTGTGAAACCTAAAGACTCTGACATCTCTACAATTTCAGAATATAGGAAATCATATAAAGGCTGAATATCAGCTAAATACTCATTGTACTTTTTATAGGAACGATATAAAGAACCATATGTTTTATCAACACATCCAACACATATCCCATTTGAATTTTTAGCTAATTCTAGAGAATGATAATACAGTTGGCTCCCAGGCAATTCAGCATATGAATGATTGAATATTTTCTTGAACAATTCTTGTTCATTATTAGGAACAACAGATAATACTTTAAGTGTACCGGTTTTTAATATAGTTGATTGTAAACAACACCAGGTTACAACGGCAGAATTTGTTGAACCATCAAACGGTACTAGTAATGTATCCTTACCATAAGAAGTTGCATAGTTACAAATCCAATTTGATATTGAACTAATATCCAAAGAAACTTTTTCGCTTGACATATTACCTTGGAACACAATAAAACATTACATTATCATCTATATCTTTGTATTTTATTATACAATGAAGATTCCCAAGTTTATGAAATTTTTTATTATAAGACGTTTCAAATTCCCTATACATATCATCAAATACTATCTCTAGTATTTTACCATAACTTCCAACAGCTGATATTCTCTCTCTAAGAAATTCATCTTGCATTTAACCCTTAAATAAATAAGCGGAACGAAATTTGTATAAATCACCTACAGGATTCGAACCTGCACTGGTACTCATATGAGTACCGTACTGCCATTATACTAATGGTGATTCTAAACTCGCGTTCCGCTTATATATCAAATTATCAACCTTTTATACTTGATAACTTTTCGGATATTTTATTGACAGTATCTTGTAAAGCCTTTTCCATCATTTTGTTTTTATCGGTATCGATATCAACTTTCTTGTATTTTTCCAAGGCAACAGAAGCAACTGTTACAGCATCGGTAATAACAGCATCAATCTCTTGAGAGGAACTACCTCTTGCCTGGATACCAGCCATATAGGCATGGTACCAAACTGAAAACTCATCTGCTCTCATGGTTATGCCGCCTTATCTGCTACCACAAGCAATTGAGTTAAAAATTTCTTGGTTTCATCAATAGAAGTTACTTTTACAAACTCAATACCGATATCAACTACAGGATAGTCAACACCACCCTCGAAAATTGCATCACCAACAAATACAACCTCATCTTTGCTGATATGCAAATGCTTCATCAACTGATGAAGTCCAGAGTGTTTATTAATACCCTTTGGGGTAATATCAATTGAATTATACCCAGCAATACGCAAGTCAAAATTAGGCAGTTCTTTTACTAACTCTGAAACAATTGCTTTACGCTTGGAAAAATCAGGATCCCAATTTTCCTTATCATCAAGCGGGGCCTTTTGACCAAGGCAAGACAAAGTTACTTGAGACTCTCTGTTCTCCACCTGCTTACCCCACAACCTGTCAGATAGAGAATTCTGCTTCAAATACTTTTCAAGTACCTTGGAAATTTTATCAGACTCATGTTTATCAAGCTTGTTCTGATAAATAGCTACCCAGCCATACTTATTCCAATATTGGAATAAACTAGCTCCTGCTGTTGGTAGTACATACAAATTATTTAGTATGTTGATATCTTTTGTAGGAAGATATGAAATAATTTGTTTCTCTATCTGCTTCCAAGAAGCACCGGATAGGATACATACCTTTTGTTTGCTAAGTAGCTTGACAAGCAAGCTTAGCATTTCTGGATCAATATCGGATTTAGATTCTGTTAATGTACCATTCAAATCAAAAACAATTGTCTTCATTTTTTAACTTCGAGATAAAGGACAAGTTGCTATCCCTCAATATGAAATGCCATATTGAGTTAGCAATACAGATTGCTTGCTGTACCCTTGCCCTCGACCTCAAGATTTTTTACAATGAGATAAAAAGTATGAAGCACATTTTTCTATTTGTTTTAATGATTTATTAGCTTTCTTTTGAGCTACATCTCTTACATGTAATCCTAATCTTTTCTGTAAGATGTTTGCTATTTTTTTTAATAAATCTATATTAAATAGAGCTCTTTTATCATTTTCTTGGGTAATGGTTTTTATATTATGCTCTCTACCCTGTCTTGCTGATAATTGGAATTTAACTTTAAGAAATCCCATAGTTGCAAACCAAGTATTGCACATTTCTAAATATTTATCTAATCTATCATCCCAACCAAATTGTGGGTAAAATATAAATGCTCTACCTTGTTTAGCCCATGAAGTCAAAGCTACTTGCAAAGCTATATTATTTAATTTTTTCAAACCTTCTTGAACACCTTCATCTAAAATAAATTCAGAAAGTTGTTTAAACTGCGTAACCATCCTGCCAACTGGACCACTCCAAACAAAGCCAGTTTTAATACCAGAAACCCATCTTGTTATAATTTGATAATTTTCTTCAGAAGAACTCTCTATCAATCTAAGATTTTCATCTGGCTTATCAGAAAAAGAATTTTTACCTGGAGGAAATATTTTAAGACTATCTCTTGGTACGTTTATTCTATATTCTTTAGATACTTGATTTATAGTATTATTGAAACTAACAAGCATCGAATTGAACTGAGCATCCCAATTTATATCTTTTACGCTTGCTGGATATTTTTGCAAGAAAGTAGCACACCAGTTTACAATAGGTTTGTAAGGAGATGCTTCTGTTTTTTTAAAACTCTCATCAGTAGTGAAAAACGTAGACATTTCTTGTAATGAAGAAAGAAACTTATTCAAATTAGGTGATCCCATATTTACCTGCCACCTATAAGCAAAAATATTCCCTTAAAACAAAAAAACCACCAAAAGGTGGTTTAAGTTGATAACGAAAATTAACAATACCTTGTTTTCGTGTAATATCCCAATTATTATGATGAAAGATATTGTATCGCGTTATCTGTCGGGGTAGCTGGATTTGAACCAGCGACTTCTAGTTCCCAAAACTAGCGGACTACCTCTGTCCTATACCCCGTATTAAATTTTCACTATACCCAGTGGGGCGTCAGAGATTTGAACTCTGCTCGTTATCTTCCCAGTTTATAAGACTGGCGGCCTCTACCAGATGCCTCACGCCCCAAATGGGCGTTCATATTCGAGCTGACAAATTCATATTCATTTATATATCACCTTATTCCATGAATAAAAAAAATATTGAACGAAAATTACGCTGACCCACAGGTTCAATTAGCAATATTGATGAAAGATCAGCTAGCGCGTTCAATAGCCCCTACCATCACTTTTACATAATGATAGGAATAAAATTGGTAAACGAAAGATGCAGACGAATAGGCCGGGTTTCCCCGTTACCAAGCCCGTCTGGTGGATTCGAACCACCTAGAATCGTTGATTGATGATGAAACGTCTACGGCGCGTTTACCAGTGCTCGGATGGTTTAGAAAGCCAACCGAACTCACCCAGTCTAACCTGTCTCACCCAGCCTGTCAACGGCTTTCTACCGTTTTCTGACAGCCTCAGGTATATGACTAAATATTACCAGTTTTTCAAAGAATTAAACCTCAAGTACGATTTTTTCAGACTCTCGACCCTGAAAACAAGTATTACATGCATAAGATCACTTATTAATGTGGAAACAAATCGGAGTATATTATGAGTGAAGATGATATCAATAGAACAGTTGAAGAATTAGAAAGTAATATAAATAAATTAAAATTCCGATTGAAAAGAACTATTAAAAATATAAGATATTGTAGAGAGGCTTGTAAAAATACTGCCCAAATAATTGGAGAAGTTACTCATGGCACCTCCCAAGAACATAAATGATGTTTTACTTGAACGATTAGCAGAGGGTTTGGATTCCACATCTCAACTTACACATACTCTTTTAAATGAAATCAAAGAATCAGAAGCTGATTTTGCTACTGTAAAAACAGAATTAAATATATTAAGAGAAAACGTAAAAGCCCTATCAGATGTAATAAGAGATGGTAATGGGGCTACTTCTATTTTAACTAGAATGGCCCTTATAGAACAAAGAATATCAAATATAGAAAAATGGCTTGAATCCCATATAGATGTACATCAAAACAGTCAGAAAGATTTATCATCTATAAAAGATGATGTTGAAGCTGTCAGTAAAAAAGTTGGCGAAATTGTTGGTACTGTAACAGAAGTAAAAGATAAAATAACCGAAGAAGAAAAACGCCATAGAAACAGTATAGATAAAGAACTAGAACTTCAACACGAAAAGAAAAAGAGCGATCAAAAGGTCAGCGAAGAACGTCAAACTGCAATGATTAGATTGTTGGTTGGATTATTGATTGGAATTGGTGGTTTGATAGGAACGCAATTATTGCAGCTACCAAACTGCAACGGACCCCGAGCTGCTACGCCCGAGGTCCGCTACATTCACGTACCAATGTCTTCAGCGTCTACTAACGCTTCCCAACATCCTTGAAATCAAAGTCTTTGATGGCTTTGACCAAGTCCTGACCAACGTATTCAAGATTCTTGAATAATGCTGGGGTCATAGTCTGATACACTGTAACATTCCTATGACCAAAATCTGCAGCATGCCAGTTTGAATTTGTGGCATTGATTACCCAAAGATGGGCTCTTGGGTTTACCTTTGCCAAATACTCATTCCAAACCCTCATCAAAGGAGTTCCGGCATTCTGCTGCTCATCGGTGATAAGCACCATAACATCCAAAAACCTTTGTGAAGCAATTGCATGAACAATTGGCTGGGAGACATCGGTTCCACCAGCGGTCTTCAAATCAAGCAAAGACTTCACTTGATCTTTGCGACTCCTACCCTTCAACTTAGGACAGAAACCATTTGAGGAATAACCCCAAAAATCCCTACGTCCCTGATTAATGGTATTACCCTCTTCATACAATGAAGTATCAAAAGTAGTAAACCACAAATCATTTGCCTTCAGGAAAGGAACTGCAAGAAGACCGGCAGTTTTAAGAGTTTCACCGGCCATAGAACCAGAGATATCAACAGACACACCAACCTTCCTACCTTCGATAGCAGGCATTGGTACATCAAGAGTAGATACCATCGCATCCAGCAAGATATCTTTTACCTTGCTATTGGTAGCGTAGATATATGGCTTTGCAAAGTCCATAGGAATGGCACGACCATCCTTGACCTCATCCATCTTGAGGCTTAGAGCCCTCAATCCATCTGTGGTAGAGAAAACATTATGCTCTTCCAAAGAACGGATATTAAGCAATAAAGCCGTCAATCCCATTTGAGTCATTGCAGCCATGGCAATAGGACCATCCAAGCCTGCAAAACCCTTGATAACATCCCATGGAATCTTATGATCCAAGATGGCATTGGCAATCTTCTTCTTATCAGAAGTGTCAGCCTTTAAAGTTTCCACAACCTTCTGCTTAGCACCAGTTGCTTCAGACTTCTTGCCATCAAGAACGTACAATACCAATCCAGCACGCTCATCCTTGAAACGTGGATGAACCAAACGTACAAGTTGATTCAATGCTGTTGGATACTTAAGGGTATTCTCCTCAAGCTTCCACGCATTCCAACGCTCCATGGCAGAACGAACCCACTTCTGGGGTCTGGAACCAAATCCACGCCCAAACTTCTTGGACTTGCACAGTTCCACAAACTGAATCAACTGACCAGGATGGAATGTTGCTAACAAAGAAACAATAGCTTCCTTGATCTCATCACGATTCAAGAAAGTATCATTTGCATGCCCGTTGATTGCTGCAATGGCAACCTTGACCATACCCTTCATATGGCTATTACGAGCAATACAAGCCGCCTTAAGCAGATATTCAGGATTGCTATCTGCCATATTCTCTACAAGAGGTAGGGCTTCCTTTGTAATATCATCTACCGAACGATAGAATTGATTCTTCAAAATACCAGTCAGCAATACACGAGCCACTGCCTCTTCAGCAGTCTCGTTAGCTGACAAATAAGAATCAATCTTGATAACCTTACGGTTTGGATCGTTACCAATAACTTGCTGTACAAACTTTGCGCTAGACATGTATGCCTCCTATTTCGCGCCATTAAAGTATGGCGTAGACTTATTTCTCTTTAGAAGAAGAATTCTTCTTTTTTAGAGAATTTACTTTTTTCCTCTGAATTCTTTCCAGATCAGATTCATTGCCTCTCGCTTTTCTACGAGAGGCTTTTGCTTTATTCTTTAATCTGCGTTTCTCAGTCTCTTCTTTATCAAGAGCTTCTACAGATTCTGAAATCAAATTACCTACAAATTGTGTCATTTATGCGCCTTTCTTGCCTGGTGGCATCTGGGCGCACAGCCGGGTAAAAACCCAAGAAACACAGTGTATTCATCTGGTGCGCCCTGTCAAGAAAAATCTAGTGCGCAACATCTTATTCCGCCGTATGCGTAGATGTTGCTAAAAAATTAATAAGAATCTAATAAATCTTTAACGTTTTCTTTTTTATGAGGGATACGTTCGATAAGAGAAACATATTCTGTTTGAGAGTTTAGCAACCAATTGAAAAGTTCAAGAGTATTGATTGTATCTGTATCAGCACGGTGTGCTCCTAATTTTGGAGTAATTCCTACCCCTTGAAGGAAGTTGTTCAAACCGAACTTTGGTTTCGGGGAGCTTTGAGCTTGAGCTATTTTTTCTCCACCATACTTTTTAACATATCTTTGAGCCAACTGTTTGGTACAAATCCACAAATCGGCAGGAAATTCCAACTCAACAGAGTCCCAAGCTGAGTGGCAAAATTTACGATCAAAAGGAGCATTGTGAGCCACAATACACCTGGCAGCTTTATTTGAATTATCTTTCTGAAAGAATTCATTAACTTGAATGACTGCATCTTTCAGAGAAATTCCATTATCCAGATCATGGACTGATTTGCCTTGAACTTCCAAGGCTTCTTTGGAAGCCCTTTCGGGGTAGTCAACACATATATCAATTGTTATCTGATCTTTTGATGCAGAGTTAAGAACTGATATTTGATTGATTTCATGCCATCCAGTTTTCAAACCTGTCGTTTCTGTATCTAGAACGTAAAAAATTATGGACATAATGAAAAGGACTCCTTTGGTTATGGGAGTCCTTTTCAGCAGCCTGCTCGACATTGAATTTACATATTCTTGATTAGTTTTATCATTGAAGTATTATATTCTTTTATTGTAACCTTTTTCTTTATCATCTTTAATAGATTGACATTTGGTTTTTGTCTTAGCTGTATAGACTTACCCTGCTGCAATAGATTGAAAGCCTCTTCTGCATCATTTGCCATAACTTCAAATTCTGCTTGAATTGGAGCTATAGCTTCTACTAGAATTATATATTTTGTAGGCAAATTAACCCCAAGATATTGGATAGTGTCTACTAAATTCATTTTTAGTATAAGGTCTTAATAAATGCTTATCAGCTTCCATTCTTTTATTTGGAGGAATTTTATTATATTCATCTCGACGTCTTTTATTCTCTACAGCAATTGCATTATCAACAAGTTTAGTCAAATTTGGAAGTTGAGACATTAAATAATTCTTAATTTTAGTATTTAAAATTGTTGTTTCTTGTTTTTCTGCAGGTAGTTTTTTTTCTTCATCTGGTACAACAAATGTATCTCCAATAGAAACTACCCAGCCAGGATCAATATTAAACTGTGTTTCTCTACCTCTGACTAAATCAAAAATATCAGATGGCATTTTTTGCATTAGATAATTAATCCATTGCATTATTGCTTTCTCTATAACTTCTTGAGCACTAATTTGTTTTTCACCACCACTATCGGCCATTTTCATAATAGAACGATATGTCTCAATGGCAGCTTTCTTTGCTGCTAAAGTAGCAATTTTTTTAAGATTATTTGTCATCTATTTCCTCACAAAAAGAATCTGACAATATATCTAAGAATTACCTGATCTTCCTAACATATCAAACTCGCCAGAAATAGTTTTCCTGTATTGTCTCCAGCCTTTAAAATTACCAATAAATCCATCATGATCAACCGGATAAGCCTGATGCTCAAACGGACTCATATGCCCTGATGTCAAAAGCCTATCATGAAGCTTGATATCTTCATAATAATCCCTTCTTCCATCATGGGTAAGATATGAAACTCTGGCACATCTTCCCGTTGATATCTTTATCAACCTTTCCCAGTCAATATCTATGTTCTTCCTGAATCCAGCACATTTCGCATCGCTAATATCATCTTCTGTGATAAATGGTATGTGCCATTCTTTATTTTTCAATAATACTGGAACAGATGTTTCATATACTTCCTGCATCATACTGGCAATTCTGCAAATATCAGGATGAGCCTCCTTATGATTACGAAGATGAAAGTAGTTACTCCACTCGGTAGCTGTAACAATAACTGTATGCCACATAAACGGCTCTAGGAGCCTGTTTGTTATTTGTTTATGGATGCCGATACCTAATAGCTCATTGGCGCTTCTAATTGCATTGTCACGCGCTCTGAGCCATGCATCTTTAGCATTGGTTATTTCTGCAGTATCAGTAAGAAACTCATAAGACTGCATACCCTTTTGATTCCTACCCCACTTTTCAGGAATATAAGGATTCTCCTCAACCATCTTGATCATTTTCTCAACAGGTATGGCACGAGAAGATGCAGAGTTTCTTGAAAATACTCTATGGGTATTGAATTCAGCCAGAATAATTCTTGGAAAAGTAATTTCAAAAGTAGTTAATCTATTATTTCTTTCTGAAATAGAATCTGTAATAATTTTAGCTTTAAACATATTACCTCAATATATCATGTGGATGACTTTCTATTAAACCTGAACCAGAGATCTCTACCCATTCAGGATTTAGTTTCAACTCTTTAAGAGTATGAGCACCCTGGTAACTCATACCACTTTGAATGCCTTCACAAAGTTTTTTGATTATACCTTCAACAGATCCTCTGTATGGAACAAGCCCAACAACTCCCTCTACTCTTGAACTTTTATGTGTAGAAGAACCTGCATATTCTTTATATTTTTTATCATGAAAAGAAACAACTTTTCCTGGTGATTCATCGGTACCTGCAAAAAGGTTACCAATCATAACAAGATCTGCAAAGCATAAGCTTTTGACACAATCACCAGCAAAACGAATCCCGCCATCAGCTATAAACATAGGCTGTTCATCGTTTCTTGGATTATAATAAGTATTACATATTAAATCCAATGCGCTTAGTTGTGGATAACCATTACCAGTCTCAACTCTTGTAGAACAGATTGATCCTGGCCCAACACCTATCTTGATTATGTCAGCACCAGCATTCCATAAATCCTTTGCACCTTCTGGTGTAGCTACATTTCCAGCTATAATCAAAATATCCGGATAGTTACTTCTTAATTTTTCTATAAAAGAAATAACCATAGTATGATGACCATGAGCCACATCTACACAGAACAATTTACAACCTAAATCTATATACTCTTTAGCAAGAGACATATCTTCATCTTTTATTCCTAAAGATACGCCAATATTTTGTCTAGATTCTATATCTCTTGAAAAAGCAAGAATAGAATCTAGATAATTTTTCAGTAGGTTTTTTGTTGTATCAAATCTGTGTAATAAAGCCATTCCTCCTTGGCGTGCTATGGATTGCGCCATAAAAACTTCAGTAACAGTTTTCATGTTAGCTGAAACGATTGGAATTTTTACACTGAAACCTTTAGGTAATTTTACATCCAGAGGTAAATTACGAGAAGGAATATCTGATTTTTTTGGAACCAGAAGAACATCATCAAACGAATATCCTTTTACAATTTTCATATATAAACTTTCTGGGCAATAAAAAAGGCCGGATACCTTTTCAGGTAATCCGGCCCAAGCTCTCGACTATATGATTTATCGTTGAGCTATCTTATCCGAATCTTCGGATTTTTCTTTTTGCTTTTCTTGTTCTTCCTCATCTTGCTTGATGAGTTTTCTTAGTTGAATATTGGTTTTAACAAACCAATCATATCTTTCTTTTGCCCTGGACCACTTACATGTAGATCCAGTAGCATACATTGCGATGGAACCCTGCCATGAACCGCAACCCTTGAAGGCATTAGCGATTACATTGGTAGCAGCCCAAGCACCAATTTTTGTTGATTTTAAATCAGCGCCCTTATACTTCACCCACCACTTGCTGGTGAGTGGAGTATTCTGAAACTGCCATGGACTTCTAGCTCTACCCCCGTCACATTCACCTTGTTTTGTGCGGCATTTATTTTCATGCACATGTTTGGCAAATGCGGACTCAAAGCGTCCAATGGTCAATAACATAGCTGCCATATAAATCGGATCACCATCAAAGAGCTTCTTGCACTTCTTAGTGCCTTCTGCTGATAGTTTCTGACATACAGACGCATGAGCAGCATAATCTATACTGTTTGCAAGTATAGTCATACGGTCTGTTCTCTCTTGGGCTGTCTCTTTATCCTCATAATAAGGAGATATGCTTTGGAGAATTAGTAGAATGTGTTTGAAAGTTAGCATGTGTTTTTTACCTCTTTGATGTTTTTCACCTATCAGTACCAAAATAGATATCTTACAATCTAGTTTTCTCACCTCCAGGTAAGAGTTTTGTCTACATATGCATAGACAGATCAAGACCTTTAGCTGGTATGACCAGTTGGCCTAATTGTGACAGAGCGGTGACGGTAGCATGACGATTGGAACAGTCAAGCGTAGGTTAAACGATTTCCAACAAGTATCTTATTGCAGACTGATTATCCTTATCATCAAAATCGTATGTAATCATTTCATCATTCCACAAGCCAGAGCCTGCCTTACCATATACAGAATGAAATCCGGCTGGTGGTTTTTTGAAAAAGTGTGAATTATGAGAGATGTGTTGCTTACCCATAGCAACATCCATGATAAACATAAACCTGGAAGATACATTATGTCTACCTCCAGTCCAATATCCACCATCTGTATAGTTCAAAGACTTTGTACTTTGCCAGGCAAAATACTTACCATCTCCAAACATGGATCCAGTATACACAGCTCCAGATGGTCTAATCAACAAACCACGCCTGGTAATACCAACCAGATTAGCAGATCTGGTTCCATGCCAACACAACCAAACATTTGCATTGGTATATAGCTTTACCAAATCTTTATCTAAATCAGGACGCTTATCAGGAGTCCACAGCTTATTCTTCCCACCTGATAAACGTTCAGTTTCAGAAACAAAGGAATGTTTACCACATTGCTTTGCAATTATATCAGTATTCTTCAAGAATGCTTTTTCTTTATCATCCTTGCGGTTCATTTCCCAAATATTTACTACACGCTCTTTATCATAACCATGTCCACGTACTTTTGTATCCTGAAAATACGAGGACATAAATTTGAAAATATCACTAGAAGGATCTACTGAAAGGAAATCACAATTCAAACTATCATACTTTGTATCAATAGTTGAATCGGATTTCAAAACAGCATTGACTTGCTTCGCATCAAGCAAGGTATCAAGATCGCTTTCCTTTCCCACAATCTTTGGAAGAGTATCAAGAAGAAGCTCGGTCATCTGACCTCTAGCCCCTCCTCCTAGATTATGTGGAATCAAGCCGTAAAATTGATTGGTTAAATCAGTAAGCTTATTCTTATCAATACTACCACTATTTACAATATCTTTGGCTTGATTTAGAACGTCACGGCCTTTATCTATCTGTGTATTTGATAGCTGTCCTAGTGGACATTTAAGAGTGGTAGCTACGAAATGATCCTGACTTCCAAAGAATATTTCAACAATTCTTTTTTGTCCAGCATCAAGCTTTGAAGAAACAGGCGTAACAAGATGATCTGCATTTGCCAAAACAACTGGTTTGGTTATCTGTTTAGCAGAATCAGATCCTAAAGCTCTTTGAGCTACATCAATCTCTACATATCCTTTTTTTAGTTTGCTGGAAATAATTCTATTGAATTCTTTCTTGGCAGCAAGCTCATCTGAAAAATACCGCCACTCCCTGGCTTGTACTTTTCCAGTGGCACCGTACATAGTATATAGCTGAACACGAGTTCCAGATTTTTCTTTCTGGATTTCGGCATGATAAAACTTATTAGAAGTACCTTTTGTTTTTGCCTTTTCTCCAGATAGATCAAAGAAGTTCAATTCTTTGACATCGGTAACATCATATTTACCTTCTGGAATAAGAGGCTTATCTTCCGTCTTAACTTTATCTTTTGACATCTTTATGCTTTCGGAATGTTGTCGGTACTTATCCAGACTACGGTAGAAAATTCAATTCTACCGGAACAAGCAGAACATTTACCATTCAATTCTTTGGGGCCGAGAAACATAGCACAATGCGGGCAGCGAGGCAAGACCTGGCCCTCAGTAAACAAATGAAGCAGAGTATCTTTTATTAATTCTAGGTTTGTATCCATAACCATGGATATAACCATAAACAGACTCTCTGCTTAATTTGAAATTATACTATGGATAGAAATTTTAGAAAACTAGCACTTGAACAGCTACAAAAATTAGCAGGTCCACTTACTGATGCTGTAGAAAAAGCTTTTCCATCTTCTGGTGGTGAGAAAAAATATTCTCAGCTTAAAGTTTCTTTAAGCGGGCCACCTGGATGTTCTTCTGTATTTTGGCCCGGACCACAAGTGATACAACCCGATGGATCTGTAAACTTTATTATATGGTTCAGGGGTGGTAATACCAAAGCTCTAGCACAAGCGAATTCAAATGCAATATTGATTACAGCAGATATAATGTCTGTAAATATTCCTAAAGATCCGGCCGCAAGTGCTGCCTTCAAGGCAAAATGGGGATTACCACCAGATGCTACTGGTATGGGAGGAATGGCTGCTGGTTTGGTATATGGAAACGCTGCATTTGTAAACAATGCTGTAAGCTCAGTAATGAACCAACTAAAACAACAGCTAAACAGAAATGATCTTAAAGTAGGAAAGGTAGCTTTTGTTGGATGGTCTGGTGGCTATGATCCTATCAGAAGAATACTTAAAGATAAAAACAATTTAGCTACACCAATAAAAAACAACTTGGATTCTGTTGTTCTTCTTGATGGAATGCATAGTTCAAAAACAAATGGTAATGTAAACCCTAATGATATGAAAGAATGGGTTGAATGGGCAAAGGAAGCTATGAAAGATCCTTCCAAGAAATTCTATATTGCCCACTCTGCCATCCCAACAGATTATGGATCTACCACTGAAACATCAAATTATTTATTACAAACACTTGGATTGCAAAGAAACAAAGCAAATGAAAATATAGGAGGTGTCAATATTGCCTCCAAAGCCGGTCAAGGTGGCTTACAAGTGTTTCAAGCTTTCGATAATTCAAAAGTACCATTAGATAGCTTGAAGAAACAACACGTTGATGTTTTGAACATGGGCGGAGATATATTGAAAAATATATTTAATTCATAGTATTATTTTCTTTTTCTTCGGTTTCTGATGGTGCGGCGTATATATCTATAGACCCATCATCATTAAGTTCACATGTAATTTTACCATCAAATCCGTCTGGTAAATCACGCATCATTACGGCATAAGCAAGGTATTCTAAAGCTTCCTCAAAGGAAAGTGTTTTGTGCAAAATCATAAAACTCCGTAAGTATCCTGATACTTATATATCAGAAATACCTACGGTTTTGGAGATAAACTCCACAGCCTCATTGTCATTATCATAATCATACAAGTTAAATTTTACAGAAGTAAAATAATCACTTGCAGCTACAATGTTTTCTTCCCTATCATCAAAGAATATTGTAGTCAATGGCCATTTGTATTTCAAAACAAAACTCTGAAAATACAACTCAGATGGTTTCCTAGCACCAACTTCAAAAGAAAAATGCTGAATACACCTTGAAAATATCTTGAATCTTTCTCTTACCAAAGCCCCATGATCTTTACCAATATTACTTAATAATGCAACTTTATAATTCTTAGAAAGTAAAGTATCTATTAAAGATAACATATCTTCTGATGGGTAGATAATACTATTCCATTTTTCTAATATGTCATTTAGTATTTTTTGATTCAAAGGTCTTTTGAGACTCTTCAAACCCATTTTCATATCACACATTCCAAGATCCTGAGCAACCTGAATTCCCTCAAGGAAATCATAAGCCTCAGTGTAACCGGCAAACAATTCCTTCTCCACTAAATAGAAAAGAAAACTATCCAGTTCAACCCTACATAAAACATTACCAATATCAAACGCTACAAAATTCATTATTTATTCTTTCGTGAAGTAAAGGCCATTTTTTATTATATGACACTTTCTTTGTGCTTACAGAAACCTTCTCTAGTCCAAAGCTAATACTTTTTGGTTTCCCTATATTATTGGCTAAACCGTATTGCTCCAAAACAACAGCATTTAGTGTTTGTTCATAATTATCAATTGATGGTGATACAACAAATTCAATATCATTTTCAAGCAAATAAGATACAAACCCTGTTTCACCGGTAGTAACATAAATTTTTTTTGAAAGAGTAGATAGTACGCTATCCTCTTCAAACGATAAAAACCTATCTCCTATACTTTCAGGGTAAGGAGAAACCCACTCATACCCCTCATTTATTGATGGTTGTTTTTCTATGTTCCCAATAAAGGAATAAACAAAATACCTATCCCCTTTGGGTAGTTTTTTTAAACTGTTTTTTACAGGGAAAAACCCATTTATATTCAAAGATGGAATCTGTAAAAAAGAACTACAGTACCATAAAGGTACTTCAAAGAGTTTTGCAATATGCGCTGAAAATGGTTCACACTCACTGATAACCAGATCAGGCTTCCAATCAGCTAGATGATTTAAAATCATCTCCGCATAAATAGGAGATACTTTTGGAGGGTTAGCGCACCCTAGAGTTTCCAGATAGTTATTGCTGTGTTTATTTACATCATAAACTACATCAAGAATCCAATCTATATTCTTTAATAGAAAGCTATTTCTATAGAAAGAAGCTGTCTTGAACTCACAATCTTTTGCATTATTAATAAAAGAAGATAAGAAAAGATTTGATCCGCTATTGTTATTTGCTCCAATGAATATTTTCATTCTAGTAACAATCAGAAAACTTCTCACTCAAAACAGGTTTTAGCACCTCGATAATTTTGAGGAACAAATCTTTTGTCATTTTTGTATCACCATCAGCTCTATGTGCCTGAGCCTTTGTTATGTTAAAGGCTTTAACCAAAGAGCTTAGATTATAGTAGTTTCTTTTCTTTCCTGTACACAGATCAATCAAACGTACAAGCTCCATTGTATCATACTTAAAGATCTGATGCCTTCTTGTACCATCACTGTTATCTATCCAATAGCCAATAGGAAACTCATTGGCATTGCCAGACTTTTCCCATAACTTGAGAAGAAACTTATAATCGAAATCTGGGTTATGACCTACGAGTACACGTTCCTCTGCTGCCGCCCCATCCTGCATAAACCACATCTCGATTTCTGGCAGAACTTCAGATGGATGTTTATACTTTTCCTTACCTTCTGCAGTCTTATGTAGAATATCTTCTTTTTTGTGTTTGTTTACCCGTAAAGCCTCATCTTCAATGGAGGCTACGTTCAATGGTTTCATCCACCAAGTTTTATTGTCATCTTGGGTAAGTATGTTATCTAGAGATCCAACTCTCCAAAAACATACTTCTATGATGTCATGCTTCTCAGCATCTGTACCTGTTGTTTCCGTATCAGCAACATAAAGAACGTAGGCCATATTTCTTTCCTCTAGCAGAGAGGGTTATGGCTCGTCCCCTGTCTCGACTGGCATCTTGGTTGGTTCCAACCGATCAAAGTACAACAAGAACTTTTCAAGTTCAGATGATGAAACCGGAACCTCGATAATGATTTCCTTTGTGTTTCCGAATAAAAGATAGGATTGATGTCCAACCTTTTTTGTTCCATTAAAAATTATCATACCTTTTCCTTGATCTTTCTTTTTAGATCTGCCATGGAAACCCATCCTGATTTAACATAATCAATAAAGAAAAGCATTCCATTTGCGCTTGTAAGAAACTCTTTTTCCTTTAAAGTAAATTTGGAATCTGGAATTGAAAATAATAAATCTTTATTTTTAAAGATTTCAAATTCTCCTTTTTTCCTACGAACTCTAAGTATATTACCAGGGACATTATCATCATCAGTAAACAATTCATGATCTTGTCTTAAGGCAACTCCTTTTTGATGTTTAGATTCATCAAAGAAAAAATCATCATCTTCACTTGTATACTTATCATAAGTCTTCATTTTAAAGCTCCTTCCACAGCCAAGGCACCCATAATTCCAGCGGCTGCCAAACCAGAAACCCCAGCACTTTCTCCAGCCACAAATAGACCATCAATCTCTGTTTCACAATTTGATGCAATATTTATTTTTGATGTAACAGTTTCAATATCTGGAATATGAAGATATCCTCTACTAACAATGTTCGGTATAAATACTTCAAGCTCTGAGAATATCTCCTGAAACCCAGCGTATTCAGGAACAAGACCTATCTGACTTTCACTTTTTAAGAATTTTTTTATTTTTTCCCTTCCAACCCTATCTCCTGATAAAAGGAAGGCTAATTTCGCAACTCGTTCAGTATTCTTTATTCCATCTAAAGCTATATTTGTGTACTTGCGTACCGAGAAGAAAACCTTATCTGTTTTCCAGCGATCTTCATTGGACCTGAAAGCTGCTGTAGTTAAGTCAGCATGATCTTCTTGAATAATAGAGCCATACCAGCATAAAGGCCCAACCTTTATATCTTGCCTTGTAAAAGAACAATGAGATTTGTTGAAATCTTTCATAATAGAACTTGGCATCTCTACCCTGACACCATATGAAGAAACAGTATCTTCAACATGTATACCAAGCTTTTTAAATATATTATTGGTCCAACGCCACCCACTTCTACCCGTACAAATAATAAGCTTTTTACAATTGAACTCCCCCGAAGAAGTATTGACTTGGAAATGATTGTTTTTCTTTATGAAATCAAACACCTCATTATCAAATGACAGTTCTATATTTCCAGATGAGTCTATTTTATCAGCTGATATTTTCGATAGCTGATGTATCTTGTCCGGAGACCATTGCTGATAGGAGTGGTTAGAATAGACAAATCCTAATCCTTCAGCGTGCTTCTTTATATTATTTGAAACATTTTTTGTGATAATAACCTTATCACTATTGACAGCTTCAATCTGATCCGAGAACCATTTACTGATAGTTTTTGTTTTCCTGGTATCAGCGATATCGCAAAGTTTTTGCGTATCATCTTGAACATAAAGCTTACCATCCCCTGTTGGGAAACAACCAAACCATCCTTCCAGTTGACGCCGCCTACGTTTTATTTTTATAGGATCCTGTCTAAGACAATTTGGAGGTGGTGGTCCAAATTCAAAAACTATAGCTTTTACATTCTTGTATTTTTCTGCTAATCTTAGAGCTGCAAATACCCCAGCAACCCCTGCGCCTATTATTCCTATATCGTAATTCATCTCAACTTTCATAATATATCACAAATTCAAAGATATAGATACGTAGTATGTTTAAATCAATGTCAATTCATTTCTCAAAACCGATTTGTAACTGTAAGACACAAGATTTACAATGGACTATGGTTTTTAAAAAAGGCAATTTCGCCCTTCTTATTTGGTGTAATATCTGCAATACCGAACTAATTGTTCCAGAAAATAAGCTTACAGCTTCACTGGAATTTGATGAACCTTATAGAGTTATAAAACCGCAGAAAGAATGTAAGGTTATAAAGGTGGATTTTAAAAAGAAAACTTAAAATAGTTCCTTGACCTGCAGAAGGTAAGAATCATTTTTTTCTATACTACCATCCAGTATAGATTCTATTTTATTATTCAATTCATCCAGAACACCACTACGCCACATCCAATAATAATTGGATGAGGTGAACTGTGTATTTATCCACACAGCTTCATCTTGTAATACCTTGCGCCTGGTTTGCTCATCCTGGTTTGACAGTTGAAGATTCAAACAATATAAAGATACAGTATATGCTTCAAGTTCAAACTTCATTCTCCAGTAAGCTCCAAATGGTGCCAAGGCTATTATGAAGGCAAAACATAAAAATAAAGGCCAATATATAAAACCTAAAAACCCTAACACAGATAATAATGACAAGGATTGAGGAAACAAATATAACAATGAAAACAATACAAATGTATAATTATTTGATTGTTGTATGTGTTTGATTTCATGTGCTAATATGGGAGCTGCTCCTGGTGAGTTTATATCACTTTGTTTTGGGAAATATATTACGTTATTTATGGTTGTTATATATTTTGTCATAAACCCTTTAACAAAAAACAATATATAAGATAATACTTTCATTAATAATGATTTGTCTTTGAAATCAACAGAGAAAGAATAATGTTTTTTCATATTGGTGCTGAAAGTATTGAAATCCATAAATAACTCCTATTTTTAAGGTTTAATCATTCTATCGCCAATCTTATTCAAATTAACAAAATCAAATTGAATAAAATCAGGACAGTGAATACCTTCATCGGTAGTATAAGCTGCCAAGCAACGTTCATGGTCATGCTGATTTACCTGTACCAACCTACACACCACAGCACCAGGATCCCCACCTTCAAAAACAGATACTGAAAAATTTCCCATAGGTACTTGTATCTTTGGCCACATCAGATAGTGATAATCACTCCTTCCCATAAAAATCCAAGCATAACCATCAACAGAATCTAGTTCCCCAGAAACTGTAAAATATCCACTGTTTATTGTATACCCATCTGTTGGTGTTAAGATTTTACCAGACATATATCTCCCTTCAAACTTTCTTCTATAAACTTATCAAAAAATGAATGATCAATCATCTCTTCCATATGAGAAAAATCAAACTCTGTATTTCTATCTATCAACTTACCATCTACTTGTTTTATATTATTTACAATATCAAGATCAAAATCATACTCAAATACTTCTTTGCTAGTATTTACAATATTCTGATCTGTTGTTTTCCAAGTATTATTCCCATGAAAACGGTTTATGCAGATGTTGTACCTAGATGTAGCCCAGAGCTTTGCTCCATTACCTTTCATTATATCAATCCAAGAAAGATCCTCTCCCCACACTCCAGTATCAGGGAATTCTACATCTTGTATCCATGATGATATTGAACAACCCCAAAGAGATTCCACAAAATCATTCTCAGCACCCATATCTATAAATCGTAACTTACCATTGCTGGCTCTCATAAAAATATTCAATTTTCCAACAACATCAGCTTTATCAGAGTTTTCTGCCAGTTCTGATAATTGATTGGCTCCATAATAATCATCATCATCCCAAGTGGTCCAGAATTGTCCTTTGAATTTATCTCCAATATATTCAAGCCCTTTGTTTTTTGCAGCAGCTTGGTGATTAGCAGATTGTAAAACAGTTCCTGTTGGATATTTCCAAGCTCCAATTGCTTTGCCATTTTCTATTATGATAAGCTCTTTATTTTGGTAATCTTGTCTTAAAAAATTATCATATACACTTTTTGCAAATTCTGGACGTGAAAATGGACATATTATAATGATCTTACTAGCTTTCATTACGCTCCATACAAATTAGCCTGCACAACAACTACCTTTGCAATACAGCTATAATTTATAACGGTAGTTGCTGGTAATGAATAATTTGCAGTACTAGCAAGACTTGCACAGTTTATATTTACGCTATTAGGCTCCGCTGTTGATATGTCTTTGGTTGATCTTGTTGAAAAGTTCAATCTACCAACGGTTTCTGTAAGAACGTTTGCAGAACCGCCTCCAGAATTATCTGGTATGTAATAACCCCAATTATACAAATCTAAATCTGTACTTGCTCCAGTTCTGATTTGAAATGACATATCAGGATCGCAATCACCACCTTTATATGTCATAAGTCTTGTGGCTGTTGCAGATTGTGACGGAGTATTAGAAAAAGGATATGTTAGTGTTGGATCGTAAAAAGCTCTCATGCTTTTCTGCATTCCACCAGTATATGTTGCCATAACATGACGACCATTTGTTGTTGTATATTTACTAAACATAATTGTAGCATCTATGAACACGTTACATAGATCATTAAAAACCAATGGAAGCTTAGAAATGTTTATAGTCATTATAGTGAATGCGTCTGCGGAAGAGCCTGGTCTAATTACTGTAGATCTGAACTCTCCAGAATATGATTGTGATTTTGTTACTCCTAAAGACATAATTTCTCCGAATCAACCAGCTCCCATTACAGAGATAGTGCCATTTGGTGATTGATACACCAAATTTCCGTCCCTATCTACATATGTTATACCAGCAAAAGCTTTTTGATACATTGCCTGCAAATAAGCCGCACTTCTTACAGTGTTTTCAATCCTAACATCATCAATAACACCATCAAAAAATTGGTACGGAGATACCCATGAGTGACCACCAACCATCCATGGTCCATTATTTCCATAATTTACATTTCCAGTTACAGGTATTGATCCTGCCAAAACTCCGTTCAGATATGCTTTAAAAGATGATCCGTCATATGTTATAGCTACCAAAGACCATGTGTTTAGAGGTATTTTGAAAGGCTCTTGAATAGTAATTGAGTTAAGAGATCCGTTATTTACATAAGCCGTCCAAGAACCATCACGATCATTTGTTAACTCCATATGTATTGAAATAAATGGATTTCCCCATGATGCAGTATTATAATTCTTTGATACAATGATTCCTTGCTGATTATCTGCCGTTGCTAATATGTAGTTGTAAAGATAAACCCAAGCTGAAACTGTAAATGTGTTTCCTGGGGAAACGCTAGTAGCAGCCGTTAGAACATGACCATTTGATGTATTTATTCCGCTTCCAATTATTCCTGGAACTATATTTGTTGTTCCTTGACCGGAAGCCATAGATAAAGCACTACCATAACTTCCACTATGTGCCCAAGGTCCGTTCTGTTCGTCAAATGTCCATTTTAGATATGTATTAGTATCAGCAGCAGTACTTCCATCATACATAATCTTACCTATACCCATTCCATAAACATCAGAGAAATACTTAGGATTTCTTACAACGTTTTCCATCCTAACATCCTCAACAATGCCGTCCAATGGCTGACCAACAGCATTTGAAGCTACATATCCTCCTATATTCCAAGCACCATGAGTACTTCCATATCCTACTGTATACCCAAGAGCTGCTGAATATACTAAAGCTCCGTTTTGATATAGGTTTATGTTATTAGAGCCGTCAACTGTCATTCCTATATGTATCCATTTCTTTAGTGGTAGCTTTGTAGGCATAACAGTTTGATGTTGTGTGGTTCCAGAATTATCTGGAACGTTAATCATCCATCCACCCACTCCACCACCATCCAGAGATACAATCAAACCATATGGCGTTCCCCAAATACTAGAGGCCAACCAATAATGCTTTATTACAAATATTCCTCCGCTCGAATATGAGTTCAAATAACCCCAAAACGAAAGTGTGAAAGTGGAATATTCTCCTAATGAGGTTGCTCCTGTAGTCAATATAGAAGAGTTTCCTGCAGTAAACAAAACGGCATTTGTTCCAAATAAACCTGGCACAACTGATACTGTGCTAGCTCCTGTTTTTGTCATATTCAATGTGCCAAGCGCTCCAGAGTTAGCCCAAGGTGTTCCTGTTTCATCAAGTTTATACCAAAGCTGAGTATTGCTATCGTTTGGATACTGTCTTGATTTTATCATGTTGGCAGATATTATCTGTGCGCCAATCATACTTATCTGACCATCAGCATTTACAGCAGTAGTATTGTTTGCCGCTATTAATGATAAAGATGCTGCTGTACCCGTTGTACCGCTACAAGAAGAAAGATTTACATTTCCTCCACCGCCTGATGAACCACCAAGTGCTGCTTTGATATTTATATTTCCAGCAGTACTTCCTGCAGAAGTGTAAATATTAACGTTACCACTAGAACCGCCTTGAGCTTGAATAGTGATATCACTTGATGTAGATGAGTTTCCTGTCTGAATAACAATAGGACCAGCAATACCGCCAGAAGATGATGTTTGTATTGTTATACCACCGCTTGGACCGGCGCCGCCACCTGATGTAAGTGTAATACTTCCACCATTTCTTCCAGCACCACCAGCACCACCAGATAAACTTATAGAGCTGCCATCTGTATAAGCATTACCAGCTCCACCAGCAATGGTGATTGTTGGGGCATTACCCCCTGCAACTGTTCCTGTTGCAGATCCAGATTGTATTGTTACAGCACCTGGATTATATCCATCAGTTCCTAAAATACTAACACTTCCACCACTATTGCCAGAAGCAGAGTTGTATCTATCTCCGCCCTTTATAGTTACAGCCCCACCGGCTGTATTAGCAGCTATTCCAGTGTAACCTGATATTGTTCCTACAGCTTTTATAGTACCACCAACAGCATAAGCTGTGTCCGCAACCAAATCCAATGGTATTCCATTTAGCTGAAATACTGATGTTGAAAGATATAACCCACCACTACCATTCACTGCAAAAGTAACAGCGCTCGAAGCTCTAATATCTGTAAAAGAGCAAGATGTGCTATCACCAAGCTGCAAACGATCAGAAGAAGCCGATCCATATCCCAAAGCAGTAAAGCTAGTACCACCAGATGTTTTTGTACCTATTATTGAATCACCATTAGCAGAACGTATAAATCCTAAAGTTGGTGCCGCTGCCCTTGCAGTTGGTGTTGTATACAAAGCAGATTGTGCTGTTAGTGTTGTATTTTGATATTGAAGAACATATCCGTCACTACCTGATATTGCCGGGCCTGTGGGTCCAGTAGCACCTGTTGGGCCTGTAGCTCCAGTGGCTCCCGTAGGCCCAGGAATGCCAGCTACAGAAATGGCCCATACCGAACTACTAACCACGTTCTGGGTGCTGTACGTTACGTTAACAGTCATATCCCCGTTAGGGGCATAGGCTGTGATCGTACCCAACATGAAATCCGTCGAAGGGGTGGTTGGGTGGGCTAGTCTTATGTAGGTTCCAGCAGCAAAAGCGTTAGTCCCAGCATTCTGTGTGCAGGTGAAAACCTGGGAACCTGTGAAAGGCAAAAGGACGTTGGGGCTAATCGCCTGATTTCCAGCATATCCAAGCCCAGTTGCTCCTGTTGGACCTGTTGGGCCGGTGGGTCCCGATCCTGGTGGAGATATGATATTATCACTACCAGTGTTATCTATCCAATGAAGTTCATTTGTAGCTGACTTCGCATATAAAGTGTTTGTTAAACCGACAGGCGCTGACTTTCTTCTCAACATCAACCAAGAATTGATATCAACATAACCATCTCTAGTAGAGTTATTACCACCAAATACGTTTACTGTAGCTGCCAAGTACCCGTCAGTAGATTTTCCAGATGTAAGAGTTATGTTTGAACCATTTGTTGATAATGCAGAAGATCCTGAGAAACTAGCACCAGTATCACTTACTCCGTTATAATTGCCACCAGTTAAAGCCCAGCCATCAGATTGTGTCGCATCTGCATACCCCAGTCTAAAACTAGATCCTGTATGTGATCCAAATCCTCCAGAATTGAAAGCCCAATATGCAGAGGTGGAGATGTTTGCTCCATTGATATTCACGCTGGCGCTTTTACCATAGTTTCCATAATTTCCAGTGCTCAGGTTTAAACTACCAGCATTAGTTCCATTAATAGCCCTTCCCAATGTTAACTGCGTACCACTATAACCATCAGTTGATATACCAGTACTCATCTGTATCTGAGCACCTTGAGTTGTGGTGGCGGCATCTCCCTCAATAGATGCTCCCGTAGTGCTAATTCCTCCTACCTTTCCTCCAGCAAGTTTCCAACCATACGCTGATGTTGGTGTTGAATAACCAAGCTGAAAACTAGAGCCTGCATTGCTACCAAACCCTCCAGAATTGAAATACCAATAAGCAGAGCTTGAATTTGTTGCTCCATTAATGTTTACGTTTGCCCCTCCACCATAACTTCCATAATTTCCAGTATACAGGTTTAAACCACCAGCCTGTGTTCCATTAACAGCCCTTCCTAATGTTATAGCTACTCCGCTATAACCATCAGTAGAGGTTCCTGTATTCATGTATATCTGAGCGCCTTGAGATGCTGTAACTGAATCCGCTTCAATAGACGCTCCAGTTCCTACAACGCTATTAAATCTACCTCCTGTTAAACCCCATCCATATGCCGATGTATCTGAAGAATATCCAAGTTGAAAAGTAGACCCGGTACTTCCACCAAACCCTCCAGAACTAAAATACCAATAAGAAGAACTAGAGGAGTTTGCCCCATTAACGTTTACACTAGCAGCACCACCATAACTTCCATAGCTTCCTGTATATAAATTGAAACTACCAGCATTAGTTCCATTAATAGCTCTTCCAAGTGTTAATGATGATCCGGTATACCCATCGGTTGAAATACCGGTGCTCATGTATATTCTAGACCCTTGAGATGCTGTAACAGCATCTCCCTCAATAGAGGCACCGGTTCCTACAATACTGTTAAACCTGCCTCCTGTAAGTCCCCATCCATATGACGAAGTTGGTGATGCATACCCTAATTGAAAAGTAGACCCTGTACTACCCCCGAAACCACCAGAGTTGAAATACCAATATGCAGAACCGGAAGAGCTTGCGCCATTAACATTAACGCTTGCAGCCCCGCCATAACTTCCATAACTACCTGTGTAAATATTCAAACCGCCAGCGCTAACACCAGAAGTGGCTGCCGATATTAAAGCAGCAGTACCAGAGTATCCATCCGTAGAATTTCCTGAATGAATATAAACAGAATATCCATCTAGTCCTGTAACACCATCAAGACCGTATAACTGTATCTGTGTTCCTGATTTTGCAAGATAACCAGCACTAGTTGACAATCTATCAGATCCGGTAAGTACAATATTGTATCCATCAGTGGTATTGCCAACTGCCAATACTGTTGATAATGGTCCTGTTGGTCCTGTAGGGCCGGTAGCTCCAGTTGGACCTGTAGGGCCGGTTGGGCCTGTGTTTCCTGCAGACCCTGTGGCTCCTGTAGATCCAGTGGCTCCAACATCACCTACCAATCCAATATTCCAGCTTGAATGTGTTCCAGAACCTGAACTTCTATCAATTGGCAACGTCAATAACGTACCAACAAATGACGTGATAACACCTTCTACATAATCAGTAGTAACATTGGTAGAACTAACTCTGATTCTATCACCTGTACTGAAAGCCAACTCTGATGCGGACTTGTTTGTAGTGAGAAACAAAGTGCCTGTAGCATTTGAAGCAAAAGTATTGCTTGTTGTTAAACCTGAATACCCCAGACCAGTAGGTCCTATCACAGTCAATGGTGATTTTGGCACAAACGAATCTGTAGATAATTCATATGTAACCACGTAACCGTCTGGATAAACAACGCCATCAGGGATTATAACAGTTTGCCTATTTGTCATGCATTTGCCCGCTATTGTAAACTACAACTCTATGTAAAACTATCCATATGTATGCTTAAACGAAAAAACCACTGTGCCAATAACGAAGTATTTATGTAATGACTTACATTCCACCAATGCCACCCAAAGTACCAATTGCAGATTTCTCTGCGTTTTATACAAAAACACTATTTCATTGTGAAGGAACTAATGGATCTCAAGCAATGACAGATAGCAGTTTGTATAACAAAACATACACTGCTTCTGGTTCGGCTGTAATATCTACATCAGTATATAAATATGGATCGTCATCTCTTTATTTTGATGGCACTGTAACAAACAAAGTAACTCTGGATAATAGTAGGGGTCTTTTAAATTTTGATGATAAAGATTTCACAATTGAAATGTGGATATATCCCACACAAGTAAATATTGGATACCAAGCGTTTCTTTGTAGTTATACTGACGCTGATCAACAAGGTCCTATATTGATTACTGATAATAACATATTTTTGTTTATATGGGCTAGGAAGGGGACAAATAATTGGGTGGCAGCAATAGGCTCAAGCGCATTTACTACAAACCAATGGTATCATGTAGCCGTTGTACGAAATAATAGTACTACTAGTATAAAAATGTATCTAAATGGTCAACTACAAAATACTATTCCAGTAGATTCTAAATTTTTAATGAGATCAAGTGCAAATTGGAATATAGGATATTACTCACCATTTCCTGGCGGACAAAAAAGCATGTATGGTTATGTTGATGATGTTCGTATTACAATTGGCCAAGCTTTATATACAGCAGATTTCACGCCAGGTCCATTGACAAATCCTGTTATGCCAGCCGCTACATTTGTCGGTGATATGAAACAAGATGCATATGGAAATGTTTATATGTGTACTGATATTGTTGCGCCAACCTGGAAGCAAATAAAGAACACCGTATTCAAAGGAGTGCTATGACATATATACCTCCAACATATTTCAAACCAGCTACAACAGATACTAATTTACATAGTCAATATGTCAAATTACATTGTCATGCCAATGGTACACAAGGTCAAACAAACACTGTAGACTCATCAATATATAATAACACTTTGAACATGCTAGGAAACGCTATAATTGATGCCACAAATCCAAAATTTGGAACTGGATGTTTTTATTTTGGTGGGGGCGGATCTGTATACTGTGGAGAATTTGACAGAATAGTTAATTTATCTAACAAAGACTTTACCATAGAGTTCTGGATAAACATTCCACAACAATCAAGTGATAAACCAATAATAAATTGCTCATCAAATGCGGATCAAAGAGGTTGGTATCTTGCTACTACCAGTAACCCGGCAGATCCTCTTATTGGTTTTCTATACACTCTTAACGGGATTTTCTCATGGAAACCTGTTCTCCTATCAAGCTCTACTTTACCACTGAATGTATGGAATCACGTAGCAATATGTAGGGATAACAATTTCCTAATAATGTTTATAAACGGTGCAATGCAAACGAACTATGTTAAGTTGTTACCAACTGATACTTTCAATTCTCCATATGATTTGTATATGGGATACTATCCACATAATGGTTTATATTTAACAGGCAGGCTTGATGAAGTAAGAATTACAAGCGGATACACTTGGTATCGTGGTGGTAATTTCTATGACTCAGGTATCCTTGCAAAGAACTTTCTAGCACCAACTCAAGCTTTTACAGATTCTATATCATCAGCATCAGCTACCATTGGAGAAATTAAACCAGATGGTTATAATGCTTTAACAATTAAAAACGCATCTAATATTTGGACAAGGCTTGATGATACTGGTATGGATTTACGGTATGTAAGAGGAAACCTATGAGTTACTTTCCACCACAAAGAATTCCGCTAACTGATTCAAATCTGCCAACATTACATACAATGTATCACGCTCACTGTAACACCACTACTAGCTCAACTGTGGCTGTAGATGGTTATACTGGTATCCAATGGCTATTGGGTGAAAATGATTCACCATGGGTCAATACAGGTAATGCAGGAACACTAAGTTTAGGAAAAGATTTCGGAACTCCAACAATAGTAAATAGCCCTCTTGGAGCAAGCCCTACCGCAGTAAACTCAAACAACGGTACATGCCGCCTCGGTTCAGGATACACTTCTGTAGGTGAATATACAAACACACTGTCTGTAAGTTTCTGGGTAAAGCTTGATAGTTTCAGTTCCAGTTGGGCAGCTTTTGTTGACAAATCATATAGAGCTGATAACTCATGGACTGGCCCCTGGGAGTCCTGGGGTATTGGTATATCAGACTCTAATAATGGACGATGGTATGCTGGTGTAGCTTTTGGAGTATCATCTCGTACTGTTATACTTATTACAGATCACATGCTATCTTTAAATGCATGGTATTTGCTGTCAATGACATACGATGCATCGCTGGGTCTATTAAAAGTATATATGAATGGAAGCTTGGTTGGAACAGAATATACTACGCCAGGAACCCCAGTCTCATACGGAACACATGGACAATATTCTGTTTTAGGAGATCAGGGAAATGGTACAAGTAAAGCTACTATCTGGGATGTTCGTGTAGAAAATACAATAAGATCGCAAGCGTACTATGCCGATCAATATAACAAAATGTATGGAATGAACTTTGGATTATATCCAGCTTGTTATGCTTTAATAAATACGACCTATAACACTTCAATCAATAAATTCGGTAATGCATCTTTGGATTTCAATGGTACAAGCTCTGTGCTTGAAGTGAATATATGCGATACTGTAGTAAACGCAGGCTTTGAAGAATGGACAATAGAAACTTGGGTTTATCCAAGAGCTTTCAACGCCTCTGGATCAGCCATATTCTATCAGGATTATTCAGCAGGATTGGTTGGTGTATATTTGAAACTAGAATCAAATGGTGTTGTAACGGCATATATGGGAACTGATACAACCTTTGTAAGCGTACAATCCTCTGCTATATCACTTAATACATGGAGCCATGTAGCTATACAAAGAGAATTTATAGGTACAACGGATCAATCATGTCTAGCTCTGTATGTCAATGGCACTAAATATTCTACAGGTTCATTAAATTACAATATAACTAGATTCTATCCAGTATTACGCTTTGGTAAATACTATACAGGATCTGTCTATACTTATCTTGATGGATGTTTAGATGAAATAAGAATCACTACGGGACGTAAAGTATACTCTACAGCCTTTGACTCTAGTGCCTTGACCGTATTTCCAGACGCAGCTTTTCCTGCCAACCCAGGCAACTGTGAGGTTAGAAAAAGTACTACTGGAGAGTTTTATATTTGCGCAAATGCTTCGGCAAATACTTGGAGAATGATTAAGTTTATCAACTACTAAATAACTTCCCAGTTTGCAGACAAACTATGATATACAAGGCTAAGAGCGGTATAGGGAGCTGATGGGAATGTCCAGCTACTAGCCTTGTCTATTGTTGTATTAGCCCCGGCAACCACACTGTAAGTATAAGTTCCAGCATATCCATCTACATCTTTAAATGTCCAAGTAGAACCTTCTGTTAAAGATGCCGCTGCTGGCAATGTAACCTGACAGCTACTTCCGTTGTATAGCATTCTAAAACGTTGGTTGAAATCATAAGCAGTTACAGTATAGGTTGGGGATGATACATCTGTTACTGTTGCTGGCGCAATACCGCCAGAAGCTGGCAATGGTTTGAAATATCCATCTATAGATGAGTATGTTAGAACATATCCATCAACAATTGCCTCATCAACTATTATGATTGTTTTTCTATTAGCCATACCACACCTTTATTTATACCGCTCTAATCTCTCTCCATTCTATTGTGGCCATGGCCCTTCTATCTCTAGTAGCGTCAGCAGATGCATCTAATCTTATCCTGAACAATGATCCACCACCATTGCTTATGGTAACCGCCCAATCAGTACCAGTTGTTACACTTGAAATCAAGGTAGAATCATCTATAGTAATTGTTCCAGCGGTTTGATGGGCCAAAACATCATATGACCACCTTGCTCTCTTTGTTCCATCAGTAATATCTACCGCAACAATCTTTACAGATATATCATAGGTCTTTCCGTCTTCAAAAACTATCTCTGTAGTAGTGGTAGTATATAAATCAAAAGCTACTCCGGCTGCAGCTGTACCCTTTACTATTATTTCTGATTTTTGAGCATCACCTTGGCTTGAGAAATAACCATTAGCCCTGACCTCTTGACCATACATTCTGGCATAACCATCTTTACCGCTGATTACACAATAGCTGTTATCAATTCTGTTATTGTAACCACCAATAATTGTTGAGCTTGATCCGGCTGTTATTGAACCAACTTGTCCACCAACAATTGCATTAAACTCCCCACCTGTAGCCGAGATATTGTTTCCATAACCATTTCCAATAAATGACTGAGTAGAGTTACTAATAGAATTGGTAGCCCCACCTCCAATAAAACTGAGTTGAGCAGAGGTTATTGAACAGCTATTACCGCTAGCTATTGCTGCTTCTGTTGAGCTTGTTATTGTGTTGCTAGATCCACCCAATATAGCAGAATTTCCGCTACTTGTTAAGATTGTATTTTGAGACCCGCTTCCTATAAACGCATTTGCACTGGCTGTTATTGTTCCAAATCTACCAGACACTATAGCTGCGTAATCAGAAACGCTAGTAATCTGATTAGTATCTCCACCTCCTATAAATGCATCACTAGACGTATCGATTATATGATTGATACCAGAGGTGATAGATGAGTAGTTTGATGTAATTACATGGCTGTTAGAACCGCTGACAACGGCAGAATATGTTCCACCACTTACATAACATCCGTTAGTAACTCCTCCAAGGAAACTTCCAGTAGAGTTCAATATATATGATGTATAGTCGCCATTTATAATGGTTGAACGTGGAGATGTATCAATGTAGCAACCATTGGTTGTATTTATCATGGAAGATCCGGCAGATCCGGTTATTACCACCGCACCACCATTTCCAGAAAGAATGCTTGCAAAACTTGAATTTATTATATGAGCACCATTATCCACAGCTCCCATGAATGCGCTACTTGACCCTGAGATATATGAAGCCGAGCTAGCCGTTCCTATAAATGAAAGTGGAGAAGTGTCCAAATAAGAGCTGTTATTAGGGGAGACCATAACCCCATGCGGCGATGCTGTAATATAGGCTGAATGATCTGGCGTACCCATAAAAGCATTTGCAGAATTCAATATGTTTGCACCATTAGATCCAGCAACGATAGCTGCATTTGCCGAGCCATTTACGTTTGTTCCATAATTAGCCGTACCAATAAATGCACCTTGTGAGTTAGATATATATGAACCGTTTGTAGATGCTATTATAGCAGCATTATCAGAACTTGATATATTAGATCCATTAGACACTGCACCCATAAATGCATAATCAGAGTCATACATAAACGCGCTATTTGCTGCGCTTACCATTGCAGAATATGATGATTCGTTTATGTAGCTAGATACCGCTGTTCCTATAAAAGCTCTATCACTATTATATATTTGAGCTGTACTTCCTGTACCTATAAAACATCCCTGTGCATAAGGGCTTTGTGAATTGTATAATCCCAAAAGATAACTAGCGCTTCTAACTACACCTTCAATTCTAACATCATCAACTAATCCATCAAGAATTTGTCCACCTAATGCACTTGAAGCTATATAGTCACCCAAAGACCATGGACCATTATTTCCATAATCAAGCGCTCCTGGTCCGCCAGTAACAGCAGTAGTGTCTACCAAACTTCCGTTCAAATATGTTCTAAGATTGGTTCCATCAAATGTAATTGATACTAAAGTCCATGTGCCAAGTGGTATAGTGCTTGATATTGTTGGCTGTGTAAGAGTGCCGCCAACCGTCACGCCAGTAAGCCAAGTACCATCAAGAGCACCTGTCAAACCTAAGTATATTGTAGCATATGGAGCAGACCAACCAGCAGATGCTATATCATATTTCTTACAAACAAACATTCCTCCAGAAGTATAACTATTTAACTTTACCCAAGCAGACACTGTAAGAGCTGAACCTGTCGGCTGTACACTTGTATCACCAGTATAAACCGCACCATTTCCTGGAGTAATACTTATAGCATTTCCAAGTAAAGTATTTCCTTCTACACCAACACCAGTACCTACGGTCCCACCAATAGTATTAAGATCAAGAGACCCACTAGTACCACTATTATACCAAGGACCAGATGTTTCATCTAATTTCCAACGGATAAGTGTATTGCTATCTTGTAGTTTCAATCCTTTAGCTATATATGAACCATTAATTCCTAAAACTATAGAGCTATCAGGTATATTTTTAACATAAGCCCCATTTGTTAGACATCCAGCAAAAGTATTGTTTGATAATACTACACCTCCACCATATGAAATATTTCCTGCAAATATATTTGAAGAACTCTTTATATCACCATTAACATAGGCAGATCCAATTGCTGAATAAGATATATTTTGTATTGATGTACTGTTATTAACACTAGAACCAATGAAAACAGTATTAAGATTTGATGGAAAAGTATTACTGGAATGCCCAATAAAACTATTACTAGTTGATGTTATAGTTGTAGAACTACCTACAATACCTATACCCGTATAAGTCGTGCTAGTATTAAATGTTGGAGAAGATCCTGCTCCAACAAATAAATGAGAACCTCCAGTAACGGTAGCATTATCTACCGCTCCTATGAATATATGATCTGTATTGGTTAATGATGAGGCGTTTCCAGTAGCTACAAAAGAATTGTTAACTGTAGTTATATCTGTATTTGTTGTAGATCCTATAAACACATCTGTTGCGGCATTGATGTTACTACCATTATGTGTTGTACCAACAAACACATGATTTGAAGAGCCTTGAACAGTAACGCCAGAATCTATTGATCCTATAAAACTATTAGATACGCTATCTATTACATTTCCACCATCTGTCACACCAACTACTAAAACAGAAGTGTTTGTAATTGCTGTAGTCCCGGTTCCACCCACTATTACTGCCGTTTTTGTACCATTCTGAATATAAGAATACCCATCAGCTACACCAAACAAACAATAGCTTGAATTATTTATGGTTGCATAAGATCCGCCAGTAATAGAACTGTAAGAACTGTTATTTATATTTACCAGCTTACCACCAGTGATAACATTATACCCATCAGCAAGCGAATAGGATATAGTATTTCCAGCACCACCAGAAATTACAGAATGGTATGCTCCGGTAATACTATTGTTCGCACCAGCTATTATATTTTGAGGTGCGTACAAATTCAAATCAATACCTGTATCAGCTACAATATTTATAGAACCATTATCTTGTAAATAACCATTAGTAAACTGAAGTTTGTCAGTTGTGGTCATTGCTATGTCATGACCAGATGTGTTCTGGTTTACACCAAGTACATCTGGTAATCCCCAAGAAGAGAAGTATCCATCAACATAGTTTTTTGTAGCATAATCTTGTGGGCTTGTAGGATCTGCGGCATTAATAATTTTATTGGTATTATTTAAATCTATACCATATGATCCAGAAGAATTTCCTGCTGCCAAAACTTGTGACAAACCCCATCCGGCAAAATATCCATCAACAAGATTTGTAACCCATACCTTTGTAGTATAGTCCTGATTATTAACAGGATCTAAAGCATTTATAACTCTTGAGTTATTACCAAGATCTATACTGTAACCACCAGAAGAGCTGTTTATGTTCAGAACCTGGGGCAATCCCCAGGATGCAAAGTACCCATCAACCCAAGTTTGGGTGGCATAATTCATTCCAGTTATCTGCTCAACAGTATCATCCTGACGCTTCCAGAAAAGCTCATTGATAACTGGAGTAACTTTTGGTGAGCTGTATGCGTTTCCAGATACCGTCTTGGCATACAATAAAGATCCAAAACCAATTGTTACATGCTGTGTACTAGCAGGATCTCTGTGTAGAGGAAACATCTCAATAGCGCCACCAAATGCATGCCAACCATCCCAATACTGACCACTATAAGTACCACCTGCAGCTACCGTTTGCCAAGTAGCACCATAACCATCTTTTACGGAATAAGTACCGTTAGTATAATGATCTCCGCCACTAAAACCAATGCTTCCTCCTAAAAAGTCAGCATATCCATCTCCCAAAGACCATCCAAGACCTCCACCAATACCATTGTAACCCAAACCACCAGGACTTCCCCATGTATCAACTGTTATACCCGGAATATAAAATGCTGGCTGTACATAAAATAAAGATTCTTTTCCACCACCTGTAAGAGTGCTGTAAGATGATGTTGTTATTGATATTTGACCGCTAGCATCAGGAAGTGCTGGATTTACTATTGGAGCAATTTTAATAGTAGAGTTATTTGCATAAAGATTTACTGTACCTGGAAAATCTCCACCAACAGCTCCAGAGATGTAAGAGTCTACACCCAGACCGTTATTACCAAAAACAACTTTGTAACCATCTACAACGGAAATGTTATGAGTACCAGTACTATTACCAGTAGCCAAAACATTAGATAATGTTGGAACTCCTCCGGTATGAGTAGTAAAATAATTCAAAGTTACAAGATCTTGACTATTTACAGGATCAGGAGAGTTGATTACCTTAGATACATTTTGAAGGTCTATATTATAACCATCTGCTGTATTTCCAGAACTTAATACTGCCCCAAGGTTCGAGGCAGGAATATGAGATAATACCCATTCTTTTGTAGTAAGGTCTTTATTGTTTATAGGATCTGCTCCATTGGTTACTCGTGCAGATGACAGATCAATAGTCCCAGTAAGAGCTTTATCCAACAGATTTATAGAACCCAAAAATTCTTGTCTAGGTTTTGTCATATTTTCCTAAATATTTAATTATACAACTCTCCAGATATTAAACACTGGATCAAAAAACAAACGCGCTGCTTGATTGGAAATCAATACTACATCACTACCTGTTGTCAAAATTCTATTAGAAGCCAAGCTACCAGAATCTTGATTTTTAAGAGTTATTGTATTTAATCCTGTATTAATAACTGTTTTGAAAGAGTGGGTAATACTATTTGAATTAAAGCCTGTAATATTCACCCCTCCTACTGACGCATTCAAAAGCAATACATCACAAGCTGTCCACCCTGCTGGGGAGTAATCATTTTGACTAGATGATAAACTCAAAACACCTAGAACATTTACATTAGCACCTATGAATCCGCCATTTATAAAGTAAACAACCTCTACAACATCACTAGTCAAAAGTGATACAGAACCGTTATAGGTCAGTGATGTTCCGCTTACTACAAACTCTGTAGCATCCTGTTTCAAACCCCCTATATAAAGCTCTACTATACCACTCAAAGGTGATACTGATAAAGTAAAGGCTGTTTGTCCATTAAAAGATACCGGCAATATCTCGCTGTATGGTACAACACCACCCCCACCACCTCCTCCACCTCCACCGCCCTGAGCGATTAGAGATTCAAGAGCATCCAAACGAGCACGAACTGTAGTATAGGTTCCGCTGGGTTTTATTCCCAGTTCTTCCTCAACAGCAAGGATGGATTCTCTTTGACGGTTGACAACCTCTCCTTTTACTGGAGTCTGTAAATCAACCGTAATAGGTAAACCCTTGGTATCAATCGCAGGACGTGGATCGTCATAATCACAAGGGTATCTAGTGTATATAAAAAGTGGATTAGGGGTACAAACCATCTTGCCTCATATTCGGGAAGTTTTTCATATATATTCCTGATTATGCAGGCAAAACAAAAAAGGCCGGTAAGTTTCCTTACCAGCCTTTTCAAGGTAAAAAATACCTATCAAACGAGCTTGAACACCTTCTTGACCTGAACCTCGGTAACTGAGGTTGGATCAATGCGGTAGTAATATACACGCTCACCAGTCTTGGTCTTACGCCCAAGGGCTGTATTGGTCTTACACTCTACCTGGAAAGCTCCAAACTGATCCTTACGAAGATCACGGATACGAGCCGCTACAGATGGAATGGTATCCAAACGAGAACGAGAAACCCACTCACCATCAGCAGTAAGCAAACGATGAGCAACACGCTGAGTATTTGTCTTGATTTGAGAACGCTTAATATTCTTTACAGTATCTTTAATTGCCATTTTTTTCTTCCTTTCCTATTAATTGGTCTAATCTAACGGGACCAATAACAGATTTAACCATATCAAATAACTTTACAGATTCTATCTCTGCAGAGTTTACCAGAAGCTCCAAAGGATTATTTGGTTGTTTTACACCAACCGTAACCCATGAATGGTTCGGTTTCTGTGACCTTTGTATTTCCAGGTAGCCACCATCATCAAAGAGGATTTTCATGCCTCGACCTCCAAGAAATCTTTCATCTCTAATAAATGTTCCGTAATAATGTGTAACTGATTTTTACTATCAATTGTAACTGAATGTTCAAAATGACATCCAATATCTTTAGTTAAAACGGACCATTTATCTGTATGTGTTTTTGTGTTTATATTATTTCCTAATACAAACATTGGCTCAATTGCAATTGACAGTCCTGGTTGTATTATAATACCATCAGTTTCTCTTGATTTATTTGGAACAAAAGGAGAAGCATGCAAAGTATTATAATCAATTCCGTGACCACCATAATCTGTCAATACACCAAAACCTGTTCTTTTTGATTCTTTAAAAATGGTTGAACCAATTATTCCTAAATTCTTTCCTACTTCAATTGCTTTTATAGCCTTATGCAAAGCATTGAAACATGCAGATAACATTTCTGCAATTTTAGGGTTTTTTGTTTTACCGTATACGTATGTACAAGCACAATCCCCGATAGCGCCTTCAAAGGTTGCACCTACATCAACTTTAACTACATCTCCATCTTGAAGAATATAATCGGTAGGGAAACCATGCACTATTACGTTATTGACTGAAGTACATATCTTACCAGGAAAACCCCTATAGTTAAAAAAGGTTGGTTCACAATCAAATGTCTTTAAAAGACGCTCAGCAGCCTGTTCAAGATTTTTTAAAGAAACATTTTTTTCATTTCTTATTATCTGAGAAATGGTTTTATGAATATGAGCAACAGCTTGTCCAGCATGTTTTTGTCTGGACAGCCATTGCTCATCTTTAAGGTTTATTATTTCACCTCTATTTATTGTCATCTTTATTTGACTTCTTTTTATTACTTCTTCCAGAAGCTTTCAACTTTGCTTTTTCCTCTGCAATCCTTTTTGCCAGAGCCTCATCCGTTTCTGTTACAACTGGCTCTTCTTTTACTGGCTCAAGCTTTTTCAAAGCATTCTTTGGTTCAAGTGGAAGAGCTAACTGCTGAGGTTGTTCAGTCTTTTCAATCAAAAGATCATAATGTTCCTCTGGATTTTCCACCCTGTTTACCTTTGCAACTTCAATAGGCATTGGATGAACAGATGGTTTAGAAACTTCAAATAATTTGTTTACATCTAGCTTTTGAACTTCCTCAACAAACTTTTTATCAATAGAAATCCTTAGACGATCTAAAGCAACCACACCATCTTTTGTTACTAAATTTCTATCATTCAAAACAGAAACTATATGATTACGTATAGCAATCAATGCAGCTAAATTTTCAATATCCATATTATCCTGCTATACCTTCAACAGTAACTGGCTCTTCAGGCCAAGTAATAACCCCAGTTGTAGGATCTATTTTACACTCAGCATCCAACTTATTGCTCAAATAAACCTGTTGAACAATTACGCGATATTCAAGCTCAGCAACCTTGGCATTTGCAATTGCCTTATCAGCTTCTGAAGCCAGGTTTACAGCCTTTACACGGGCAGTTTCAATAGTGGTCAAAACTTCTTTACTCAACTGTGTCAACTTCTCCATTATTTTCTCCTTGTTCAAAAACACTATCTGTTTTTATTATCATTTCATAAAAATATCTTTTACTTATATGTTTAGCAGTAGGATCTTCTCTTAGAACAAAACGTGGTTTAAACCACTGTCCAAGACAATCCTTATTATGAAAGATTTTATAACCATGATCTCCATCATGGTCAATCTCGATATCTAATTTTGATAGAAAATTCCTTAATTGTACTTTTTGTTCTACTGTAAGATTTAGATCTGGCCAAACCTCTTCTAAAGGAATATCCAAACCTTCAAGGATAGATTTAATAAATGAATTTCTTTCTTCTTCTTCTACTTGATCTCTATCTTCCTTGTTTATATATATCGATATTTCTCTCATGTTATCCACATTTTCCGTGGCCACAATCCATACAAACAAGACATCCTTCAGTTAGATTCACCTTGGAACTCCCACATGCTGGACAGGTCTTACCCTCAGGAAGATTTTTTGAATACTTTTTAAGTATTCTTGCCAAGCCTTTATTTACATCGGTAACAAACCCATCCTTGGATAGAACCTCACACAAAAACTCTAAAGGAATTCCATGACGTAAAGGCATAGAAACCAATCTAGTAGCCCAAGCACTATCATGATCACTAAGAGTCTCTACAATGTCATTGATTTCTTGGTCCCCAATAATCAAAGTGTAGTTACCTTTACCCTTGCGTCTTAAAAGCCCAGACACTTCGTTCTTGGGAAGAGGCAGGTTCTCAGATGGCCCGGAGAATACCTCATAAGGTTGTTCCCCTAACAAGCCAACAATAACAACCCATTTCTTTCCATTGATTTTTACCTGATGGATATCACATGGAAGTTCCTTTGGACGCTTCGGGGCTTGTGACTTTATAATCTTGGTTGGCCTTCCTGAATCATCCTTGTTTGCATCTACCTTTTCAAGTACGGCTGTCATTGTACCAGCACGATATGTTGTAATACCCTTTACACCAGCCTCCCAAGCATCCATGTAAAGATTCTTGAAATCATCATATGGATAGTTATTAGGAACATTGACTGTTTTACTAGAGTTCATATCAACATATCTAGCCAAAGCTTTCAAAACTTTGATATGTTCTTCGGCGGTAAGATCCTCTGTAGTAGCATACAAACCAGCTTCTTTATTGTTCTGCAATACAGAAGAATCAAGATTCTGCTTTACAAAATGCCAACCATAATCCTCAACAATATTCTCTTTGGTGAGACCACGATTTTTATCAACTTGATAATTGATACCATTGAAAGAACCAATCAAGATATCATCATTACCACGTTTGGCACTTCTAAGATGAGGTGTCTCAAACCATTCACCCTTGAATACATCTGGGAATTGGAAACCTGCCTTACGTAAATCTGCACGATCTCCTTCGGGAACAATCATCCATCTAACATATTCTGGTAAAAATAAAGGTTCAATACCACCACTGACAACCCCAGAATAAATACTCATATTACCAGTTGGTGCATTAGCAGCACGATGAGAGTTTCTCATACACCCTATACTGACAATTTGTTCTCTTACCTCATCAGATATAGGTAGGGTCTTCCACCAATATGTTGAAAAATATTTTTGGGCATCAAATAATGGGAAGCTTCCTTTCTCTTGACCAAGTGTAGCGCTGGTTAACAACTCTGTTTCCAGTTTTGCAGAAAATATCTGTTTAGTAAGTTCTATTGACTGATCGGAACCATATCTGATTCCAAGTATATAAAACAATGATCCTAAACCAAGAACTCCAAGTCCAATCCTTCTTTTTTCAAGCATTGACTTTTTATAGTCAAATATTGGAACTCTTGAAATATCATTGATATTATCAGCGAAACGAACAGCTACACTTACGGCCTTTTTGAATTTATCAAAATCAAAATATTTGACACCATTATCATCCTTCAAATACTTAACAAGATTGAGGGATAATAGCAGACAAACGCCAGTGCTCATTCCAATTTCACCGCAAGGATTGGTTGTTAAAATCTTTTCAGCATAACTTAATGGATTGAACTTATTAGCAATATCAAGAAATAAAACCCCAGGATCATTTCTGGTATAAGTAGCCCTCATAATCTTATCCCAAAGATCACGAGCCTTTACCGTCTTATGAATTACTGTTGGTAAACCCTGCGCTTCCCATTGTTCTATATCCCCAAACCATTGAGTTTTGTACAATGGACTTTCAATATCAGGGAATCTCAAATTCCAATTTCCATCTGACTTGACAGCATCCATAAACCCTTCAGTGATACCAACAGAAAGATTGAACTTTGTTAAACGTTCGGGGACAAGTTTAGCATCAATAAACGCCTCAATCTCTGGATGCCAGATATTGAGGATTCCCATTTGAGCACCCTTACGAATCTTTTTCTTCTCTTCTTTCTTCTTACCACCAAAGGCTTCTTCATACCCCATGGTTATAATTTCAGAAGACTTATCCCATAACTCCATGAATTTCAAAACACCAGGGGTACGACCACCAATTCCTTTGACATAAGAGCCAGCAGGACGAATCCAAGAAAAATTCATACCATACCCACCCTCTGATTTAAGGGTATGGGCCTGGGCTTTCAACATATCATAAATACCCTCGATACTATCAGGGTCCTGATAATTAACATCAGAAGGGTGATGCACAAAGCAATTCATCAGAGTAGTTGCGGCACGACCCTCAACTCCAAGGTTTGCCGTAATACGACCACCTGCAATACCGTTGAAATCTGACAACAACCAAAGAAAATCTTTTTCAACTTGATCTCTTATTTCTGGTTTTTCAACCAGAGCACATGCCTTGGCTTGACGTTCCCAAGTATCTTCTAAACAAGTCTCATTAGGTCCACGATAGTTTTGTTCCCAAACTTCATCAGATATTGCAGGTCTGTTATTCACGTTAATCTCCATTAAATGTTAAGTTCTACTTTCAAGTTCTTCTTTGCTTCATTCAAAATCTTCATACAATTTGCCCTTGAAATTCCAAGGGACTCACAAATTTTTCCAATCGAACTAGGATCATCTTTTGATGATTGTAATTCAAAGTGCAGGTTTACTATCTGTTGTTGATCTTGAGGTAGCTTTGACACAGCATTTTTTACTATTTCCTGAACCTGAGTCTGGTTCAGTTTTTCAGAAGGATCTAAAGCATTATCTATGATAGTAGGTAACTGTGATACTTTATAAGGTTGAACCAACTTGGCATGCTTCAACGGAATTTTAATAGTACTATGACGATTGGCCTCTCGACTAATCTTGGTCTTGATGTATTTGTTGGCCCACCAGAAAAAATCACCTTTCTCTGGCTCATATGATTGAAGCGCTAAAAACAATGCCAATCTGCCATCCTGACACAAATCATCATAGTTTGAAAAATTCTTATATCTCTTTGCTCGTGCTTCTACAAGAAAATCTAATTCTTTGGCAACCGCTTGCTGTAAGAAAGTAAGTTCTTTATGAAGTTTTTTACTTTTTGATTTTTTACATTTACGTCTTAAGTCAACTAAATCATTTATCAAGGATAAAATATTATTTATCTTGTCTTTATTAACATGGGTCATCTAGCTCCTGTTATTTACCATACAAATCTTGTGCTAATTTTTCATTTGTTCTCGCTTCTTTAGCTAAAGCTTTCCCTTCGGCCCAGAGCTTCTTTACCAGATCGTGTCCAGTAAGTTCCACTTTACCTTGTCCTGGGCGGGATATAATACGTTTTGCCGTTTCCTGATTACACTTAGGACAAACCTTTGGAGGTTCTGTATTCATAGAATAAATATCCTCCCAAGCATTCATACATTCAGGATTTGTACATTCATGATCATAAATCGGCATATCAACCACCTTTTTGGATTAAATCTTTTCCAAGCATAACTAAGTCTATAGTCTGTAACCAGTTCTCTCGAACTCTTTGTTTAAAAGATTCATCTATAACCTTGAAGACTAAATATAAATCTCCATTTGTTTGATCAAATTCCATTCTAACAGCTGTCGCTACAGCCTCTGTATTTTTCATATTTAATTCTTTCTTTTAATTTTTACTTTCTTGAATAGATTTTATCAAATCTGGAATACTAGAAGAAATATCTCCTGGCATTTCTTTTTCATCGAAAGGTACATCTATTAAAGATGCATTGGCAAAATTCTTTATTAAAGAACCTTGTCCCAAGGGACCTTTGCGGTTTTTAACCACATGTATCCTCATATCTGGATAACTTCTTTCATTAGGTCTTGTTTCAATCTGGATACCAACATTAACATGGTGCATAATAAGACTTGAACGCCCCCACCTATGAGTGCCAACTCTTAAGCTTTCATCAGCGTTCTTCTGAGAAGAACCCCTCTTCTGATCTGTAAGCTGAGCGGCAGTTATCATCAAACAATCATAGGCACGGCTAAATTCGTGTAATGAAGCTGCAATTGCACCTAAACGTAACCAGTCTTGTTCTTTCGCAAATAATGTGCTATGCATCAAACCCATGTAATCAATAATAACTACATCAGGACGATATCTCAACAAAGCATCATTATATCTTAATTCTACCTCCTCAATTGTAAGATTTCTCGGAACATCTACTATGTCAAAATAACACCCTGCTGCCTCATATGCTTTGATAAATTCTTTAGCCTTCAAAACCCTTTGATATTCATCATCGGTTAAGTCAGCTTTACCAAGCTGTCTTTGAGGAACATTAGCAAGTCTTGACAAGAATCTAACATAACACTCATCATAATTCATTTCAAGAGAAAAATATAAAATATTATATCCCTTTGAAAAATTCTCCGGCTTGGTATCAATGGTATTCTCTTGTAACCACATTTGAATACCAAGGTTGGATAATAAAACGCTTTTACCAGCAGAAGTTTCACCACCAACCATTATCAATTCGGCATTGCCCAAACCACCCGTTACAGCATCAAGCATACTGTAACGCGTCATAATCTCCTGTATTTGATCTGGCGCTTCTTTTCTCGCCTCATACTTCTCAAGGAACTCATCTATATTCTGAGCTACAGATTTATGGATATGAGTCCTGGCCAAATCAAGCTGAGCAATCTTTTGAAGATCAAGAGCTATTTTCTTTAGGAACTGATCCGGATCCCCGCTGGTATCATTGGCTATCTTGACCCTGATAGTCTCAGCAGCATCAGTCTGATACCTCTTCTTTAGCTTGGCCAAATCATAATTGAATTCCTTGGTATCATATTCCAGTGATTCAATGGAATTCCAAATTTCATTGATAACTTCTAGTTGTTCTAGATTGCCAGAATGGCGATCCAGCAATACATTTCTTGTTGGTGATGCTTTGAATGTTTTTATATAATCAAGAAACAATCTGGCGAAGCTTTGATAATCTTTATCAAACAAAGTATAATCATATAAATAAGTAAATGTCATAGCATTTACTTTATCTGCTGCCAGACCTTTTAATATTTTGATATCAAGAATGTCTTCTGTCTGGGTAACTTCAAACTCTTCATCAATCATTTATTACCTCTAAAGTCCTTACCAAGTACTGGCTGTACAGTCACTAACTTCATCAAGCTTTTGATGCTTTCCTTGAGAGAGCCAGAAAAACTATCGACCACATTCGGGCTATTAGTACAAAGCAATAGGGGCATTCTATTTTGAATACGTGTTCTTATAATGGGCTCAAGAATCCTACCAAATAAATCGGCAGCATTCTCAGTGGACATAAACCTTTGATCAACCTCATCAATGACAAGAAAATCCACATTAAGTAACCGATGCCTGGCTTCATTCTTTGTTTCAAAGTCAGGGCTTGTCATAACATGAATTATGTCAGTCAAATTAACATATAAAGCATCATGCTGTCCACGCTCTACAACACGTTTCAAGATACAAACACAAGACATTGTCTTGCCAACACCATGCCCTCCCGCAAAACAAATACGCACCCCTTCTTGAAATGATTTTGGTATATCACTTGTAATTTCTGTATAACGTTTCAAAAGACCTTTATCTCCTGAAAAGTCATGCATGTCCCTGAACCAATAATCAACAGGGATATTTGAATCCCAATATCTTTGAAAAGCGTCACATAATTTTGCCCCGTCAGAATTCAATACGCCATCTTGTGCAAATCTGTTTTGCAGGCTTAAAATAGTATCATCAAGTTTTTTTCTGGGTATGTTTTGGAAGGGTAGCAGGTCCAAGTTTGGTTGGGTATCCATGAAACTTCTCCGGTGATGGTAAAGACAATACTGGAGTCTTAGTAGTTAATAACTCCCTCGCTCTCTTTCTTTCCTCTTCAATTCGTAACTTATGAAGATCAGAAAGTTTTTTCAACCTTAAATTTTCATTAGAAGTTTCTTCTTCTAATTGAAGCGGTACTGTAATAGCAACATCATGTGGTTTTCTAACAATTTCAGATTGGCTTTTTACCTTGATAGCTACAATATTTTCATAAGGAGACAGTATTATAAGAACAGAATCATCAATACACTTCAAAACAAGATGATTATCATCTTGTTCTACAAAGGAACCATTTTCAACCAAACCATTCTTGCAGATAATTTTTACAATATCTCCAGGCTTCAACTGCATTTATCCTCCAAACGATCAAGAATGGTAAAATCAAAACCATCATTTGCAAGATTATCAATTAATAATTTGTATTGTTTATAATCATCATTATCAGGAGACTGAGCTATAGCCATCTTTGCAAACGCTAAATCACCATAGGTTGAAATACTAAGGTCAAGCTGACTTGCCATGCTTTCATATTCTGCTGGTAATTGTGTTGTTCTGGTTATCCTACTAGCCCTACGCTCTTTATATTGCTTGGCTTTGAATTCTGAAATCAAATGTGGTGTAAAAAAGAAAGCCACACTTGTCAGTAAAACATGCTTTGGTACAATGATAGTATCAAACAAATAATCTACATACTTATGAGCAAGCCCGCCATCCTCACTACCCAAAGCCAGTTGCATTCTTTTAACACAATAGATTTCTTTACATTTTGTTGGAGGGCCTGACATAGACAAAGCCCAATCCATATTGGTATAGTCTTTATACCTTTTGATAATATGACCTAAAATATGTTCTGCCGTCCATTCAGCATCTGGTGTATCAGAATATTGTTCCAGACGTTGCTTGAACCTTTTCCAGTAAGCATTTGGCTCTCCATTATCTTTCAAACCACTCAGCTTTCCTTTTTCTTTTTTCCTAGCAGCCATAAGTTACCTTTCATTTTTGAGGCCAAGATACGTTGTCAAACTCTTGCCTGTAGATGTCTCTTCTTGCTTCTGCATGATCTAAAAGATATGGTGCTCTGTCAGCAAAATCTATAATGGCTGACATTGTTTTACCTGGTGAAGGTCTGATAACTCTACCTATACGTTGTAAAGCTCTCACTGAAGACTTACCAGCACCTGCTATAACCAAACCAGATAATGTAGGAAGATCTACACCGATATCGAATATCTTACTGGCAACGATACAGTTTATCCTACCAGTTTCTAAATCGTCTTTTACTTTTTCCCTTACCCTACTAGGATCTTTACCGCTTAATAAACCAATTGGTATTTGTTTAGATAAAAGATCAGATAAGATCTTACCATGACGAATGCTATGGAAGAGAACCAGACAGGGGAACCCCTGCTCGACCAGTTTGATTGCCCCCTTGACAACCATCTGATTACGAGCCTCATGCTCCACAATATATTTTGAGTATATTGTTTGATACTTACCTTTCTTACTGTATGGTGGAGGCGCTAAAAACCGTATATCTGGCTCAACAAGCCAACCTTGTTTGATCAGCTCCCTGGCACCAATATCTACAATCCTTCTTCCAAGTAATGCCTCAATAAGAAGATCCGCCCCATCATCACGCCATGGAGAAGCACTCATGCCATAAACATATTCTGCTTTTAAATTTTGTGCTATGGTTTGTATCGTATCACAAGCAGCTAAATGGCATTCGTCAAACAAATGAACTTTAGTATGCAAAAGCATAGTCTTTATCTGACTAAATTTTAAAGGATCTATTTTCTTTTCCTCAGTATCATCATCGTCAAGAGATACTGATTTCTTTAGACCAAGAGCTTGGCCAACACTCCATACAGTAGCAATGTTGATATCCTTTATATCACAATTACCATCCCCGATTATACCAACATCTTTCCCAAATATACTTGTAAAAAACTTATGAAACTGATATAATAAATCAGTACCAATAACATATATAATTGTTGGCTTACCAATTTTTGCGGTAATCAATGCTGCAATCAAGCTCTTGCCAGAACCTGTAGCAGAACGAATAATGCCCCTGTCATGTTGTACTGCAATATTAGCGGTTTCTATCTGATAATCTCTGGGTTCTTTACGCATGGAGCGTAGAACCGTTTCTATATCAATAGGAGCCCCAGAAGAACGCTCTGAGCGTTTATCTATAACCTCTGGGCTAACCTGCCATTTGTTATAAAACTCGATTACACGCTGAAGCAGACCGGCTGGAAAGCGTCCCTTGGACGTCATTATATGACGTCTGCCATCCCATGTAACCTCCTCCCCTCTATCGTTGATGTATCCCTTGAATGCCTTTGAATGCTCCGCCCCTTGAATTTTAAAGGATAAATGTTTATCTAAAGCTTTAAATAAATCTACATTATCCTCATCATATATCTGACAAAAATTATCGAATCTAATTATAGTTGAAACCATATAGCATATCCGTATTTAGAATAAAGATCCTAAATACGGATATAGCAACAATTTAACTCTCGATTTTATTTTCTACGATCAATGACGGCTTTCTCATGTAGCTTTCCGAAGCTACTCTTCTTTGCCGCAATTTTCTGTTTGATAGCATCAACCGCTGAAACGTTTGTTTCACCTACATCCAACTTCAATGTAAGATTACGTTCGGCATCCTTCTTGGCAGCCGCAGCAAGTTTTTCTTTCGTTTCAGTTTTCAACTGTTCAATACGATCAGTTGGGAGTCCAAGACCAGAGAACATACTGTATACGGTAATGCACTCTTCCTCTGACTCAATCTCATACAATCCATGGAAAATACCAGAAGGATTGTCACAAGCTTCAGAGATAACACTCTTAGCATACGTCAAACTGACATTGGGAATCTTATCCCAAACACGCTTTGGAGCAGCCAGCATAAAGCCAACATATTTGGCCTGTGATAACTTGAAACCATCTGCCAATAAACTCCCACTGAGATTATCAATCAAAGAGCTGGCAATAGCAGTTTCATCTTCATAGTTTTCAACCTTCATAGTACCATAAACTGTCAAACCCTTACCATCGGTAAACATCTTACCGAACTCATTTGAGTCTAACGGCTTTACTGCAGAAACCTCTGCACTAAGAACATTGAACTGATGAATTGGATTAACAATTGCCTGGTTTGAAACCTTGAAGAAATTAAATGGGCTTACATCGCTATAGATGTGCTCAATCTTGGCATTATCAACAACGATAAGATTTTGAATCTGCTCATTTTGAGCCATCTTTGTAAACTTGCTTAAGGTTTGCAAAGCATTTGACTTGACTTGAACATCATCACTGTTTTGTGGGAGTACAGTGATTACAATGATTGGCACCTGCATTTGCAGGATAAGATTGAGAATAACCTCAGAAGAACCTGCACCTGAACCGCCACCAAGGGAGGTACAGAAAAGAATAGACTCTTCATTACCCACCTTACGATTCATCAGTTGATTAATTTCATCTGAATATGTTTCAGCAGCAGCATGACCAATGGTCAGATCTTTTGCCGCTCCACCTAAACCATACTTCAGAAACAACTTATTATTTTCAGGGATCTCGATATGTTCCAGATCCTGTTGTGCTGTGTTAATAGCAATGGCAGGGTAGCCAAGCTTGTAAAAAGCTTCTGCAATACGGGATCCTGCTTGCCCTGATCCTACAACACCAAAACGGATACTTTTTCTTTTTTCTTCTACAATTCTAGGAGGCATAGTTTTTTCCTCTTCTTTCTTTGCAGCCATTCTGGCCTTCAGCTCAGCCATCTTATCATTATCGATCTTGTTTTCTAAATCGTTCACTATTTCCTCTTGTTGTACTGTTTCAACGGATGTTTTTGTTGACATAATTATAACCTCAAAACGAATGCATTATTTAGATACCACTGTGCTGTTTGCTGAATACCATCTTTGAACTTTATTTCTTTTTTCCAGCCTAATTTGTTTAGTTTTTCCGCACTAATACCATAGCGGTATTCATGGTATGGCCTATCCTCGACAAACGAAATCAGATCATGGCCTTTTTCCAATGCATTACACACTATCTGGAATACTTCAAGATTAGTAAATTCCTGATTTGCACTTACATTGTAAATCTCATTATCTTTCCAGTTATCTATAACTTTACAGATTGCCTCACAAGTATCAGTTACATGGGTCCAATCCCTAACCTGAGATCCTTTACCATAAATCTCTATCTTCTTGTTATCTAAAACAGATTTTATGATTTTGGGTATGAACTTGTTTCCTGTTTGCCAGGGTCCATAATTACTACTAAGACGTAGTATATTATATTTCAAACCCTTTAGTTTAGCGGCAGATTTTATTAATAATTCAGAAGAATACTTTGTTATTGAATATGGGTTTTGTGGATTGAGTCCAGACTCTTCTGTAAAGAGTGGTTCTTTTTCAGAAAGATGAGAACCGTATACCTGATCAGTAGAAATATAAATTAGTTTTGCGTTATTCTTTACACAGACATCTATAACATTTTGTGTTCCAAGAATGTTATTATGAATGAACGGCTGAACACAGTTTTGAGAGTTATCAACACCTGTTTCAGCCGCTCCATGAATAACTATATCTGGTTGTTCCTTTTGAAGAATAACATTTAAAATATGCAAATCACAAACATCAGCTATATGAAAAGCATGTCCTAGATTTACATAAATATTATGTATAATGTGTTCTTCTCTAACCTTATCAATACTTGAAATTGTATATTGCTTTCTGTTAAAGAAAAAATGTCTGATAAGATTACCTAGAACGAAACCGCCTGAACCTGTAATTAAAAGTTTCTTTTTCATACATCTACATTTAATCCAATAGATTTATAATGAGAACGTAAAGCTTCTTCTGCTTTAGCCAGTTCCTTTTCTTTTACAGCCAATAGTTTTTTAGCTTTCAAAAGAGATTTTTGAGCTGAAATATATTCTTGCTCCAAATTAACTGTAGCAAGTTCTGCAGCATCTTCTTGACTATACGGCCAATTGTCATACCAGTCCTGACTGGATTGTTTAGAAACTACTTTTCCATACCCATCATTTATCATTTACTATCTCCTATCTACGGAAAACACCTTTACCAAGTCCATGTAAAGCATCTCTTGCTTTGATCAAACGAAACATTTTCTGTTGAAGAATGGAATCTGGTAGACTCAAATCCTCCAGATTCATTCCAGAAAGCATACGAAATTTATTTATTGCATCAACTGCATTCCACATTGCCTTTTTGACTTTTTTCATATGCTCTCTAACCTTATCAAGATCAGCATCAGGTATATGTGGCTCAGATAACGAAACTACCTCCTTAATTTTTAGAGGTTTTTTCTCAGCAAGCTTTTCTAAATCCTTCCACTCTTTAAATTCTTTTCTTTTATTCTCTTCTGAATCTTCAAGAGTTAAATCTTCAAACTTAAAATCAAAAAATTCTACACTTTTTTTATTTTTCTTTCTCATATTATCTCCTATAGAATATATTATTGAAAGAATTTAATATGGAATATTTTGATTCTTCTTTTTTCAGATTACGCTTTTTCTTCCACCAAGTTTTAACATCATTATAAACTCTTAGTGGAATATTGGTTTTCATATCAAGTCTGTGAAAGAAATAAGCTGTCTCGATTTCTGTTTGAGTTACAACAACATTATCATTGTTTAAATGTGGTATTCTTGCTTTCTGAACTGTCCAACCTGTTGGCCCATACACTTTATGATAATATTCCAATGCTTCAAGAAAAGTAAAATCATTTACTTTAAAGTTATCATACCATTTATTGAACTCACCAATTATTCCACTTGGTTTCTTTGGTTTCTTGAAATCAAAATCAGGTACTTTTGGTGGTTCTTTTTTAGAACCTACTTCAGGTTCTTTTTGAAAATCTGATAGAACCTGTGCGGCCTTTTTAAGAGCTGCTTCTCGTAATTGATCTATACTAGGTATTTCAAAGTCTGGAAAAGACTCTTCCTTTTTCTCTTCTACCGTATGAGGTTTTACCTCTTCTACAACAGGAGCCTCTTCAGTTTGAGGTTTAGTTTCTTCTACTGGTACATTATTTTCCAGATCCTTAACATCTACCTTATCTACCTCAGAAGGTTCGATTTCTGATTTTTCATTCTTTGCCCAGTCCACACCCTGGATAAAAGCATTATCCAAACTTTTAGTTAAAGCCCTCTTGGCAAGTAACTGTTTGGTTCTACGCCACCCTTTAATTTTTGGTTGTTTATCTTCTTTTTTTGGAGATAAAACTGTTTTACCTGGGACAGCTTTTCTAGCTGTTGATAAAATACCCTCACACTTATCTTTTGTTTCTTTTATGTCATCAAATGTAATTTTTGATCTTTGAAGAGCCTCTTCATATTTTTGGTTAGGTTTCTTTGGTTCTATTGGCTTATCATCTTCAGTTTCTTTTGTTACACGTAAGATTAAATATTCATCAACAGATAATAACCTCTGATCTTTCATTACATTGTTCAGTTCTTCTTTCAATGTCATTTGTCATCCTTAAGTTCGGAAGCCAATGCTCCGGATAATTTGTTTTTTTGATACCATTCCACGGTATGACGCAATCCTGTATCAAGGTCAGTCTCAGCAACGAACCCAAAACTTTTTGCTCTTGATACATCCAATCTCCTTCGTGGTTGCCCATTCAAATCTTTGTCATTAGTGAAAACAATTTCACCATCATACCCTATGATAGACTTGATTTTATGAGCTAGGTCATATATAGATATATCAACTCCGGTTCCGATATTTATAGGCTCACTATAATCAAATTTACTTAAAACAGCCTGAGCTATAATTTTGGCACAGTCCCCAGCATATAAAAACTCCCTGGTAGGGGTACCATCTCCCCAAACCTCTACTGAGGAAAGTTTAGTATCTTTGGCATTTACAATTTTTCTTATTAAGGCTGGAATGACATGACTATTTCTCAATGAGAAATGATCATATTCTCCATACATATTGACAGGGATTAGATGTGCCCCTTTCAAGTTATACTGTTCCCTATAAGTTTGCTGTAATAACATCAAGGTTCTTTTGGCATGCCCATAGGGAAAATTGGTTTCCTCTGGCATTCCATTCCAAATATCTGTTTCTTTGAAAGGAACGGGTGTGAACTTAGGGTAAGCACAAACCGAACCAAGCCCATAAAAACAATCTACCATTTGAAATTTAGATATTGCTTGAAAGAGGTTAGTGGCCATTCTAAGATTAGATTCCAAGAATACCGCTGGGCTATCTTTGTTTGCCCCTATTCCGCCACAAACTGCAGCCATATGCAAAACAACATTTGGACCCCACATATCAAAATAACCAAGAACATCTTGCTCATCTAGCAAGTCAAGTTCTTGTCTTGTAGGGGCAAGCACCACAAATTGATTTTGATTTTTTAATAACGGCATCAAATGATGCCCAAGAAACGAATTACTGCCGGTGACTAGAAGAGTTCTCATGAACCTTTAATATAACTTCTTGTTCAGCTAATTTAAGGTCCTCTGCAATCATTTCATCAACAAGTTGTTCAAAAGTATATTCTGGCACCCATCCAAGCTGTGTTTTTATTTTAGTTGCGTCCCCACACAACTCATCAACCTCTGTAGGTCTAAAATACTTCTGATCTATTTCTACAAACTTAGCCCAATCCAAATCAAGCTTCTTGAATACCAACTCCGCAAACTCTTGCACTGAATGCATCTGTCCAGAAGCTACAACCCAATTGTCTGGTTGTGGCGCGTTCATCATAAGGAGCATTGCATTGGCTACATCTTTTGCATGATTCCAATCCCGCTTAGCTGATAAGTTACCAAGTACAAGTTTTTCCTGTAAACCAAGTTTTATCCTTGTAGCAGCACGTGTAATCTTTCTTGTTACAAAGGTTTCCCCCCTACGTTTACTCTCATGGTTAAATGATATAGAGTTTACCCCAAATATATTATATGATTCTCTATAGTTAACAGTAGACCAATACGCTGCAATCTTAGCAGCTCCATAAGGGGAGCGTGGATAGAATGGACTATTTTCATTTTGAGGTGGGTTGAAACCACCAAACATTTCAGAAGTACTAGCTTGAAGGAATTTAGTTTGAGGACTATAATGACGAATTGCTTCAAGACATCTAACAACACCTGTTGCCCCTATATCCATTGTGTATTCTGGAATATCAAATGAAACACGAACATGACTCATTGCACCAAGGTTGTAAAACTCATCAGGCTGAACCTTTTGGATCCAATTGGCAATAGAGGAATAATCTGAAAGATCGCCGTAGGTAAGGTGAAGATCTTTATATACTGGTTCTATTCTACCGGTACTAAATGAAGAGCTTCTCCGCATAAGACCGTGAACTTCGTATCCTTTTTCTAATAAAATCTCTGCTAAATAACTGCCGGTTTGTCCTGTTATCCCAGTAATACAAGCTTTCTTCATTTTAGTCCAAATATTTATCGTTAGTAGCCCCAGGAATCTTTACAACACATGTGGTACACTTATCACTTAGTACTTTGAAATCTGTTGATTCATTTGGCTCAATTACAATTATATCACCAGAATTATATATGGAGTCATTCATTCTAACTTGACCCTCAACTATTACTGTAATTTCTTTAGCAATTTTATGGTGATGACTTGGTTCATAATCATCCTTGTAATAATTTTTTACAGCAACTTCAACATCTTGTGTTGACACCAGTGTTGGAAAAAAATCTCCGATAAACCAACCCTTGAACATCTCATTCAATTTTGCTATTTTCATATTTGAAATCCATTATAAAGTCAGAACAAATACCAGCACAAAAATCTATATCAGTCCAAGTTTTATGATATGAAAAACAATCAACTGTTTCAGGCATTACAGCAATACTTAATTCTGTAAGTTCTTTACCAGGATACGCCCATATATAACCCTTACTAGTTACAACCATATCATCTATGTTATGCCAAAAACAATTTGTATCTAAACTCAAAAGCTCTTTTAAAGCTAAAGCATTTTTAGCATGACACCATAAAGTATATTTATTATCAATTAAAAAATTAGAAGAAATCAAATATTGCGGTTTATCATGTCCAAGATAAAAATGATTATCAAGAAACCAAACATCAATCTCTACAGTAAATCCAAGATCAATAGCCTCAAGAATATATTCCGGATCATTTTCAAATGATTTATTTGGACCTTGAACATTACCTCGGTGTGCTATATAAAACATTTACCACCCAAAATTAATAATACTCTTAACACGCTCAGAAATGTAATCTACAGTTGTTTTTCCAAAATGATATACAAAAGGAATTTTTTGATTTTGTTCAATTTTATCTTTTGGCACAATAATATTATAGATGTTATATTTATTTTTAAGATTATTTATAGATGAAATAATGGCAGCCCCTTGTTTTATATATTTTTCCCTTGTGTCAAAAACGGTTGGAAAATGTATAAAAATAATAGGAGCATTAGAGTTTTTACTAATAAACCAAGAAAATAAGTTATTATACGATGCCTCTAAGTCATCTATAGAAATTAAATCTTGACATAAAAATTTTTTTTGCATTTTTTCTTTATCTACATCTGAAAAACAAGCACAAAAAGACCATCCATCATCTTTATGCAAAAATTTTTGATCCACTAATTCTGAAAAAGAATCCATATATAAACCGTTAAATTCTTCTTCTTTCGCACTTAGCCATGGCAAATCTTCCTGTTGTTTAATCATATACCCTATATCTTTGTTAGATATAACATCCATACTTTCAGTAAAACGAGTTCTTGACCCACCATTAACAACCGACATAAACAAATCAGACCTAACTTTCTGCTGATTATTGTGATGTCCAGGATATGACCATTGACCTAAACAAGCAACCCTTGATAACATATTACTCCTTATGTGTTTTTAAGAATTTATCTAAATCTTCTGGAGTACCAAGACCACACATTTCTGCGATGGGATAGTTACGCACCACTCCTCCTTTTTCAATTAGCTCATTATATACTGGACAAACATAAAATTCATTGTTTGTTCTAATATTTTTTCTAATCATTTCTTCAGCACATGATACAAAACTATTTCCGGTCTTGAAATAATATATCCCAATTGTAGCTATATTACTAATTGGTTTCTTTTCAGCCACCTCTGTTATGAAACCATTCTCCTCATCAATTTTAACAAAACTCCATTTTGGGTGAGTTGAAATAAAAGTAAGTATACCACCATCAGCTTTACTATCCTTCATCATCTTCAAGAAATGTTGACCATCCCAATTTACCCATTGATCTGAGTTTGCTAATAACAACTCATCATCATTGTTTATTAAATGTTGTGCTAACAAAACGGTACAAGCCGCCCCTTCAGTTACACTGTCCACAATAACTATTTCGCATTTATTTTTTCCACAAATTAGAGGTAAAAGATATTTTAAAGAATATTTTTCATAATGATCTTTTAGAACTAAAAAGATGTATCTAGCTTCTAGATTAAGATTTTCAACAACAACCTGGATCATTGGTTTGTTATTTACATCTATTAAAGGTTTTGGAAATGTATAACCGGCTTTTTCAAAGCGGCTACCTCGCCCCGCCATTGGTATTACTATATTAAGCACTTAACACCTCAAAATAATCTTGCAATTTTTGTTTTATAACCAACTTGACTCTTTCTTCAAAACAAACTATATTATCTGTTATACTTTTAATTTCAGGATGTGAAAAAACATAATGTCCACATATTAGGATAAGTTCATCTTTTCTATCGTAAGGTTTGAAATCATCATCAACCCATTTACGCCACTTATTAGAATCAAAACATATCTTGAACATTTTGTTGTACAGCTCGTCATTTGAACTAATCTCATTCAGTACAAACCTTGTCTGAATATAACCAAACTCTGGGGCAATGTTTAGAGTATCCAACCCACCATCAAATCTATCTTTGATATCTTTGTTTGAGATATAATCACCATTATGCTCTTTAGATTTAAAGCCAAACTTTCTACATAAAGCTATCATATCTGAAAGCTTTTGTTTATCATAAGTACCAACATTATGATTTTCTTTTAAACCTGTTCCAGATTGAATTACAAAATATAAAATTCTATCAAATAATACGGGTTTAACTTTATCTTTTACCTTTAAGATAAAGGATTCCATTTCATCTACAGACAAAGATCTAATAGCTTGTTCAGTTCCTATTTCAAAAAATAACTTATCATTGACATCATAACAAAGTGTCATTAAATCAGCTGTAATACTTGCGGCCTCATCCAAGTTTTTATATTGCTTCCAAGGATCAATATGAATACCATCCATAAAATGTGCATCACATAATATAGATTTTACACCATCATCCATTGACAATCCCTGTCCAGGACCCCCATGATCTCGAATCAATATGTTAACACTTGATTTGTAACGAACATATTTAAAGAACTTTTCTGTGGTCCAATTATTTACATACCCACCATTATATTCTATCTGCCTTCTGGATGGTATAAACCAAATAATATTCCCTGTAGATTGCGTAAAATCTATTATACAATCTACAATTTCTTTAGACATAGGACCTATACAAAGCTTTGGAATTGGCATACTTAGTATGCAAAAAAATTATCAACAACTGATAGCTTTGAATAAATTATATTTTCCGAATAAATATAAAAATATACCAAATTTTTTATCGTGTAACGGTGCCATATTCAACCAAATTATAGATGAAAGAGTTTGTACTTTTTTAATATCATATCCATTTTTTGTACAGAAATCGTACAAAACATCCTGACATTCAACTAAAGAATTTTTTCTCAAAATATCTACAATGATGTTATTGATTTTAAATTCGACTTTGTAACCACTGTTATGTACTATAGAATGATTTACAATAAGATTATGATTTAGCTTACCAAGGTCATAGTACATATCTCCTTGCTCAATATCGCCACCAAAATCCTGTCTCCAATCCAGAAGTGTAATATTATCAAAATCAATTAACATATTATCTAAAATGAAATCGCCATGAAAGCCACGAGGCTCTACATTACACAACCATTCTTCATCTATACTGCCTAATAACTCTTTTAATGTTGGAACACGTAAACCATTTATAATATGTTCTTGATCTTTTAGATTATTATCAATATGAAATTTCTCTAAACGAGAAATGGTTTTATCAAAATAAAACTTCCTACAAACCTCATAGAAAGATTTTGACTTTGAACCCTTCACAATCCATAGATTGTTTTTGGACCAATCTAACAATGTATTAAAGTTTTTAGTATTAGCAACGTCAGCAAAAAGGTAACCATCAGCATATTCATACTTGTAAAAGTGTTTGGAACTCCCAAGCATCTTGGGCACGCTCCTACCCAAAATATCAGCTCTCTTTACACGGTTACTACAGACTTCCTCATTGAAAAAAAACTTTATTACAAACTTGTCAAACAAAAATATAGATTCGTCAACCTTATCTAACAGATCAAAATAATCTGCAATTTTTTTACGAGCATTATTGAGAGAATCCAGATTTCCAATATCCAACCAATCAAATTTTTTGTAACCAAACGTTTGATTAGCTATACACTCCCTTAAAGCATCGCAATCACTTAACCCGTTGTTATTTGGATTTTGGTTATAAACATCTTCTAAAGATTTCCAAAAAAACTCCCAATCATGAATTGAGCATATTCCCAAGTATTCGAAATCATAATTCTTTTCACCTTTTTCATGTATGGTATTTACTTTGCTTCCCATAACAGAAAAGGTACGATATTGAGCAGATGAACCTGTATTCCCGCCTCCCAACCAATTACTATCAATCTCTAATATTTTTTCATTTATTATAGTATCACAAGCATGAAATATGAATGGTTCTTGTAAATGCTCTTTCGCACATAACATCGAATATCCAAGACTACTTCCAATACCCTCATAAGGATTGACATCCACAAAAATAAACTTATAGTCTGGATATGCTAAAGTTAAAAACTCCTTAACTTGATTACCATAATAACCAAGTGTTATAACGAAATCAGAATCAGATGGGTAATTCTCTATAATATAAGATATCGCTGGCTTCTTACCAATACGTATCAAAGATTTATTGGTGAACTGTGTAAGCTCACCAAGCCTACTACCAACACCACTTGTAGTAATTAATACCTTCATCTGTTATACTCGTCTTTAAGTCTAACTACATCATCCAACTGTGAAGTGGAGGCTTCCAAATATAGAGAGTCTTCAATACCTTCCATTCTATGTATTAGTTTTGGAGGTACTACATAATAGTCTCCAGGAATCAGTATTTTTTCTTCAATAGAATCAATATCAACACCAACATAAAACTTCAACTTACCAGATAAAACAACAAACGTTTCATGTTTTTCATTGTGATATTGCAAGGAACATTTATGACCGGCTTTCATAAACAACCTTTTTACAACATAATTATTATTATGTTCTATAATTTCTTCATGACCCCATGGCTTTTGAATAATCATAAATTCTCCAATTCTTTAATACCAATGTTTCTAATCAAATTCACACATACAGCGGTATCTTCATTTCCATCAGGTTTTTTATCATTAACTAAAACCCTCACTCCACCACCAACACCCATTACCAATGTGTCATAAAACACACCAGCCTCTGAAAGTTGACGTTCAGTGTCTGTACGTACACCCTCCCTTCTCCCTGTAACTAAAATTATATGATACCCCTTACGATCCCAATTTTGTAAAGATTCTTTTACCCCTGGTAATAATACGGGAGTTCCAAGATGTTGGGAACAAATATCACCATTATGTTTGAATAATGTTCCATCTATATCGCAAATAATAGTTTTAGGACGATCCATATTTATCTCTAATTATATTGTTTATTTTTATTCTTACAGGGTGATTTATATCTCTTGGTACTTGTTTTAATGCGAAAAAACTTTCAAAACCATTTATACCATATAGAGTATTATTAATCTCAGTATCATTTACAATTTGAGAACTGGTTGTAAACGTAACTCTTCCAGCCCCTCTAGGTATTACTTCTGGAAATAAATTCAAAGCAATAGTTGAAAACACCATTGGTTCGCAACTAACACGATGATTCAAAGCTAATACAACTCTTGAAATTTCATCCATTATATTTTTATCAAAAAAATAACCCTCAGCTACACCTCCCCAATACACTTTTTTAATTGGAATTATTTTGTTTATAGCATTAGCCAGAAAATCTCTGTTTTCACCTGCCGTAAACCTGTCATTGAAAATTATTTTTCCATCATAATATGAATCTACAGGCTCATAACTTGTCATCCCAATTGAATGATTATTATAAACATTATCTACACCCTTTCTGATAAACATCTCATTACTAGCGTGTATTGAAAATACATCAAAATTAATTAGTTTTTTTACATATTCATAATTCGACACATGAACCGTAGCTAAACCAACTACATTATGAACAGGATCAAAAGTAGAATACCTTTTATCATTTACAAAAACACGTTCACAAAATTCCAATTCTAAAGCTTTAGCACCCATATAAAAATCATTTGACTGATCTGCTGTTACATGAAGAACAACTATGCTATCAGGTACAAACATAAAAATATTTTTAATATGTTCTCTAACCACATCTAACGACATATGTATCGGTATTGATAAACAAACTTTTTTCATATATAATCTTTAAATATTTTAATAAAATTTTCTTTCGTAACTTCATGGTATCCTGGTACAGCCCAAACATTAGCTCCGGTATGCCTTGCTCCCAAAAGACCAACCTCAGAATCCTCAACAATAATAGTCTCAAACGGATAACTCATTAATGTAACCATTCCAGAAATATAGCACTCTGGATGTGGTTTTGGATAACGCACTCTATCATTAGATATAATTCCCGTGAGAAATCTATACTGATCAGTACACTCTAGCATCAATCTGGCCGTTTCATAAATACTATTAGTAATACAAATAGATTGTAAACCAGATCTTATAAGGTATCCATGTAATTCCTTTTTTACAGGATCAGGTTTGGCTAATTGCATTATCGTGTCTTTTGTTAATTCTTGCTTTCTATTCCAAATCATACTATGATGATTTGGATCAACCCTTCCTTGATTGGATAGAAGCTCTAGTTTCTTTTTTGTTGGTAAACCGTTAAATACTTTTATATGCTCGTCTCTTGAAATAGAGGTTCTTGACACTTCCTCTAAAGCCCTATTCAAAGCAACATAGTGCCATTCGCAAGCGTCAACTAAAACACCATCTAAATCAAAAAGAATAGCACGGATCATTTAAGTCTCCAACCTTCCCAAATAAAGTCATACTTAAATGTCTGTATATGTGTTTTAGCCAACTCATTTACAATGTCATAATATTTTTTTTCATAATCAGGAATGTCACGATGAAATTGTACAATTATATTTTTAAATTTTTTCAACAAAGATAATTCTATCAAATCAACAAAAACATCATATTCTGAGTTTTCTATATTCATCTTTACAAGATCTATAAAATCCCATTGTATATTATTAATAACATTGCTTAATTTAACAGATTGGACTGATGTTTTCACATCTGAATTACAATAAACACTAGAACCATCTTTATTGTAATAAATATCAACCATTTCCTCTTTATATGATAAGACGTTATTTAGTATAATAATCTTTTTATTATTTATGAATTTATTCTTTATGCTCTGATAAAATTCAGGTATAGGTTCAATAATACAAACATTGGAATTATATCTTTTAATTATTTCAGATGACCACTCTCCTAAATATCCGCCTAAATCTAAAACATTACTTGTACTATCTAAATCAAAATTAAACATTACATCATGTTTTTTATTATATTCCCTAAACTCTTCTACCAGTTCTTCATGAGTCATAATTATCCATATAAATTGTTTTGTTTAAGAAAGTCTTTCATTTTAACATACACTTCTTGACGCATGGGAGAAAATGAAACATGATGATATTTTAATAACCTTACCGAGGCTTCTTTATTTATTGAGAAGTTAAACTTGTTACGAACTCTATATGACCACTCTACATCTTCACCCTGACCCCAGCACAAACTCTCATTCAATCTAAACTCTTCCATTACATGTTTTTTGGCTATCCACCACCCACCAGATATGTATTGTAATTTACTAAAGCCGGTTTCCTCATATGGTATGAGGCACTCATGTCCCTGAAAACCACAAACATTTATAGCCTTTTCTACTACACCGGTATGTGGAAAAATACTCCAATCACGATATCTTGTATCTACATTGTTTTGTAGACATCCAGTGGGTTCATTTATCAAACGATTCATACCAACATGAAACGCTCCAAAATCTCTCCAAGACTCATACCAACCAGTATTATAAGCAAAATAATCATGTTGATAAACTATATTATCATATTTTGCCTTATCAGTAATCATGTTCTTTTTTTTAGTAATCCATTTGTCACGGATTCTTTCATTAAAATCTAAAACAATAACATCTTCACCGATAATATCATGTCGGTTTAAATGAGCTGCAGTACCAACAATAATTATTTCATATGCAGGTATATTTAAATCTCTTATTGATTTGATAGCATCAATAAGAAAATTATTCGCCCCATTTTCACAATATGTTATTATTCCAAAAGTAATATTCATAATCTTATCTTTGAAGCTAAATTTCTAACTGTCTTGTCTGACATGTGATAATAATCAGAGTCTTTCTGTTCAATTTGATCTGGATCAGCCTTGATATTTTGGATGTTATATTTTTTACATATCTCGTTCATGGCCTGATCTATTTTTAGACCTTGCTTTATATACTTTTCTCTTACATCAAAAGTTGTTGGAAAGTGTATGTAAATTATGGGTACATTCCATTTGGTTGTTATAAAAGAAAACATATTATCATACGCTGTATATACATCTTCAAGCAAACCATCATCATGCATATTGGAAATAAATGAGGTATCAAAGTCACCATATAAACCACAAAAAGACCAACCCTCATTACTGATAAATCTTTTATCAACCAACTCAGAATAACTATCTATAATAAATAAATCTGGTTTTACACCAGAAGATATCCACAACAAACTTTCTGTTTGCGAATATACTCCTCGCATATCTTTCCTGGATAGATGCTTATCAAGAATGGAGTTCATTGGAGGTTTGTGTGTTTTTCCATTTAAAATATCAATCAAAAGATCTGCTCTAACCTTTTGTTGATTAAAATAATTATGATATGGTGTTTTATCTCCAAATAAAGTATCTCTAACCCAATGACCTAAACATGCAGTTCTCAAAAATATATTCATATTATTCCTATAATATTTAAAAGCTTTTTTACCATGGTAAAATACGTATGTTCATGTTTTACTTTCACAGCGCCTTGTGTGCCTATAAAATTAGCCATATCAGGATTATTTTTCAACCATCTTATTTTATTTGGAATTTCTTCAACAGAAGATACCATAACAAGATCTGTATTATTTGTAAAATAACTTTCCCATCCTGGGAAGGTTAAAGAAATCGTTGGCCTACCACTCGCCATACACATCAGAAGTCTATCTGAAAAATAATGATTCAAATCATTATAATGACTAATACTAACATTACAAACACTATCATGATAAATATTAATTAAAGATCTTTGATCTACAGATCCCTTACTACAAAATTGAGGAGGCCAAGCACTACCAAACAAACCAAACCTCTCTCTAAATTCACGGTGCATTATTTCACACGCCTTTTCTCTAACCGTAGTTCCTGGGTAATTTTCACGTGGATTATAATGCCCAATAAAAGTACAGTCATACTTAAATTCTTTTGGTTGTTCAGCTCTAGGATAGTAAAGTTTTGGATTATAACCTATTTGTAAATAACTAATTTTCTTACCGATAATTTCTTCAAATGTTTTTATCTGACCAGTTGAAGATATCATATTATAATCACAATATTGAGCTGCTTGCCTGTAAGTAACAGGAACATAATTTCTTACATCCCCCGTCCAATTCACCATAATACACTTACGACAAAGATCCTTGGCCCGTCTAATAGTCTCCCCATCTATAATCCCCATATGTTGAATTTGTAAAAAAGCAACATCTGGCTGAAATCTTTTTATATTATCCAAGAATTCTTCTCTAACCCTATGATCATTCTGACCGGTTGATAAGTGTTTATGAACATAATCAAACACATTCAAGTCACAACCGGCTTGTCTAAAGGCATCGTAAACACCGTCTTGTACTACATCACCAAAATTAATCGGAGCATATATAACTCTTGTCATACCAACCTCCATTCTGAAGGAATCAAATCAGAGATGGGATTAATATCTTTTAGTTTTGGACCAAACCATTCTTTTGGAGCTACCACGGTTTTGTTTTGATTGGGATTCAAATACGCCGCCCACCATGAAAAAGAAGAGTTTGCAATGATATTATGACCACAAGCTGATAGTGTTGTAAAATCATCCATAACAGAACCTTGTTTCTTTACAGTGCATCTCTCATCATATGCAAAAGCAATTTTGCACCATTCCGGATCATCTGAAATAATCAAAAACTTTGATACCGGGATACAACTCATTGCTTTTCTATAATAATCCACTTGTAATACTGTATGAAAATCTTTAAATTGTATATAATCTCCTCTACGAATATGAATACCACAAACATCACCATATAAACCAGATTCTTTTTTTTCTTTTGGTGTTAAGATGTTTTTTATATAACCCTCTTGATCTTCAAAATATTTTTTACTTTGAAAGTATCCATGTAAGTTACAGTTTGGTTTATATGGAATATTGCTATAGGTATATTTATCTTCATTATACACATTATCATATCTTGGCGTATGATTTAAAAAATTAGATTGATCAAAATTAAAACAATCTTGATATTCCCATTTAGGAAAACAATAATTTTCATTATATCTTTTTGAATAAGCTATAGTTGCTGCTATTTGAAATAAAGCATTACCAAGCCTTCCATATTTACCTAATTCTTTAAAACAAGCCATGTTTATTCCCTATTATTCAATCGAGGATATTGTGGTTTTTGAAACCTGAAAAACATCTCCAATCCTTGTTGTAATTGTAAATTTACCTTAGAATCATTTATTGGGTTTTCACAATTGTAAATATATAAAACATCGGAAACAAACTTATGCCGAGTGCCTGCCATCTCTAACATAGGAAACATCATAGCCAAATCCCAAGTCATCGGAATCCATGTTCCATTATGAAAGAAATCTTCTTGCTTGATTTTTTTGAAAAGCCAAGCATAAAAAGTTCTAAGATGTGAAGAGCACCAATGATACTTACGGTACCCTGAAGAGTTTACTACTTCTGGTGGAATTTGCCTTGAACACCCAATTCTATTATCTGGATAAGATCTATATTGACCATATGTCATCCACACATCTTCGTTAGAATAAACCTGGTTTAGTGTAGATAAAACATCTGGATTGGTCAACCAATCATCACCATCAACAGTAATAATAATATCATCGTCATTACATGAATGAATCATATGATATAAATTGTAAATAGCTCCCTTACGTTCCTGATTTTTTATTAAAGTTACACGCTTTTCAGGATCGTTTTGTTGTAAAAATTGCTCAATCAATCCACCAGTATTATCAGGAGAACAATCATCAGTATATATTACCCTATAATTAGAGTATCGTTGATTCAATACAGACTGTATATTCTGACGATACCATGGAGCATTTTTGTAACTAGCTATAACTATGACAAATGATTTTTCTTGCATACCAACAAATATATCAAGGTAGTACATGAACGAAAAAATAAATATAAATATGATTTATCTGGATCATGGACCAGTAACAACTCCAAGATATGAAAATGAAAAAGGAAAAGTATGGATGTCATCTCACCGCAGAGATGACATGTGTAATCTAGCTATAAATTGGTACTCCGGACAAAACCCACAACCAAACGATTGTTTCCTTGTTCTAGAACCAATGTGTATCAACCCATGTGATTATAATCTTAATTTTTTGGATAAACATAAACACATATTCGCATGGTGTGGAAAAGCTTTTGAAAATACAGCTATATCACATAAAGTTACTACAATAAATCACCCATCATGGTTTCAACCACCCTCCGCACAAAATATTATAAATGGCTGGAAACCATGGAATGAAAAAAGAAATGAATTAGTAATTATCGCTAATAATAAAACAACAAATCATATTTCTTCATTATATGAATTAAGAAGCTTTATAGCGGATCTTTTTCACAACAAAGGTTTTCCCGTTTCTTGGTATGGACAAATACCAATAAGTAAGCCTTATTATAAAGGACCTGCTCCAGACAAACACGCAATACTAAAAGAGGTAAAATTTTCTTTATGTTCAGAAAACTGCTACGATCCAGTATATTCCTGGAACTATTTAAGTGAAAAAATGCCAGACGTATGGTATTCTGGCACTGTACCTTTATATATGGGATGTCATAATATAGATGATTATAAATTCTCACCAGATAGTTACATCGATTTAAGAAAATTCGTTATAAAGGATGGTAAAAAAATATCTGTAAAAATGGATTCATTATATAATGAAGTAATTAATTATAACGAAGATAATTTCAATAATATGACAAATGCCGTTAAAGAAAACCTACACAATCCTGAAGGGTTATTAAAAATAATATCCCATGAAAGTTTTTTTGAAAGGATTATTGATGTTTTAATTGGTATTAAATAAATTTTCAATCCATTTTTGAAAATCATTATTCATATTTATATTTCTTTTGTCTGGCAAAAACTTTAAAGTATTCTGTAACTCTTCTATGCTTGGCAACATTATATTACCATGCTGCTCTTTTCCTAGCTTTATAGCAGCCTGTGAATCATTGGAAAAAGCAAATGAGTTTGTCACAATTGGTGTTCCTAAAGATAAAGCCATAGATAATAAAGCTGATTTATAATCATCAATAATATGAAAATCATAAATAACCTTTGCGTTTCTTAATAGCCATAACAAATTTGGATAATACAAATATTCATTAACAGTAAACACAGAATCAGAGTATTGTCCTCTAGCCCCTAGTACAACAATCTTTTGTACAGAAGATTCAAGACACTGTAAAAGTCTACGAGTAGCCTTATCATCCCTATTGGGAACCACAACAAAATCAGAACCAAGTAATGGCCTTAGCTCAACAGGCTCTACATATGGCCATGGCCTGTAAGAATAACTCAATCTGTCTTCGGAAATACCAACATCCACTAGTTGTGAAAAATTCTTATTTGAAGATACCAAGATTTTATTGCATGTCTTTAAAGCATTTACAGCTGTTTCATTTAATGAAACAAACTCTTCCAAAACAACAGTGCTACACTGCCTTACATTGTCAATATTACAAAACAATACACTTGATTGTTTGTTCATCATAACATCTGGCAAAAACGGCTTAGCCTTTGAAAACCAAGATAAAGATCCTTGAGTAGAACAATCTACATTACCCTTGAATGGCAAAACATTTGATACAATGTAACTCGGAACAACGTCAGCAAATTCAATAGAGGACTTTTTTACAGAATCACAATCTTCATTTGAAGAAGTCTTAAATCTAGATTGTACACCGATAGAAATTTGTTGTTTCAATTCTGGAGCAACATAGTTTATTTTTGGAGTGTATATTTCAGAGATAGTTGGTATTGCTACATTGAAATCTAATTTAAAATTAGCTATTATTATAATCTTTGTAATTCTTATTTTACCGGTAGAAGATGGGTGTCTAGCTATATTTAAAAAATACTCTCCACTAGCATCTGTTAGAAACTGTTGTTTGAATGTTTTCCTTCCACCTGCAGCTATACAAACATGCGGCATATTGTTATCAGGCTGAATGCTAAACAAAAACTTTGCATTACCATTAAGCCTTTCTACATCTAAAGCTACGGTATAATACTGACCAGGATGCAACATTTTAAGAGGAACACGATAAGATCCTACATAATCCATCAAAATGGAACTACCATCAATATCAGTATCCCGCCCACAAAAAGCATTATTGAAACCATGTATAGATGTATCAAAAATTACATTATCCATATTACTATCCAAAACAGAGGCTAGCTCTTCTGATTTTTTCATTAAAACATTAATTGCTTCATTTACTACTGGTGTGTTTTTAATACACTCTTCTATATGAGTAAATTGCAATGTTGTAACTTTACACGAACCAAGAAAATTTACAACATTACCATTAATAACATACATATTTTCAGGATTTGTTTTTATCTCTGATATTTTTGATGATATTATTTTTGAACCAATAGAAGCAAATAAATCAGTTCCAACAAGTCTTAATCCAGAATATGAATCACACATCTTTAATAATGTGTTCCATGAAATATTTTGATTTGTAAATAAGTCAATACCACTAATGAAAATATCTTTATGATGTGAGTCTACTGAACAAACTAATTTTCTATTTTCTGGTAGATCAACCCTCAATCCATTAGAGGATAATAATGGCATTCCGTTAACATTAAAAAAACTAATACCTTTTGATTTCTTAAATATAAATACACAAGAAGTTGCTAGTGTATTGGAAAAATCAAACTCAACCTCTCCAAACCCAGCCTGAATTACACATGCATCTTCAATGAAATGTATATTTTTAGACCTTATAATATACTGTTTGATATCAGAGGATAAAATTGTCTTATGCAGTCTAGACATCAACCCTCACTATAAGGCATATATAATTTCTTCTTTCCTTGTGCATATAGCGCACAATTCTCATTGAACTTCTTCAGATTCTTATTATGACAAGCTGTCTTGTACTCACGATACTCGCCTTTATCTAATTCACCCTCTCCAAAATGCGTACCCATTCTTTCAATGTATCCAAGCTTCAAACCTGATACACGTAACCTCATTCCAAAATCCGCATCCTCTTCCCCATATGGACCATACTCTGTGTTGAAATAACCCAATAATTTCTGAGTGGTCTTTGGAAATACCATACAAGCTGTACCAAGATTACCCGCAGGTTTATCCTGAAACGTAAAACCATTCTTTGTCACTATGGGATAAGGCTTGTTCTCCATATTGACCCCAATCGCCCCATAAGCCCTATTCGCCTGCAGAATATTCTGACACTCCTCCAGCCATCCATCCGGCATCTCTACATCATTATCCAATGTCACCAACCAATCACTGTTGAATACATCAACCCCATTTTTCAATGCCTGGTTTCTTCCAATAGCTATACCTTTGTTTTCTTTATTAAATATAGTAAATAAATTTCTTAAATGATCTGTTTTAAATTCAGTATCTATTTTGTTTTGAAGGTATTCAACCGTTCCATCTGTAGAAGCGTTATCTATTATAACCAAATTGAATGGTGAATGTACCGTCTTACATAAAGAAGACAACATACGTTTTGTTAACTCAAGCCTATTATAGGTTACCATCATTATTGAAGTTGAACTCATTTTTCCTCTTCCGCACAAATTGCGCATACGTCCATTGGAGACATCCAAGTCTTATCTGTAAATATAACGTTTGTTGCTCCTATGAACTCTGCATTGTCAAATAAATTATAAATTCCATCCTGATGTTTTGAAACTATGTGTGCATTGGATATCATCATTGCGATAAACAACCAGTCTATCTTTGATGATAGTACCATCCATGACTTTGTAATCAGTTGTAATATCTTCAAAATATCATACTCAATAGCTATAACTTTTGAATCATAGAACATTCCGCTATGATGCGTTGCAACACACACTTTGAAACCATGCTTACCAACCAAAAAAGCAAATTCTCTTATGTTGTGCTTGTTCCAATTCAATGCGTTATCTTCTTCATCATGTATAATAAGTATGGTTTTATGTGATAGTTTATTTTTAATACTGATATGATTATAAAAAGAAAAATCTAATGATCTTGTTTTTGGAATATAATTATTCCAAGGGATCATTAGATTATTATATATTTGTTTTAGTATTGGAAGTTTATTTTCTTTTGGGTGTTGACCCCAATAGCTTAGCTTTGTCTTATAATCATGCAACACATTAAAGTAAGCATTGTCTTCTTTGTCGAAAAACAAGGGAACTGGATATTTTTCCAAATCAGTTTTTGTCAAACCTGATTGACCAGGCTTACACAGACCATTAACCTTTAATAGGCATTTGTATTTATCATCACCTATCCAATACAAATCTTTATCAGGCTCTAATGAAGACAATGCCTCAGCATAAGAAAATGAAAAAAATGATTCTAACAAACCCCCGAATACAACTATGTGTAAATCCTTATTGCTCAATACGCTCTTCCACGTTTCACCGTCTATCTTTGGTACTACATATTTACCCTGATCAATTTCCCAAGATATCCCCGAAGCAAATGGAAAGAACTTATTTTTAAACTTTAATTTCATTATATAAAGAATTACCCAAATACATATCATGGTCTATAGTATATTTACCATTCCATTTAGAGCGGAATCGTTTTACATTATCATCCATAAACAATTTATTTACAGGGTTCTTTTTAAGAGATACGCTTTCTTCATGATAAATACCTACATTACCACAATAAGCTATCTTCTCCCCAAGATTCTTACCTATCTGAAAGTTCATATCCACATCATCAAAGGCCCATCTAAAACCCTCATCCATGCCATTGATCTTTTTCAGTGATGATGCTTTCACTATACAACATGCCGCTGTAACAGCTTGGAAATATCTGTTCTTTTCAGAGTTCTTATCCGACTCTTCACCGGGACGAAAATGAAATGGCAATGAATTATATCTCTTACTGAAGATTATCCCGGCATGTTGAAGTTTGTTTGTGTTAAGATACAATAACCTGGCTCCAACTATCCCTGCCCCAGTCTTGTCCTGTAAATCTATCATTTTTTGAATGCTGTCATTTTTGAAAAAAACAACATCATCATTCAACAACATAACAAGATCCTCATCTGCTGGGTTGGCCATCTCCAGTAGAGAATTGACACACCTGGCAAATGAATCCCTATTATGATCTACAGACAAAACCTTTAATTTTAAAGGTTTATCTTTTTGAATATCATTACTCATCAGATATTCTAAAGTATCATCTTTAGAACCATTATCTCTTATATACCATATAGGATCATGAGACAAATGATTACAGGAAGAAACCAAGGTTGGAGCCAATGCCTCCAGCCTTTTCTTTCCATTCCAAGTTAAAGTTAATATATGCAATTTCATTTTTTCCACTTCCTTACGAAAATTTCTCTGGCATTTTTATAAAGCTCATTTGTATTCAATTTGTCTGTTGTCTTGTGACCAAAATGATGTACAGGAATATCTACTATGTTAAATTTTATGTTTTGATTTCTTGCCCTGAACCCAAGATCGCTGTCTTCAAAAAAAGCCTTGCCAAACTCCTCGGAAAACGGCCCCTCATACCCTGGTAATACCAGTTCATTCCAAGTTTCCATTGTGGCTGTAACACACCAACCACTCATGTAGGTGTTGGTATATTTTTCTGGAATCTTACCCGCCTCACAAACGAACCTGAGATCACCATCCAGAATACCTACAGTTGGCCCTAGAAGCGTTTTTGAAGAAAGTTGGGACAGCACCCTGTCCGTCCAGTTTTTATGTTCAGAACGCACCCTGATATCATTGTTCAAAAACATGACATTCTCAGATCTTTTTTCCTGAGCTTTTTTAAATCCAATATTACACCCTTTAGCAAAACCATAGTTATCTTCATTAACTATTACATCCAATTTCTTATCATTAAAGATCTTACTTACATTTTTCGTTTCATCTGAACTGGCGTTATCTACGAGGATAATTGAATGATCTTCAGGAAGCTGAAGCAAATCACTCAAACATTGTTTCGTATAACTCCAGTTGTTATAGGCTAAAACCACTATCGCTAACTTTGTCATCTATTGTTCTCCATCTGGCATGGTACTTGCTATTAATGATCTTAATTAATAGTTAATATATATATACTTAATTGGCGCAGCTTTTTGCATTTATTTATTGATCACGAAAAGATCAAAGTGACGTAAGGTTACGTGCATAGATCAAGAATCTTTCTGACAGCATTCTCCCAGGAGAATTTCTGGGCTGTTTCGGACATGCTCGACACGAATTTTTCTTTAAGAACTTTCCCTTCTTCTGGATGAACCGCCCACCGCAACTTCTGCGCAGCGTCATTCGTATCTATTTGGAAATGAACAGCAAAAGGATTAAACTTCCAGTATTGATGATCACGTGGAGCACGAACTACATTACCATCTATAAGTAAAGAATTAAAATCATCACAGAAATCTAATTGTCCTCCATATCTAGGAACAACATTAATTAATCCACATGCTAAAGCTTCTAAAGAAGGAAGATGCCAACATTCTGCATATGTAGCAGAAAAATTAACATCACAAGAATTATATATTTCAGCTATGTTATCTATGTAGTTATGTACAAACTCTACCTCTGCATGTTTAGGATATTTGGTTTCAAATGTTTTGTACATTCCGGTAAAATCTACATCGAAAGCTTGTCCTTTATTGTTTTGTTTAAAAACTTTAGCTACTAAACAAACATCATCATCTTTAGTAAAAGCTTTTCCGAAAGCTTCTAAAGCTAATGGGATAGCTTTCCTTCTATGAGGTTGAGCTATATTCAAAAGAATCTTTTTTGATTTCTTTGTTTTTAGAGGAAACTTTTTAGTTGTAGAGAATTGTTCCAGATCAATTCCATGAGGAATAACAACCATCTTATCTTCTGGAATCATCATACTTTTAAAAACTTCTTTTGTAAAATTAGAAGAAGGTAATACCATATCTGTATTTTTGTAGTACTTTCCGAATCCTTGTAGCAAAGCCGTATAACCTTGATCTACTTTTTTGTTGTTATACTCATAGTTCCATATAGCAAAACGATTCTTTTTTCCATAAGATAAATAGTTCGGCCAATTGTGAGGAGCTGTGTAACTGATTTGACAATCATACTCTCCTACAGGATCTTTTTTGACAAAAGGTTTTAAATCATTTGGACAAAATTTATCTTCAAACCCATCAGTAGAAACAAAATCTACTTCATGGCCTAGATGAATTAATGCTCTGCCAATATTTTTACCAACCAACGCCCATGAATGGGCTCCTTGTCCAAACAAAAATTGTTGAATTTTTATCCTCATATTATCCTTTATGTCTGCTTCTAAAACACCCATCTATACAATTATTTTTAGCAGAATATGGTCTTAAATTATCTAAACTCCAACATTTTATAAAAACAGGATCTTTCATTGATGAATATAAAAACTCAGAATGCGGTATTATATGATCTATTTGCCATTTCCACGTTAATTGATTATTATCATCCCACTCTTTTGCTTTGTATACACCATAATTATCCCAATTCATCCATGGTTCAAAATGTTTTTCAATATGTTTTTTTTAAATCTTGAAATGAATAAGGTAAATATGAAAATATAGAATCTCCTTGTTTTGAGGATCCTTTTCTTTTCAATGCTAACCCAATAGCTCTACTTACATTTTGTCTTATTCTAACCAAAGCGTTTTTGTTTCTTTTCTTTGTTTTTCTTTGAGAAATCAATTTTGCTTTTTCAGGATTTTTTTGTCTCCATGCTTTTTCTTTTTGTCTTAATTTTTTTCTATTATCAATACGATATTGTTTCATTCTTAACTGGACTTCATCTCTATAATTATATTCTCTCATGAAGTTTATTATTTTAATACGATTTTTTTTACGATATTCTGACGCTTTGGTTTTTATCACTTCTTTATTTTTAGAATATCTTTTTTTTGCATTAAGTGATATACATGGTTTACATACTGGTCTCCACTTTTTACTATCATTTCTCCATTGAAAATTATCAGCACTAGCCAATAGTTTAGTGTTACATTTAATACACGTAATTTCCATGTATTAATATATATCAGCTAATCCAGCTGTGATTAGCGCCAAATAAAAACTGCTGAATCTTGATTCTCATGCTTTCGCATATATCAAGTAACAAGTCCCATGATTTGATTTGGTGGAATTATTTGAGTAGTATTTTGCCATCCAGCTTTCTTGGCATACACCACAATCTCGATCTTTGTAATCAAGTTTGGTTTGGTCAAATCCTCGTCAAGATCCTTTGCTGTAATTGTCATAATTCCATAAATAGGATCCATGTATATACCAATCAAGTCATCAACAATTACGCCATAACCATCAGCGACACTATAACCATCAAGGTTGGGTACTATTGATTGAATAGATACTCCAAAACGAAGTCTGTTATAAATCAAAGCATCCAACCCTACAGTGGTACAATCACTATATCTCATTGCAGGATATCCAGCAGATGTAAAACCATCCCCTGCATCTGCTACCAATTTATGGAAAACATCAATAGATGCTTGTGAGAATACTTCTGGTGGAAGCTCCAAGACGAAATGCTTTACCTCAAAATCTTGCTTATAAAAAGTACCATCAACATTTAAAATGTTTCCTCTTATAATCAAGTTATCTGGAATAAAGATATCATTTTTACCAGGATCTGTCTGTGTTATAATATCAGTAACATTACTACAGCTAGTTATGCTTGGGCTTGTACAAACAGTCGAGGTTGATACTCTGCCTCCGCTCTGAGATGTAAATACAGCAGGTACCATTCTTGTAGCACTACTGAATTGAACTTGATAATCTTGCCAGAATGCCTGAGGTGTAATCAGGAATGGTACAGGTACATATGGTACCGTTGTCCAAGCAGGATCTGCCTTATCCATTTGTGGTGGTATAATATACCCATCATAAATTTGAGCATAAATACCAAGACTTGCAGGGTCTATTTTGTTCTGCCCAATATAACCGTCTAGTCTGATATACCCATCACAATCAAAGTATCCATCATATCTTCCTATACTCTGTTGAACCTGAAATTCAACATGCTGAAAGGATCTTCCGTATGGGAATGTTGAAATATCTCTGGCAATGAATGATGCAATCAACTGAGCATCATAAGCATCAACAATACCATTACCATTAACGTCAGCTCTTAATATTTCAAGAGTAGATATGTAACCATCAATAATTTTTTGTTGTGTCGATGCTGAAGAAAGGGATTCGCCAATAAGTGCAATAGCTCTATTGGCATCTGCTTCATCAATAACCCCATCACCATTTACATCACCATACCCATCGGTACAGATTGACACTTTCATAATACGGTAATCCAAACCTGCACAATCATCATTTGGTATCAATTTGCTACCTATAAGGTTTTGTGCTATTACGGATGGATCTGGAGCTACAAGGGTATAGGTATCTCCTTTAACCAAACCAGGATATGGTTGGGTTCCGGTTACAGAATAGTTACTAATAGGGTTTGTATCCCTTGTACTTCCAATGATTAAAGGATTACCAGTTTCTTGGATTGTTTGAAGCGTTGAGTTTGTAACAAAACTAAGTGATGGTGTATATTGCTGTCTAGAATAAACTGGACTACCAGTTCTTTCATCTTGTTCTTGCTGACTTTGAGTCAAGACAGCTTCTATAATTGCAGTATTTAAAGTGTTATGCCCTGTATCAGAAAATTGATTCAAACCAAATGAGTAATCAACATAGGCACCACTGCTGTTCTGTATTGTTTTAGGTATTTGAATACCATTACCAGAATCATAACCCTGTCCATCAGATACTTTTGCAGCATCTGTCCATACCTGAAACCATAAGCTTTCTTGTGGTATATCTGTCCATAATCCTGAGTAGATGCTTACACGGGTATCAGAGTTTGAAGTGGCCCCTGCTGCTGCAAAAATACTACCAGTACTTGCATCTCCTGCCCTGTTAATAACAACCGCATAATATTGACCAACCGTTATTACAGAGTTTGTAGAACTACCCAGAGGGGAAGCACTAAAAACAAGATCTATAGGTTGAGCAACATTGTTTAGTACATAACCTAAATCCCTTAATGATTGTTGATTCAAACTGAACTGAGTAATTGGCTGTGCAGCCGGATCAAACTCTATAGCTAAAGTTGGTACAAGATCGCTTGGTGAAGAAACAGTTGTTTGTAAGGCATAAACACTTACAATAAGCTCTCCACTCCAATCAAACCAATGTTCAGTAGTAGTTGTGGTATCCTGGTCAACACCTAAAAGTAAGCTTATTTTTTGAATGTTATTTGTTAGAGCTAGAAATTTTTGCCCTATCTTTGTAGTTACATCCCCAGAAGGCAAATAGATGTTTTCAAGAGCGGTGGTGGTAATATTTAAACCATCAACTGAATATTGGTTTCCTATACCAGCCTGCAATGCTTGATACAATGTAACCGTAGGATTTGTTCCACCGGAAAATGTTGATATCTTGAAATCACGAAAAAATATGTTTGGTTGGGTATCCTGAGCTGTCATGACAGGATCCCTGGACAACTCAAAACTGTTAGCTTCTTTGATTACAACCCTGCCGCCCAAATCCCTTGAACAGTTTGTGTTACCTATAAAATCATTGAAGAAAACACATAACACTTTTGCATAATGTTTTTGAGAAACTTGTTTTTCTTTCTTATAGAAGTAAAACCTTTCGTACTGAAGAGATCCTTGAAAGTCAAGACCTATTATAAGTACCTTTGTACTCATTCTACCAAATGCAGTAGATGGTCCGTTTAAATCTGAATCCATCAACTCAACAGATAACTGATTACCATTGCTGGTATCACTTGGTTGACCAATAGGTTCTAAACCTGTACCGTCAAAATCACCAGAAGCTATCAATGCTACCTGATCTGGAAGAAGGTTATCTGTATCGAAAACTGTTACAGGTAAACTTGCATTAGGTAGAACACCTGAGCCAAAGTGATTATTTATAATCGCCGCATCTGTACCCACATTCCTGGTTTGATCGGTAACTAAATCCTGCTGATCAACGCGTTGACCGTCATACCAACGATTTTGTATAATAGAGACTGAGTTTCGTGTTGTCATCATATCATCACTTTATATAGTTAATTTGAACCTTTGATACCGCTGGCTTCAGAACCTTTATCATAGCTTCAAGGATATTCTGGACCTTAGAATTATCTATCACTATGTCAAAAGAATCAATGATATTCAGGGTAAAATTGAAAATACCAGAGACGGGATCTATTACCATAGCAAAATCTGTATTTTTTTGTACCAATTGATCAAAATCCATCAAGAAGGTAGTGAACGCATCAGAGATTGATGGATATATGAAATCAGAATTTGTATTGAAATACACATCTTTAGGTTGGTTTCCAACCAAAAGAGGATCAATACTTCTGTTACTTATTTTTATATTATCAAACCTAGCCTGAGCCCCATAGTTTCCTGTAAAGTCTTGACCAATAGAAAACTGATTGATAGTGTCAAGAAAGTTTATATCAGCAACAAGTTTTTGATTCGTAACACCAGTATAGTTTTGTCCAAAGCTTGTTCCTTCTCCGAATAGAACGTTTGGAGCGCCGAACATCAAAATACCCTTCTCTTCACCATCCACAAACAATCTTATCTCATCTTTATGATCTGAACGGTTAAACTTGAATGAAGCCCTGACACGGTGCCATGTATCCCTTGGCCAGAATACAGGTTGACGGGTTTCAAATAAACTTCCACCAGCCAGAACGGATAGATTTATAAAACCATCCCTATCTTTATATATCGTCAGCCTATCACCCTGGGTTCCAGTAGAAACATAAGTGATGACAACAGGGCTTTGCTGGAATGGTAAAGGTTTGTTCAAGTATATGGTTTGACGATCTGGGCCTATTACACCACCACCATAATAATCTGTTACACTATCATTTGCCATTTTGACAGATAGTACTTTGTTTATCTTTCCAGATACCTTTACAATTTCTTTTGTTAAACTGGTGTTGTTTTCAACAATAGACGCTGCAGCATCAAAATATACTCTTGGTATAGGGTCATTATATGTATCAAATCTTGGGCTTACCCAGAATTCAACCATACCATCACTGCTGGTATTCAAGGTTCCATCATTATCAAATACCAATCCCTTGTCTTTAATAACAATACATGTTCCAAATTTTGAATTTACACTGGTTGCAGATTGTACATACTCCTTTGTAGCATAGATGTAAAATTCTGTATCATTTATAGGTGGTAATTGTTCAAAATGTAATAATGTAAGTGTTTGAGGATCATTTGTGAATGGAGCAAACTCAACAGCATTTGTAGTTATTGATTGAACATCAACCGTTTCACCTACCCTTGTATCTGTGAGTTGATAATTCAAAATTCTAAATTCATCTATTACAGCATTGGCTGGTTTTTGTAATGTTATATCGTTTCCAATATAAGCGGTTTGATCTATAGGATCAAATGGTACCTCCAGCCATGCCGCAAAGTCTATATCAAAATACCCCTGAGGAATATAGAATGGTACATTGGTAAAACCAGCTCTTTCAAAAAACATGAAACCATTCTGAAAACCACTTCTACCAATGCTTATATTGTATATTGAATATTTTCCATTTGTAAATGAGGTAGGTGTAGGTATATTCAATACAACATTGTAGTTATCAATTTTTTGAACTATCTCATACAACCCTGCCACCGCTGGTGGCGCGGTTATTTCTAACAAGTTACCAACATCAGAGTCTGCAAAGTATCCATTGACATCTGTAACCAGTGTTGTACCTGATCCAGAAAGGGATAGACCACCTTGAGTTTTGAAAGCAAACCTGATTACTGGATAAATAGTATTTCCATCAGGGTTTGTAACAGAGTACAATTCCTTTATTTCTATGGATACACAATTTTGTGTCAGCACAATTGGGGTTGTTACTACATGAACACTTGTAATGGTTTGCCATTTATAAGAAGTACTTTGTTTTACTGCAGATGTAAATGTAAGTGTCTCTGTTACACCACCAGTTGAAGTACCATTTATAGTAACCACTGTAGGAGTTGTAAAGGATGTATTCTCTCCAGTGATCCTTACTTCCAAATGCCTTCCCTCAAGAGGGTTGCTAGGCTGGCTAACACTTGTAAATGTTATATCAAAATCCATCCCTATAATGGTTGCATTACTTGGCCCTATCGGAGTAAGTGGCAATTGTACCGGTCTCAATACAACATCATCCAAGTTGATAGGTGGAGGTAATGCAGTTTTTATTATAGACTGATCATTCCATAGATATAATCTTTCTCTGCATCTACGATGATTCAATCCCAATGGCTTGATCAATACGGTGTCACCAGCATTTGCATCTCCTAATATTTTAAGAATTCTTTGATTAAGAGTATTTCTTTCAATGCTGTAACCAGGAATGTTAGCCCTTACTCCTGGGATTTCTGTACCAGGGTCATTAGGACCGGTAGAGATAAATACCGCAATGTTTTTATAAATATCAATTTCTGTATATACCACAAAGCTTGTTGGGTTTACTGAGAACCTTGCATCTGATAATGTAAACGGCATTATAGAGCTGATAGTTAACTGATTACCAGAAACATATGTTATGGTATATGTACCTAAACCTTGTTCCTGTAACTCTATCAAATCACCTGGCAAAATTCCACCAGCTTGAAAATCAACAGAGGCTGATTCTACTACATTTGATCCTGTAAATATCTGTAAGTCATTTCCTGCAATAGTATTTTTTGGCACTATTCCCAATACCTGTTCTGGAACAATAGTGCGGAATCTGTTTGTAGAGGCAATATCAGGTATATTACCATAACGCATAATATTTGGAGTTTCAAATCCATCAATATATAAATGCATCTCATCTCTTCTATCAGATGAGTTCAGTATCCATGACACGGCAACATGGTGAGATGATCCTGCCGTCCAATCCCTTATATCTGAACTAACACGATATACGTTTCGCCTCTCAGGTTTTACTCCATTACTGAACCCTCCACGGTCCCATACCTCAAATACAATGTATCCACGACCATCTTTGTACAGCGAGAATCTATTAGTATTCTCTGTCTTACCAAAGTCAAAGATATAATGGTCATTATCAGACATCAACTGAATACCATCAAATTTATATCCTGTTACATACCCATCAACATATCCATCATATCCATCCTGAGGATCTGATGGGCTGAAGTTGAATTCAAAATCCAACGTTTGAGATGATGATCTCAAAACATCATCAAGCTCACCAACACCAGGAATAAATCCAACATTATAAAATTCACCAGTTGATGTCAAGCTTCCTGTATAGGATGCAGCCGAACCCATTGGTTCTTTAGCCAGCATCTTCCATTGTTTATTATCTTTATCATAATATATAAACAATCCGCTATTATTCAAAAATATAGCAGAAGGCAAACCTTCAGGACTATTGCTATCGTTTCTGTTTAGCGTAAAAGATCCATCAATGATTTCAGGATTGTAACTTCTAGATCCTATAAAGACAGAGCTTGATGTTATAGGAAGAGAGTTTTTCAATACAGAGAAAGTAATTGAAGCATCATTGTCTACACCATCCCAATCAGGTATAACCCACATTTCCAAGGTACCCTCTTCCAATCTCAAATTGTTTGATACTGGAAAAGATACTGCATCCCCTGTTTTTCTGATAGCTAACCCTTGATCATATTTGCCAACTGTAAGTTGTGGTGTTCCTGAAACACTTGTTCCATTTGGCTTCAAATAACTTACACCCAAAGACCAGGCATTGAACAGATCTTCTGTAATCTGTGGTTCTATCTTTGTAACACTTGAAACAAGTTGTTTGAAAGCTGGGTTTGTTGGACCCTTAGTGAAGGTTTGTAAAGCCCCTATGAGAATGTCTCTATATACCTCCCTATCAAGATAAGAGTCGAAAGCTTGTAACTCTGGGATCTTTATCAATGCTGCAAAGTTATTTAACAATGCATTTCTAAGAGCACCTACTCTATAAGAAACATAGTATGTGCTACCAGGAGAAACCGTCTCATTTTGTCTGAAGTCTATTACGTTGTCACCGTATTCATAGCTTACCAATATTTCATCTGCAAGATATGTATAGTCAATATAATATTCACCTTTATTATAATCAACTACCGGGGTAGCCGCCCCATTCATAACAACATAGTATATTACATTTACTACATCACCAGCTACAACACCACTGCTAGGGGAAAGTGTAATGGTATTTGTATTTACACTTGCACCAGCTACTAATTGCTGATTGTCAGTGATACGTATTACGCTGAATACCGAACCCAATACAATACCAGGAGATAAATATGGAACGGTAATTGTTAGAGCGCCGCTAACAATAAATTGTCCAGACTTCATAATCCCCTGAGGAGATAGTGTAATAACATTTGCGCTAAAGGTAGCGTTCTCTGCAAAGTTTGTTGGTATTACACTGTTATTCAAATCATACGCATCATATACGCCACGTAATGCTTTGATATCATCGGTAACAGTAATAGTTCCAGTGTCATAAATGTAAGGGGCTAACGTATTTTTATTTGTAAACCTTTCATCTGATAAATCATATTCAGATGGGTATATGACACCATCATCAAAACCACTGTAATCAAGCTGTTTTGATACACCTGTGTTTTGATTTATACTATAGTATATATTGCTTACAGATATAACATGTGGGTTTGCTGGAGATACAGCTAGTTTTTTATAGGATATCGTTCCAACGCTTGGTGTTTGGGCTGGAGAAACAGCAACATACACAACACCATCTTGGTAATTGATCTGATATTGACCGATAACCAATCTTGCTACGTTTATAGTTTCAGTAAGCTCTTGTGAGTCATAGTATACCTCTTGAGCAAACACATCCTGTCTACTGAAAAACGCACTTGTATTATAGCTGCTACCTATCAGGTCTTCAGTGCCAGATACTATCTTGTTGTTATTCAGAACAAACTTGAATATTCTATAACCACTAGTGCTTAGAAATTCTTTTGCCAAAACCAATGATTCACTAGTTACATCCTGAAATGATGCGCGCTCTCTTGTAGTGTCAAATATTCTAGGTGATTTGTTATATGAAAATGATATCTTGTTAAAACTGAATCTGGTAGCATTATATATTTCACCAGTTGTTTCATTATATATTCTAAAAACATCGGTTACAGGAGCGTTAGCTACCACCAAAGTATTTGAACTGATAAGTCTGTTTCCAATTCTTTCATTAAGAACTTCTTGGTGAACAGTTGCATCATAGTCTACGCCAGGTGTAAGCACCTGATCATAGTTGAATGAAATGGTTGCTGTTTGTCCAATCAATTCTCTTAAAGGAGATGCTACCAAATCATACTGATCTGGTACATATGTATAGTCTAGTTTGCTTACAAAGGTATCTTTGTAATAATATGTCATTGCTGGTGGGAAGAACCCTGTACCATCATTGTTTTGGGCTCCATAAACAAAAACTCTGCCAGTAGTATAGTCAACGGCATATTGGCCAGGAAGCTTTGGCAAACCACCTTCCCTATAAGGGATTTCATATAAAAACGCTGGGTGCGTACTTCTAAAAGGTGTGGTAGAATAAGGATCCAAAAACTGGATACCAGCACTTGTAACATCTTTACCAGCACTTGTAACAACCGGAGCATTCTTAATTGAGAATAAGGTAGCTTCTGCTGGTGCCGGCTCACGTACAGCCGATAGAACCTGAGTTACCGTAACAGAATCCTCTGTAACAATTCTACTTAAAAGTTTATACTCATATGTTACAACTATAGTGTCATTACCACCAGGAGCAACAAAGGTTGGCAAATCAAACAAATCATCACTGAGTTCAAATTGATTGTCACTCAATAAAGAATATGGTCGTCCATATGTAGAATCATACTTTGCATTCAATATTCTATAACCATATTGGTTTATATTATATACAAAAGAACTTCCGTTAGAGTAATTAATTTGAACTGATGTCAATCTGGTTACAGGATTATTTTTTACTGTAAGAGTTTGTTTATCATATGTGCCAGATCCGCTTCCGAATGTAAGGGTTTCATTTTGAACTGTTACACCTTGTAAGGTAATAGGATCTCTTGGAAAGCTTGTAAAAGTTATAGCTCCAGGCAAATTGGCATTTGTTTCTGTTAAACCAACCCTTATAACCTCATAAGCGCCTTCTTGGTTCAACCTGTCCCATGGGCCAAAACCACGAGTTTTTTGTTCATCTTGAATAAGCAAGGTAAGATAGTTTTCATTCTTGGCCTGGTATATATCGTGGTTTACCTTTGAAAAATTGGTAGCCAATTGATCAAGTATTGTTCTTACCAATGTACCAGGAGTTAGATCATAAACATTTTGTTGAAGATTTGAAACCAAGATATCACGTATCGGATTGTCAGGGTCCTCAGGACCTATGAATTTTGATACGTTGTAAATTCCATCTTCAAGAAGAAACTTTGTTCCAGAACTATCTTGTACTTTTAAATTTGGAGTTGATTGAAAGGTTATTGTATATTTTGCATAAGGTGTCAATGGAAGGGTATACACCAGAACGATATTTTCATTTACATAAATACCTAATACTTTAGGATCTGGAACCCCTGAAACAGTAGAAGTTACAACAACGTTTTCGGTACCCAATAAAGGAGTTACAGGATCCGAAAATTTTGCGTTTATAGTCCTACTGTTGGTTGGTACAATATTTACTATGTTTAGATTTGACATTATCTGCTTTCCATATTAATTGTAATGCTTCCAGCTTGAAGATATTGATTACTGTTTGCCGAAATACTTAATACACTTCCTGTATTTCCAGTCTTATTGAAATATATAACTCTTACTCTATCAACCCCTGTGATTGTATATGCTGTATTTATAAGGTCTGAGCTATCTACAGTTGTTCCAAGCTGAGTAGCATTCAATGAACTAACAATTGCATCATATACGTTTTGTTGTATTGTTGTACTTGAATTCTCAGATCCAGATGTCACTACAACAGCCAGGGTAGCATCTACAGAAACTCCAATAGCCTGTTTGACAAGAACGTCATGTCCTATTGGTCTAGCCCTCTCTATTGCAAATGTATTATCAGATATCACACCGTTATTGTTATAATTTATTGTTATTCTTTCGTTTTGTTTTGGCGCAATATAATCATAAGTGGCCGAGTATCTGGATCCTTGTGCAGGTTGGTTTTGAGGGTATACTGTTATGGTAGCGGATTGAGATTCTGTAGATGTAAAACCGCTAGATATTGCTATTGAATCTACATATGAAAAGGTTTTGTTGGTATACAGAGATCCGCTCTTTCCAAAGGAAATATTTTCAGAATCACTTGTCTTTACTATATAAAAAGTAACCTGTATTTTATCTCCAATAATTGGAGAGTTTGCAGTATTTCCAGATGTAGATGGAAGTTTTACTTGAGTTGTTGATAATGTGGAATCAGCTACTGATTCACTCTTTACATAACTGTTATCTTTCAAGTAATAACCATTGATATCATAGGTATGTATTGTACTAAGAACATTAAGATTGTTATCAGTATCAACCTTTTTAAAGGTAACAAGTTTTATTACTGAAACCGTTGATGGTACTGATTGGTTACTATTCAAACCAAGAGCGCTCTTTACCAGGGTAGAAAGATTATGTGTTAAACCAGAGCTGGTTACAACAAACACTCCATCAAAAATGCCCAATACAGTTGATCCTGTAACTGTTATTACACCCGGAGATATAGAACCTGTAATTGCAAGTCTAAGATGGGTAGGTGCTGTTCTTAAATTCTTTTGAACAACATTGGATGAATATATGTTGGTTACAGGTTGAACGCCTATGGTTTGTGTACCTGTGGTAAAGTAATTACCACTCTTTATAACTGGTAATGATGGAAGTGTAATGGTAGGTACTATCTGTGTTATATTTGCAATATAATTACACTCAACTATAGTCCCCGCTGTAACAGTACTGGCCGAAGATATTGTAATTGTGTTTGAGCTAAAACTTCCGCTGAGCCCTGATACTGTAAAGATATCAGATGCATTATATCTTACACTAACGCTGTCCCCAATCTTAGCTACCGTATCTGTTGGCAAAAACACGGTAAAGCCACTAAAGCTACCATTTTCCGCATTTGTATGAAACAACTCTGCACCATCAGAGTTTCTGATTATAGAGATAACATTCAAGACCAATGACCCAACAAATATGGCCAAACGATCCGAAACCAATGTGACTGTGGCTGTTTCTCCTGTAAATGTATTTACGCTGATAACTGAGCTTATAGGGTGTGTTACCTGGACTACTTTCTGAGAGCCGCTGGTTACAACAATAGATTCCTCTCTACGTACTGCGTTTGAGTATCCCCAGTCAATGCTGTCTGTAACAGTTCTTGGGTTGTCTGATGTTACCTTGTTATCATAATCAAAAGAAGGATCATAACTATAATTCCAAATATAATCAACTTGAAGTATATCGCTGACTGCTGGTAACGTGTTACCAGAAATTATAATACGTCCAGTTTCATTTAATGAACCACTTCCATCAGGGTTCTGGTTTGATATAACATATCTTTCACCTGTGGTCTGATTGAAAACACGAGATACGTTGCTGACAGGATAGTGCGCTAGTTGAATAGAGGTTCTGTCAGTAGAACTAACAACACTGTTTTCATTTATTATCTGTATATCTTGTTTTACACTTGGTATTGATGAAACATCTGTGAAACCTAATGGGTCTTGTCCGTTAAAAGATCCTTTTGTTTCATTTTCAACATAATCTCTAATATGGTCATCTGTCCAATGTAAACTATCAAAACCCCAAGGACTACCGGCATAAGCCCCTGTGTCTTTCAAAAGGGTGTAGTTACCAGAAGAAACTCCAAGGCTATTTGTAGTTTGTTGAACGAAGTTAGATCCGCTTAGAGAACCTGATACAGAAATGATATTTATAACAGGCTGGTTTGGTACTGTACCATTTTGAATATCATCTACACGTTTTTTGGAAACTGTCTTGTTTGCATCGCTTGCAATCTGACCCAATACAAAATTGTTAGCAGCATTTGTAGTATCGTTTTGATTGCTCTTATCATAGTATATGTAACTATCTACATTTTGAACCAAACGAAAACCATAGGCATAAATATCAACTTTACCACCGGTTCCTTCGGACACAATAGTATAACTTCCATCTGGGTTTTCAACAGTTACTGTTCCATCCCTTGTCATCAAAGGATCACCAGGACCAACAACCAAAGCATCTACAACCTCAGGATCTGATAGAACTATATCTTTATAACCAGCAGAGGTACCTGTATTTGAACCACTGAAAATTCCAAGCAATCTATTTTTGAATACAGTATCGCTCTCTGGGGCAGAACCACCATTGAAAGCTGCAGCGTTTGTAACTCCAGACGCTCCAGCAATCGTTGTTGTATTCAAGTTATACTTGGCAATGTTACTTGTTGTACCTGTGGTAGTAGCGGTTACCGCCACCTCTACAGCATACTGATCAGAAATTCCAACAAAATCCAAGTCAGCACGATATTTAGAAGCTACAGCTCTATAGGTGTTTTTATTTACAACCGATACCGTAAAGGATGTGTTTACAGAAAATGAAGCTCCGTTTGAAGCTATAACCAACTCTCCCTGGTTTATTGGTATATCAGCATCAATAGCGTTGAATGTTACAATGGCTGTACCAGTAGATGTGCTACCTTGACCTCTTACCGCTCCAAAGTTTGATGCCAAAGCGTCTAAATCAGAACCCAAAGAAATAGCTAAGGATTGAGCATCCTGTACACGATATAACTCATCGTATAGATTAGAGATTTGAACGGCAGGTCCATCAACAAGTAAATCTCTGGCTACTTGTCCAGGCTTCAAGTCAAGCTGTGTTTGTGCAGTTCTATAGAAATCTATAATGTTTAGTGTAATATCATTTACGCTTCGGATACGTACCATTTATACCTCAAGCTTCCATATATCTGAATGGCCAAGTGCTGCTCAAGGTATGCAAAACAATGCATTGTTAAGCAGAAACTACCATAAAAGGAATATCAACCCTACGAAAAGCCTTTGAAATAACGGTCAAGGATATAGCATAGTATCTAGGGTCTTGAGGTATATTGTTTACACTTACACTTTGTATCGCAGCAAGCTGTTCAAAAGGTGTTACTATCTGGTTGTTCCTTAATTGATCCGCTTGTAATTGCTGCAATCTCTCCAACGTTGTTCTTATCTGTTGTGTAGTTACATTCCTTACAAAATCTATATCGTAATAATTTCCAATCATAGCGGAATTGATTGGAGAGCCATATGCAGGAAAGAATGGGTTACCACCCATAGGGGTGCTTAAAATTTTCAAGATATCTTGAACTAATTTATCATTATTTTCAACGGTTTGCAAGTCCCCTGACTTTACAAGCAAATCTCCATTTTCCAATTTAAGATCAAAAGACATATAGCCTCATTTACTGATAACTGTACCTGTATGAGAATTTGCTGCATTATGTAGTGTTCCAGCCATAATGTTATCAACCTCATTTAAAATAACTATCACACGATCTTCTAAAGCTTGTATCGCATTCGTTACGGTCATTCCGTTTCCAGAAACAGCAGCCTGTATATCTGGTGAGTTTAGTGTAGTAATGGTTTTCAATCTGCTCAAAGCATCTGTATCAAGCAATCCCAATAATACTGTAACATCAACTGACCATAAGGCAGCATAAATAGCCAACACATCAATCAATCCAAGACCGCTTACCTCCCCAGTAATAATCTCAATAGCTTTCATACGATTGCTGGCATCTGTACGCTTAGAGTTCCTTTGAGATTTTAACCTTGCTAGGTTTTTAGAAATGTTTGACTCAACATTGTTGAATTCTGATATTGTAAAACTAGAATAATCTATAGTATTATTTCCAGTGTTATTGAAAATACTGTTTAAATCTTGTTGTCTTGTAGCAATCAAATCATCAACTGTTGTGTTTTCTATTTTTACATCGATATTATTTTTATAACTTACACTTTCTTGTTTTATAAAAGAAGCATTTATAGTTGTTCCATTCTCTGGTCCTGATTCAGAACACATAGGAACCCAAATCAATTCTTTCTCAAGACGCTCAAGAACATTACAATGTTCTACATATTCTCTTACCAAGCCTTTAATCGTTCTAAGTAATTTTACAGTTGTTGTTTCACTTAATGAAAATGAGTACTTATCAGGATCTACAACATACGAAGGATCTGAACTGCTTTTTGTACCATTTTTGAAGGCTGCATCTGAAAGCTCAAAAAAACTTGTTATTTCAGCGTCTGTTATAGGAACCTGTTGTTGTTTCAATCTCAATCGCAAAATAAACTCAATACCAGGACGCTTTAGAAACACATTTCTATCTATCTCAGTATCAGAGTTCTCTTTTAGAAAGGGAGAACATACAATATTATTTGGAGGTGTAATATTCTCACAGATGACAGGATCTGTAGTAAGGGGTCTTAAAATATGATTGTGTGGAATGTCAGGAAACTCTGACATGTTTATGGTAGAGCCATCTGATGTATTTTTATACATCTTGATTATTTGTTTTTTAATATCTTCAACGGATATGTTTTGAAGGTCTTTATCATTCCAAGAAGAAAACTTATCCATAACCTGAAACTTATGTTTTATTCTTAACAATGATAACATCAAAGAATATAACGATGCTGGTTTCATTCCGTTTTTAAAAATGTTTTTTCTTTTTGCGCAGCCCCTCTCCCTTGTGGCCTGCATATCTGTTACTGTTTTTGAAACCTGTTGTTTTACGCTATTTTTATCTACTGATATATTTGCGCTTCTAGGAAACCCAGGATTATAATACAAAGAATCAGAAGCAATAACAGGAAGTCCAAGCATCCTGTAAAAAGCATGAGCCCTGCTTTCTGTTTGTTCAGAGTTTGATTTTATTGGCTTTGGATTTTTAGAATCATCTTGTTTATCATACACGTTTACTACGGTATTACTTCTGTAATTCTCAATTGGTTGTATGAATTTTTGATACAACGAATCTGTATCAACATCAAGGTTTGAAAAATCATCATATATACTAAGCCATTTAATTTGATCACTTGCCATATATTACCTGTTATCTCTTTCAACGCCGGTATGATCTCCACCAGCACCCGGACCCTCACCAGCAGTGTATGGACGGCCATATGTAGCCACTTGACTGACAAATTTATATGGTACTGTTACTATGGTGTTTGTAGATGGTGTTGTAGTCGTATCTATCCTTGATACATACTCTCCATTTATTTTTATCTTAAGTTCTCCTGAACCAGCTTCTTCAGAAGATAGCTCGGCAATGAAATAATTGTAACCATCATATTTGAAAGATGAGATTGTTCCAAGGGTTGGCTCACCTATTATATTAAGCTCAATTTGTGAAGATACCGATACTGGCAGATTTGGACAAATAGACGCTCCAGAATAATCTTTAGGAATAAATGTAACCAACATCTTTTGATCTGTAAACTGAAGATCAGGATGAATTGTAAATTCAGAATGATATCTATCCATTGCTGCATTAATTGCTTTGATAACTGTAGCCGCCGTATCTGCTCCAAGTTTATTCAAAATATCAGTACATGCCTGCTGGAATGCTGCAGACGTTTCAGGTGTCATGTTCTTTCTATAAGCCGCTAAAGCCGCCTGTAATGCCACAATAGCAGCGGTTACATTTGGCAATGCACCAATCCTCTCCCCTACACTTCTCAAATCATTGAACTGAGCATTAAGGATTGCAGCCTCTGCAGCCGTATCTGGATTACACATCATACCCACTAAATTCTTACTAAATAGTATGTTATGATTTGGTTTGAAATTATACTTTACATTTGTATAATATTGAGTGTCATCATAACCTGGGTATGTAGTAGAAGGATTTGAATATATAAAAGTATTAAGAGTTGCTTGAACCCCATTGATGGTAACGGGAATATAACCGTCAATGTTGCCAGAGCCATCTATATTGGCTTCATAAACCAAACCACCACCAATGTTCAACACTCCGCTGTCAACAGACCTTCCATTGTTGTTCCATTCTTGATACATGAGTGACGGTCTCAAAGTAACGATAGCTTTCTGTACAGAGTATGTTTTTCCACTCTTATCAAATAACATATCAAGATTATATGGAACTTGATCGGGATTAGCTGTAGTTGAATAGGACTCTCCTTCAGGCCAATAAGTATGACCTTTACCATCCAAATCGTAAACAACAGTAATAACATTACTAAAGGCTGTTGTACTGCCTGGGACGGCATATCTATCATAGAATTGCCACATGTTGTTTCGTAACACTATACCATCTGTTGTTACTACCTGATTATAATAAGTGAAATAACCATCGGCACTAACCGTTCCACTTGAGTTACCCTTCAAGAATGGAGGGCACAGTGCAGGATCACTGCAACAGTCACCACTATCAGAACATACACCACGACCAATAATACCCATCAACGGCTCTATGATGGCAAACAAAGCAGCTATGGCATAAAGCATAGCAAATAGCTGTTCCAACAAACATAATACTTCTGATATCTTTTGAATACAAGACAAGATACCATCTTCATCACTACGTTGCATAGCCTTGGCAAGAACCTTGAAGTTCTGAATAATCTTGTTTATAAAATTAACTATCTGTTGTATCAAATATTCTATCAAAGCCAATAGTAATAGCAATAATGCTATAATCATGGCGAGCAAAGCCAGCCAAGGGAATAAAGATAGAAAGTCAGGTAAGCATTTTTTAAAAACTCTTATAAGTGCTGATGGGGCTCCCCAGATTAAGGAACAGAATACATCAAATATACAAAGTATTATATTTAATAAAGCTTGAAAAAAACTATACAAAGCCAAGAATGGAGCTAGCTGATCGAACAAACTTGCCAGAATATCCCAGACGTTTTTTGTAAGGCTATTTACATTTGGTATCAGCTTGAGATTGGTTGGAAGGATAGCAAAAAATCTATCTATCAATGCAAGGATATCTTCTGGGAAGTTTTCGAGAGGAACCACATCAGGGTATGGAATTTTTGGAACAGAAAATGGCGGACCCATCCCCGGAATAGATGGAGGAACCCCTGGTGTTATATTAATTGTATTCTGTGATGGATCACAAACCATTTCAACCTCTTATTGATCCGCTCTGTCTTGTTAGACCTCTTGGATCCAAATCTCCAAAGAATATTATCTTTTCACCTTCAAGTAATAAATTACCACGAAGTGCTTTTAATCTCAAATTAGTCTCAGCTACCACTGTAATGTTTCCAGGACTATGAATATTTATGCCCGTAGGATCAATTCTTACCGTATGAAAACTTCCAGAGTTCCAAACCCTTATATCTACCGTACCATCCCTTACATTGTTATTGAACACAGCAGGATCACTGAACCTACTATCATCAGTAATGGTATAACCACCCACTTGCATATAAACATCGCCATCCATGGTAGCTGCTAGTGAACGATTGAACCTATCCCTTCCAACATTCATCACCGCTCCACCAGCCATATCCATCCATAGACTCTGTCTATCAACTGTATTAGCTCCAATGCTAACAGATATAAACCCATCTAAAGAAATGGTTCCACTTCTTCCCCCGGCATTTGCATTTGGCCCAGATACCTTAATCTGTGATGAGACAAGATCCCCTATTGGTGATACATAGTTTATCAAGCTAGAGTCATAGCTACCATTACCCATATCACCAGGATTCTTCCTATCCCCGTATGGTCTTTGTATCTGATGTAAGAACAACCCCTTTGCTATATTATGGAAACCTGTTCCTAAGCGTATCTGTGGATATCTTGAGACTACGTTAGGGTTATCAGAAGTAGATGCTGTAACTGGTATTCTTTCATTTGGAGCAGCAAAACCATTAAGATTCTCATCTCCGCTTACAAGCTCTATAACCCCTTTACCATGGGTATCTAAATTGATATCAATATCATCTTCATTAGGAATAAACAAATCACGATCTTTGTTGTTTTTTGCTCCATATAAAACAGAGAAGTTCTCATAACGTGTAAGCAATGGAACGTTACCTGTTTCACTTGAAGAAGGAATGTTTATTTTGAACTGCCCTTCCTTATCAATGTCCAAAAACAAACGGCTTCTTTGTCTTGCATAATCATTTACATTATCAAGATCTTGAAGCTTCTCATCAAGGCCAGCCTTTCTTGCATTCAACTCCCAGTGAAAAGCTATGCTCTTTCTTATTTGCTCTCTTAGTTTTTTAAAGATTTCAGATTTTTGACCTTCTGTAGTACTCAATGACAATGAGTCAATCAATCCATTAGGTAGGATAGCTCTATTCAAATCAAGTATATTTCCATACACATCAATAACTGTACCTATGATGCTTTCCATTAATTGATTAGGTCTATCCAAGGCCAAGCTCAAGGTATCAGCTCTACTATCCCTGCGTTTGAATCCAGAGTATTCAGGAAGGTCATCTCCTTTATAAAGCTTTATCTCCTCTGGATCGTTTGTATAACCATAGCTGTGTTCAAACTCATAAAACAATGAACGCGCTTCAATGAATGCTGGGTTCCTGTTTGAATAATCATTCAATTGCGAATCGGTTGTTATAGTTTTAGGATCTATTCCAACCTTATTAAGCATATCATTATAAATATGATCTGTTAAAGCTGAATAACTTTGGTTGCGGCTTGCATTTGGAAGCAAGTCTCTTAGAACAGGTCCTATTACTTGACGATGAGCTTCAGAAAAACTCATCTCTGAATCGAATGTTGAACTGGTAATGTTTCTTACAGGATCTGATTGTATGTATTGATTTGTACTACCTGTAATTACACCAGCATCAGGATCAGCGATAATACCGATATCATTTTTTGTTAAAGTAGCCCAGCCGCCTTCTGGAATTCTTGACCAATCAACATAGGTGGATTGATTTGGCAGATCATAACCAACAACAATTTTCTCACCACCCTGATCAAGACCTATATAAATCAGGGTATTAGGAGATGGGTAGCCAAGAGAGATTTCACCACCTTGACCAACCCAACCGGCAGGAAGTTTTGCCTCATCATCTTCTTTATTTCCAGATAGATATTTAAACTTTACAATACCAGAATAAATATCTACACTTTTAATTATACCTCGTTGAAAGGCAAATATATGAGGTCCAATTTTAGTTGCCATTAGATGATCTCCTGATTCCACCAAGAGCAGCATTGGTACCAGAACTACTACTGGTTCCAGTTCTAGATGTTGCTGAGTTTACAGCGGCTGCTGAATTTTGACCGGCTTGGCTGTTGGTATTATTTGCTGTTATTGGTACTTGCTCCGGTGTATTGTATACAACAAATATATCAACAACATTCTGTTCAAGATATTGACGGAACTGATCTGGTGTAACTTGCTTTGCACTATTGTCAGTTATTAACCTTGTAATATTGCAAGCTGCTGGCGATGCTGTTTGAAAAGGATATTCATATGGAACAACAGATAATGCAGGTTCTTTTCTAATTACTTTTTGTGTACTCAAAGCAATTTGATCTATGATAATATCATCAGGATTAATTCCAAGTTTATTTGGTTGTTTAATAAATTGATTAGATTGATTTGAATATTGACCTGGTGTTATAAGCCATTTTTTTATTTCTTTACAAACACTATACGTACTAAATTGATCTTCTGTATCAGTATAAAATACTAATCTTATTCTTGTTTTAAATCTATTATATCCAGTTTGATTATAAGCCCCACTAATAGCTACAAGAGTGTTTGCCAGAACACCTTTATTTCGCTCTCCTATCGGGCCTTTGAAAAGGTAATCCATAATATCTTGATTTGATTGTAAAAAGCTTTCAACTGCATTGTTCTCTATCGCGTTCAAAGCAGAGTTATGTCTGTTTTGTAAAGATACGGCCCCCATCGATCTTGCAGCTCCCAGGGTAGGTGCTCTTGCAGTCCTACCCAACTGTCCATGGTAACCACGGGCATTGTACATAATCTTTCCAACAACATCCAACATGTTTGGTATATACTCTCCAGGAGAATGTCCATAAGTCAGTGTCAATGTTGTAGTGACGTTTCCATAACTCAAATTATGAGAGACATTCTTTACATAAAATAACAAGTTCCTATCTTCAATGTATACAACATCGCCTGGTTGATAGAATTCATTATAACCATTAACCTCTACTGAACCTATTAAAATATTCTCTCTTGCCTTTAGTAATAATGAATAAGCATATGGAGCACATTGAGAGTCAGGATCACTAAAGAATGGTATCTCTATAGTATTTGATGCCCTGAATCCATACATATACCATAAGTCATAATCTACAGCATATGCTGTGTGAATAACGTTTCCATCCAGAACTGTATTCAAACTTCCAGGCCCAGGAATAAAACCCTCTCCTATCAATCCCTTAACCCCTACCATTGTATAGTCAGGAGCATGCTCTTCTATTGTCATGCTTATTATTCGATTCCCCTTTATAACAAACCTTTTACCGGCATTTATTCCATAATCATCGTTATCCTCATACTCTATCATATGTGATAATGGTTCTGGAATTCCAGTTTTACGATAAAGCCAAGGATTTAGAGCAGCTTTATCTGCGCTTGTTTCACTGTTTGCAGTCAAAGCACCTCCAATAGCTCCCAAACCTTGGTTCATAGGATTTACAGAAAGCTCTGGTTTGTTTACTGCCAAACCTTCTTGAAGGTTTTTGATAACATTGGTCAATGACTTCAAAAGCGTTTGTCTTTGGGAAATGAAATTGGACATTTGTTGAATAATGTTCAAACGATCCGTCTGGCTTATATTTCCACTTGTTCTGAAATTATCGTTAGAAAACAATTCAGATAGGGTTGGAGCAGAACGATTGGTCTTTTCCATTATCCTTGCCCGAATCATATCAACCCTGGAAATGCTTTGACTTTCATAAACAGTTACGTCTTTTCCTAACACATTTTGTTGTGTTATATTGAACAGGTTCTGTATTTTGGCCTGTGTTGAAATGCTTTGTGAAAAAGACTTCAATCCTTTGATTACAGCATCCATTTCTTTATTTACGCTACTACCCTGAGACTCTAGTTTTTTATCATACAACTGATCTTGCATATCAGGGTAAGCATTCAAAACCGCAGAAGGTATGCTGGTTAGTTTTCCAGTGTTTTCATCTGTAACAAATGCAAAATTTGCACCGATATTGTTTTTTGCGATATCAGAATCGGTATACTTTCCAAGAGCAGCTCCTCTCAAACGAATCTCATCTTCAACAATACAAACCTGATCAATCAATGAATGCATTTGGTTGTAATAAAGGTTTTCAAGAAAGCTTGGAAAAACCTTTATGCCATATGCAGCCCGGTCCTGAAACATTTTATAAAACACACTGCTTGGAACTTTATTATACTGAGGAGGACGAGCTTCAATGTGACCTTGAGTATTCGCAAATATCTCAAAACCTAAAATTGTACTTACCGTCTTTATCTGATCTCCAACAGTTCCAAATTGACTATTGAAAATTGCATCTATCTTTCCAAGTTTCCTTTCAAAAGCCATCAAGTCAAAATTGTTATCATACTGATCGTCTACTATGAAAAAATTAGGATCCTCATTGGCTCTTACCTGCCATAAACGTCTCAATGTCAATTGTGCTAGCTTCTTTCTAAGCTCTAGTTTCTTAATAGACCTTTGCGCTTCATTATCCTTGGGGTTGATGTCCGCAAGATTTGGGTTCAAATCTATAGAATCTCCAGTTACAGTTATATTCAAATTATTTGGAGACTTATTAGGATCGTTTATTGTTTGAGTGTAAGTTTGTGATAAAGCTGCTATTTGTTTATCAATGTCTTTTATCTTATCGGCATATTGCTTAAATGTTTTTATTTTATTTTGAGTCATTCCAGTAGTAGCAGAACTAGAGAACAACTGATCTATAGTATATTGTTTTCCGCATAGCAGGGTAATCTCATCCATTATAGATGCTCTTTCACTCATAGCTGTTTTTAAAGAGTTTATGCTTTGAGTAAGATCAATCTGAGTTTTGGTAATAAAACTCTCAAGTGAAGGATCCATTACAAGCTTCTTGAATGGCACAAAATTGCCCCACAATGAGTTGTTCTTCTGTAGATCGGTCATGAGCCCGATAATATAAGAAATCGCTACAGGCTGTCCTGTAGCCGGGTCTGTTTGTGCCAGGCTATTTCCATTTTGTAATGCCGCTTTCAAAAAAGTATAAGGGTTATATGCCTGTCCTGTAATTAGAAGAGATATGACATTCATCATATCCTGTCCTGCAAAAGGTTTATTGGTTAATAACACACTTCTTTCATGCTCTGTGCTGGAAGCAGGGTTTGCCCTATCACTATAGGTCATTGTTTGAATGCCTTGTTTCCAACGATATACCAATCCATCAGGATCATACAAAACCTTCTTGATATCACTGAAAACGGATTCATTTGAACCTTGACGATAAGAATTCAAATTAGCCATCTCACCTTTTCGTGGACCAGCCTTGAAAGCTACCGCACCACTCAAAATAAGAGTCTTGTTCTCAGGTAGCAAATCAGGAATATCACCCATACTTGGATCTGTAATAGCAACACCCGTTGAACCATCAAAAGATACATTGAATGGCGTCAAAGGATCATACAATGGCGCATAAAACAAATCAGGAGATGGTTGGAAGTTTATCTGACCCTTTGTAAAGTAATTGGCATTATCTTCACAGCTTACAGAGACAGTATATTTACCATCACTAAAGGTAGATTTACAATCCTTTACCAAGCCAACAAAAACTGCCGTACCAGCGGATTGTTTGGTAATATCATTTCTGAAAAGGTTCCATAACCATAAAGGAAACTTCTCTCCTACTATGGCTTTTCTTTCGTAATCTTCTGCAAACGCTGCCCCTGTAAAGGAAAATGATTCTGTTAGATTTATAATACCATCATTTACACTCTTGAGCATGGTATCAAATTTTCTAGCAACATTGAACCCAACACTTCCAGTTGTCCTGGCGCTTCTGAAGTCACTTGTTAGCTTCTGATCCTCACTGGTTCTTGTTGTCAAAAAGATATTTATAACATCCATTGATTGAATAATGTTCTTACCATTAAACATCATTCTCATTCTATTTCTTGGATAATTTAAAGTTTTATTTGTTTTTAATATTTGCTTTTGTGATGTAGCATGAAATCCAAACAAAGTATATATTGCACATATGATGCTTGAAAACAATTTAGCTTCATCTGAAGTTAGTTTGTATGTAGAAGAGTTTGCTTCACTTTTTTTGGCTATAAAGTTGGCGTCAATATTGACGGTTCCTGGTGTAAATAGATCAAATGAAGAATTGAAAGCCTGCCATGTTCCATCTTTAGCATCTTCAATACCTTTCAAAGCATTCTGTACACCTGTAGAATATTGAAAAATAACCTCTGTACCTATTTGATCTACAACGGCTCTAACCCTACTAGATAAGAAAGTCCCCTCTGAAGTCATAAATGTAATTTGACTTGCATTTCTGGCACCACGTTTTACCGCCAATTGTTCTTTCAAATCAGCAATGGTATTATTCAATTGAATTTCTGTAAACTTACCAAACCTGAGGCTTTTGAATGGGTTGGCTACATCTGATAAAGCCTGATCAATATCTGATTCAGTAATTGTCATCAGATTGTATGGATCTTCGATTGTCAAACTTGCACTTCCAGATGCCCAATCCAATCCAACATTGGAAGAGAATCCGCTTATGTTTGTAAGCTCAAAAGTACCAGGCCCCTCACCAAGCTTATCGTTAAAAACAGAATCCCAATCATTGGTAGTCCAGTTTGATACCTCACCAGGATCAGAATATGACATTATTTTGCGTAACTTGTCAATTGCAATTTTTACATCTGCATCAAATGGTATTCCCATTAAATTAATGGTATCTACTGCGTTCAATATCATTGGAGCTAGATATGTATTGAATTGCTTGGATTCTTTTACAACCTGTTCTACTTTGGTCAGTTTTTCATAAGCAGAAATGACTCTACATTTATTTTGAAATAATCTTTTTGAAGCTGCAAGAAAGATTCTTTCTTTTTCTTCCATTACATCTTGTCTTGTATTTGTTGCTAATGAAGAAAAAAGTCTCTTTTTAAATACTACTGTAATATCTGGTTGTTGAAATAAAACCTCTCTTATTCTTGGTCTTATATTTCTTACAAACCCGTTTTCAAGATATGTTCTCTCTGCTGTGTTATCTATTCTGTCAGCAAACCCTACATTGGTTTCTCGGTTAGTTCCTAAAGCTCCATACGGAACCCCATTCTGATCTAATGAATGTGTAGTATTTTCACCTACACCGAATTGATCGTTTATTGCATTACTTAGAGCGGATAGAAAACCCATACTATACCTTTATATCTTTATTTTGTGAACTTTCCAGGAAATGGTACCTGGCTATCAAGAATTGATGGAGGAACCTGTTGGGGGAAGCTTGCATAAATCGCTGCAGTACCAGGATTTGCTGGATCCATTTCTGAGAAAGAATATGGCACGCCACCCATTGAAGGATCAGAGGAATTGCTCGGCCCATTAACTGCACTCCTATGCCATGGCATGAAGTTAAGTCTCAAACCTCTCTTCTGTGTAGCTTTGAATGTAAATGAATAATCAAATAATCCAGTCTTCTCTGCTCTTTCCTCTACTCTAAAATCTGTGAAAAATCCCCTGAACACCCACCCTGACCAGTACATCTCTACTGTAAAAGCCATTGATGCAAGTGTTGGCCTTGGCCTTACTGGGCTACTATTACTATTAGTTAATATATTGGAAGCTGTATCCATTATATAATCACCAACAGGTTTTAAACCTACATTGACAATGCTTTCAATACCATTGAAAGGATTGGTGGCATCTTGGGCCTGTTTGGCTGCTTCCACAGCCAAGGCCAATGGATCCATATTTACTTGTTCATTGCGGTATATGTCATATAAAACATTTATACCTTCTACGCCGGAGCTGGCTGTGGTACCTGAACCAGTAATGGTAGTAAGTTCCTCTCCCCAATATTGAAGTATAAATCCGTTCTTTGTTCTTACTTCATTTATTTTTTTTCTATCACTGATAGAGAGAGAGCTAGGGTTTACAAACATTTCAACAACACCAGATTCAGGAAGCATCCAACGAAGCATATTTCTGGTATTTACAGCTGGTCTTTTATTTGGTACTTGAGATTGACGAGTACCATTATTACCTTTTACACTAGGGAAATCCCTTACAGGTGCATTACTTGAGCTATACCCGGATACTGCATCAGCAGCCGCAATACCAGCTGGAAATTGGAATAATGTAGGCATGCATATATGTTAACTTATGCAGATTATCCATTTCCTATTATAACTTGAGTTACTGTTACCCCACCTGGTTTAATAGGAATGCTTGGCGTTTTAGTACCATCAGGTTTTTCAAAGGCCAAACGCACTAAAACCTCAGTATCATCATCGTCATTGTATTTTGTTTTTCTTGTATCTGGAGCTAAAGCCGCTGTTGTTCTAGGTGCGGTGGTAGGTGCTATTGGTGGGGGTGGTGCCCCAGAAACATCAGCCCACGGATCCTTATCTGGTTGTTCACCATATCCACTTGGAAGCTCATTTGCTGACTTACCCTCAATCGGCTTTACTTTTCTCATTTCACCAAACTGTGCAGCGGTAGCTGCTGCCGCTCTTGATGTCTGTACTGTCTCTTTTGCTTTCGGATCTTTTGTTCCCATATAAGATAAAAGCAAATCTTTAATTGGATTTAATTTTTCTCCTACCACATTTTTAAGAGTACTTATTTCATTTTTTGTATTATTCATCATTTTTTCTAAATCTGCAAGATTTAGTCTGTTTTGTTGTCCAAGTACTTGAATGGTATTTGGTCTTGTAGGTGTCATATCAGTTCTATCCCTGATAAGCCCACCATATGTTTGAGAATTTGATAACATACTAAGAAGAGATAATTCTTCTGCTTTTCTATTCAAATTCTGAAGCTCTGTATTGGCAATTTTTTGAAGATTGTGACCAATTTCAAGCTTTGTTCCCAACACTGCTCGTCCATCATCTTTTGGAGCTTGTAATTTATCTACAAGTCCAGATTTCATAGCCTCCAAAACTCTATACGCACTCTGGTTATCCTTTGCTAAACCTGAAACACTCTTGATAAACTCAACCTGCTTATAAAACTCACCAGATAATGCAGGGTTTTGAGCGGCATCTTTCAGTGTCAAAACAGGTCCAGAAAATTGTTTCTGCATGGCCTGCATGGTTTGTTTCAAAACCTCATCCATCTTGCCTTGCTGTAAAGCATAATCAATCTTGAAAGCTCCAGCTAATCCTCCTGGTCCTCCAGTTTGTTGGGACACGAAAGCTTTCTGAGCTTCATTCATACCCTTGATTCCATCTGTCATTCCACTTACAACGGCTGAAATTCCTTCAGGGCTTAATTTGCTTCCTTTCATTGCCAAATCAAATTGTTTTAATATATTAGTTGCAGCAAGAGTATTATCTCCCAAAAGTTTGAATTTCTCAGCTGATTCTGTAATTATTTTAATAGCTTGTTGTTGTGTTATATCTTTTAACTGATTGTGAACATCAGAAAATGCAGCTATACGTTCCATAGCTTCAGTACCAGAAACACCAAACTTATCATACATTGTTTTAAGATGTTCAACCATTTTAGCATTATCTTGTCCAGTACCTGCGGCTAATTTCATTGCAGCACTTGTATAGTTCAAACCTGAAGCAAAATGACCCATGGGTGTAATGGTTTGTTCAAGAGCTTTTGGAATACCTTCACCTATTTGTTTGGTTAAATTCATAGCCTCTTGAATACCAGATTTATTCTCTTTAGCTATTTGAATAGATGAGTATACAAACTGTGTAGTTAAATTTTCTAATCTTTTAGAACCTGCATCAAATGCATGAAAAGGATCAGAACCTCCAAATCCAGTAAAATCCAAATGACCAATACTATTAGCCATATTGAACATGGCTCTTTCCATATTGTTTACTTTATCAATTTGTCCAACAATATCCGAAACACCATCTGCTATATGTTTTCCAAATTTTTGACCTCTACCCATTGAAAATAATTTTTCAAAAGCAGGTCTGAAACTCTCAAAAGATTCCTTGGCTGTAGTGCTTGATTTGGAAACGTTTTTGAATCCTTCATCAAGTTTATCAAGATGCCTTATATTATCAGGTAATACCTTGAAAAAAGGTTCTATGGCAAAAACAAAAGCCATTACAGATTTAGGATCTAAATTTGAATTGATTTGTTTTAAAAGATTATTGAAAGAAGTTAAATCACCAGTTTGAACCCCAAAAGTTTGTTTCCATGAATCAAAATACTTTTCAACATTTTTTTGTAAATTCTTTAATACATCTGAAGTAGTATTAAATGCTTTTACAGCTCCCTCTGGTATTTGTTTTATGACATCAGCATAACTAATAGTACTTTTATGCGCTTTCTCCATTGTTGATATGAGAGTATTCAACTGGTCAGTTACTTGTGGAACTGATTCGGAAAGTTCTTTAAGTTCTTGTGCGCTATAAGTAGTATTTGCATCAACCATATTTTACTCTATAATTTTGCGTTTTCGACGGCTCTTCTTCTCCTTTGGCAGCTCTGTCAATAACATCTCAGATGATTGCTCCCATTCATCGCTTGTAATTGATACATCAGGGTTCTCATCTTTGACCATCTTTTGCGCTGCTTCTGGATTATGGAATGAACCTACAAGAATAGCTAGAGAACGTTTCTCTGTATATTCCCTTTCTCTCTTATAAGCCCATGCCTCGAATAACCATCTCTTTAAATATGGGTTAATATCCTCATAGAATTGGTCACCGGGTAATATTCCACGTTCTAAAAACATGTCATAATAGAATTGTTGCTCAGGCTCCTGAACCACTTTTGGAGATCGCGTTAACTACCGCTTTTGCCTCCTCATCTGTTTTTACAACATATCCATCTGCTGTCTCTTGGTGCAGTTCTTGATACTTGGAATATAAATAAGCCGTAAGAGCATCATCCATATCCTCCAATAGCTCTTTCCTGGCCTCTACACGCTGTTCAAACGGCTGATCAGAACATCCTAGTACAATGTCTACATCTATACCATCAATCGCTGATAACGAATATTTGAGCGTTGTAAGACGTATCAAATAAAGACTCGTTGGCATGATTATAAGCTCACCATTAGGCATAGAGGCCCTATTAGAACCCTCTATTACCTCTATCAGTTTCTTCTGCTCTACTCCTTTCAAAGTTCTCAGGGTAAAAACAGTAATACTGGAATCCGCTTGTACTACTTCAACATCTTTTGTTCTACGTCCGATACCAGTAATAATATCAATACGTCTACGGGCATCTTGATTAAGAGATCCCTTTTGTTGAAGCATTTTGCTGCGCATAAGAGCAGCTTCTTCATTGGATATTTTTTGACCCCCAGACATGACTTGAAGAGGATTCATCATCTCTGGCGAATCCTCTTCAACATTACTTACTGTATAAACTTTACCTTGTGGTGACGGAATGTTTCCCTGACCGATTTGACTTTTTATTGTTGGCATGTGCTAACTCCCTTTATAAGCACATTATATATCAGCTGTTATTAAGTCAATTCGCCGGTTTGTGTAATAGCCATAAGACCAGATGCATCAAGAGCACCTCTACGAGCACCATAGTCAGCAGAACGTTCAATAGTGTCCGTTTTATCTCCCCCAACGTTACTATTAGTTCCAACTGGTACCGTTTGACTATCACTATGTAATCTGCTGTAAATAGTCTCAGCCTGGAAGTCCATATCTTCAGTGATGACAAACTCATTTGTTTGATATGCAGTTTGAAGCCTTGTAATCCAGCAATTCTTGAGGGTTGTTGAGATGGCACCTGGTGTAGTTTGTGCATTATCAATAGATCCTACAATTCCTTTAGCTTGGAAATAATCAACGATAACTATATCAAAAGGTCTACGTTGTGCAGAGACGTGTACAAACCCTCTTTGGAAGGCTTGTGCGATTCTCTTTCCTGCAAACCTTACACGTTTTGCAGAGCCTTGAATGTCAACTGCCTTTTGAGGTACGCTGTCAATGTGGCCATCTGTTCCAATTTCATCAACAAAGTGAATTGTTCTTGACTCACCATAGTTGATGCTTTGAACGGCACCAACAGCTTGACCTTCTACAAGGATAATAATGTTGGTACTAACAGCGGTATTAGTGGCTTGTTCAAGACCAGAAGAAGCTGTATTGGTTTTTAGTGGAGTTCCTGTTAAAGGATAATTATTTGCCATTTGTCACCTATTATTTTATTCCTTATATAAGTCCTACATTAACCTTGATGTATATCCAATTGACTGGATAAATTGGTTGTACATTCAACGAGATATTCCATTGTCTTGGCTCTACAGGATCTCTTCCAACAGTAAGTCCATTATAAGCTGAAATCAATCTCTGTGTAATGAATGCTGTACAAAGTGATGCAGCAGTGTTTTGCAAGGTTACTGGCAAGGTTGGAGTTTCTGCATGTCCAATATAAGGTTGGAATCCAGTTCTCAAAGCCTTGGAGATTGCATCCCTGCAGAATACAATGCTAATCTCTTCTTCCTCTGGCTGACCACTGGTGGTTGTTGTCTTGCCCCAGATAACTCTTCCACCACCCGCTGCCTGTGTTACCAAAGTAATTCCAGCATTAACCAGGCTCTTGGTAACGGTTGGAGAGAATGTCCTGGTGTTACTAATTGAGAACCCTGCGATTGTCTTGTTGGTCAAAGGCTCTGCTGTCTGCAAGCTACCTGAGAAGTATCCCATTGCAGCCGCTGCCATGAAGAAGCCATCAACTATTGTATTCTGACCCGCAATGTTGACTACAATCTGATCCGGATAGAAATAAACTACTCTGTAGCTATCACCATATGCATTCTGTACATCATAGTTCGCCAGGTCTTCAATATTACCTGCAAGAATCTCAGTAACAGAATCTCCTTGAATTCCTTCCAGAATTCCAACATCCTCAACCGCAGCCAATACATCACCTGTCACGGCTGTTGGTAACAACCCATTGATTGCTCCAATCATCAAGATACGCTCACGCTTGTTTTCAATGTTACTCATTGTCTCAACGTGAACCTTACCGTTCTGGAAGATTGCTGAAATTGTCTGACTTGGTACTGGGATAACCATATCAACATCAATGCGCTCGGCTGCTGTATAAGCCAACTCCCATCCTGCATCATAAAAATCAGCATCCTTGCTGTCTACTAATGTACAGCGAAGAGAAGCTCCTAGAGTCAAAGCCAGGTCAGAGGTAAACAAGATACGTGAGCTGCTGACACTTGAATCCAAAACCTGGAAGCGTACTCCGGTTTCTGCTGTACCAAATGGTGTTGCACTATATATGTTTATCTTTCCGTTTGATACGCTGATAACACTGAATGTACCATTGTTTCCATTGACAGAATCATAAATCTTGACACTTCTTGTCAACTCCAAGTCATCCATGTTGAATGTAACAGATGAGCTTGCCAATTGAGCGCTGTATCCTCCAAGATAAGCTCCAGTTGGAGTCAAGACACCGTCTGTTCCTGATTTCTGAACAGAAGGTTCAAGAACCACTGTGTATGAATATGTTTGTCCAAATATAAACCCACTTGGATTTGAAGTTATGGTTGGATCATAGAATGTAACCTTATTTGGTATAATCTGTGTTTCAAGCTTTGTAGTTGGATTGGTTACAAAGAAGTGGATATCAGAATTTGTATCTGGAGTTACCAATAATGGTAGAGCAAATGTCAAATCATCGGCTGTGGCATATCCAGATGCAGATGTTACAAGACTGTATGACAATCTACGTGGTACCGCTGGTTTTGCTTGAATTGCAAACACTCCAGGAGGTCCATTATCAAATGCCAACTGAGCCGCTAATGATAATCTATTGGTTAGACTTGGAGAGCCAAACTTTCCAGCGATATCATTCATTGATGTATAAAACGCTGGAGCATTCAATCCAATTTCTGAAATATATTCCGCTGATAAAGTCTCGCCTATTGTAAGACCACCACCAGCAATCTGAATAGTGAAATAATCACCTTCATGGAATGCAATACCACCCTCAGAGATAGAGAAGGACAAAGTACCGTTGCTTGTTATTACACCATTGGATTGCCATGTAATCTGATTGCCATATCCATCAAGGATAACACCAGAAACAGAGCCTCTAACAACAAACTTTGCATACCCATCAATTGGATTTCCATAACCATCACGACGTACACTTGTGCAGCGAATAGACCAGGTTTCTGCAATTGCATCCGTATTAGCAAGAGTCAAATTTGAAATTACACCAGTACCAACATTGGTAGCTCCGGTTGCAAAATAAGATCCTCCCTGATCTACAAAGGAGGCTTTTTGCAATTCGATTTGTCCAGTTGCTGGATCAAGTCTTGCTCCAAAACGCTTGTCAAATGAAGTGTTTGGATCAATGGTTTGTTCAATTAGGGTAACAGGAATTCCATCCCTGTATAGCACACTTCTATTTTGAATAACAGGGGCTACAACATCTGTGCCCTTGCCTAGTAAAAAGTACCTACCATTTGCTCCTTTGGTTGATGTGAAAGTGGAATTGAATCCATCTCTTCCTCCACCATTGGCATTTGATACGAGAACTTCTTCACGTAACCCTTCGCCAATTATGACACCAAATCTACTACCAATCGGAACGCTGATACCACGTTGAATTGTTTGAGCTTCTAAATAAACGCCTGGTACTGCACCGCTTGCGCCTGGAATATTGCTGGCCATAGTAAAATCTCCTAATCTATTCTTATGTGTACTTATTACGTGTTGTATTAACAAGAACCGGTCTAAAATATATGTGCGGATATGCTTATAAAGAGTTGATCTGGGAAATTAAATCAACTTTTGTATTTATTTCAAGGTTATAAGCAATTGTATTGGTAATGCCGGATGAAAAATCAACGCATATATTGATTTGTTCCAAAACACTGGAAATTGGTATCAATCTTCTCCACTCCCCACGAACATCCAGAGTAATAGAGGACTTATATATTTTCTCTTGGTTTCTATCCTCTGCTTCTGATGGTCCAGAGGCTTGGGGTGGCTTTACAATAACCCCGGCATTCTTGAGTTCTTCATAAATAATGTCAGTAAAAAATAACATCAACAATCCACTGATCTCATCCCTTGAAAAAATATCCCTTGTAATGATATCAATATTAAGCTGCCCTTCCCATGCCCCTGTCAACTCCAAATATCTTGGAGTTTTTATAACAGCCTGATTGCCGTAACCATCAATAAATAAAGTATTCTCATATTCTATACAATATTTATTTCTACTCAATGAAATTGGTACGGAACGAAAGCTTCCAGCCTTAACCAGGATTGCTGGATACATGATGACATCATGTCTGAAAGCCTCTCCTATGAAAATGCGAGTTGTGTTATCATCATGATAACCCGCTTCCAAAGGCATGTCAGTATGATCATTTACTTTTGGAAAACCCCACTCATCTGCTACATAATGATAATAGGAGTCTTGAGAGAACATATCTCTCAACATGCCTATTACCAATTCTTTAGGGTATGAGAATATAGAGTTTTGGACTACATTGTAAATACCATAAAGATCAGATCGGCTAAATCCGCCAGTAGCCGGAGTTATAAAATTTTGATCCGTCATTTACAAAACTGCAAAAATATTAGTTGACAGTAGAAATATCGTAATTATTATGGGTTTTATCAGCTTATTATAAAAGCTGATAAGGAGATTTATAGAATGCTATACAGAACAAACGATTTATTCAGTGACTTATTCTTCCAACCGTTTTTTAAAAGTTATGAAGAAGCTAATCATTTTGTAAAACAAGATGATAAAAAAATATCTTTGTTCCTTGAAGTCCCCGGCTTCGAGGAATCTGAAATCTCAATTGATATCAGGAATAAAATTCTTGAAATAAAAGCTGAACACAAAGAAAATAAAGATAATGCATTTATAAATAAACAAATACATAAGAGGTGGTCTTTACCAAGAAGTATAGATGAAGATAAAATTGAAGCTAAATTGAAAAATGGGGTTCTTACCGTTGATATTCCAATAAAGGAGGTGGAAGAAAAAACATCAAAAATAAAAATACTAAAAGGTTAAATAAAAAGAGGAGGTTTGATAGCCTCCTCTTTTGCTACTACAACTTATTTTTTTAAAAATTTGAAATATAGTGAAGAAAGTTTTATTGCTTTGTGCATTTTCCTTGCAAAGATTGTTCTTTCATTTACCCTATAAAAAGTTTCTCTATCAAGCCATTTGCTTGTCTGACCTGATACCAAATCACTAATGATAAATTTGTTTACATGAAAACGATTTAGGAATTCGCTTATCTTGTTCAAGTGCCATTCGTTGAGATTGTTCACATCGAAACTAGCATTGCCTTCATGGATACGTACTCTGATTCCACCCCTGGATAATAATCCTTTCCATACTGGTTCGCCTTCTAAGATAAGTTTGGCTATATCTGGGTCACAACATTCTGTTATTATCTGCTCAATTTTTTCTTTTACATCAGGGTAAGGACATTTCTTCAAATTATGCTGTAGCATTATATGGATATAGTGAATACCAATAAGTTTGAAGGCATTGATAGCCATCATTTTATCTACATCTGTTTTCTTGGAATTTTCTTCTTCATAATACTTTTCAACTAGTTCATGAAATTTATGAAAATGAAACAACCGAGAATATGCAATAGAATCGTGTACATCGTCATTTTCCACTTTTACTATTGACAAATCCCGTAAAGGTCCTAGAATCCAGTATGCTCTTCCGAAATTTTCCTTCGCCATGATAGTTATAGGAAAATATGCAATATGATAAACATACTATCAAAAGTTTATTACAGTTTTGTAAATCCAGATAAAGTAATCTTTCTGGATGTAGATGGAACCTTGAATGATTCCAAGTCTATTTTCTTGCGCGAATCACTGGAAGCCCTGACCGATATTCTCCGGCTTACCGGTGCCAAGATTGTTGTATCTTCTAGCTATCGCTTGAAGGGACTATCTATTCAGGATAATATCTTTGAAAGATTCTTGTACAAATCTATAAAAGATATCTTGCCTTTCGATGAATACTCTCTGATTCGCAATTCCGTTGTAGATGTAACTCCAGACACATATCCTATAGGATCAAAATCTGACGATATCGCTGCCTGGATAAAGAACAGAAAGTTTACTGGAAAGTTTCTTGTACTTGACGATATAGTTACTAAGTTTTCTAGTAATCAAATAATTCTAGATAAAAATGTTGGATTGCAGAAGGTGCATGTTCCTTATGCTGTTCTAATTCTTGGTGGGTTACAGTAAAAGTGTAAAGAAAAAAGATGTTGACAAGTAGGATGAGGTAGGTTAGACTCCTAGAGTTATGAACCTCGCTACCAACATCACAGTATTTTGCGCCTCTATTCTAATTTTCGGTTGTTCTTCTGGTAACGAAGGAACTTCCGCTACTACTACTTCTTCTGTTCCGGTTCCGTCTGCTGCTGGTGCATCGCAGGCTGGTTCTAGTGCTGCTGGAATGGCCGGTTTGGCTCCGGTTGTTGCGGGTTCGGCAGGGAGCGGCACCAACCCGGTTGCGGGCAATGGGAGTTCTACGGCGGCGGGCGGGAGCCCGGTTGAGGTGGCTGGGCAAGCGGGGCAGACTACCGCCGGTTCGGCAGGGGCGGCTCCCATTGCGGGCAGTGCCGGGGCTCCAGTTGCAGGGAGTGCTGGTAGCGGAACCTGCGTACCAAAAACGTGTCATGAATTGGTAGCAGAGTTCATGGCCAACCCAGATAATAACTATAGTTGTAGGCACATTAATGATAATGATTGGTTTACTGGCTGTGGGATTATTGATAAGTGTTTTTGGAAGGTTCAATACGAACGACCAATTATGAATACAAGTTGTTGTTACAAAAACCGTAATAATAATCCAACTTGTACATCTGCTGGTTCGATTGACGGTTTTGCCAACTGCAAACAGTGGGCAATTGACAACTCCGCTTGTTAATTATGGATAATACCAATCCAGAAATAAATTAGAAATATTCATATCAGGTATTCCTCCTGGTAAAGAACCAGCACAATGCCATTTGAATACGATTGCAGATATGTAGCGTCCGCTGTCACCAACAGATGGGCCTCCATTAAATCCAGTTCCATTTACAGTACCTTTATAACTAAACCCTTCAAGTGATTGGCTGAATATCTGTGTACCAATTGTGGTAATTGGTATGTTTGATCCAATCTGTACTAATGCTCCAGAAAGTCTCTTAAGAAATACTGCAAGATAGGATCCGGTTCCATATGGGTAATCTTTAACCTCATTCGTAAAACTAAGATTTTTATAGATAACATATGGTGGAATCTGAACAAGAGGCATCACATACATAAGAGGGGTATCTATTGATGTAAGGGAAGCATCATTACCAAGAGTATACTGGAACCTTGGAACCTCAGAACTTCCAGTCCAGAAAGTGTTTCCAGCAATACCTGCTATAAGACCAAGATCACCATTATAAGCGAAACGCTGAGCATCATCAGAGGCTCGTCCAATAGACCAGTCAAGAGCTGTGCTGTTAAGTTGATACCTGTTGTGATATCCAATCCTGCGCATATCCGTTTCACGGTATGGGCCGTATTGAGTTCTGTACGCAACAATTGTATCTTTGTTAGACAAGCTAATTTCACAATAATTGCTGTCAATTGAGTTTTCAGATATAGTTACTACATTTTCTATTTGAGTAGAATCGTTCAGGTTATTGCTGGTAACCATTATATAGTGACGTATACTACTTGTACCACGAGTTATAGTATTTGACTTGATAATTCCAATTTCAGTATCATGAAAATTTGATCTATATAGAATACCAATTGTATTTCCAACGCTATCTATAAGGCCAGAAATGTTATTATTTTGAATACTAATGATACCACCAGCATGTCCTGTGTTAGCGTTGTATGGAGCCGTAAGTACTGCAATTCCGGTTGTATACCCTTGATTCAAAGCGGTACCATTCTGGTAGTCACCAGAAATCGTGTTTTTATCAATTTTGAAAGAAAGATTTGAACCGGGTTGATTGATAGCTAGTGCTGCAATGGCAGGTATAAGAGAAGTTAATCCAGACCAAGCATTTGCCCCTGTATTATAAGAAGATGAAACTCGGTTATCTTCAAATATTATAGTCTGTGAACCTACAAGATTGGCCTGTCCCAATGTATTACCAGTGATAACAAAAGATCCAATATTAGGATTATTTTCGTTATTTCCTCCATTACCAGTAATGGCATAAGCTCCTCCACCATTGACTCTTGCGCTTGGATATGTGGAAATATAACCGCAGATATTTCCTTTGATATTACATGTATAAGCATAACCTGGATTCCAAACACCAATCATACCACAAATATTATTTTCTATAGTGCAGGTTCCATCTAAAGTAAAACCACCCGACACAGGACCAGCACCCTGTGCAGCGTCTGGGGCAATTAAAATTGCTCCACCACCACAGTTATTACCCTCTATGGTACATGGTGCCAAATTTGGAAAAGCCGAAAGAGATGTGGATATAATTCCAACTGCAAGTTTATATGTTCCACCATAAAAGTTATTCTTACGAATGTATATGCTGTATAGTTGTGTTGAAGTTCCAGCATATAAACCAATAAATGGAGGTATATAAGCTTTGCTTGTTGTAAAGTGGCAGTTTTCAACTTTAAGACCACCCACTACATTTACAGCACCACCATTATACCAGTTTGTTATACATCCAGAACGAGAAGCTATATTTGTATAATCTCCATAAACAGAAGCATAACTATCTCCTGATTGAAGGGTATATTCATAACTAAATACCAAATCTCTTAATACTAAATATCCTCCGTTTACAACCAAACCACGAGCTGAGGTGACGGTTACTATCTTACTTGCACCATACAAAATAAGAGTTGCAGATAAATTACTTATTACTATTTCAGAGGTAATACTTTTAATTCTAAACTCTACCTCTATTCCACCAAGAAGGTTATTCCAAACCCTTACAGCCTCCATACTTCTGAAACTGGCCGGGATGCTGCCATCACTTGGTCCCCAGCTAAACCCTTCTCCTCCAAATACAAACCTTCTGGCATCTTCAAGCCCTACAATCGTTCCATTATTAACAGTTACATATGCTATCGGAGTTAGATTCCTTCTCTGGTTTACCAACTCATCCATTGAATACACACTATCACTGAAATATGTACCAGCAAAGAAATCATTCTCACCAGGATTATAAGCTACACTTAGTAAATTACCATTTTCAGTAACACAAATAAAGAATGTATAATACCCAGTAGTTATAGGAAAGTCTACAGAATGAGAGTCAACAGAAACAAATTTTCCATTTACAAGGGCTACACCACCTTTGAAATAAAAACTATATCCATTAGCTACAATATATTCAAAACCTCTTACAATTCCATTATTGTGTAAATATTTTTCTCCGAGTTGAATAAAATCTATAGCAGAATTTGTAAAATTCTTTTCACTCAATGTTCCAAACTCTCTCAAGTCAGTTATTCCACGAACCAATGTGTCATTGTGACTTACGCCAGCCAATCTAAAGAACTCATCATCCAAGCCAAGACTTGGGAAAACTTCAATATCAACATATCCATCTCCAATGGTTGTTGAGCTTGTTCCCAGTTCTTTAAATTCAATCTCTACATACTCACAATTTGAATCGTCATAGAACTTTGTTGGAATGTTCTTTTTACCAGTAACAACTGGTCCTGTTTCTGTTCCAAAAGGATCACTTAGTCTAGCTGTATACTCAGCATTTGATTCTGAAATTACTGTAAACCTTACATAGCGTCTATCAAAATTAGAAGGATCTCTGTATCCCTTCAGATAATCTGAAACACTTCTTATTCTCCAGTTATCATTATTTGTTCCAAGTAAACTACCTACACTTACTTGCTTTACCATACGAGCGCGTTCTATGCTGAAAGTATGGGCAAAATTGTTTATAAAAACTTCATGGTATCTGTGATATGTATTACCACCATCATCACCCACTGATTGAACCATATCAAAAGATACAGAATCATCACATAATGATAACATAACCTGTCCACCAACTGGCACAGGTACTGGAACAGGATCTGGATTTCCATAACCATGAGCAGAGTTCAATACTCTGATTACTGTCTGGTCTGGAACCAGTCCACATGCTGGTATATATGTAACTTCTTTGATTATGAATCTACCATAACCATCTACAACCGCTGTAATATTTTCTGGCTGAATTACAATTGTTTTACCAGGTTTGAAACCAATATTTTGAAGATTCTGGTTTATTACATATTCTGTTTCAAGATGTGGTGGGGATGGAGATGAATAAGAAGTATAATTATTCAATACCGTTGCAACCCAAGGACCTTGATTATATAAATAGTCTCTCTTGGTTCCATTTATATAAGCATTGCGTCCCTGCAATGGAGGGATGATGATTGTACTAAAACTTGCGGCTGTAATTGCACTGACATAAGTGCCTGGAACAGGGGAGGCCAGTCCAAGTTTATACGCTCCAAATCCAAGAGCGTCATAACCATCATTTAATGCATCTCCAATGATGTTTTTGGGATATGAAGAACCATCTATACTTGTTCCTGATACAGCTCCGCTGATTATAGTAAAGCTTGCCTCACCCAATGGGTCAGCAATCATTATTCCAAACTGTCCTTTATGATTGAACGCTATGAAACGATAGTTATATCCCAAAGACCTGAAAGCTTTGTTTGTGGATTCAATAACTGAATCAATGGTATAGGCTCCTACAGTGGTTCCCGCATTACCAGATACATCAATGCCTGATAAATCAAAATAATAAGAAGGATCTCCATTAGGATATAAACGCAAGTACAAATTATAGTGGTTAGAATTTATTTGATTTGGATCAAAAGCTATACCAACCGCTGTAGCTCCTCTTGGGCTGCCCACAACTACACTCTCCATAAAACCTGGAGTAAGCATGCCAGTTGGAGCGCTGGCTACAGCTAATACACCGGCTGTATTTGTATCAAAATACGGACGATCAATTCGGGCATAACCATAACCATCTGATAAAGATTTATAATTGGTTCCATTGATTCTTACAATCCATTCTGAACCAGGAGTATAACGTATTGATGCTATTGTAAATATAAACTCAATTCCACCATAATCTATACGAAGAATATCACCAACAGCAACCTTGGTAAAGTATGAATCAAATATAAAATTAGTATTTGAATCTGGTATGAACTTCACACAATCATCGCCATACTGAGGGTCATCTGTAGGGGATGTGTGAAGCGTTTCTGACAAGAATGTCATTACCTTGGTAGCAGGTACAACATTAGTGGTATAACCATCTGTAGCAGAACTCAACAGTCTGGTTCTAGCTGTCAACGGTATACCGTTACTGTTCATAGTGGCTCTATCTACAACGGTAGATAAAGACTCTTTATTATCAAGGTAATCAAAACCAGCTTGAACGGTAGTTGCGGTTTGTGGAATCTCTATAAAAGAGCTTGTATCCAGCGATATCGCTGCTGCTGTATGAGCATTTGCCGCCCCATTCTCATGTAATACCAAATCATTATTTATTTCAAGAAGAGCAGAGGCTACAGTTGTAGCTGAACGAAGGTTTCCGTTTTTATCAATCAAACCTGACCAGCTATACCCTATATCTCTGACATCGGTTGGGATGGCATTCAAGTCAATGTGGCTAGCTACATGTCTAGCCAATGTTGAATTGTCTAAGAATAAAGGAGAGCCAGCTACATGCAAACGAAGGTTTGAATTTATCTCATTAGAGAAATTAGCTATAGATAATAGCTGAGAATCTGCAACAGTGATTTTTGTATTCAGGGTAGAAGTTGAAAAATCAAGAGCCAACTTGCTTTCTGAGATACCGGCACCTGGGGCTATATGAACATTTTGAATTGGCAATGTAGCAATACCAAGCCCTGTCAAGCTAACAAGGTTGAGGGTGCCATCAGGATTGATGACAATACTTAAACGCTCCGCTACAGAACTTTTTGAGCCTTGAGGGTTGGTGCCAAGGGTTTTCTCAACAGAGAATAAGGCATCACGAATTTGATTGATAACTTGAGTTCCAAGTTCTGACAAATTATCATCAATACGGTTTATTGTACGATCATCATCTATAGCACTAGGGTATACAGTCATATTATTCCATTATGATTTTTCTTGTGGTTCTTTGTTTGCATCATCTGTGGTTGGTACTGGATTTTCAACTTCTTTATTTTCAAGTTGTTTTGGTTTTATCCCTGCTTGTACCAATAAACCATTAGCTTGATCTTTGATATTATCTGGAAGGTATGTTTTCAAATAAAAACGAAAGAAAGGATAGATAATATTTGCAGCGCTACCAGCTACTATGCCGAAAAATACCCTTCCCCATACAGATGTTGCAAAAATTGCAGGGTATGGATATGAAACAATAAAGTATGATATTAAAACACCGACCAATATTGGTAAACCCCTCAAAATAACATTTGACCAATTAAGTTTTATATGTTCTTTATATTTATCCATCCACTGAGGAAGATAAGGTTCTATACGAAGACATATTCCTTCAATAAGCGTTCTTAGAATTTGAGTAACAACTCCTATAACAATTCCAAAAACAAGAAATTGAATTGTGAATAAACTGTTTACTTGATTTATTAAATATGTTGTTGGATCCATGTCTTACGCTCCTTAATAACCAATTACACAAAAATCTAAACTATTAACATTATTATTTATTAACTCTGTAATGTCAAAATTACTACCATTACTAAACTGAAAACTTACATATAAACCTTGATTTCCTAGATAAGTTCCAGATCTAATACTAACAACAGGTATTTCAACAGCAGGTGTATGATACTGCCAAGAACCATTTACTTTTACAACCACACCATAAGCCATTTTTTGAGTTCCATCATAATCTACATCAGTTCTTATAAAGAATTCAAATGGAGGTGTTCCTGTTGTGTCAACTACAATACTTACAAAAGTTCCATAATTTTTTTTTGTATTGAATAGTACATTACCACCAGCATCTTTATATGCAATACCTCTATATAATAAACTCGGAGTGTTTGTTGAGGTAACTCCTGCAGGGGCTACTGTTGTAGTTACTCCAAATGAAGTAATGGACATTGATGTCCCATTTAAAGTTGTAGTTCCACCTGGCGTATTAATAACCATTGAGCTTATACCTAAACTTACCGAAGTAACTGGACCGGTTACTGATATTGATGTTGGTGTTATAGCAGAACTTGTTGTTCCTGGTGCAGCTACAGCTGTAAACCCTGTCTCTGAATATATACCATATTGTGCCGAAATCTCACCATCCAATATTGTATGATATGTTGGTGTTCCGGCTTTTACATAACCAGAAGTAGTAATACTAGTAGATAATAATGTTGTAGTTCCTCCTGGTGAGTTTACAATTAAAGAACTTGATCCAACAGTTACAGATGTAACAGGTCCACTTACTGTTACAGCTGTAGGTGTTATAGCTGATGAAAATGCACCAGGTGAAGCTACAGCAGTAAATCCTGTTTCTGAATATATTCTGTTTTGAGCTGAAATTTCACCAACAGCAATTGTATGGTATGTTGGAGATCCAACTTTAATATACCCTGAAGATGCAATGTTATTTTGTACAGATAGATTTCCCGCACCACCAGCATCAGTGCTTCTATCACCAACTCTTAATTCTGCAATACTTGAAAAATTAGGAGTTACCCCTTTGGCAATAATGGCTTCTTGAGCCAGAATCCAACCGGCACTATTCAAGGTTATTGTACCTTCATTTATAGTAGTATAATTGCCAGCTATAACTGAACCAGCAAGATGTATACCGCCAACCCCAGAAGGGGCGGCTCCCGCAATAACCCCACAAGATATATGTTCAAATTTACTCATAGATAATCCGTTCTTGTAATAAATAATTGATCTGCACCAGAAAAAGGCTTTGATATAATTATGTTATATTTGAAATACCCCTGTGTATATATCTGATTATCAATTCCGCTGAAAATTGCATTGGCTGCAAAATCAGGAAAGGCAATTTCAATATGATAACTTCCAAATGTCACCGCACTGGTTTTAACCATAAGTATAAATTGATTTCCCAACGTCATAGCTGGTGAAAAATATATATTTATTGTTTTATTGGTAGCTAATGTTCCTGTACTTGTACACTCAACCCTGTATTGCGGATATTGTGCAGGATTCATGTTTATTGGATATAGAACAGTTACACCCAAAAAATTTACAGAAGCCTGTCCCTCTCCAATTCTTTGACCCGAAACTGTTGTAACCAATTCGCTCAAAACAGTTTGAACATCTGTTCCATTATAAGGAGCGGTCAAAACAGGATTCATATCAACCTGATCTGCTTTATGACGCCAATCTCCACCAGTCACATGAGCGTTGAAATCCTGCTTATGTGTGGCTAACATTCCGCCTTCTATTTGCCTTCCGCTGCCTGTATACCGATTTGTCATATCTTTATGCTCCAATATTGACTTTATGGTAAGATGATACTATGAGTATGTCCTAGAACTGTTTGTACCACACCATTGACTATTGCATGATTGTGCCCATTTGATATTGATGTCATTTGATTAATTTGTGATACAGTCAAAATTCCTTCATTAACCACAATTCTATGCAAATGAGGCAACAATTTCCCAGCGCTTCCAACTCCAGTCAATAATTCCTTAGGGAACATACTGGTATCACGTATTGCCCTGACTTGATAAATTGGATCTGTCTTTCTCACTCTGGAAACTGTAAACTTCTGTGCTCCGCTTTCCAACAGCACCGTTCTGTTCCTATCCACATCCAGAACCTCATATCTCCACTCTTCGCTTCCATCTTCATTGAAACGAATGATAAAATCTCCATCCTTCAAAGCTGGAGTAACCAATGTCCAACAATTAGGAACGAATACATTTTCAATACCAGGCTCCTGACGCTCATAATTCTCTTTCGTTGGCCCGAACCTTACCATGATTCTACCATCAGAACGTCTTGAATTGAAATATTGTTCATAACCACTTACAAATTCTGTACCATAATTATCAAAACCCCTATAAATGGTGTTCTCACGGGATGAGTCATATTGTTTTGATGTCTTGCCCTTCCACATTCTCTTGAAAAGAACTACAGGCTCTCCAGTAACGTTTAACAACACCTCTTGACGTTGATTATTTATATCCTGAAAACTAAGCCCACGAATCCTACCATCACTATCATACCCATCTGCACATCCGTATTCCCCACCATAATATGAGCCAATACATTTACCAGCTAACATATCAGCAGGATCAGTTCTTCTCCATCCTGCATAGTCAAATATCGGAAAACCATCATTTGAATTTTCAACTATAGTAACATCTTTATCAGATGTCAGTATATCCTGTCTGTCTCTGTATCCATCAGTGTTGGTGTAGGCATATTGTTCTTTGAACTTGTTTTCAGCCAAACCAATAGAAATATTTCCATCCTCAAAACCTTTGAACATATAAACCAAAGGATTATGATATAAAGATCCATCATATCCATCCGGTGTATGTATTCTTGGGGTGCTTCCGTATACACCACGATCCGCTACAGATGATAATATCAATAAGTTATTTACCAAATCAACTGAAGAATACTTTATTGCTTCATAACCGATTTGTATCAAACCATATGGAGGGAATGAAGTTACATCAATCAATGGAATAATAGTATCTGTAGCCGTGATTGTATCCGCCAACAATGACTCAGGATAGATTTTCAAACCATTTCCGGCATCTGGTAAGGAATCAAATAAAAACGTGTTAGGTTCAAACCCTGTAGGTCTAACCGCAAAGAAATAAATATCTCCTGGTTTGAATATACCTTCCAACAATACCTGATCTATTGTTGATGGAGCTATAAATTTCACACCCTCAGTAAAAACAGATTCTTGAAAAGAAGAATAATATATATTATAATACAATTTATAATATGGAGGTGAAATGGCAGCTTTATACCAACTTAAAGAGATGGAGTAACCATCCCCGGTAGCATTTACGGTTCTAGTACCTTGTAGTATTGGGTTATAAAAAAGAAATTTTACAGGAACAGAACAAACCATGTCAGCACCTCAAGAAGATGCCAAATTATCCGTTCTTGTTTACAACAATCCCTAATTGCCCTGCCAAATTAAGTAATTTTTCAGTTCTATCTTTTCTTTCTTTTTTATCGGTAACTTCATGTTTATCAAGAACCTGATTTATATACTCTTCAGCAGCTTCATCTCCTATACTGTGAGAGATATATTGCGTTTGATTTTGAAAACTTTCAACTTCTGCTGGGTTATAAAGATAATCATCGGCATCACTACCAGGAGTAGGTTTATTTCCTGTAGTTTGTTGACACCAATGAGTCATTTCATGAACAAGATAATGTGCATTTTTTAAAAAATCTTCTTCTTTAAGAAGCCCCTCATTAAGATAGATTACAGCATGGTCAGTTCTTGCAGAAACAGGCAGTTGAGCAACACAAATAGGAATCATATCAAATTCAGAGAAATCAATATCATAATCCTTGAATACTTTTTTTATTACAGGATCATTTCGAATCTCATCCTTTAATTGTTCAATCATGGGAAAATATTTCTCATGATCGATATCTGATAAAACTATCTCTTGCTCGTTCATATCTTTATACCTGCAATTTGTTCTTCTTTGGATTTTGAAGGATCCGGAGCTTTCAATGCATGTTCTGGTAAATCTTGTTTTTGTTCTTGAAGACTTTTCAAAGCTTCAAGAATAGCATTGTTTTGAATTTTCAAACCATCCACAAAAGAGCTTAGTGGAACCCCAAAAGCATTTGTGACTCTGAAGAAATAATTCCATCTGTTTCCTGCAGCACCCATGGTGCCTCCAATCATTTGGAAAAAAGAACCAATACCTGATAAAATACCTTGTTTTGTTTCAAGTAATGTTAAAATGGATTGTCTTGCTTCACTATAAGAATAATATGTTGAAATAAAATCTTGAAATAAGATGGCTCTAGCCCTTAATAGTTTTTCTCTTTCAACACTCTCCTCTTTGGAAGTTGTTTTACCTGTTGGGATTGGTTTATCTGCTTCTTGTAATAATTTATCAATTTTAGTATTTAAAACTTTTGTCTTTTCAAGAAAATTATTTAAAATTCTTTCATCTGATTTTGATATTGCAGCTCCCTCTTCTGTTTTTTGAAGTTCAACAGTATCAACTGCTTTCTTTATATCATCATGAATTGTTTTAAGGTTTTCTTTTGCAGAACTGAGATATTGGTTTGAAGCTATTCCAGCAAAAGTAAGAACCGTAACACCAACTGTAGCAATAGTAGACCAACCAACTCCAGCAATACCAGCTCCAGTTATTCCAACTGCAGCCAATGCTGCGGGTATATGTATCCATGCTACTTTTTTAATAGAGTCATTATATTGATCAACTGACTTTACAATTTTATCAATTTTTTTCATTACGCTACCTTTGATTTGGCTTGCTCAGTTGTTTGTCTTAAATTTGCAATAGTTCCAAGCAACTCTGTGAGAGTTTTGCTACCAGTTCTCAATTTTTCCTGCTCTACAGGATCATCAGTATGAACTTGTAATATTTGAGGCAACAATGCATTACATGATGCTTCAAGCGCACGGATTTTTTCCACAGCACTGAATACTTGAGTTGGGTCCTCCATATCAAATGATTTGATATTCTCAAGTTGAGTTAATGCGGCCAAAACTTGATCAACCCCAGCGTTTAAAGAAACGTTTTCAGCAAATTTTGTCAAAGCATCGAATCTACTCTGTCTCTTCATCAACCCCTTCAATAAGGATTGGCTACTATCCTGTACTAATCCAGGTGTTGGAGCCGGAGTGCCAACAGCTCCCGTATTGAATCTGCTTGAACCCAATGGGGTGGGGGCTGGTGTATTTTGAATATCTTTCAATAAAGAAAGATTTTTTCTTGTAGATTGACCCAATCCAGCAGAGCGTTGGGATGTAATTTGACCAATAGTATTTTTTCCGGGAGTAGATGAGGCTGATGGGGAAGAACCGAATAAATGCCAAAGATATAAAGCTATTCCAGAACCTACAACCCATGCCATTTTTTGAGGAGGGGTCATACCAGATAGAATAACGCCAGGACGAAGTTCTGCCCATGTTTGGGCCCACCACAAAGCAGAAGCTGTACGCCCTTCTGTCATTTTTACTGATGATAAAGAATTTGTTAATTTAGATCCAATTTGTTCTGGTGTTAAACCAGTTTTTTCAACCAACGCATTCATTAATTCTTGTGGAAAATCTCTTATAGTTGCGCCTGGGTTTTCTTTATAAAACTTTTTTACAGTTTCATCTATAATTGTTGATGGAGATTGTGGTTTAGCAGCTCCTGATGCAGCAGCAGGATCGGTAACAGCATGAGGCTCTATCGATGCAGCTTTTTCTGCAGCTTCAAGCGCCTCTAGTTTGCCTTTTAAACCGGTTTGTTCTTGAATTTGTTTATCAATAGTTTCCCGAAGCGTTTTTAATTCAGCATCTGCTAAGTTACCGGCATTTAGTTTGGTTCTATTAGCATTAATCTCATTAATTAATTTTTGTTGCTGAGATTCAAACAAAGCTCTTTGAGCTTGTTCAGCAGCTACTCTTTCAGCGGCACCACCTGAAACAGCAGATTCTCTTAAAGCAGTCTCTGCTGCAGCCAATGGAGCTGCTGGTTGTCTTTTCAAAAAATCCCAAAACCCAGCAGATTTTGTAAAACTAGCCACAAGCTCTTCAATTTTAATAAGATTCTTTTCCATCTTTAAGAAGCCAATTTATGCCCCGATGGCGAATATCTTTGTATATAAGTATGAGTACCAACCCCAGATCTGCTATGATACAACCAGGGGATACTGTTGCCCTGAGAGCCAAATTTCGTGATTCGGATGGTAATCCTGCTGACTTGGATTCCTTTCCATTAGTGTCTGTTATTCAACCTAGTGGAGGTGTAGCTATTGGCCCCACGTCCCAGGGTGTAATGAAAATTGGTGTTGGTGAGTATCAATTTCTTTATAGCGTTGGTTTATTTCCAGCTCTAGGTGTCTGGAAAGATGTATGGCAAGGTACTCTAGAAGGTTTTCAAGTAATTGGTGAGTTCAATTTTGAAGTTGGCACTACACAAGTTCCAGCTTTGAACACTGATGGCTACAAACATCTCGGAGATGACCCAGGATTTAATTATACACAAATAGCTATCTGTAATATAAACAATATCTTGAAATCATTAAGAGCAAGATTGAAGAGTCAAGGTAAACGCCCAACTACAGATGAATATGGAAACAAGATCTATAAAGATTGTGATATTTTTACAGTAGATGAGTTGGTAACCTTTATAGCAAGAGGTTTATCTTTATTCAACGAAACTCCAACATTTACATATTTTACTTTTGAAGATACACCAATCATTGAACAGTTTCATGACGTATTCGTTCAAGCTGCTTTTGTGTACTCTATTGGTGCTCAAGCATTGATCGAAAGAGGTAGAGAATTCCAGATACAGGATAATGGTATCAGTTTTACTCCACCTACAATTTCTGATATGCTTATGAACCAATACCAGAAAGAATTTGATAACTTGTGGGAAAAAGTAAAACTAATAAAGGTAAATATGCGTCCTAGTCCGTTAGGTCTTGGAGTATTGTCTTTCGTAGCTGGGGCAAGCCCACAATTCAGGCGCTTGAGAACTCTCAGACAGAGACAACTGTATTGATTTTACTTCAGTGTCGAGAGGTCTGGTAATACTCGATAGGGTATTACCCTAAATATGAATATTACTCTATCTAAAGATCAACAAGAAGCATTTGACTTGATTGCAGAATGGTTGGCTACAGGAAAGAAAGTAGTTTCTTCTCAGAAAAGTTCAGATTTACTGACTTTTGCCGGTTACGCTGGCTCAGGTAAAACCACTGTAATATCTATTATTGCAAAATCATTTGAAACAGCAATAAGATTTGCTTTTTGTGCCTTATCTGGAAAAGCCTCATCTGTAATAAGGCAAAAACTTTCAGAATCAGGCGTATCAGTAGATAAACATTATTGTGGAACTATTCATCGCCTAATATATTCCCCAATAGAAAATGAAGATGGTGAAGTTATCCATTGGATGAAAAAAGATATGCTTGAAACCGATATCATCGTTATCGATGAGGCTTCTATGGTTTCTCAGGATATCTTCAATGATTTAGCTTCTTATGGTAAACCTATTCTGGCTATTGGTGATCATGGACAGTTACCACCTATAGATGGTAATTTCAATTTGATGGGATCTCCAGATATCAAACTAGAAAAAATCCACCGCCAAGCAGAATCAAATCCAATCATAAATCTCTCTATGAGAATTAGAGAAACTGGAAAAATTCCTAATATCGAAAGCTCTAAGTATGTGAAAATATTAGGACGGAGTGAATGTTCCAATGTTTTGTCTAGGACATTCAAGAAAAACATAAAACCTGAAGATGTATTAAACAATGCCGTTCTTTGTTACACCAACAGTACCCGTAATAGATTGAATTCCGTTATACGGAAAATGATATTTGGGCATGAGAGTAAACATCCGGTAACAAATGATGTTGTAATCTGTTTAAGAAACTCTTCGAATAGAAAAACCCCAATATACAATGGTTATCGTGGATTTTTATTAGAATCCGCTATGGAGGTAGAGAATCATTATTATGATTTCAAGGTAAGATTTCCATTTGAGGATTTTGAGACAAAATCAAAACGCATTTGCAAGCATCAGTTTGGGTTTCCAAAGACTTTCAAAGCATTTTCGGAGTTGGAGCCCTTTGGAATGTATGTAATGCATTGGAGCGAGGTTGGATTATTGTTTGATTATGGTTATGCGCTTACCGTGCATAAGATGCAAGGCTCACAAGCTGACAACGTCATATTATACAATGAAAAACCAGCCCCTGTAAATGATGACACCTACAGACGCTGGTTATATACCGCCACAACGCGTTCTTCAGAGTATCTTACAATACTCAAATAGGGGAAACGCTGGTATTACCAAATGGTTTAGCTACTTGGATGGCAAAGGTTTCCCAGACAGGGTGTGTGCCATCCTGATAGCCATCAGGATAAGTATAATCAGTTTGATAATAAATACTTATGAGGTAAGTTCCTACAGAAGTTGAGCCGGAAGGGATTTGAACACCATGAACGAAAAACCCGGTATCAATCCTTGTCATATTTAAAGGATAGCTAGAAGCTGGAGACAGGTCTGGGAACAAAACGCTTTGAACTACCGGAACATACCCATCTGCACGGTTACCATACCCATCAACAGTTTGAACAGCCAAACGTACAACTTGACCTGGATTTGCAAAAATATATGTAGTTCCCATGTTTAAATGCTGGTTTATTCCTCTTCCAATTTCTTAAATTTAGGATCTATAAACAAAGTGGGTTTTGTATCCAATAAATCCATCTCAGCATTCTCTTGGGCATACTTTTCATCAGACTCTCTAGTCATAGTATCAAAATCCAACTCTTCATATTTTGGATTTTCAATTTCCAGTTTATGGTGAATTGTATTCAAGCTAGATCTGTCATTTGAAATATCAAGACGATAATTAAATATTACAGGAGCAACTTCCCTGATTTTTATCAGGGAATTTTTTTTGAAAATAGACCCGCTTTCAATTGAGTTTTTAATTTGTTCTTCGGTATACCTATTTCTCCTATCAAGAAGATTTATACTTTGACCACGTCTTATAGTCAAACATAAATCTGACAAAGATACGTCATGTTTTCTTGATATGTTGGTAATCCAAAGTTCTCGTTCAGTCTTCTTTTTCAACATCTGAACCGTCTTCTTCTGAATTGAGTACGACAACCTCAATAGCTTTTGGTTGTTTTCGGTTGTTCAAACCAATAGAGTAAGCAACCTCTTGACCTTTCTTTAAGGTTTTGAAACCTTCACTTTGAATATCTGACCAATGAATGAATAAATCCTTTTCACCTTGACGAGATAAAAATCCATATCCAAGTTTAGAATCAAACCAACAAACCTTACCAATATACTTTTCACCTTTCATAATCTTTCCTCTTGTTAATGACTGATTATGCAAGGTTCAATCCAAATTAACCAAGCGTTTATTAAGATTTATTGCTTCTTGATATGAAGGATCAGCGGGAAGAATCTCAACACCATCAACGATAAGAGGGCCAACGCATCCAATAGTTTTATGCAATTCAACCAATCCTAAAACAGCAATATGATGACGCTCGTTTTCATCTTTGGCTGACTTGATAGAGTCTTCATATTTTGAAATTATCTTCTTTACTTTTTCCTCTACCCCTTGAGCACGAGCTTTTTTAAGAATTTCTTGTATTGTTTCTTTATCTTTATCATTTTTCATAAATCCTCATTGATGGTGCTTTGGCTTTATAATAAGTTTCTGTCAATCCTGGTACATTTGATATTCCATCTCTTTCATAAACCAAAATCCTTCCATATGGAGGTTTGGTTGATGGAAACAAACCTATAATATTTATCTGCTTGTCATGAATTAAATTGTGGCAATTTGAACATATTACAGCAAGGTTATAATCATGATTGGTTGTATCAGGATTAGTACGTTCAACTATATGATGTTTATGAAGAACCGCCTTATTGTTCTCTCCACAAATTTCACATGAAATCTTTTCAAGCATAAAAGATTATATATCAAGGAATATCTGATTTTGGACAGTACTTGGCTATCGCTGCAGCCACTGTTTTAGCTTCTTTTTCAGCATATTCTCCAAATTGAGATATACGGAGAAAATCATGGGCTGTACCGCCATAGCCTAATGCATTCATTACAGGACTGGAACCTGTATTCATTGAGCCACAAGCAGAACCTAATCCAACATATATGTTTTCAGATTCAAGTTGTGACATAACATATGGACCCATACGCTTTTTTAATTGTATAAATGTTGTATTAGGTAATCTTGTAGTATTCTTTCCTATTATTTTAAATCCTAAATTTTCTAGTTCTGGTTCAAGAGTGTTTCTGAAACGAACCATGCGATCATAACGTTCTGGCATGGTTTTCATTGCATGTTCTAAAGATGCAGCGGTCATAATTGCTGAAACAACATCTGGGCTTCCAGCTCTATCAAAATAATATCTACTACCGCTGCCAAATTCTTTCCACCAATCAGTATCTTGAATATACATGAAACCTAAACTAGAAGGGCCGCCAAATTTATGAGCAGCAAACATAGCCAATTTAACATTGGACAGTTTAGACATGTTTATTGGAAGTTTGGCCAAGCTTTGGCTCATATCACTAACTACATCTGCTTTTATATTTTCTATTGGTTGTATAGTACCTATTTCATTTTGCACATGCAAACAAACAACCGCAGTACTATCAGGATATGGTTGTTCACATATTGCAACACCATCTTTGGTAACATGCAATTCTGATTGTCCAAACAAATCACGGAAATGATATCTTATTGCTGGATGTTCAAGTTGAGAAACAAAAACATTTTTATAATTACGTGTTTTTAAGATATCCAAACCCCATTCACATGCTTGAGTGCAAGTAGATGTGAATATTATTTGATTGTGACTTTTGGCACCAATCAATTCGGCAATTTTTGTGCGGGCTTTTTCTAATTCTTTAGCCGCTTCACGTCCCAAATAATTTGCAGCCATGGCATTGCCGTGGCTTGCAAATGTGGAATTTGAAAAATCATTAAAAGCTTTCAATCCAGCAGGGTTTAAAGCAACATGAGCATTAGCGTCAAGAAATAACAAAGCCATGCTCATGTATATAACGAATAAGAAAGTTAAGTAAGCTGAATATATGCTTTTTTATACCTAGACTGCCCATGCTTCAACTCTAACAACCACTCCACCAGAAGCACTTTTCAATCTAAACCAAACAGCAGAAACGTGTCTATTCAAAAAATCCAAAGATTTTGAAGCTTGAGTAGAATCCATATCCCCATGAACATTGACTCCGTCAAAAGAATATTCAATAGTACCGCTTCCTTCAAATTGAAACTTCCAATTAGAATTTGATGATTTGAAAGGAACTGTTATATCTGATGTTGCTGAAAAACTACTACTATTTATTGTAACCCTCTGAAAAAGATTATATGTATTTTTTGATTTTGACGGTGTAATACCCATATTATTCCTCCGCTATAATACCTGATTATAGCCTCATTTTATCCTCTTGTCCTATAATCCCACCCGCCCATTCGTGCTCATCTTTTTTATCTACCAATGCCCTGTACTTCAATCTATAATCATGCTTGAAAATTTCTACAAAATCTATATTAGGACGGGTTCCAAACCTTTCTTTAAACACCTGCTGTGCCTTATGTTCTACAACATTTAATAATAGTTTGTGTATTTTCCCACTTAAAATAATTGATAAGGTTATAGTGTGTTCATCTTTTATGAGGCGAGCATCTATAATAACAGGATATTTTGGATTCAATACTTTATTTATCTCTGTAATACACTTATCAAGATCTCTAGGATAAATTATCTCTTTTCCAAGTTTCATTTTGTTACTAGCTTTTCCATCAATATTGCAAAGATATTGCTTTCCATCTTTTTCAATAATATTCATTAAATCGCCCATTTTATATCTAATGAATGGGAAGTATCCGTTTCCAAAGACGGTAGCAATCATTTCTTTTTTACCATCTTCAGCATCAATGGTCTCTACAAACACATGATGATCAAAAACTTCCAATAATCCTGGGTATTTTTCATGAGCAATCTCTCCCAATTCTACAGAACCATAAGAATCATCTAGTTTTGATTTATAAAATATACGCTGAATGTTATCTCTTTGACATTTGAATAATGTCTCTCCACTTACATTGATAAATTTAGGCTGCCAAAAACTAGCAAGATTCTTTTTATGAATTTTATTTGAAAGTATATTTAAAGGAGATGGAAAAATTATCAATATACTTGGTTGATATGAGTTTAGTTGTTTAATAAAATCTTCAACATCTATTTTTGAAAACGTATGGAACCTTACACCAATCCAGTCAAATAAAACCCTATAATGTTTGAAAACTTCAAGATCATATATTTTATCAGGATAATATATAAGAATTTTTTGGCCAGGTCGCCATCCCATTTTATACCAACAAAGGAAAAATGAAAAAGCCATTTTAAATGCATGTTGTTTATCCATGCTTACAGTCAAGGGAAGCTTTGAAGAACCACCAGTGGCAAGTTGATATGTAAACCTTCCACTCCAAAGTTGATACAAAGCCACAAAGAAGTTATTTGATATTTTAGGATATTTACCTTCAATATTTATATAAACATAATCTGGTTTTGTTAAGATTGGTAACTCTTTCCAGTTCTTAAAAAACTCTTCATCATTTACATCTTTATTCTTTTCAAGAAAACTACCAATTCTTTCTTTAAAGAATTCATGTTTTAAAGAAGATTCTAATAAATATTGCAGACGCTCACGTAATGAACCTGTTTTTCTTTGTTTAACAACGAAATCAAAGAATATAAATAGACCATTTATGGCAAGGAAAAACACATAAAAACATATGGCTCTAAAGATGTTCATCAACCATATGCAAAACTATTAGAAAGTAGCTCCCATTATTGCTGCGTTATCAACAACCGCACCAGTTCCAGCTACTAGAATACGAGATCCCCATTGATAGGTACTACCTGTCATATTAATTGTGCCATATGTATCTGTTTGTGCTGGTGTTTGTGTATCAGGTGTATTGGTACTATTGATTTCGGTAGCTGTAGAATCAAGGTATAATATATCCCCATCACCTCCGCTAACTTCACTTATATATGTAGCAACCTGTTCATAGTGTGAATAGCTACCTCCAGGCGTCCATCCAAATGTTTTGGTACCATCAGCTAAAGTATAACGACCTGTAAGGTCTGGGTTACGAGAGTTACCAGCAGTGGCCAATGTATTAGGAGCAGATTGGGCTACATTGGACATGCTGTAAACAGCCACGCCACCAGCATAACCTGCGTTTGATTTGAACCTACATGTATACGTTCCTGCTGCAGGTAGAGATGCTTCTAATATATAGTAACAATAAATAGCAATTGAACGACTATATAAAGCTGGACAAATTCCAAAACCCAACTGGGTCATATTAGTGCTATTGTACGTAGCGGTGCTTATAGTATAAGATGTAGCACCGTGTAATGCAAAAAACGCCACAACCATACGGTTGGAACCAGATTGTAAAACATGGCTAACATCCATGTTATTTAATGGGTATCCACCTAAAGACGCAGCATTACCTAATGATATTGACATTTACACTTACCTACGTTATCTTACATTGCCTTTAATAATCCTGCTCGTATTCTTCTAACAGAGCCAGCACATCCAATTGTTTTAGCTTTCATTTCAAGAATAAAACTTTGACCAGCTTTGATTGGAACCCATTCTCCATCTTGGTATTTAGCCCAATCTGGAACTGCTAAAGTATCACGGCTACACTCATAACCGTTCATTGATACCTCTAACCCTATACGATTTCCTAACCCTTCAGTATCAATTTTTGCTTCTGCTGACCATGTTAAAATATATACGCCTTCTGGTAATGGTCCAGAATTAAATGTTCCTACCGTTACCCAGTCACCAAGCTGTATTGAATGTTCTTCTGGATCATTATAAGCGTTTACAGTTGGAGAAAAATTTAAAGCCTGATGGGCTAAAACAACAGTATCACATGTAGCTTTCTGATCTAGAGTAACCAAATCTTGAAAATCAACATATATAGTGTTACCATCTCTTCTAACACCAGCAGGATTAAGGGATGCATCTTCTAATTCACGATGCAAAACAGGAAGATTGCACCCTTTACCAGCAATATCTTCTATATCATATGAAAGAGTTGTAATAGTTGCCATATTATCCTTATGAATTTACGTTTCTACCAACGTTGATTAATGAAAATCTTCTTCTTCTAATGTTTGCTATTCCTGTATTTGTTTTGTGTTCAAAATTAATAACTACATTTTCACCAGCACGCCTGTATACCCACATACCACCACTTAAACTGCCCCATGTACTTCTATCCCAGCTATCATAACTTACTTCAATCATTGGAGTGACATAGTTTACACCATTGATAAGTGACCTGAATTCTGCAATTCCACCACCATCTGCAGAAGTTTCACATGACCACATAATCTGATACCAAGATTCAGGCAGAGCACCAGTATCAAATGTAAAACAATTTACCCATTCTGAATTTGTTGTATATCCATCTTCTTGTATAAACCAACCCTGCATTTGTGGTTGGAAAACAGATCCTTGATGAACCGATACAACCCCATCACATAAAACTATTTGAGAGCTTGTCAATAATTGGTTGAAAGAGATTTGTGCATTGTTTCCAATAAGAGTAACAGCCGCACCAGAAACCGAAGCATCTTGTAATTCTCTTATTAAAATATCTGGATTACAGCTTTTATTTGGAAAATCACTAAAAGGATAAAGTAATGTAGTTGTAGTTGTTGTCATAATTCCTCTTTACGCTAACTGTGTCATAGGTTGAGATGATACTGCATACCAAACGCTTCCATCATATACCAAACCAATCAGCGTTCTTGCACTGGCTGTTGTGGCTATTGTTAAAGCTCCGCTTGGAGCATATGGTTTTGTAGTCCATGTTGGTGTTACCATATTTGATGCTGGTTGTATTACAATCAATCTGCATGCTGTTGGACCAGCAGGTGATGTTAAAGTAAATGCTGTTGCCTGGCTTCCAACCAAAGTTACAGTTGCCGATTGATATGATGAAAAATCTATAGTTGTTGCTGATGTTGAAGCTGTAATAGCTTGGTGTGTATTAAATGTTGCTGTTTTTACACCGCTAACATTCTTGTTTACTAACGCTATATTTCCGCTAGAATCTATTGTTCCAACACTGGTTCCATAACCATCTTCAAATCTTAACATTGGAATTGTTTGACCTACAGTGGCTCTTATTCCTACCGTAGCTAATGTGGAGTTAGAAGATGATGGTATAATAACTGAATAGTAACCATCTCCACCTATAACTGATGGTGTATAGCTAACTCCAGCCTGTCTATTTCCAACTAATTGTAAATCTCTACGAGATGTAATTGCAACTTGACTACTTGAAATTGGTATTATAGAGAAATCTGGATTTGATCCTATTGTTAATGGATCTGGTATGGTTATATATCCGCGAGTAGCGTTTGCAGTTGATTGAAGTGTTAAGTTTTCACTAGCAGCAGTACCACCAATTAAAGTTTGACCACCAGCCCTACCAGCCAATAACGCATATATTGTATGATCATCATTAGCAAGACCAGTTAGCTGGCTGTGAGCAGTAACACCAGAGCTGGTACCACCTCTAAAAGTATTGCCACGAAAATCTATATATGAAGCGCCTGCTGCTGTAGCAGGTTGAAATCTGGCTTTTGGAGTGTTTCCATAACCACTGTTTGATTGCACTATCAAAGATCCAAGTGGAGTTACTTCAAAATTCAATCCTTTTACAATGGCAGAAATACTCAATAATTCAGTTGTAATTCCAGACTGAGCTGAATTTAATGTTGCATATTCTGTTTGACCATGTATAGCTATAATAGGTTCAATAATATCATTTGTAGCGTAAATATGTATCAAAACATAGCTGCTTTGCGCTATTTGTGTCAATGACCAAGTTCCAGCATTATTTTGATTATACGGAATACGTCCCTGCGCTCCTGTATATCCTGCTGTTCCAGAATAAATAAATGGCCAGCTATCAGCGGTTTTCTTTCTCCAATAACCATTAGCGCCTAATTTGTAATATACAGGTATAGCAGCAGGGTTATTCATGGTCTGCGGAGATCCATTAGACCATGTCATCCTGATATCTTCATCGTAGATGGTAACTGTACTGACACCAAGTTGAGCATCAGAAGCATTTGCACCAGTACCAGCAACAGTAGTAGGAGAAAGTACACCACCAGATACCCATTGCGTACCAAATGCATTATGCATCTCAAGATGAATATCACCTTGCATAAAACCATGACGCTCTTCTGAGAACATCATGCTTATATTGTTTGTAGCATCCCAATATAATGATGCTACCAATACACCATCGCCAAGTAAAGCCGTAACCCACGCATTCGAATCTTGTGTTGATGTAAGAGTGCCGTTGATATCAAAATAAAAATACCAAGTACCCTCTGTATCTGTCCAGGTTATAGATTGTGCAGAGGTATAAGTGAAAGGTACGCCTTTGATATAAATTGTAAAAGATCCGCTAACAGGTGTGACGCTGAATGTAAGCGTACCATCAACTCTGCTAAGAGTAGCTGTTGTTCTATCAGCCCATCCACTAGGCTCTTTACTAATTGTTGCTACACTCTTTGCTGTAGGTTGCGAATAAATAGGCATTATGTCTCCTCACAAACTCTAGCCGATCCGCTTCCAGAAGCTGACCATATAATGGTTACGGCTCCAGTGAAACATGGGAAGGGATCCTCATAATATTCACCAGGTTGAAGTGTATATTTAAAGTTTGTTGTACTTGCGGCCCCGCTATGCGATACGTAAGCCTGTCTATTTGTATCGTTTATCACTGAATATCTTAGTCTATTTGAATTTGATGACAACAATGTAACGCTAGTAGCGCTCAATGCTACGTTAGCTTGTGATGCAGTCCCAGGTCTTGGTTCTTTTACAGTTAGAGAATTATTCGGAGATATTGCAACTACCAACGCCGGATCTGTGGCAACCGCTGCTGTTGACGCCGCTTTTATAGCAACGTTGCTGACACCGTCACTAAGTCTTGTAAATACATCTCCATACCCATCAGTCTTTACAGCTCTGATATTTGTACCATCAGAACCACCAATAAATATTGGGTTTGCTGGAACCGCATTACCAGAGGCTACAGGCCCTGATACATAAGTACCCAATGCGGTAGTACCACGCTGTCTATCCCAAGTGGTGCCATTATATACCATATTGAAAGCTTGGGATTGTGACGCTGTGCTTGGGTTGGCGTATCCATCTGATGGTGTTGAACTACCACCAATTGTGAGAGGATTATTCGGTGATATTGCAACTACCAAAGCTGGGTCTGTTGCAATTGCCGCTGTTGAAGCTGCTTTTACAGCAGCGGTATTGGTTCCATCAGTAATTCTATGGAAACTGCTTCTTGCTACTGTATCAGCAGTTGGCATGCTATTGGTGCCATCTGTTATTTGTACATAACCACGACGCGCTGCCGCGTCCATCGTTGGCATAAAGTTAGTTTGATCCGTAACTCTTACCGCTGCATAACCAGAAGTATCAGTTCTTATAGCTCTGACGTTTGTACCATCAGAACCACCAACAAACACAGGGTTTGCAGGCACTGTATTTCCAGATGCTACCGGGCCAGAAACATAGGTTCCAAGAGCCGCTGTTCCTCTTGCTCTATCCCAAGTAGTACCATTGAACACTGCCTGCAAACTCCAGCCGGTTTGTGCTGTTGTTGGATTAGCAAATGCATCTGCTGGAGTGATATTACCAGAAATTGTTAACGAATTATTAGGAGATATTGCAACTACCAAAGCAGGATCTGTAGCTATTGCAGCAGTTGATGCGCCTTTCACAGCAGCAGTATTGGTTCCATCAGTAATTCTTGCAAACCAACCTTGAGCTGCTGTTCCCGCATTGCCTTGAACCACAGTTGCATTCAGGTTGGCAGCGGTAGCTTGTGCAGCTGTAACTGTTCCAGAAACAGGTTGTGTGGTTGTGCCAGTTGGATCAACTCTTAATGTTCCATCAGCTGCGGTTCTTAACACCCTTGTTAGAGAGCCATCACTACCACCTATTAATGCTGCATAAGACGGCGGGCTCTGTCCTGTTTGTGCTTGAAAACCATTTCTTACAAGCACTGCATACTCTGAACCAGAAACGGCCGTTCCAGCAGTGGCCAAATATACTGCACGAGCAAGTGACCCGTCAGTACCAGACATGAAAGCAGCATAACTCGGTACTGAGGCTCCTATAGTTGATTGATAAGCATTCTTTGTAACTAATGCATAATCGCTGCCATTTGGAGCTGTTTGTACTTGTACAGACTGAATACCCCTAAGCAAAGATCCGTCTGTGCCAGCTATAAAAGTGCCGCTTGTTGGTACTGAAGCACCGATGCTTCCAACGCTCGGGTTTGTTGCTGTAATGCTGCCGGAAATTGGTATTGGAGTTCCAGTTGGAGATCCTTGGACAGTAAGAACTCCACCCGCAGGTGTACCAGCCACACCAGTACCAACAACAGCAGCATTCAAATTAGAAGCTGTTGCTTGAGTAACCGTGACATTTCCCTGCACCCTAGAGACATCAACGAGCTGTCCGTTTGCAATAGTTCCACGTATACGATCCCATGTTGTACCATTGAAAACCATATTGTGTGAGCAAACAGCTAGTGATCCTGTGCTTTCAACGGTATCAGCATCAACATCATTTCCGTGAGTTTGAATACGGTCCCATGTCGTACCGTTCCAGCCCATATTAAACGCCGTTGAAAGCTGCGCGTCTGTTGGGTTTGCATGACCTTCGGCAGGCGTATCTCCACCTCCAATCTGGATTGTCCCAGATGGATTCACTTTCACGTCAACATATGAACCGCCACCACCAGTGGATTTACCAGACATGACAGCTTTTACCAGAAGAGCATCATCACCAGAATGTGGTGGATGATCAACTCCTGTAGTATCACCAGCCGGCATGATACGCTTCAAGATAGTATAAAAACGGAATGTAGTTTGAGGTGTAGCTCCGTTGGTATACTTGATTCTGAAATACCTATCATGTGGACGAGCCGAAAAATCGCTAACTGTTCCGTCTGCAGTTTTACTATTAGTTATACGGTCATCCCAGTTTACATTATCAGGACTGAACTGACATACAACTCCATTTGCAGCACTATCCTGGTCTGTAAATACAGAATATGTAATGCTAGCATATGATAATAAATCTACCGCTGTTCCAGTAAATGTAGCACCCGCACCAAGAGGAGTTGTAGTAGAGTTTCCAGAATCAACAACGTTCAAGAATTGAGATTCAACTCTCAACCTTCCACCAGTTGTCAATGACAACGGAGCTATATACCCATCAGTCATTGTTGGAGCGTTTGTATTGGCTTTGGCACCAATATAAGTGGCTGAACCAGGAGGTGTTGTGTTTACAATAGAAACTGACGGATTTGTAGCAGTAATTGATCCGCTGATAGGTATTGGAGTACCACTGGGATCGCCCTGAATGGTAAGCACTCCACCAGAGGCAGCTCCAGCAGTACCCATGCCTTGCATATAAAGGTTACCGCTGGTATCACACTTGATATCATAAGTAGCAGCTCCAGATGAGCCTCCAATACGAACCGGGTTTCCGGTTATACCACCACCATTGGCGTTGATACCGCCAACTGTTACAGTTCCCTGAACACGACTAACATCAACTATAAGACCATTAGCAGTAGAACTGTCTAAACGATCCCACGTTGTACCATTGAACCCATAAAGTCTGGATTTGGTTACAAGAGCGCCTACAGTTTCTACAGCCTCACCATCAGCATTGGTTGGACCAGCTACTAAACGGTCAAGAGTATTGGCACCTTCCTTCTTTGCGAGCATCTGCGCAATCACTGGTAGTGAGTTAGCAGCAGCAGCCGTACCATCAGCAGTATATTGTGTAACGTTGCCACGTATAGTATTTGCGGTACCAGATAGCGTCACAGCACCAGATACTACTGCAATACCAGCAGAGCTAACCTGAAGGGGAACAGGAACACCTGTGGTGGTACGACCATTAGCTGTAACCTGTAACAAATCAGCGTTCGTATTATAGCAACGAACATCAAATCTGTCAATGCTTTCGTAAATTGCCGAATCAGTAACAATGCTGGTAGCGCCTGCAGGAATTCCGGTATTTACAACATATACACCAAACCTTATATCAGCATATGGTGGAACAATATGTTGTGTATTTACTGCAACTAGAGAATCATTGATATAAAATGCAACCTGGCCTTGCCAAGGAGCTACACGATATATGTTTGATGCTGTACTGTTAGCGCCGTTTGGTATTGTAATGCTTGTTGTTTGAGTATCTGCAGCAGCAGTAGACGTACCAGATACACATTTTGCCGCTGTATTGGTTGTTCCATCCAATAAAAATGCTGCCAAAAGGTTTGGTTGAGCATTCTGAGCTACGTCAAACCATCCAATGTAGATATTCTGATTTGAACGCCTATTATCTACAGAAACCTTTAACGCTCCCAAGAACGGGATGTAATCGGGAACAGTCCAGAATCCAGTGATAGAACCGCTGGTTGTACCAGCAGCAATTGTTACAAGTGAACTACCAACAGAAATTGATCCGCCAGTACCAACTGCTGTAATCCATTTTGATTTAACACCAGTCTGTCCAGACTGAGATGTTCCTTGATATGGAGTAAGTAAAGTTAAATGTGTATCATCCTCAACAGATGAAACCTGTATAAACAATGTATCAGCATCAGTGCTTTTTTTAATGACAGTATAATAATCCAACTCTGTCAAAAATAGAGTTCCAGTACCAACAACCTGATCTGAACCATTGGTAAACTCCAATGTACCAGTTAAGTTAGTAGTAAATCCTGAACCCTGGAAATCATCAGTAAAAGATCCTTCATCGGTCATCACCTGACCACGAGTATATAAAGCTCCAATACCATCAACTGTCAATGATTGGTGTGTAGTAGTAGTCCAACCAACAACCTCACCAGCATACCCTTGTAAAGTATTTCCAGCTATTGCTACGTGGCCTTCACGACTTACTTGTACAGCAGTTAAATAACCATCAATATTTACGCCAGCAATTTGTGTAGAGCTGGTTGGAGCGGTTGCATCGTTAGTACCAACCGAAGGGTTTGTTGCAGTAATGTTTCCACTAATAGCTAATGGACTAGAAGGATCGCTAACAATAACTTGCCGTCCATACCCATCCACAGAAACAGGATAAGCATATCCATCAGTGGTTTTTCCAGCTAAAATTAACGCTGGAGAATTTAAAGATATCGTATCTCCACTTTTAACGGCTAACTCGGTTCCTTCTGAATTAAATAAAGTTACAGCTGGTGATGTTCCACTCATGAAAATCCTATATTCTGACTCTCAACTTACTATATATCAAGCCAAATTATGCAGTCAATTCATCCATTCTAGCCGATCCGTTAGATCCGTTCCAAATTCCATCAATTCTTCCTGTGTAATTGAATGGAACCTCCCAATAAGACTGACTTAACAATCTAATTGTAAAGCTAGTAGTAGAAGCTGTTGTTCCCAACTTGACATACAAAACATTGTTTGAGTCATTATATATTGTAGCTCCTAAACGAGCAGAGTTGGCGGCTAATAATGTAACGTTTGAAGCAGAAGCAGCAACGTTTGATAAAGTTGATGTGGCTGAAACCGGAGGGGATACAACACCTTGTACACGGCTTACATCAACAACAAGACCATTGGTTGTAGATGAACGTAATCTATCCCATGTAGTTCCGTTGAAACCATATAAATATCCAGCCGTGGTCTGTACACCAAGTGTCAATACAGAGATAGCGTCAGCATTGCTTCCCTGTGTTCTGAGCCTGTCCCAGGTAGTACCGTTAAAACCAGCTTGTAAACTGAAATCTGTTTGAGCAGTGGTTGGGTTTGCAAAAGCATCAGCTGGGGTTGTACCACCAACGGTTGTTACAGAGTTATTTGGAGAAATAGCAACTACCAAAGCAGGATCAGTGGCTATAGCTGCAGTAGAAGCGGCTTTGACAGCTACAGGGCCATTTGTAGTATCTGTAATCTTGGTTGCCCAAGCATTAGCTAAAGTGTTTGAAGTTCCCTGGTTTGCAGTAACAGCAGTTTGAATACGAGTAACATCAACCACCAAACCATTAGCAGTGGATGAACGTAATCTATCCCATGTTGCACCATTATAACCATATAAATAACTACCTGTCTGTAATGCACCCAGAGTCAAGTTAGCTACAGCATCAGCATTAGTAGTTCCGGTTCTCAACCTATCCCAAGTTGTACCGTTAAAACCAGCCAATAAACTAAATTCAAGGGATGCATTGCTTGGGTTGGCATAACCATCTGAGGGAGTAGCATTACCACTTGATGTAGCTGTAATACTACCGCTAATTGGAATAGGAGTTCCTGTTGGAGAACCTTGAATCGTCAAAACTCCACCGGCTGGAGATCCTGCTGTACCAGAACCAGCTACAATAACATTACCCAAAGTATCTAATTTAATAAATCTTGAGTAACCGTCTGCGCTTTGTCCTGTTGCTATGATACCACGAGTATTAGCCGGAGTTGATACTCCATTTTGAACGGCTAATTCAATACCATCCGATGAAAACAAAATTGATGCTGGTGATTCTGCTGACATGATTTCTCCTTATCTCTTTTTATACTTAAATATTCGTTATTTACATGATTGCTCTTGTTCTATTTATTTCAAAAGCACCACTGTATGTCATGGTATCAATAACCGTTGCCAAAATTGTAACCCCGTTTGTATCATAAACGTTTCGTAAAACTTGAGTAGGCATTTTATAACCATTATAAGTAATGAACTTCTCAACGATTTTACTTGTCTTGGTAGCATCCATATACCATATAATAGAAGTTGGAAATGGACCCACTGGATTAATTTCTCTATAAACACCATTTGGAAATGTCTCAAAAGGACCACCGACACCATCTGACAGATGTATAAGCTGTCTTAGACTCTTATGAGTTTCTTCTGTTAACGCTCCGCTGGTTACACTGTAATCTGTGATATTTCTTATTCTGGATATTTCAAATGGACCAGAGTTTGTAATAATATCTGTAGCAGTAGCTGCAACATTTATACCGTCATTGAAATATACATTCCAGGTTATTTGAGATACAGCCAAAAAAGCATCGTATGTTATAAACTTTTCAACAATTTTTTTCGTTTTCCCGGAATCAACATACCAGGTAACAGTTGTTGGAAATATCATGGAACCTGTAAGCTCTCTATAAGCCCCGGTAATGAAACCTTCAAAAGGCCCGCCAATACCGTCTGCCAAATGAATTAACTGCCTTAATTCAGCATGTTTATACCCATCAAGATTACCCTTACCTGCACAACAATTGGTAACTACTTGATCTAACTGATCAATGGCATCTTGAACATTATGAGCTGTAATATTATTGGTTCTTGTAGGATCAAAACCAATATTCAAAGCACCAGAATGATAAATATAATCACATTTACCACCAGTAGAACTTACTATATTCTCTAAGGTAGTAAAAGAATAATCATTTAAAATAGAAGCGATAGTGTAATACCCATCAGCACCAGAAGTACCATACAGATATACCCTATCGCCTACTTCTACGTTATTATCACGATTTGTTTGTGTAATTCCGGAAACAACAACAGTTTTACTTATTGAAGAGGTGGATAAAACGGTTGCTCCCGAAAAATATACCTCATAACCATCGGAAGATAGTTCATAAGCATCAAAGAAATCTGAATCCAGAATATCTTCTTTTCGGATTAAATTAAGCTGAGACATCAGGTATAGCCTTTAGAACCGGTTATACCTTAATACAGGTTTAATCTTATTTTTTACGTGGTTTTGATTTTTTAGATTCTTCTTCTTGAGTGTCTTGTTCTTTTACTTTATTTAGTTCTTTTATTTCTTGTTCATTCTTATCATGAATGGTTACAAAACCATTCAAAACACCAAGAATCAAACTGCTTACAGAAGCAAAACCAGAAGCTTGTCCTTCTAATACGTTTACTTGCCTTTTAAGATTTTCAGCACTTGTCATGCAAGTTTGCCTGTTTCTTTCAGCATCATTCATTATTTGAATCAATGTTGATTCAAAAAAATCTTTATTTGTTGGAGTAACAGCTCCTCTTTCCAATAAATCAAGAACCCTCTTTCTTACATTTATCAAGTCTTCATTATATCCCATTTAACTTCCTTTTTTGATCAGATACATAATTTGCAACTATAACACAACATTCACAAAATACACCCGTAACTTTTCCAGATATACTGAAAAATCTTATTGGTTTATGTTGAAACTCCTCCGGAGCTTTATGGCCAGAATCACACCATAAACCAATTGGAGGAGTTATTTCCTTGAATGTTATATCTGTCTTTTGCACAAATCACTATATATCAAAGATATACGATATAATTTATATGATCCCCTGTATTCAATCTTGAATAGAAAGTGATTTGTGTAGAACTGGTTTCAGCATAATCATTACCACCACTTGCAGGGCCTGGATCTCTCAACAATCCTCTAGTAAATACCCACATATTCTTTCCATTATTTGTTCCATCTGGAGTGTATGACAAACCACCTGGAAGAGTATGAGCAGTATTTGCTGCTACTGCAGATCCCAATCTTTCAATATATCTTTGAGAAGTTGCACCTGAAATAGCATTTGCCAACTGTTGTAAAGATTGTGTTATTGTGTAACCATCTGTAAGAATTGGACCAGTATAATCACGGTTTCCAATTTGTTCATTCAAAGTATTCAACGCATCAACAACTGTTGGTGTTGCATTTGGAAGATTATAGAACGGATAATAAGCAGTAAGATTGGTGAGAAGGCCAGCCAAACTGGTATCACCAGGAGTTGTTCCAATAGTAGAAAGAATCTGGTCAATTTCTTGTGTAAAAGAATCGCTAACTAAACCATTTACCAACAAAACACGCATCGCTGTTTCTGGCATTTGATCCAAACGAACTCTATATGGATAATAAATATCAATCTGTGTTGGTTGATATCCATCCCAAACATATGGAACTGCTGTACCTATTGGAGCACCACGCTGCACACAGAAGAAATCTACCTCTACGGTATCAGGAGATGTAGAATATCCTCCCGTTGCACGTCCAAAAATACGATAGCCATCATATGGACCACCTACTACTACAAGCTCTCTTTCAAGTTCAGAAGCAAGTTCACAATAAGTTGCTTCCCAATTTCCATTATCAGCACCGCTCCATATTGGTACTCCGGTTCTATCAATTGTACCAGCATGTTGTAATTGACCTGTAGCTGTCAAAATTACATAACCATCACCAAGATTAACACTGGCATCTTCATATTTTCTATTTGTTACAACCGCCTGTGCATCGGTAGTTTTACCAGCAATATTTGATAAATTGGCTGGAACCGGTGTTGTTGTCGCTGTAGGGCGGGTATATGTTGGAATTGGATCATAATATGGAACACCCTTGATAGCTTGACGATCTGTTCTCTCATAATTCAAATCATCAAGCAATGAATATGGAGCTCTTTCTGTCCATCCAAGAGTTCCGCTATTTGCATCAGGAAATACACCTGTTGCATTTGCAATATCTACAGATGTAGCTGAGTTGTATGTAATAATAAGAAAAGTTCCATTATTATTAGCATTTGCCGCACCTGTTATAGTGATAAACCTACCAACAGAATTGACAGTCATACCTGTCAAACCACCAAGAGTTGTAACACCACCAGAGGCTGCTGTAATAGTTCCTACAGCTCCTGTTTGACCAACCACTGGGCTTCCAAGTAAACTAGGCTCATCAGCCAAGGTCATTGTTGCCAATTGTGTTTGTGAACCCGCAATATCTAACTCTTGGTCTAATGCATTATATCTGGAAGCCATTTATCACCTTTTTATTACATAATCCGCTATAATCTGACTACGTTTATTAGGTACAAAAGAATCAAATCGTACCATATCATATCCCAAACCTGGCATGGATTCTAATACAGTATAATCAATATCTTCTATTAACCTTCTTCCATTATGCTCTACTATTATACGAAAATCATTATCTTCAAACGTATCATTTATAAACTTTTCCCCGAATGGAGTCATAAAAACTCTATTAGCATCATTCTTAGGACCAATTAACTGTACATTTTGACGGAATAAATAATCAACTTGTCCACCACCGCCACCACCTGCATCCAATCCAATTGTAATACCGGCTTCTTGCAAGAAGTTCTTATGACAAGCATCGAACTGTATAAGATCTATAGTGCTATCAACAACTCTTATATCCCTACAAATAAGTTTGATATATAGTTCACCCTTCAATAAAGAGTGTCTGATATCTGCTTCTGATACATAAGGAATCTCCATCAAATCCCTTTGTTTACCTGGTGGTATAGGATAATGGAATACATGTATCAATCTGTTATCAGTACATATATTACGTACTGTAAAAACAGTATGACAATGTTTTGGATACCATGTTTCAAACCCAACAGGAGGCATTATTTTCCTTAGTCAATTACGTTATCTCTTATAGTGATGGTTATAGTACGCTCAACATTTTTTTCACCATCTTTCCTAAAACTGCCATCAGCACCAAAGATTGCATTTATTATAGATTCCTGAGTTGTTTTGGTCAATCCATCTTTGGTTATTTTTAAAGAATTTGAATTGTTTTCATCTGTACCTGTAGTCTCTTTAAGATAATTATTTCTTCCTATCAAACCCTCATCTTTGGCAAGGATTTTATCTCTAAGCTCATCTTCAGATAGCTTTTCAATATCTTCCATTGATAATCTATAACGTGCATATATCAACTGTTCCAAGTATGATAATTGAGGTCTGAATATATCAAGATCCGCTTGTTTGACTCGTAAAATTCTGTGTACATTATCATGTAATTGGCGAGTATAGCTTTCAAACCATTCTGGTTGAGTACCAAGTTTCTTTTTGGTATTATCAAGCATATTGAATAGTTTAGCAAAAGTATTCAACTTTGATTTATCAGTATCATCAATGAAAGGATCGGTACGGTGCCAATATTGAAGATTGGTTCTTGGGTTACGATCTGTTTCTTGATTTATACGCCTGGTATCAAAAGCATTTTTTATTAAAGGTTTTTCAAAAGAGGCATAAGCAGCCAAACGAGCTTGACGATGAATATCAGAACCTTCATCGGCGCTATTGATTTTATATGTAAAATTAGATGGCGGTGTATTATTTGATGCAGCAAACTCTGTGAAATCATCCACCACACGCGCTATTAGCCTTATTTTTGCTTCTAATGGTAACATGTTTCTATACAAAAAAATGCCCTTCCGAAAAGAAGAGCGTCAGGGGTTTAGCAAAAAAAAGAGGCGGGACCTAAATCCCGCCTCCTGTTACGACTCTACTGGACTAATTATCCTGGGAGAGTTGACTTACGAGAAACGGCAACACCACGTGGGTTGACGATACCGATACCGATCTCCTCAGAAACAACCCATCCGAGCTTCAATTGCTTTGGCTCGTCGGCTGGGAGAACTTCAATGTCCTGACGGATTGGCATAACACCAACGAACTCTGGGTCTGCGGCTCCGTAAACGGTTCCTGGTGGAACAATCTTGGAAACCATGATGTCAGCGCCCCAGATGTGGGCATAGAGGCCGGTCTGGAGAATTTCACGCTGTGTAACTGGATCAACTTCACCACCACCTGGACCCTGGCCACCACCGGATGCCCAGTTCAAGATGTCAGTAAACTCGTTGATGTTCATGAAGAACTTGGTTGTTACCAAGTCCCAGCGATCAATCTGGGCCTTGATTTCAACAAGGTCACGCTTGAGCAAGCCGCTGTCAGCAATATCCTGTGCAACGTTCTCTACTGTAGCCGCAGAGTCAATGGCTGCGAAGATGTTTGCATCTTCCTGGGCCATAAGCTCCTGACGTGCCTTTTGAACAGCACGGTCAATGACGTTGAATCTACGACGACGAACCTCGGAGATACGAACGGTTGGGTTGGAGTAAAGCTCGAATGTTGGAACGGTGATACGATCACCGAATACACGGCTCTCACCACCGGTACCGTTGCTTGAAATAACGGTAGCGGCTACGTCAATATCACGCTCATAGGTTGGGTTGACACCCTGTGGAAGAGGGTCAACAACCAAGAGACGACGTGCAATACCTTGGTAGTCCAAGTTGCGGCGAATTGGGTTCGCCATGGCCTGGGCAAGAGCAAGTTTGCCCTCCTGGGTCATGATAGCGCGAGCAATAAGCTCATCACGCTTTCCATCATCGAGACTTGGACGACCAGCAAGCTGCATATTGCTTGGCTGACCTTCCTCAAGAATCGCTGCATACTTTACAAGTGTCTGCAAAGCATCCTTCAAACTAGTGGCGTTCATTTCGCCTTGTGTACTAAATAAACTCATATTAAGAACCTCCTGTAAATAAGCTACCAAAATCCATCAGCAGCTTTAGTGGATCGGGGAGTGTCAAAAACACTCCCCAAACCTTTATATCTCAATTATTACGCAATTGGAGGAGCGAAGTAAATGAGGGCACGAGCCATTTGCTGTACCTGGGTTGTAGTAGCCAAGGTAACTGGGGTGTTGACAAGAGCACCACCCTTATTGGTCTCGAAATTAAGGAAACGTCCGATAACAACGTTCTCGAAAGCAGAACCGAGTGTTGGGGTCAAAAGACCTGCGCTGGTTGCATAGAGCTTGTCACCAATCTGCAATGTGGTATTGCTTGGAATCAAGCCAGTACCTGCAGTGGTGTCAACTGCATCAAGTGTTACTGCATATGTTCCTGGTTTGTCCCAGAGTGTGAGTTTACCAGAACCTGTGGCACTGTGTGGTCCAAGAACCTGTCCAGTAGTTAACTGGCCAGCAATCCCACCAACAACAGAACCAAAGAGAGTTCCATATCCAGCAATACCGTCATCAACAAGGAACAATGGACGGGATCCGCTGACAAGATTTGTTGTAGCAGCAGGACGGGCCTGACCCTTTCCAGCTGGAGAAACATATCCGTCATTGTTTACATCCCAAGATGCCAAATCAGCGCCCTTAACAGCCGCTTGTACGATTGTGGCAACTTCTCCACCCTTAACAGTTAAGTAAACGTTATCATAACCATCAAACTGACCAAGTGATTGAATACCTGGTTGAACTAATTCTAATGCCATAGTGTATATCCTTTGTACCGAATAACGTGGTACGCGTTTTGTCTTGCATCTATAGGTCTTTCAAAATATATAACAAAGTAGTAATAGAATTTTTATCAATGTTGTGTTTTTTCTATTAAATCTACAAGTTGAAGCATTCTGTCGTCAATATTAGGCTTATTTTGAAGCAGCTTATCTTCTTGTTTTTGCTTTTTTTGAGGCAGTTTATTTATCATTACGTTTTGAATTGGAGAAGTTTCTGGATTTCCCGTTTCTGCAGCGGCAGCTCCCGGATCTTTTTGCATCTTTGTAGCATTAGGAGCATCTTGCATTGCCTCGGTAATCGGGCCAATTGCATCCATTGTTGCATGGGCCATTTTTTTAAGAATTTCAATTCTGCTTGAAGTTTTTTGAGATGTACTTTCTTTTTCAGAATTCGGCTTCTTTTTCTCGATTAAAAGCTTTAATGCCTGTTGATAATCTGTAATAGAAATTGCAGGATTGATACTATTTCCTGTCCAAATCAATCCCTTTATTGAAGGGACATCATTTGATAATGCACTTTCTGCATTTATCATTGCTGTTTTAAAGTCATTATCAATATCGGGAGAATTTACATCACCAGTATATTTTCCATCTGATTTTAAATACTCTTTCCATTGTTTTATAGTTGGATTGGCAGGTTTAGCCTCATTAGCTTTTATCTTCTCTTGTGATTTTTTTAAATCAAGCAAAGGATTTGTTATTAGCAAATCCTTTATAGAAGAAAGTTTTACTTGATTTTGTTTCATATTAGAAATAAAATTCTGGTTTCTTGATTCCAGATTTAGGAGTTGATTTTCCAGCTTCAGGTTTTTGGGAAATTCCAGGTGTTATTGGTTGTGAAATTCCAGGTGTTATTGGTGCTTGCCTTGATATTTGAGAGGTAACCTCAATATATTTCTTTGCGGACTCCTCTTCAAGCTTTATAGCTCCATATAAACCACCGATAGTTGGTTCTCTTTTCTTCATGAATGATTCTGATAAACCACTGAATATCTTGCGCCCTGTAAGTTTATCTATCACTATATCAACTTGATCCCATTTTACCATTCCAAGAACATAATAGAATTTATTTGAAATATCAGTGTTATCTTGAGATTCAAGCATTTTTGCTGTTGTATGTGCTCTTTGTAAAGTTGATACCCACTTTGGAATATTTTCTTTTACAATTCCTAATGCCCTTGTATATATGGTAAGGGCATTATTTGCCTCCGCAAAAAAACTAGGACTCAATTGTGTATTATCAGGATTTGTCATCTGATCTTGATCGATTTTGATTTTATAAGCTGATACTTTACCAGTTATTTCCATCAAATCCAAAACTGTATCGTAAACAGATTGTAATAAAGTGGAGAAATATTCTTCTCCCTGCAAATTGATCAAAGCATCAATCACTTGCTGTCCGTTGTTTTTAACGCCCACAGCTAAAGTTGGCCCCCATGCCAAATAGCCAGCAAGCACTGCTCCTGCAGCAACTCCGGTTCCAACCAGTGCAGTACCTGCAGCGGGAACCAATGCAGGCAGAATACCAGCAGCAGCGTTCTTTACTCTTTGAGATGCTACTTGTTCAGCACACTTATCAGCCAATGACATCAACGCTGTTTCATTTCTATTATCAAATAGAAACGCTGCTCTGATGATAGAATTGACAAGTTCTTCCTTGGCCTTGACATAACGCTCCATAGTCAGCACACCTCTCGGTACTTTCTGAGCTATATAAGCCATAATATCTTGTCTTTCATGAAGATTCTCAACAATTGAGTTCATGGCATCATAAGATCTGCCAACTGATTTTGATTCAGGATGAGCTGCATCCAAAATACAATCCTCTTTAAAAATACTCTCTGGATTGATTCCATACAGCAACTGAATTGATTCATCAGTATCTTTGTTGCGCGTTTTTGGTTTTGGTGCCTCTTTATCCTCTTCCGCTTCGGCAACCAGGCCCTGTGCGAATGCTATTTTTGCATATTCGTCAAAAATTTCACTATCCTCAAACATTTTTCAACCTCTTTTTGCCTGTGCGAATATTGGATCCAATATTGGCTTCATATAGTTAAAAACCGCTTCACGATTTGGTAATTCATCTGGCATAATAAGTCCTTCAGGACTTCTATTATCAGATTTTCCCTTATTGTATGCTGCTTTAAGCGTAAGCTCTACTTTCTTAAAATATTGTGAGCTTGTTATTTTTTCTTTGAAAGATTCAAGCTTTGGATATTGATCCTCAAACTCATCCATAATCCAATCCCAAATCAACTCAGCAATAGTTCTTAATTTACCATAATTATCTCTCAATGGTTCATATACCATGTCTGAACTTTTTTCTGGCTTTCCTACGATATTAGAATACAGCCTTGATAATAAAGATGGTTGTTTTGTTTTTATATCAGGTGCAGATGGAACCGTAGAAGTTCCATCCCCGAATATTTTTGACCAAATAGATGGAGCAGCTTTAGTATCAGTTTTGGTTTCTGGCTTTGCATCAGGCTTGGCCTCTGGTTTTGCTCCCCAAAGCCCACTGACATCTCCTTGAATAAGCTTATTCCATTTATCTTGAATTCCAGTTTCAGCCAGTTCTTTACCAACAAACTTCTTCAAAATATGACCACCGGCCAATAAGCCAGTTCCCATTAATAGTGTTACAATTATCCATCTGAAAATACCCATAATCAGGAACATGCCTCTGGCCTTTCCCATGAATGATAATAGGTTTTTTATATTTCCAGCGGCTGGTTGAGTAGAGGCTCCAGCAGCTAGAACAATCAATCTATCTTGCTCTTTTGGTATTTTATAAGAAGCAGCTTTTAAGATTTTACCTTGTTCTTCAAGTTCTCTCAAACCAAACAAAAAATCACCGGCTGTCTTTTTTTCTTCCATCAATCCAGCTGGCATTACACTTCTAATTGCGTTTGTAACATCATCAAATGACAATTGTTTCTTTACCTGCAACATGCCTGATATTATTTGGACAAGCTTCTTGATAATGGTATAAATATCAATACCCCAAAGAACTTGAGCGGCAGTGGCCAATAAAGAAATCTGCCAACCACCAATTGCCCATAAAACTGGTCCTTGAAGAATGCCAATCACAGTATGAATGGTAGATTCTGGCGAATCAAAACTAACATGTTGTTTGATAGCTTCATCAATACCAGAACCAATTGAGGATTTTAAATTATCTATAATACCGGCTTTTTTATTAAACGGATCAGCTTCCAGAGAAGACAGTATTTTAAATGTCTTCTCCAGAAGCAGTGTATCTGATATGTATTGAATATCTCCGTTCATTTATTTCCTGATTAGTGTCTTAGGTGTGGTAATGCCCTTTCATATACTGGCTTCCACTCTGCACCCTGTTGCAAAGACCATATTTGTTGTTGCCATAAACTATGAAAATCAGATTGTCTTTGTATCAAAGCCTGTGGTTGATTGCGTTTTGCCCAGGTAGCATATACACCTTGCAAGAAAGCACTTAAATCTTGCATAGCCAAAGCTAAATCATTATCATCTTTACAATAAGTAAAGGCACGTCTAAAAGTATTTACTTCCATATTTGTAAACGCATTATAAGGTATGCTTCCTTGAATAAAATACTCTTTAATACCATTTACAAGATCAGGTTTTACTCGTGAAACAGATGGTCCGAAAACACTAATCAAACGATTCATATCAAGATATTTTCCTCCAAAAGGAGGGTCTGATGTTGTTTCTGGTAATCCTTCAATAATCTGCCCACCAGGCCCCCTACGACCTCTTCCATATCGTCCGGATTGTCCATATCCAGGGCCACCACGTCCGGGTATTATTCCTCCACCAGAGCCATATGTGGACCAGCCGTGTAATCTATATAAATCTGCTAAATCACTCAAACTAAATGGTTGATATGGGGTAAATCCATCATCCATCAATGCCTTCTTTACCACACCCCACATTCTAATAAGATTCTCAACCATTTGTCTATAAGTTCTTGCTAGTTGAACATCAGCATTTGTTATAAAACGGTTTGTTTCTATTGGGTGTTTATCTCTTTTATTTAAACCAATACCAAAATAACTTTCAACAAAGAAAGATCTTTTTTGAAACCATGTCAACATAGCATCAATCTGAGCAATACAAATCACACCACCACTCATACCAGTTGGTGGTGCAACCTGATACTCATCATCAGGAATATCAGCTCCAGAATAAGGATCATCAGCTAAAACTCCAGCCTCTTCGTCAGCATCAGTTTCTTCAACTTTCGTAGTATTTGTACCCTCTGGTACATCTGGAAAACGTACTCCCCAACCTGGTTTATTCTCAGATAAACGTACAATTGTGGAAGATTTAATCAATTCAGCCAATGATTTTAAAACTTCTTCTTTTTGAGCTTTGCGATAAGAAGGATGAGTCCAAGGATCTACAACTTCTTGGTTTCCTACTCTTGCCGTTGGTGGTGTTCCTTTACTTTGTATGCTGCTACCAATTTTACCATTTTTTTCTTCTGGATTTGGTACAATACCATTAATCTTCAACTCAGCACTAACAGCAAAATATATAAAAGAATATATATCTTTTAAGTTATCTGCTGTAACAGCAACATTACCACGAGCCTGTGCTTGTAATGGATTTCTTGTATCTTCCTCAAGGAGATCTTGTTTAATTTGATCAAAAATTTGACTAGAACCACCCAGTCCAGACTGGAATTTAATTCCCAATTGTTGAAATAACAATTCCAGGGTTCTGGTATTATTTTCAGCCCTTTCAATGTCTTTTGAAATAGAATTTGCATCGTTTGATTTGACTCTATCAGGAGATATGGCTGGTATGCCTGTTATGTTTGCATACACCATAAACTCCTGAATTTTCTTCAAGGCTGTTTCTGTAGCAGAACCCCAAACTCCATCGAGGTTTGCGGCTGTATATTGTTTTTGTTTAGCAGTTCTGCCAAACTGAGCAGACAATTCATTTATTTTCTTTTGAACAGATTCAATGGTATCACCGGATTGCTTTCTAAGTCCCATTATGGTTTTTGCGACGTCTTCTTTAGCATAAACCTCATCTTGAAGTTTTGACATAGCAAACTGCATACCACGGATTATATTTTCGCGTTGTTTTACATCACCAGTTGTTTGTTGTGATGTTGAAGTTGGTGATACAGTTCCAGAAGCTGGTGGTGATACAGCTCCTGGCGCAGAAGGAACAACCGCTGGTGTTTTTTGAGATGGATTTTGTTTTCCAACACCTTCAGAAAAATCTAAACCACCTGTTTTGTTTATTATCATTTTTGCAAATTTAGAAAGCATGATACACCTACTATTATAAGCCCATTTTAGACGCTGTAGCGTTTACCCATCCTAACAACTGATCTATTGAATTAAAATCAACATCATATTGGGCTAAATTTACCTTCAACTCTGCAAATGGTTTACCTTTTGCTTGATTAATCAAATCTATTAAAATGTCTACTTTTTCTATGTTTTCTTTTATTTTTGGTTTAATTTCATCGGAAGCATTATCTACCATTGATTCAAGATAAACTTTTACTTTACCAAGTTTAACCATCATGGGAGCAACATATATTTTCTCTTCTACATTTTTCTTACCATTAGGATCCTGCATAAGAACGGCAATTTTATCTGATTTTAATTCTCCTGTTAGTCCATTAACAGTATCAGAAAGTCCTTTATAATTTTCTGAAGATAATGTTTTAAGCTCATTTTGTAATTCTACAGCTGTTTTTATAATGCCGTTTAATTTATCTGAAAAAGACTTCAAAGAATCATAGCAAAGTTTTGGATTAATTGATCCATTTGCATTTTTTATATCTTCACTCAAATTAAGTGTTTTTATTTGTCCAGTAAACTCATTTATTTTGTTTGAAACCGCAGTATTTGCTTCTGATATTTTAGATTGATTTGGCCCTACAACATCATCATATAATTTTTTCCACTCTATTAATATCTTACCAGCCAATTCTTGAATGTTTTCAACAGCTCCAACTCTTATTTGCTGATCTAATCCTTTTGTATAAATTGATTTTGGATTTTCCTGACCTTTTGTTGTTGGAGAGCCTGCAAAAAATTCTCCTACATTACCTTTTATTCTGTTTGCCCACCAACCAAGGTAAGTGTTTGGTCTATCTACACTGGTGTTTCCACGATCTTCACGTTCCCCTGTATCAGTTGGAAGTTCTATTCTAGAAACCCCTGTAAAATAATTATCAGAATCTGTCATACTTAATTGCTTACAAATACCTCTAATATTTTCTGGGTTGTTATATATGGCAGCAACAATTGGCTTTATATCATTTAATTGAGCCCCCAAAGATGTATATAACGATAAAAACATTATTATACGTTCTGTTTTTATATTAGAATATTTACTATACATTTTTATAATATCATTATTCCAAAGTTTAAAGTCTGGAAACGTAATATTTATAGGTTGTAAAGAGTTTTTATATTTTGCAATGTTATTCTTTGTTTCAACCCAGATACTATCTGCAGTTTTGTTTCCAACATTTGCCAATATATTTGTAAGCCCCTCTGGAGGTTTTATAGTTATAGCTGGTTGTTCTGCAGTCTTCAAAATATGCGCAGAAAAAGCCGCCAACTTTCCAGTTGGCTCAGTCTTTACTACACTCAAGATCTTCTGTGCAGCACTCTCAATGGTTTCTACCATTCCCAAGTCACCAGCATCTACAATATCAACATCTCCATCCTTATGTGCAAAATCCTCAATGTCCTTGATCTTGTCCACATTCAGATTGTATAGTTGAGATTCAGCCTGCTTATATAAAACAAATTTGCTCTCAATATCATCAGCAAATTTTATATAACCCTTCCTACGACAGGCTTCAACCAACTTGCCAATGTCCTGAGTAACATCCCCTGTAGCCTCTAAATCCTCTTTAGGAGAGGCTTTCTTCTGAATGGCATGCTCCACTACCTGCTTGGCTGTAGGTTCGAAAAAACCCTTCTTGACAGCTTTACGCTCAAGCTCACGATACACCTCAGAAGTATACAGATTACTAAATGATTGCTTAGCTATTTTCATTTATTCACCTAGATCCAATAAGTCCAAACCATATATAAAATTAGGATCAACCTTCTGTATCAATTCCGGATGCGCCTCTAATGCCGCTTTCGCTTGCTTGAATTTCGCCTTCAATACCGGATTTTCAGCAATTTTTTTGTTGAGGGAATATATCTCATTCAAATATGCTTCCTCTTGATCCTTGATTGCTGCCGCTTTCTCTAATGCTTCTATGGGCTCACGCGCTTTTCTGGCTGCATCCCTCTCAAGTTCAGCTCGCGCATATTCCCTGAATACCTCAGAACTATCTAAAACTCTACGAGTCTGATAATCAGTAAAAAAATCCTTCCAAATCTCATCAGCTACCATTATTCACCTTTTGCCCATAGCTTTCACTAAAGCTATAAGAATATCTGGTTATGCATTGTATTTCATAACCATAATGCTTCAATAAACTGCTTTTGTTCTGATGCCGGAGTTATTACCTTTGCTACAATATAGGATTTATCAAATGGTTTTAATGAAGTCAATATTCCATATTTATTCACATATAAAGAAGAACCTATATCTATATCATACTTTTTATCAAAACGGTCAGTTCGTATAATCATCCTTTGTACATGCACATTTACAATATCACCAAAGCATAATCTACCAGAAATATTCTTACAAGCATTTGATGCTATCCCAAAGACATTCTCACCATCACTTATATCAACTACAATATTTCCATCCAATTCATTTAAACGTACCACACAACCCGGAACTATCTTGACACCAGGTTTTATTGGAAATCTGATTGGTGCCTTGTTTATACTCTCAACTATCTTGAACATTTATATCTCTTACAACCAGCAAAATTCTAATGTGCTATATAAGGCTGTAGGAGGGCCGGTAACCACAGCTACACCAGGATGTTCCTCACTTGGTTGCTGTGTAGTCAATAAACCATTCTCAGAAACAAATAAAATAGCATTAACTGGATATCTTTGATTTGTTTCATATTTATCAGTTTGAAATATACCTCTTTGAAACCATATTGTAACTTTACCGCTTCCTGCTGTAGAATCATCTCCAGAAATATTAGGAATCTGATATGTATAACTTACTACGGTTCTTATAGAGTCAGGAGTTCCACTACCAGTACTATCAAAATTCAAAGGTGTGCCAGCCGGAAATACAATTACACCATTACGTGGAATCAAAGCCACATCCACCGGACTAGTAACAAAGCTAGTGGGAATAACATTAGGATTAGCTAGTTCCCATTTTACATCCACAGCAGATACCAGCCTTCCATTCTGTTCTACCGTGGGAACCTCAGCTACAACCTCTTCATCAATAGATGGCGCTGTATATGCTCTTGTTTTATAATCATCTATTATTCCGAAAGGTGCTCTACCATCACTAACACCAACAACAATATTATTACCCATAACCTTGAATTGAGCGATAGTTCCGGGTTCAAATTCAGCGGTAGGGTCTACTGGATAAGATACTGGAAGAGCATTTCCAACTTGTACTAATTTAAGCATTCATTCTCCTTTACTATACATATATAACAAAAAACCCCCGTATTTGAGTACAGGGGTTTTTATTTTTAGAATTTCCAATTATGTGCGTGGTTTATAGAGCGTTTGGTATTGCTTTATAGAAAGGCTCTTGATATCTTTGATCTGACTTGTTGTTTTCATAAATATCATATGTTTTCTTATCAGTTCCAGATCCTTGCCCTATCTTTTTCCAACCTAATTGTGTAGCTGTATTAGCCAAAATAAATGGAAACGCATCAATTTGTTGTGGTGTAAATTTATTTGTTAAATCAGCTGCTTTCATAATACTTTTATAAGTATTAATTGCTGCAGCTTTTGCCGCCTGCATAGCAATCTTTTTTATATTTTTCATTTATCATCTCCCTTCACTAAATCTTTTTTCTTGAAGCCAAATGGTTTGAATCCTTTGACCTCTTCTTTAGTTGGTTTTTTATTCTTTTTCTTTTTTAAAGATTTTACTACTTTTTCTGTCTTTGCGGCTTGAACAATCAAACCAGAAGTTTGAAATGCTTTCGCCGCAATTTCCAGTTCAGTAATCGCTTGATCCACTAAATCAACATTTTGATTTGGTATACTATCATATACATGATCAATATTTTCACTCATACCATCATATAACTCTTTTTCAGTAGATGCCTGTTTAAATAATGTCATATATCCTCAGCATAACTATTCAATATTTCACTTATCATATCCGCATGCTCGTCATCATTGGCTTTCACCAATAGACTTTGAGCTTTGGCTAAAGAATCAATTGCTGTTTTTTCATGAGCAACCTTTTCTATCTTTCCATTCAAATATGAATTCATTAATACATCAAGCGCGATTTTTTCCATATCAATCCTTCTTTTCCTTTTCAATTTTGATGTCTGGAAATGCTTTCTTTACGGCACTTCTAACTGCTTTTTGAAAAGATGATAAAGAACCCTTATACCATGCTGGTGGCTCTTTGAATGCTCCGGCTCTGGCCAAAGCATTGCGAGCACGCCCCTTGGTATTGATTGGGAAATGATCCTTCTTGTCTTTTACCTTTGGACTATTGGCAGGAAAAATTGGCTCTGGACGGTTCCTCACCTTGGCTTTTGGATCCTCATCCTTGGCAGCAAAAGATTCAAGGGAAGCGAAAACTGAAGCTAAATCAAATGCATCATTTTCATCATCGTCTTCTTCTTCCTCCTCCTCTTCTTCCTCTTCTTCCTCCTCCTCTTCTTTTTCTTTCTTTTCTTCTTTTTCTTCTTCACACTCTTCATCGCACTTTTCTTTTGCCTGCTTTGTTAAAGCAGCCATAGCTTGAATGGCAAAAGCAGAAGCTTCAAAGTGCCCAGCATCATCAAGAATCTCAGAAATGGTATTAAGAGTCTCAAAGCAATCTTTGATAGCTGATGTGGATGGATCAACTTCAATAGATGCCTCTCTCTCAAAAGAAGCCTTCTTTGTGATAGGGGTCCTGGTAAAGATTTTTTGATGACTTTCGCTACTTATAATAGAATCCATACTACTTGCGATATCAAATTTTGTCATATATACCTCTAAAGATTTAAAACAAGGGGCAGGCAAACACCTGCCCCTCATTTGCTGTTTTAATTACAGTCTCTTGTTTGCAAAATAACTCTCGAAGTAGTTCTTGATTTCGGATCCATTAGAAGATACGGACTCAACACCTGCAAACTGTGCAGATGGAAGTATTACATCTCCGGAGTGTAACAAGCCAACATTTGGAATAGAAGCTTGCTTTACGACAGGCTTACGTCCAATCATGTTCTTGACGCTGTTGAAACCAGCCTCATTCCAGTTCATGATCTCATTGACCTGATCATCAATCTGTCCATGATCAATCATACCCTTTCTTTCCATGTCATAAGCTAACTCATAAGCCTGCTTGATACGAGCCTTATGAGATGTCATGTCCTCGGCTGCCTTGAATGCCTGATGCTCTGCAACCATCTTGGTAGCAAATTCCTTTGACTCAGAGTCTCCAGCAGCACCCCACATTTCCTTCCAGTACTTTACAGCCGCTGGATCTACCCCATGAGCAACCAATCCATCAACGTCTGTTGGATCGAGCTGTCCTGCGGTTACAAGATTGTGAATCTCTTCAGCCTGCTTGCGAACCTTTGGAGGAAGGTTTGCAAGATCCAACATCAAAGACTTGAGATCTTGTGGAACATGGAACTTGGCATCAACACTTGGCTTTGTCTCAACATTTGGAGCGTCTACGCTGCCCTTTGGATGGGCCTTGCCAGAAAGATCGTTGAAACCGAGTTCAACTGCCTTCTCTGCCAATTTCATACGAGCTTGTGCGCGTGATTCCTTGGTGTTAAGAGAAGCTTGTACAGGTCCTGGGAATTTCATATTTTGAGGATTCAATTCAACTGTTGTTTTTCCATTCTGATTTACAATATCACCTGGAGCATTACCAACATCCTCTTCCTCAAGCTCTTCCTCTTCCTCTTCTGGCAAATCACCAGCCTCTTCCTCCAAAGCCTGTTCAATACTCTCTGTTACATCTGTTGGTACACCAGCTTCTTCTGTCTCTTCTGGGCCAGGAATCTCTTCCTCACCACCAATCTCACCCAAAGTCTCTGGAGTCAGCTCAGTTAGCTCACCCATTGGATCGCCCATTGGATCCTCAGCTGCATTACAATCCTCTTCTTCTTTTTCTGATTTCATAGCGCGTTTCTCCAATTCTGCTGTTCCATGAGCATACTTTACTACTGCGCCCATCAAACGAACAGACTCTCTTAATGCAGACTTTGCATCAGTAACGGCGTCTGCTGCCAATGCATTCAAATACTTGCGCTGCTCTGGAGTCATTGTATCATAGCTGCGCTTATATAACTCACTTGCTGTCTTGATTTCCTTTGCATGAGCACTGAGATCTGACATCATCTCATGGATTCCATCACGCAACATACCATTTACAGTCTTACGCATTCTCTGTAACTGAGACGCTGTCTTTGGAGCCTCACCTGCGAAATCATGCTCTGGAGCTGGTTCCACATTCTCTACATGAGTGGCGTCCTCTTCAACTGGTCCAAGACAATGCTCTTCAAGATCGCTGATCTTATTATCAATCTCATCAAGAAGATCACGAAGATCGTTTATAATCTCCTTTACACGATCCCCACCCTTTTCTGGAGCCTGTGGAGGCTCTTCAGCACCAACTGGAGGGGCTGGAGGAGCGCCTGCTGGAGGAGCTGCTGGAGGCATTTCAGGCATTGCTGGAGGTGCTGGAGGGGCGCCGGCAGTCTTTAGAAGAGCTGCACGAGTAGCCTCGAAACCTTCTGATTGAATCCTGTCCAAAAGACTCTTTCCAAATCTCTTTGTAGCAACGGATTCAAACAATACGTCAGCATTACCCTTGGTAATTTGATCAACGGAAGCTGTCAAAATAAGGGTATCATTGGCATAGACCTCCCAACGAGATGCGGCCTTATCCAAACGACCATCAGAACCGGCTGCCTTACGGAATTTAGCATTCAATGAAGCACGAGAAAGTTTCTCTTTGGTCTTCATGTCATCGCCATACAATCCATCAACATTACCCACATCTGGGAATGGTTTCTGACCCTGAAGATGTTTGTCATCTTCACGAGCTTCATTGTTCAATGGATCTGGCTTATATGTGGTCTGGCCAGGTTTTGGCTCAGTGGTGCCCTGCCAATAAGCTTCGCTCTTTAATTCAGCTTGACGCTTTAGCAGGTTTTCCTTGGCTTTCTTTAGCGCAGCCTCACGGAATAACGCGCGCTCTTCCTCCTCTGCCAAACGTTGGAGCTTCTTTTTAAGCTCCTCGTCATCCTGAGTAATACCTGGATACATTCCCTCGACATTACCTACGTCTGGGAAATCGCCAGGACCATGAAGATGCTTATCCATGAGCCTTGCCTTGTCTGCCAAGGGATCTGGTGTATACATTGTCTCGCCTGGTTTTGGCTCAACTGTTCCTTGAAAATATGCATTTTTTCTAGTCATTGATTCCTCGCTCTTTAACAAAGAAGAAAGTCTGTTATAATTCTCCTGAAGCTGCGCAATCTTTTCTTGCGCTCCCATTATTGCCTTTTGTAAGTCCGAAGCATATAATGGAATTTGCTCCGGCGCTCTTAAATTAACTCCCGATGTCTCAACATCAGATACCTCATATGTTGAGCGAGTAGCTGGATAAGCGCTCGCATCGTGTATATCGGTTTCTTCCGTTATCTCGTCCAATTCGCCAGTCAACTTACTGATTTTTTTGGTCAATTGTTCAAGATCTTTCTGAACTTCCTTTAAATCGTCTTTCGTAATATCACCATCACCTTCTTTCATTCCAAGGTAATCAGTGAGTGTTTCGGCTGCTTTCCCCAAATCCTTGGCAATAATATGTTTTACCTTGGCTTTTGGATCTGCACCGCTAACAACTAATGAAAGCTCTATAGGAGATAAATCAAGATTAATCTCACCATAACAGCTTTTATTTCTCATGTGCTGACAAAAATCACGTTCTGTCTTCGCTACACGATGACAACCATCTTCAGTACATACTGCACGACCTACGGCAGTACCCATTGAAACATTGGTTGCTACTCCTGATGCAACTTTATGCGCAAGATCTGGATAATTCTTTTTATCCAAAGCACATAGTGCAATAACTCTTTTTCTTTTCTCATCCCAAACTGTATCTACAATAACGCCTCGAATCTTATCAACTGATTGTGATTGATGATCGAGGCATAATGGACGTCCAACCCATTTCTTGTAAGCTACCTTTAGTTCCTTCTCAGGGAAAATATCATTATTATTATTTTTATATGGTTTTACATTCCTATCAGAACATATCCATTTTATTCCATGATCCCCAACCTTTTCCCATTGTGCTCTTACCGGACTTCCATCTGCATGCTTCTTCAAGGAACCGTCATCATTTAATAATGAAGCCTCGGCAGCGTGCATCATAACACAGGTAAAATATAAGAAATCTTTGGCCTGAGGTGCTATAACTTTTAATTGTTTTGCAAACTTAGTCATTCTGTTTTCAATATCCAAATCTATATCATTTGATATTTTTTCAATAGATTGTATATCTCCAGAACGAATTTGTGATTCTCCCAGTTTTATTAACATTAGATCTCCGAACTCGTTTTTTTAATTGGTCTTGGTGAATTTTTAGCCTGTTCCAGGGCTTGCTTTAAAATCTTTTCCCTTTCTTTGTCTTCCAACGCATCATTATTGGCTTCTTTCACAACACCAATTATCTGTGCATCACCTGTTTTTATTAACATAGGATCTCCAACCTAAATCTTGCTTTCTTTCAGAGCTTTCTGCCTTTCATGAAATAACTGTACTACCAATGGTACTTTCTCTTTTATTTTCTCTTGAAAACGCTCTGATAAATTGTCTGCCCAATTCTTTGCCAGAATATTAGTTTCTATATGATCAAGAATTCTATCATTGACTATTTGCTTCACTTGATTTGATCTCTTTCTTATCGCATCAACACAAGTAATTACATATGTTTTAAATTCCGGATCATCTATATTCGAGAATATTGACAAAAAAGCATTAACATCTTTTTCGATTTCTTTAATAAGTGATATGAAAGAGTCCATCATTTTCTCAATGACCGTATCCGTTCCAAACTCACTCATCAAAACCATGCATTTATTTGCACTTTTTAATGCCTTTTCATATTTGACTTGCACTTCATCACGATAATCTCTGAATGTTTTGCGATATTTCAATAATATATCAGAGTCTATATTTTGATGACGTTTAAAAGGCTCATATATAGCACCTAAAAATTCAGAGTTTACTTTCAGGCGAGCTAATAAATTTTCAAACTGCTCTTCTGCTTTTTCCGCAACTCTTTTTTCAGAGTCAGGTACAGCAAAATTCATCTGTATAGAATAAGCTCTCTTGTGCATATCAACCTAATAAGTATATCTTTATATTACCTTATAATCCTGTAGAATTAGGAATATAACTTGCAGGGATAGCTCTATCTATGTTTATTGGGAACATTTCATTATCCATTGAGACGCCTTCTTCTCCGCCAATAGGTGTTCCCATGTAGGTAAATTGAGCGTCCATTCCTGCAAAACCACCACTTGTGGGAACATTATTATTGACACTATCTATTTGTGTAGGTCCTGTTGAACCTACATCAAACACATAATTATTATCCCCTTCTTCTTTCAAATTATCTAAAACTTTATAATATACCACTAAAATAGTTGTTTTTTGAAATATTGCAGCAGCAATGTCTTTTGTCAAAATATTATTTATCTGCTCTTTATTTGGAATAGTATCCAATTCAACAATTTTATATTCTGGATTCAAGTTTGCAGAATATAATTTTCCAGAACTATTACCATGCTCTATTGCTTTTTCTTTATCAAAAAACCATATAGTTTTTGATTTACTTACATCATCAATGTTACATTTACAATAGATTTTATTGTTTGATGCTACACGATTCAATCTGTTATTTTCAGGATCTGTTCCTGGCATAAAAGAATTTCTTGGACCGGGCTCATTCAATGACATATTATTGTTTTCTCTTGTCATCTCAACAACATCACTAGCATCAGATATATCATTTTGAATTTGTTTTGCAAAATTTATTACCGCTTCATAATACGAATCGTGAACATCATCAGATAAACCTTCACCCATTCCAAAACCTTGAGCCTCAGCCAGTGCGTCTGTAACATTAGTTCCATTCAATACCTTGAACATGGCCACTGCCATACCCGTTCTATCTTTACCATGTTTACAATGAATATAAACAGGACCATCTTTTAAAAGCTTTGGTAAGGCACTCTTCAACCATCTAACCCTTGGATCAAATCCCGTAGTCAATGGTATTATTACATGCTTCATACCCAAAGCCTTTACATCATTATGAATCGCATGACCGATTTCGTCATCCAAACTCACAACCTTTTTAATGCCAAATAAATTTTTCAACATTTGCAAATCAGCCGGTGTAGGTGCTCCACCCCTGTATAATTGACCCTTTACTACCTCAGCAAATCTATCAGGCATATCATTCCTCAAAATCAATAATCTTTATAGCAGCCATTAGTGCAATATTATCTGGATTTTTCAAATTATTCAATAGTGCCTTTTCAAAAGTATCTTTGAATGTTTTTTGAAATAGTTTTATTTTATCATTATCTTTTTCTTTCCTTAACTCTCTCATAACATAACTGTAACTAAGATCAATTCTTGGCCTCTCAACATCGGTTACCGCAGCAAAAGCACATAAAGCCTTATCAAGCAAATCTTTATCACCCAAAAGACGAAGCTCTTTACACACAGAGCCAAATACTTTTAAGATATTATCTCGTGTTTGCATGCCATACCTCCATTGCCACTTTCCTGAAACTTTCCTCTAATACATCTGGTTCTGCCAGTTTATATATTGAGGATGCGTTTTTCTTGAATCCAACAGATATTTTTATACTGGTAGCGTCTTCAAAAGCATCTGCGGTTGCTTTAGAAATAATTTCAACAGCTTCATGGCAAGCCGAAACAGAACCCCTCAAATCACACTCAACCTCAACATTATTCGATTCATTGTGAATAGAACAAACATCAGCATCCAACTCACCCCTTAAAGCACTGGTCAAAACCTTTGCAAACTTCAAACGATAATGAAGTGGCGCTTCAGAAATAGACACCAATATTCTACTCATAGGTAACGATTCATTTATAATTGCTCTCTTGACAAGCCTTGTAAGAATACCTTCTGTTGCCGTAACCTCTTCAAGATCTTCATCTTCCTCCTCTTCTACCTCTGGTTTCTGTGCAGATGGAGGTGGAGGCGGCTTTGTCTTATCAAGATACGTAATTTCCTCTTCTGGAACTTCGTAAACTGATTCCTTTCTTGTTTTTACATTACCAGTTGACATTGTATTCAAAGTAATGTTCTTAGTCATTGCAATAATAAGTTTATGAGTAGGATCTCTGCGCGCTGCCAAATCATTCAATATAAAAGTAACATCTAATAAAATGTTATATTTTTTACATGGAAATTTTAATGCACCAAGCTGCACTTCAGCATACATTTCATTTACATTTCTGTTCTTGACCGTCTGTGAAACAGGTGGAAATTTGTACGCTATCAAAACACCATATTTAAGAATGTTTGGACGTACTACCTTATACATGAAATCATGTAAACCTTCACTGACAATTTGATCTACTTCATTTTCTGGAATTTTAAATCCATTTGTAAATGTAGTACGTTTCAAAAGTTTATTTATTCTGTTTCCAGCCTCAATTTCAGTTTTGGTTGGAATTGGCATATTTTCAGTATTGAATTGCTGAAACCAATGAATATTGGCAATTGGTATTTTACCACAATCGCCACCAACAATAATGTTTTTTTCAGAAAATTCTTTTTGTAAACGTTCTGGTAGTTGCTTGGCTAACTGCGCCAATAACTCTTTGTTTTGTTTGTATCCCTGTTGAACATTAGATACAGCTTCATCAGTAACTGTAAGACCTAAATCGGTAACAGTAATACTTGGAACCGATTGATCCACTTTTTTCAAACCTTGATTCATTTCAGCAAGCAATAAAGAAACCTGATCTATAATTGCAGGAGTTACACGCGCTAGCTTGATTGATGAATCAACATCCCCTGTTTCAAAAGAGTTCTCTAAAGCATTGAAATGTTTTATCAATTCTTTCAATGGGTGTTTAAGTTTTAGATATACCCTGGATGCTTCTGCTTTGTTTTTACGAAATTCACTGTCAAAAATTGCACGCCAATTGCTTGCAATCCAACCTTGCCACTTATCAATAACAGAAGCTATACTTACAAAATCATGCTCTTTACTGGCAGTACGTAATTGATCTGATGCTGTTTTTAAAAAGCCTTCGTCAATCATTATATCCTCTGCGCTTGCTTTAGAATAATTTCGCTTTGTTTATGCATGCCAATCTTCTCACACATCTCAGAAGCTTCGCATAACAACCTTATTGACAAGCCCTTGTTTGTATTTACATATTCATGTGATAATGAAATCAACTCCCTAATGTAATCCATTGACTTTGCAACAATATCTTCTTGATTATCTTTGATTATATTTTCTGATAATGTTTTTATCTTTACAGGATCTGATACCGCATCTTTAATGTCTTGTTCTTGTGGCAGCTTCAGAAACAAACTCCACACATCATATCCGGCCAGCATTTCATTTATGAAATCAGATTGTAGTTGTTCATTACCAAAAGCCACTAATATTTTTGGTATGAATTCTTTTTTCAAACCATCAAGTATATATAAAATTTGCCTTGATACATCAGATATTGTAATGTTATCAAGATTATTCAAATCTAATTTTGTAATTTTACCACCAGGAACCAATAATGCTTTCACACCACTGGAAAATAAATCGCTGTGGTTTATATCCTCAAATGTTGCCTGTATATTTTCAGCTATACTTGTGTATTTTGTAAGTGTTACATTTGGATCGTTTGCACTATTGAAAAGAGCCTGAGCCTCATATAATGGCTGTATTAGAGATCTGAAATCGGCTAAAACCTCTTTATTTATATTCTCTGGTGTAATTCCATTATTCTTTTCAGGTTGTTCTTCCAGTTGTATTTCCCCACCCTCAGGATTCAACTCAACCCCTGGTTGAGTTTCCAGAGAAGCTGGACCAGTTGGCGTTGATTCTGCACCAGGAGTTTGTCCCGATAAACCAGAAATAAGAGTAGCAAAATGTTTATTATATACTGTTTTTATTTCTTTATCGGCATTATCTACAGTATTCTTGAAATCAGTAAGCGTCTTTATAAACGCATCTACTTCACCCTTGGCTCTTTCTTCATCCAACTGATTGAATACTGCAGTCATTGAATCAAATATACTTTGAACCAAATTCAACGCATCATCAGCAGATTCAACCTGTTGACGCATACTATCTCCAGATACACCACTCAATACACCTCCCTCAAATCCTCTTTGAGTAGGCATGATTTCAGGAATACCATATCTCAAACCTTCCCAAACTTGAGTTGTCAAACCTTTTGCCTCAGATATAAGCTGTGCTCTTTCTTTGGAGGCATTAGCAGTTTGCTCTACGTTCCTTCTTGGTATATTCGGTTGTTCTGGTGAAGGGTTTGCAGCAGCGGGAGCAGAAGTGGCAGCAGCAGGTTCAGGAGCTTGATATAATGCCTGATGCATTTTAGCCAAATCCTGTTTATTAACATTCATATTATGTTTATAAAACTCTTCAATAGTTTTATTTCTCAAATCTATAAATTTTTCTATTTGATTATGATCGCTAGAAAATATTTTCTTCATCAATTCCATTGCTTGATAAGCATGCAACATAACAGAAGGAGTTTGGTAGCGCTTATGTGCCATTCTGGCCATATGTAATAACTTACGTATATTAGGGGTAGAGTGTACAGCAACCTGTCTCAAACGATTATCTACATATTCCATGTATGATATCAAACGTGAATACCTGGAACTCCACAATTTACGCAAATGTTTAGTAAGATTTAAAGCCCCATACATTCTGTTGAATATTGAGCGTTCTTGTGCTTCTTTTTCAATGGACATAGCTCTCCAAATGCTTCTTATAAGAAGCCAAAATATGCGTGTTAATTATAGCCCATTATCAAGGTGATGGTGGAGGGCCTCCAGCTGGTGGGCCTCCCCCACCAATTGGTCCTGGTGGTGGTGCTCCTGGAGTTGGACCCATTCCTGGTGGCGCACCCATTCCCGGTGGCATGCCTCCCATTCCACCTCCTGGTGGTGGGGCTCCTGCGCCAGAAACATATGGACTTTGACCAGGTACTGGCTCATCACCTGCCTCTTCAATTTCATCATTGATTGTCAATGACTTCAATTCATGCAAAGAATAACGAGACATTGCAGCGATCTCCCTAGCACGAATAGCATCATTTATATCTTCATATCGTATTTTCCTGCGCTCATCCTCAAATTCAAGACCCAAACTGCGATATAATGTTTGTACAGAAACACGCTTGGCTGGACCTTCACCTGTAGATAGGTTTACAAGGTTGTTTATATAAGAATCCATGTCAAATAATGACATATGATTCCAATCTACATCTGGTACTATCAGTACTTTTTCACCATCAACGCGCTCATAAAAATCATTAATTTGAGCAATTGGTGCAAAAATCCTGGTTCTCAACCAAGATGACATATAGTTTCGGAATTGCATGTAACGCTGTCTAAGTACATCCAAAGCCACGCTACCAGTTGCATATGTAGTATCACTACCATCCATGATTACAGATGGTACCATCAAACCTACATAGATTTCTTTTATAAGCTTATCTACATCATTGTTAGTATCATAAATACCCTGTCCATAGCCTACACGCTCAACCGCAATTGCATCATGTGTAAAGATTTTGAAATCCTTATCAAATTGAGCTTCTTCAAATACATTTCTCCAATGCTCCAGATCTACTGGTGTTGGTCTGAAATCCTGATTTCCAATCTTTACCAATGTGAGCGGATTAACCATGTTATCCGCTTGTACATACTTACACTCACGGAATTTATCCATAAGCATCAAGGCTCTAAAACAACTAACAATAAGACCAGTGCCTCTTATTTCATAAGGGCTTATTCTCCTGGCAATATGAGAAACGTAAAAATTATTCAATGGTATATTTTCATTTCTTCTAACGTGTTCTATAATGGATGGTTCAAGCTGTTTTCTCTGTTGAATATCCGGTGGCTTATTACCAAAAACAACACGCTTCAAATTCTCATCAGGACGTAAACTGATAATAGGTTCTGCAGCAATTACAGAACGCTGTACGTTTACATAATCGGGATTCAAAATCATCAAACGGCTCCAACGCCCTTTGCCCTCATCCAATTCACCATATACAAATGCTTCTCCAAGAGTCCAATATTCTTGAGCGATTTGTACACACATATTCATCAAATCAATCTCATCCATCATTTGATTGAAAAACTTCTCAACCTTTGAGTTTTTACATTTGATATTTAATTTTGCAATTGGATATGTTGAATGTAAAGTAATCGCGTTGTGAACGATTGGGTTCAAAGCAAAAAACGATCTGCTCCAAGCATTGATGGTAGCTCTATCTCTTGGAAGGTTGAGGTTTGAATTCAACCAAAGTGGCGAGTAAACTTCTGGAATTTGCCTGCCGCTATCATTGGAACCTCTCCAACCACTACTGGTAGCACTACTGGCTCCAGACATAGGGGACGTTCCATCAGCTTGTTTATATAATGGTTTTGAAGCCTTTGAAACAAATCCAGCTTGGGTTTGTCTCATCATATTTTCTTCATTGTTTGATGAACCTCTCCTTCCTGGGTTGTAATTTGAAGTCCCCTTTTCTCTGAACTCCCCTGCTTCAAATTGCAGCTCCATCATCTCACGCCGCTGTTCACTTACTCCTTTTGCAGCTCTACTGGAAATTTCAGGAAGTACATTAGCTGTTGCTGTTTTAGAAAAAGTATCAGATCTAGTCACGATATGACCATTTTTTTCAATCAGCTCTTCAGCTCTAGTTTTGTTATTATTAATGAAGTTTACCATCAAATACCTATATATCAAATTTTATTAGAGAAACGTGGCAAATAACCAAGTACAGCTTGTACCTCTTTTCCTGTCGTTGCTACATCATATTTCATATGCATTGGATTGTGAATCTTGAAACCTTGGGTTACATCAAACTTCCAAGCCAAATAAGCATTCAGCAATGCCATCAAACCATCGTTTGGACTGCTACCTTTAACATAATGCTTTATTGACTCTCCAGACTTATCTTTAGTAACTTTTATGTCCATGCTTGCACAATGATTTACCAACCAATCAATTCTATTAAAGCTTTTATAAGGAAATTTTACATTTCCATTTTTTAATAATCCTATTATTTCTCCTATATAAAAATCTTTTTCAAATACAATTATTTTTGGAAATTCATCAGAAGAATATTTTATATGACCATTTACTTTATGAGAAGAACGGCTGGCCAAGAATTTATCATCATACATTCTTTGTAATTTTTGAGTCAAACCGAAAGCATCACCGATATCGCCTACAGCTAATGAAATACTGTAGCGTCTAAACATCTCTTCTACAATTTCAATTTTTGTTTCATCATCATTACGCATCAAGCGAGTAGCAAATTCAATATTGAAAAGGTTTGGGCCATCTGCTGTAAGAACCACAGCACAGCTATAAGAACGTCCTACACGACGTCCTGCACGAGCATCCAGCTCACCTCTTTGTCCCCAGTCAAACCCTACATAAACACGTTTACCTTCTGCTGGAGATATTTGAGTTGCAAAAGCCCTATCCTTATCAGCGCATTTCTCGTGAATTTGTTCTATTGAAAGAGTGCCTCCCTCTCCATCATAAAACTCTCCAATAACCTCATTCATATAAATACGCTCAGTATTTACTGGGCTTTTCTCAGGCTTTGTCTTCTCAATATCTTCTCTTGAAAACTTTGGAATATATAATTGATTTATATGAAAACCAACGAATGTGATATCGGGATCATTTTCATCATTCATTGGAATCCACTTTCCACGTTCTGCGGCTTCAATTTTATCTTGTTCACAACCACATGTAGGACACTTTACGGTTTTAAAATAAACCCACACATCCTCCCAGTTAACATCTGGTCTGTACAACGGGAAATACTCACCACATTTCTCACAGCGAAGGTGATAATAATTCTGAGTAGAATGTTGCCACATTTTCCAATATGATCCTCCTTTTTGCTTTGGTGTTCCAAAATATACTTGAACACCTTCAGGTGGACCATACTTTGCTTGGGTAAGTATTTTTGATACAGCACCCATAGCTAAATCTGAAATATCTTGAACTTCGTCGAACATAGCAAGATCACAGGTGCGACCGCGCACCCTATCGCCATCTAAACCAGTCGACTCAATCCAAACCTGGTTATTGTTTACAAACTTTTTAAAGTGAGTATTGTTATAAGAACTGTTTGAAGAATCAAGCTTGGTTTCCAAAAATGATTTCAATAACCCATTAGATTTCATTTCTCCAGGCATTGGTCTGGATGCTGTTATTATAGGATCAAGTTTATCTTTAGTATAAGCGGCTGCTAATGATAATGTTGGAAACAAATGCATGATACGCATTGGTGGGCGACCATTTGTTCCAAATAAACCACAGGCTACAAAGTATGACTCTAACGCTGCAGCCATAGTTGTAGCCCCTACTTGTCTGCCCTTAACAAGCACAATTGGCTTTGAGGTTGGCTCAAGAGCTGTAAGGGCTATGTATCTATAAATATCAACGAATGGTTTATAACCATTACCTCTTAATTTTAAAGGATTTCCATCTACATTTAAATTATTTTCAACAAAATAAACAGGATCTGTATTTAGAACACTATCCTTGAAACTATTAAATAAATGTGAAAACCCATCTACAACTTGATGTCTACTTGCCACTAAATCTCCATCTGTTTAAATATGCATATATCATATAATATACAGATGAATGAGTAGATTAAGTAGCAGATTTTACAGGCTGAAGATTAGTAGACCATTCTTTGTTCTGATCTTGTCCGTGTGTATTCTCGATTACTGTTCCAACTCCACGTCCGATATTGTTGGAAACTCCAATATCAATTGGATTTTTTTGCATCAAAATATTACTTATATATGTTTTTAATTCAACATCATCAAGATATTGTTGAGTTACACCATCTCGCGAAAACATTTCACGAATAGAATGTAATATAGCTGGTATTTGAATACCATGATTAGTATCAATCAAATTATTTATAAAACTCTCTATTTCAGGATGGTTGACCAATAACGTAGGTTTCTCGTTATTGGTCATTATACTTTTTTTTCTTCAGCCTCAGCGTTTGCAATAATTGACTGGGCAGCGCTTTGTAAGCTTGAAGATTTAATGTAAGAATCAAGACCGGTACGTTTTTGATATTCCTTTACAACATCTTCTACTGATCCTGCTCTTGGAGCGGCTCCACTGACAATAGAACTCATTTGTTCAAATACAGAAGGAGTACGAGAACGATCTCTGGCAACTTCTACAGCAGTCTTGGCATCTTGTACTGCCATTTGTTCAGCAAAACGCTCAAGCCACAATGGACAACCAGTTGTTGTTCTTGATACCTCATCTGTACGATAAAATTTAGACATATCTCTCATGTTTTCACCTGTTATCCATAATAAGAAGCAGCCCAGTCTCTGTTATCAGAACGTGTCTGGTCAACTTCCTTGCCAACTTCAAATCCACGATCTCTACGCATTGCATAACCCATATCAGCTAATAACTGTGCCAACTCGGCTTTTTCACGCTTATCAAAATTCCACTCTTTTACTTGACCATCAAAAAGCTCTTCTAAATCATGACCAGCAGAAACAACTCCATTGATAACAACTCTAGCAGCAAGAGAAATAATTAAAGGTACTGTAATTGTAATACCAGTTATCTTGGTAGCCTTCTGAGCCTCTTTTATAAACCCATCTTCAGTACCAACATCATACCAAGCCTTTTTCTTGGTTTTCTTCTGGTGTCTCTTATATTTTGTTGTCCTGACCTTCTCAAGACGTTCTACCAAGCGCTCCAAACCATTCTCAATTTCTTCACGGGCTTTTTCAGCGTGTGCAGAGTTGATTTCATCCTTGAAATCGGTACGCATTGCTTTACTGATCTCACGGTCAATACTTTCAAAATAAGCAATAGCCTTTTCCAATCCAGTAGTATCATGACCACTATGACGCGGAATGTTTTCAATCATTTTTTTGAGCCAAGCCAAGAATCCTTTATGGCCACCGGCTGCACCCCAATCCCAGATATTGCCTTCGCCAGGCTCTCCTTCTTCCTCAATTTCAACATCACTGTCTTCAGGATCTTCTACTGGCTCTTCAATTTCTGTGGCATCGGGAGCCCCAGGAACGTCATGTATACTAAGAGAAAACTCTGGCTCTCCATTTTCCTCAGTATCAAAAACCATGGGTTCATCAAGATGAACTTCCAGAAACTCTGGAAGTTGAAATTCATGTATGTGTTGTGCTGTCTTGGTCATAAGTTAACCCCAAAATATACATATCTGCATGTTTATGCGTAACAATTACTTTCTACCAACCTTAATAACTGTATCGTGTAAGACTATTCCACCTTGTAATGAGAAAATACCGTAAAACAAGTTTCTACTTATATTATAATCTGCATAATATCCAATGGGATAAGAATATAAACCATTCAATGCAATACCACTGAAAATCTGAGAATAAAAGGGAGCAGCCATCAAAGTTGATTTCTGACCCTCACCAGGAGCTGTATCATCATAATTACACTCTGATGAATTCTTCTCTTCAAAAATCTTAGCTGCATAAGGGCATTTTTTTATTTCATGCTCTTCGTTTGTAATACTCCACGCAAGTAGTTTTACGTTTGCATCTGCAATTTCTTGTTTTTCCTCATCTGTGACTTCTTTGCCCATCATATCAAAAGTAGCCATACGATCAATTACACCACCAGAATATTGACAGCCAAATGGAATTGGTAATCCATACGGACATGGATTATCATCATTTTTTCTTATTGCTGCCAATTTCAAGTGTCTTTTTGTCATTATGATGCCTTTATCATATTAATCAATATATCCCACGCTTGTTTTCTTTTCAATCTCCTTTTAACTCTTTCATTTTGATTTTTTCTTTTCTTTCTGAAATCCATTACACTTTTATATTTATCCATTGGACCATGATATAAACCACCTCCAGGGCTAGTCTCATCAGGACCATCTGAGGTATAATCATAATTTGTTCTTCCGATAAATACGGATGTAGGTCTTGTATCCATATTGATTCTTGAATCTTTTTTCTTTGTCATCTTGACACCCTATAAGGAAGTAAATCTTTTGGTATAATCACCACATCCCACAAATTCATACTTGTTATATAATTTAAAGTATTTTTTGAATTATATCTGAAAGCTGATAATAACTTATTTCTTGAAAATCCAGGTTTTACTTTTTCCTTTATTCTATCAGGATTACTTTTAGCCCATTCTATTATGTCTTCCTCTATTGTAAACCCAAGCTTTGCAGCAAGATAGATAGCTCGTATAACCCTTCTAGGATCATCTCTAAGAGTAATTCTTGGAGGCAATGGTGTCCTTAGAATTTTTTTATTTATATCATTCAATCCCAAGCCTGTTTGATCCTCAATCACTCGCAAATTCATAGCAATAGTAAGTGTATTGCATGTAAAATCACGACTGAATAATTCAAGCTGCATTGGAGTAGGATTTTTTACCCCTGCTCTTTCAAGAAAATATTCAACATCAGGAGATCTGTAATTTGAAGAAAAATCAAAGCGCACTTGTCCAATCGCAACTTGATAATGACCATCTGGGAAATTTACTGGATAAGCTTTATATTTTTGAGATGTTAATATTGCAAGCTGTTGTATGGTATCATCTCCAGTAGTAATATCAACATCATCAACCATTCTTGATCTTTTCAAGACTTTATCACGTGGCAAACCACCAACAATAAAAGGCTCTGACAAATTGTTTTCATTTGCCAGTATCTTGACATTGAGTAATACATCACGTATTTTCATAATTATCTAGTTTGAATTGGTGGTGTGGTTTCAACGCGTGCTGGTCTTTCCAACTCTTGTGGTTCGATAGATGGTGGTGGGGGTGCAGCAGGTGCTGCTGCCGGTTCCTTTCCTTCAAGCCTGCTAAGCTCCTTTTGTTTTCTTAGGTCTTTTCTCTTTTGTTCCTCAGCCTCTTGGTTTTCAAGATTTTGTCTGATAGCCATTGTTTCCGGTGCTGTATCTTGCTTAATCTCTGTCCATTGATCAGCTCCAGGTATTTGCATTGAACCCTTTACTTTTGTCAACACATCTTCCAAACGACTACCGATGTATTGATTGGCCTCCAATGCCTTAGCCATTGCCTCTCCAAGACTTGGGAAAAATGATGCTAAACCAACCCTATCCATCATAATATCAAGAATTGATAATTGACGTGAAATCTCACGTTGATTATAAATGGAAACCAACATCTCCAAACGCTTTACAACATCTCCAATACTGATATTTTTCAATGCAGCATCAATAACGTCATCGGTTTTATCTTCTACTACCTTAGGCGCAGAGGGCTCTATATCCTCAATGGCACCCTCCACAGCAGGAGCCTCAGAAACAGGTTCTGGAATGGCTTCCGGGGCAGGAATAGGTGCTTTAGCTGGCGCTACCTCTTGTGCTGGTATAGCCTCTTGAGCTTCAACAACCAATTCAAACTCTTCATCTGCTTTCTTTTTTGAATATCTACCCTGACCATGTGGTGGCCTTACATCAAGTTTTCCAGCAGAATATCTGCCATGACCATGAGGAGGACGTTTCTTGTCTTCAAAAATACGATTACGCTCTCTGGCTTCATTATCAGGGTCCTGAACACCTCTGGAAAGATTGTCAAAAAACTCTTTTAACAACTCTTCAGTATCATTCTTATCTCCTGTTCCGTCACCTCCACTACTACCGCCAACAGGGTCATTAGGACCTGGCAATGGACCAGTTAATGGAGAAGGAATCTCAGGCATTCCTGGAGGGCCTGCTACTTTTATAAAAAAGTCAGCCGCTTGTTCTTTACCAAGAGAAGATAAATAATTCGCAGTACGAATTATATAATCGTCAAATAATGATGATTTTACTGTCCTTTTAGTAGCTGTTTGTACTTTACGTTTTAAATCTTGTAGTAAACGCAACATCAACTCTAAATCGTCACCAGCAAATAACTGACCATCATTGCTTTCAAGCAATTTTTCAGCAGAGCGCAAACGTCCAATAATCTTTGTACGTTGTCTATCAATACGTTCTCTTACATCATTTTGATCAGATTTATCATCTGTGTCATGAACGTCTTTTGGATGACCAGGAGTATTCGTTACAGAAATAGGATTTGGAATTTTTGACTTCAAACTATCATAATTAATACCGTCAAAAGATATACCGTTAGGTGTGACAAATAAATTAGCCATCTTAGTATATTTCTCTGGAACCCTTTCTCTATAGAAATTCAACCATTTTTCGTAATTCATTTTTTCCCTTTCCTGCCAATTTTTGGTTACTTCTTCAAAGGCTTCCTTTTCTTTGTTGCCCTTCGATATTAATGCGTAAATATCTCTAGTTGCCCCTACCCATTTCTCAAGATTATAGGTTGGTCTTTGGTTTAAAATTGGTTCCCCTTGTGGATAAGCAAGTTTCATACGTTCCGGTAACATTTTCTTTATGGCTCCATCAATAGCTTCCATTAAAGCCAATAAAGAATTAACAGGCTTATTTTCACGGTTACTATAAACCTCTTCAATAATTTTTCCATACATATGATGTGGAATTTGATTTTTAAATAAATCCTTGATTATTCTAGGTGTATGTAATGATATGTAATAAAACTTCCTTTGATCGTCTTCATTCTCTATACCCAAAGAAGACATTAAATTAAAATCAGATATAAGTTTTTCCTTCACATCATCTGGTAAAAGCAAAAACCTATCGCTATCTAATTTCTTTTTAAAGAAATTGTTTATCATTCATCCTCATCATCTAAAAATTTATCAGTTAAATTTGTTGCAGAGTCAAGCAACTTATCAACTGCTTTATTATCCTTTTCTAAGTTAATGACAGGAATTGCCTGTGAAATACTTTGTGGGTTTATTTTTGCTATTTCCTCTTGTAAAATATCCATAAACATGGAAGCATATTTTGGACCAAGACGTTCCAGGCTCCGTTTAATGGCTTGCTGAAATATAATGGATTGTTGTTCAACCATTTGAACTGTATAAGAATGTTCAATCTTGATATCAGCTTTTTCATTGACTATCTTATCTCCCTTTTCTATAGCCTGCATAAGCAGTTCCATATACTTGGTAAATATATAATCTGTTTTTATTCCTTCAGGGTTTGACTGAATCAAATCAAACAACTGCTCTGCACGAGCTTCAAGAATAGTCAATAAATGGGCTAGCTTCTTTTTAAAATCAATATGTTCTTCTGCTGTCTCTTCAAGACGCTTTCTCCACTCCTTGTTATTCAAGAGAGATTCTGCTATTTTTTTATCAAGTTTGGTAGATAGATCATCTGATATAATTTTTTTTATATAGCCGTGATGATCTGCATATGTATCAATAAATTCTTGTAAAAGTGTAGCTGAAAGTCTTAAATGCGCCTCATCTGGTTGTTCATATTTATCTTTGAGGTATTTGGAGACAGCTTTGGGGCTGTCTCCGCTTACCAGCTTTGTTATAATCGTTTGTTTTTCTGGATGATCAACAATTTTCTTGAAATCTGCCATTTACTTCCTTGTTCCAATAGACTTTTGATTTGAAATTATCATTGCTCCAACTTCAGACCACTTTTTATCACCGAATAATTCATTGGCATACTTTGCTTCTTCATTCAAAATTCCGGCTCTAACTGGATTGTCTTCCACTTCAGAAGCCATTTTCTTCAATTGAATTGCAACATAATTCAATGCAGCAGGTGGTACAAAACCCTTCTTCAAGAAGAATCTACTTATGTACAGCTTATACTTTTGAGCATACTCTTCTTTCTTTGCAGGATCTGCTTTCAAAGCCATGATAATATCAAATTCTTTACTTTGTTCTGGAGTCAAACCTTTCTTTATATCATCAGATGCTGCCCCAATAGATACAGAATTAGTTAATCTTTCCCAAGCCAAAGGTTTAGTAAGAGGGGAGTGTAATGGTTTTTCAGGAGTAATATCTGGATCGTTACCAAACTCCTTTGCTACCATTTCAATCCAAGAAGATACGCTAAACTTTCTAGTGTCTTGTAAAGCATTTGGTGATATAGGACCTGCACCAGAAACATTACCGAAATCATCAAGAAAATTTCTATGTACCTGTCTTACTTGTTGAACGGGATGTAGAATCTTTTTAGCAGCCCCACTCTCTCCACCACCTTCTCCACCATCACCCTCTGGTAAATCAGCCAATAAAGACTCTAATGATTCGTCTTCACTAGATGGTACCAATGCTGTTTCTGGCTCTTCTTCTTGTTTAATTTCAACAGGTTTATCAAAACGTGATAAACTTCTTTCTGGCAATTTAGGTACTGGTGGTTCATCAATTCCCAAAATTGAAGATGGTACTGTAGTTAAAACACTCTTCAATTTAGATGGGAATGCCTTCTGTGTATCCTTAAAAGTTCCAGGCTTAGGTTCTGGTAAAGCTGGTTTTTCACCAGTTAATCTTACCGCTGGTCCAGTTTCTTCCGGAATATCATCTTCCTCCTCAAGTTGAACCTGTGCCTTTTCTAAATCCTTTCTTGCCTGCCTGCGTGCCTTTATCTCTTCATTTGAAAGATACTTAGCCTCTCCTCCTGCTTGTCCTACATAATGACCAGGCTCTATATCCCTGTACTTATGTTCAAGATCACTTCCTTCCTCAGTCCAATCACCTTCTGGCAAATCCTCTTCACCTTCATCACCACCACTTGGCAACTCATCTTCCTCTTCTTTCTTGGGCATAGGAAGACCCTTACGCTTAGCAAGTTCACGCTCTATGGCCCAATCAACCATTGGAATGTTTATTATATATACGGCCTGTCTGCTACCAGGGTTATAATCAAATGGACTTACCAATCCAAAGGCATGCATAGAAGCGCTGACAGCATTCTGTTGTTCAAATACGGCACGCAAATCAGCGGTAATTTCTTTATCTTCCTTACCTGATTGAACTTTACCCTTTGAAGCAACAATCAATTTTGCCCACACTTTTTTGCATTCTTGATAAGCCTTATCAAGCTCTTTCTCTGAAGTTGGTTCAATACCTTTTTGCTTCAAATACCATTGACCAACCAAACGGCTCCAAATAAACAAATCATTTTGACAATCATTGCTTACACACCAAGGTCCTTTCAATCTTGAAAAGTCAGTATCAGTTTTGAAGTCAACCCTTAGATTAGTTAAATCTGGTTTTACCTGCTTTCTATAAACCGCATAAGGTCCAACTTGTTTTCCATTATAAACTAACTTTCCAGCGTCAAGATCCTCAATTTGTTTCAAAGTCAACATTGGAGGTGACATTGCTGGATCTTTTCTATAATTATCACATACATCTTTCCATGTAGTGGTTCTACCATTTTCAAATTCTCTACGAAGATATGGATTCTGACAATAATGTTCTTTCATTGTTTTGATAATCTTTGCAGATCTGGTCTTATCAAAAGTCTGGAAATCTTCATCTTTTTTAATTTTATCGAACACATTATAGTATTCATAAACATTTATATATTCCTCAGTTACCATTGTTTTGGTAGAGCCATCCTGTTGTAACTCATCTCTCTTCCAAATTCTCATAACTTGAGCTGGATATAAAGCAGCCTCTTGAGCATCACTCAGATTGATTTTTTCATCCAGTTTTTGCAAACGAATTGGCTGATCACTCAGGTATGCGTTGGCAATACCCAATACTCGGCTACTTACACCTTCTACTGGATCAAATGTCTTTTTACCTAATTCTGCAGAACCAAGCGCATTATAATACGCCTGATTTCCTTGCATTTGAGACCTGCCAACAACATTTCTAATTACCACTTCTTTTGTAAGAAGTTTACGCAATGCATTTTCACACAAGAACACTACTGGTTTTAACATTTCATCAAGTTTCTTGTGGATTGAGTACAATTTCAAAGCTACAAGATTAGAAATGTCTTGAACTGGAGATGTTAATCTAGCCTGTACATTGACCATGATTCTCAACATGGCATTTATACCTTCATATAAATTACGTACCTTGATCTTCAAACCCTCTTCAGTTCGTAAATCGCCTCCAAGCGCTGGGTTTCTTATTACTTTTTGAACAGAAGAATCCAATGAAGTAATGTCTTTCATATGTTCTACAGGTGCATGAATTTCTACAGGTAGCTTACCATTATCTGTTATCTTCAACATCATTGGTAAGAAATGACCATAATCACCAAGACGCTCAGCTTCCGCAAACAACTCAGGATCATCAGGTGAAACAACTGTCATTTCACTCTTCAATTCTTTCGATAAAGAAAAGGATTGTTCCGTTTTAATTTTTTCAGGATTTGCTATATCAATTGCAATACTCAACAATTTTACAGCTTTAGCTACCAATGCAATGATACATTTATATACTGCGTGATAATGTGTTGGAGCATAGGCTGCCAAATCTTGGATTTTTTGCATCCATAAATGCATTTTATCAAGTGTAACACCTTGAGCTGCTACCAATTTTTGCGCTCCAGCGCTCTTGGCTTGAACATTCTTTTTGATACGCTCATTATGAACACCCATATACCAATATTTCAAAACAGCCAATAACAATAAGGCATCTCCGCTTTCCTTAAACCAACGCAAAGTTTCTCTCTGAAGGTCATCGTCAGATAGTCCCTTTGCATTCAAATCACCAGATGATCTTACCCAGTTTTTCTTTATGAAATTGAATAATGTATCATACTCAGGATTGCTCAAGATTTCTTCAGAAATCTTGTCTAAATCAAGCGTTTCTGGAGAAAGTGTTCCAAGCTTCATCTTTTCAGCAAGTCTGCGTTGTATTTCTTCTGATACAAGCTTTTTACCATCAATTTGTGTGCCCTTTTCCTCAACCGCTGATAAAAGAATCCAATCACGACTTTCGGCACACATCTCTTGCCAAATTTTGTTCCATTCTTTTTCACGTTGCTCTCTTGAGAAATTACCAAACATACTTCTGGCAACAAAGCTTCTTTCAGTCATTTGTTTGATAATATCAATATTTCTCTTTTGAGATGCTTCTTTAGCTGCTTTTTCCTCTTTTGTTAATCTTCTAGCCTTTGCTGGTGCAGAAGGTGTTGCGGGTTCTACCACAACTTGTTCTTCTTTCTTCTCATTTTCCATCTGTTCTTTCAACTTAGGAAAACCATATAACATAAATTCAAGATATAAATCATTTCTTGTTTTGATATCTGGATTCTCAGGATCCTTTATTGCTGGAGCTGATATTATCTGTGTTATCAAATCATCCCATTTTTGCTTGGCTTTCTCTGTAAGATATGCAACATGATCAGGGTTTGATAAATCCCAGAATTTTGAAAGATCCTGTTCAACACTCTCAGTAGATTCTGGCAATGCCATATCCAATGGCATTGTGTTATGCATTATATCATTATATATTCTTGTAATAATACTTGTAATAACAGTCTTATCAAGGCTATAAATCTTACGAGTTGTATAAGTTTGATCTATGCTTTCTTTTATCTTGGACGCTAAAGTACCAGCTTGTTCCTTGTCTTCAACATTCCATGTATCTCCCTCTGGAGGATCTACAGTTGACGTTATTTTATTGAACAAGGAGAATATAACCTTGAAAGTATCCAAGGAAATCATCTTATTAAGATTTTCGCCTACATTTGCGCTCAAAAAGCGATCATTCCATAAATTATTGGCTTTAGCAATGAGGTCATTTACATGATCTTCATTGGTCAAATCCCATTGAACACCAGGCTTATCACCTGGATGAGTTGTATCCCTGGCTTGTTTGAAGCAACCTAAAATACCAGATAATACCTCTGGCGTTAGCTTTCCATAATCAGATCCAAGAGCTTTTGCTTCCTCTGCAATATCCAGAGTTTTCAAAAACTCAATTGCACTGTATTTGACTAATAGATTGGTTCTAGCTTCAACCGTGTCAGTTACACTTTCAATTTGCTTTACAAATCTACGTACAATTTTTGCTTGGCTAGCATCCACCTCAAGTGGTACAGATTTGAAAAACAACCATTTCTCAGGAAATAATGGATTGGCAACCCAAATATCAACGCAGTGTTCTTTCTTTGGAGACTCCGCTGGCATAGACTCTGGCAAATCAAGATTGAAAATTTGAGATAATTGTTTATAACCACAAACATCAAAAACAATGTTGTAAATACCAGTTTTAAGTGTCTTGCTCTTTAGGGGTAAAGACTCTCTTGCACCGTTTATAATTACCCTTGACCATTCAGGTTCACCGGTTAGTTTTCTATCAATTTCTATTCTTACAAGGATATTATTACCTGTAAGTTTTGGAACCAACTCATAAAAAGTTGTTACACCTGATAGCTTGATAAACATTTCAATCTCGTTTTTGTTGAGACCCATTGTTTCAAGCTTACTCTCAAACCGTTGTATTGTCTGTTTATTTTCATCTCCATCTGGAAGATCCTTTGCCTTCATGAAATTTTCAAAAGCTTTCCAGGCTCCTTGTTCATATCCTTTCAAAGCCAAAAGAACAAACAAAGTTCTCTCTGTTAATTGATGCTCGGTAATTTGATTGTCCTTGAACAGATTCTCTGCAATTTCAAGTATATCTTTACGATTTTTGCCAAGCAATATCATGTTCCTGGTAAAATCACTCCATGTTATACTGAAACTATATACACGAGTTATCAACTCTTCTACAGCATTTTGAATATCATTCTCTTCAGGAAGTGTATCACCATCAATACCAATTTTTAATAACTCAGCACGATATGTTTTCCATGGTAATTTACCATTAGTAAACAGATGATATAATCTCCTTACTTTATTAGCTACTGCTGGGTCTGAAAAATTAATTGGCGCTCCAAGAATATGTCTTGGAGAACACTCTTTAAGCCTATTATCAGCCATCTCTTTCTTTTTTTGTTGCTGAATCCTATTATACTCAGCATTAAGTAGAGCTCTTGTATGCTGTTCTGACCAAGCATCCAATTCGCCAGGAATCTCCGTATAATTCTTCTTTGTAGATAAGAATTTCTTAATAACCAAGAACAATTTATTAAAAGCTTCTTCCTTTGAGATAGTAGAGCTTCTCAATAAATCAAACACATTTTCAATGTGTTTCAGTGTTTCTGAGTCATATCTTTCAAGACCAATCTGGTGGGCACGGAATTTCTTGGTAGCCTGAACTTCAGGGCTCAATAAATCACTATTTATCTCTGTTGGAATTTGCTCAGAAAAAGTACTTTCTGTTTCTGGTGTAAATGCTGTGTGCCCACGCATTCCTTCAACATACTCAATTATCGGATTTATAACCTTTTCTCTTGCTTTTTCATTTTTAGTATATTGTGGATTATGAATTAATAAACGGTCTAATATTATAAAGGCTGTTTCTGGTGTTTCAATACCTTGCCATAAATCTATTATGGTACTATCAAATTCATTTTCCACCCCAACAAATGACTCTCTTCCTGGTATAGCTGGCAATTGTGGTACAAGAGAGTTTTCAGCTTCAAACTCTTTAATAATACGATGTACTATATAATTAACATTAGGTACATTATATTCGGCTGCTAAATGATATAAAGCGCTAATAGCTTTCGCTTTATTCATTGGATCTTTCTTATACCACTCTAAAATATCATTAACTGCCTTAGTGGCTTCTGGTGGGAAATTATTTTGACTATCGTTTTGAATCAAAAGCTTCACTTCATGTTCCAGCAAAGCCTCTGGCAACTTAAGAGAACGTCCAAGCTCTATTAATTGCTTTTTGCATTCCTCATATGAAATTGATAAAGCCTTGTATTTATCAAGTATCTCATCAATTTGAGGTTGTGCTGTTGGAGGGAAGAAAGCAGCATAACTGCTTAAACCTACCACCTCATGAGTTTTTTTTTTGGACCATCCAAGAGGTCCAAAGAAAGTGTCATATCATCATTTGATAGATATTTATCTACCACTTCGATTGCCAACGCTTTCTTCTCAGGATAAAACTCAGAGGCATCTTTCAAAAATTGTTTGGCAATATTTATCTTATCACCAGCCTGTTTTATAAAGTCAATTTCATCAGAAGCCATTCTATTCATAATACTTTCACGAGTTTCAAACATGGCATTGCCATGACGCTGATCTCCCAGAGCAGCGGTTTGATTTTCAACAGAAGAACCTGGAATTTTATTTCCCTTAACTGTTGTATATCCAGCCTTGAAGTCATAAATCTTACCAGTAACTAAATCTTGGTAAATATGATCAGAAATTCTTGTCATCATAACACCTGGCATATCAGGTGCATACCGTGTCTGTAATGGAGCCTCCAATGGGGCATAACGCTTTACCTGCTTCTTGACCGCATCAGTTTGCTCTTTTACAAGGTTCATCTTATCAAGAGCTTCTTTTGGATCTTGATATAACTCCTTAACAGCCTCTCCCCTGCGCTTTGCTCTGAGTTTATTAATCTCATCTTCACTAACTCTCTTAGATTCAGCTATAGCGTTTTTTGGAGCTGCAATAGACAGCAATATCTCATCCAATACAGAAGCCTGCTTTTTCAATAATGGATTTCCACTCTCATAAAATGAAGAAGCTAATGCTGCTATTTCATCCAGTTGTTCTGGTTTTATTTCATTAGATTGAGAGGCATCCAAATCATTTGCAACTTCTTCAAGTAAGGTTGAAGCAGCGGCTACAGCCTGGGCAACTTTATCAAAAATATTAGGATCTTTTGCTGCCGCATTAACCAATAAGTCATCACTGCTCTTCTCCAGCTTGCGAGCTAGAACTCTTAAATCCATTGAAATAGCCATTATTCTCCTTCAGGAAAGAAAATCTTGTGAGTCATAAATGTAACAGGAAGATCTTGCACCGGTTTTGATGCAGCAACCTTGATTTGTTTTGAAGGTTCTTTTCCTGGTTCGTATATGTTTGACATAAAATGAGCCAATGCTACCTGCTGGGCTGAAGTATCAATCTCTCCAAGCACATTTATAGCCTCCTCAGCTCTCAAATAATTACCCTCGGCTACTGATTGTTTTACAACATCCAAAAGCTCTGTTGGTTTCATATCATAAGTAGGAGATGCTGCTGCAAGAGCCCTCTTATCTCCACCATGACCGCTTTGAACGAAATCATTGATTGCTGTTGCAGAAAACCCTTTAATCTGCCCATCAGCAATAACTACCTTTGGTGGCATCGCGTTTCCACCCTTTATATCAACAGGTACCTTCAAACCAGTATGAGTGCCAATAGCCACATTGAAGAATATCTTCTTATCCTCAACATCTGCTACCTTTACCTGTACGTTCCTGTATGACATTCCTGCCAATTTAGAAACCAGCATGTGTCTGGCAGCTTCAACCAGCTTATCCCCATGTACAAAACGTGCTACACCATCAGGATTACTTAGTTTACTAGCAAACGTATCCTCTTCTTGTGTAAGTGGTATTTGTGGTAACTGAACGCCCGCAGGCTTATCAGTATCAAGCTCTGCATACACAACATGGCTTGGATCCAAAGCTGCTCTACCCTTCTCAGAAGCCAGCTTGATTGCCGCCATCTCTACATCGCTGGCAACTTTTCTTACTCCATGTTTAGCCTCAGCTATAACATTCAATAAATTCTCGCCATCTACCTTGAAAGATTTTCCAGCAACATCAAAAACATGCGCCGCTACATTTTCCTTGGTGATCTCACGGAATCCAAATCTTGTCAAAAACATTGATGGTAGAAGTGCTTTTCCTTCTTTGATTTCAACTGGCACCAAAACATGAGCTTGTCCCTTTGGACTCTCATAGGAAGCTTGGCATATGATTATATCATTTCTACCAGCAAACGTTGTAATGCTACGAGATGGCAAACCAACACTTAGCAACTGTGCATAACAGGATTTATGCGCCTTCTCAGCTTCTGCATTTGAATATAATTTAGCTTCTCTTGTTTCTGAAAAAGCACCGCTCAAAGCGTTTGCTAAAACAGGATCTGCCAAACGATCATAATCACGGTCCAATGACATACCTTCATTTGAATCGCGTTGAAACAACTTTGGTTTATCAAGTTCATTCTGTCCTAGTTCTTCAGCGAATACATCAGCCAACTTTGAACTTGGTGTTTTAAAGCTATTTAGAACTTCAGCAAACTCGGATCTACTGATAAACGTTTGATTGGATGCCATTTTTGTTAATACCTGAGCGGTACTGACAATTGGAATATCCATTGGACGGCTTTCAGCAGCTTTACGAGCTTTAACTGCTAAAAGCGGTAAAGGTAATTTCTCGCTATTGTGAAGTTGTTTAGCGGTACCTTGTATAAGAGAAGATAATTTCTGTATATTCATACTGAAGTCCTCGATTTATTTTTTCTGCGCAGCGGCCTTTTTTAATTCTGGGAATCTATGAACAAGATCTTCCCTATACATATATGCAACTTTTTGCAGCACTGCTGACTGAATTTCTACACTGGTCTGTAATTTTTCAGGTAACCACCTGGCCAATGTTTCCAATTCACTATCAGGAATGCCCAGTTCAGAGCTTGCCACCTTGGCAATAGGCTCTCCTTTATAGAAAACATGTACACTAGCTATTTTCTTATCAGGAATAACCGACCAATCACCATCCTTTAAAGAACCAGTATCTTCATCATATAACGCCATAATGACTGGTCCTTCATTGGTATTTTCAATCTTCCATAAAAGATTGGTATCCTGGTTGTCCCTGAAACGAACAACGTCAAAGGCCACTTTCTCAATCTTGTCTTTGACATCCTCCAAACGATAGCTTTTCTTTTTATTCAGCTGGTCCCCTAAAGACTCAAAATCTATTGAATACTTATCCATTTAGAACAACTCCACAAATAATAGTTAGCGTTTCAATTACTGCGCTAAAGTGATACGGAATAAATGATAGGTCTTAAAAAAGAAAATCCAGAGCTTCCTCTGGATTTCTTTATATCAGCTGATATTAGTTTGTCCTTATTATAACGTATTTTGCATGATAATAATCAATCTCAATATCTGATTATATAATAATTCTTAGTTGTATTCGGCATGAATTTCAGCTATTTGACGAAGAATATCTATTATTTTTATATTTGAATACGCTAATCTTTTAAGTTTCTTGCTTGCTCCGCCGTAAATCTTACGACCATTTCTATAATCACAATTGCCATTTATCGATTTGGTAATAGAACTCTGATTAACATTCAATTGTTTAGCAATTTCAATCTGAGTATAACCTTGAGCATATAGTTTTATAACTTGTCTTTGTCTAGCGGTTAATTCCGTATCTACAAGCTTCCAGAATTCGATTTTCAATTCATCACGAAGATCCATAAGCTTTTCACGGTCTTCAGGTTTATAATTTTCAAACAAACCCTGACTTTCCGCAAATTCACTCATCATATCATTGGAATACTGTAATTCAGCAAAAAGATTTTGATACTTATTAGATCTATTCGTTTTTCTATCCATTCAAGCTCCATACATATTATTAAGACTTTCTACTACATAAGATTTATATTCTGAATCTGTTGTTTTACGGAAAAATTCATCTATATCTTTAAACTCTTTAGGAGAATCAATTGTTTTTATATTTGCGTACTTACCAAATTGATCTTTAGCTTTTTGCTTTCCTTTTGATCCTGCCTCATCATTATCAAACATAATAAAAATATTTTTTGTATATCTTAATATCTGAAACATTTGATATTTTGATAACTCAGCACAACCTACTGCTATTGCATTATGAATACCTTCACTAAATAGACTTAAGCAATCAAACTGACCTTCTACACATATAACATAATCTTTTTTGATTATTGAGTCTTTTGAGAAATTCAAGCCATATACATACTTTTCTTTTTTACACCCTACATTATATTTGTATTTCTGTAAATCACCGCGTTCATCATCTGACAGTAATGTTCTTCCTACTAAGGACACTATATCACCATGCACATTGGTAAATGGCATAATCAAATTATGATCAGAAAAATGTCCATGGTTAATAGGGTTGCCTGATATGAATTTAGGATAACACATCCCAATAAATTCAAGCTCTTCTTTGCTTATAATAGATGTCAATAAATCCAGTTTTTGATCTTCAGGAAAATATCCAAATCCAAAAGTTTTTTGAATGTTCTTGTTTATTCTATCATTCAGATATTCTTTTGCCTGTTTTCCGACCTTGTCATGATTTAATAAATATCTACAAGCAGATATGAATTTTTTTAAAATACTTTGAGTTTTTTTATGTTTATTTAACAGATCCATTATTCAGATGGCCCTTCTGCCCTTCGTTGGGCTTGAAGATTCACCTTGACCATTTGAGCAAATGGTTTACTCAAACCAGTCAACTCCTCATGACAATAAGAACATAAAATGGCATTTCCATCTTTACTTAGTTCGGGAGGGTTTTCCTTATCACACTTGGCACACTTAACTGACCAAGCAAATTTCTTTTTAACAGTTCTTCGTACCTGATTCATTGCAATAAGCTGTCTGCGCATAAAAACCGAAACATTACTTAATGGTTTATTACATTCGGTACAATATGCAATTAAAGTTTCTTTATCAACTACGGGCTCAATCTCTTTTTTACAGCCCTGATCACAAAAAGTTCTAAACGCCACTTGAATCTCCTTCTATATTATTTGCCTCTATAACAGGTTCGGCAACAACCTCTTTTTTCGCCCCTTCATCCAATACCTCAATAATCTTATCAACGTTTTCCGGATAAGATACGTTTACTATAAATACATGAGATCCGTGTGGTGGCACTCCAAAACCAGCCACCCTTACCGTATCTCGATGTCTTATTTTTGATGACAGTGTAAGAACCTTCTCACCACGAATGGTTTGAACTTTCTTTTTTGTACCTTTAAGGGCCTCCAACAAAGTTATATCAATTCTTGATATAACATCTAAACCTTCAAGATACATATTTTCTTCTGGTTTTACTGAAACAATAAGCTGAATATCTCCAAAAAAATTCTCACTAACCCAATCACCAGCACCACGTAATGATACAGATGCACCATGTTGAATTCCAGGCTGTATGTTTACAGTAATGTTTTCATTTTTCAAACTGGAACAAGATCCCTTGCAAACTTCACATGGAATCTCAGTTCCTATAAAGCCCTGTCCTTTACATGTTGTACATGGTAACTCTCTATTAGAACCATGATATTCTCTCTTACCTTTACCAGCACATTTTTGACATAATATTTTGTTTTTACCAATTGTCTTACCAAGACCCTTACAGTTTTCACACCGTATTTTGCGAACATAAGTTATTGGTGTTGAACAACCTAAAATAGAATCTTTAAATGATATTGTAATTGGTACAGCTTTAGATTGTCTAAAATTCATTCCAAAGTTGAAAAAATTACCAATTCCACCCCCGAACATCTCAGACATTTTTCGTCTTAATTCTTCAGCTAAATCATCAGAATGATTATAATTGTTTGCTGAAACATCATTTCTTGGAGTTGTTCCATACTGTTTTAAAAACTGATAAGCCTCATTCATCTTTTTGAATTGAATTTCAGCATCTTCCGCCTTGTTTCGATCTGGGTGAAGCTCACTGGCTTTCTTACGAAAAGCTTTGGCAACATCATCATCAGATGCACCAGGTTCAATTCCCAATAATTGACAAGCCTCTATTGTATTCATTTCTTCCTGCTCTTCTTAATTTTTGGTGTTTGAGTAGTTTTGATCCAGGCCAATGCTACTGCCATTGCGTCAGCCATATCATAAGACTCTTCCATGATAACCTCTTCTTTTTTACGGTTGATTTTCTTTCTCCATGGAAACTCTTTCAATCCAAGATGATACGCTACAATCTCAGGCATTTCATGTTTTTCTGGCAATTCATTGGTTAGCTTTAATGCATGTCTTATTTTAAGAACATTTAAACATTGTGGTGTCAATTCATATAGTTCATTTGCCATCAATCTCAGAGTCATATTCATGACTGCTAATGGTATTGTGGTAGCGGCTGAACTCGCACCTTTCATGAATTTTACATAATCCTCTATTACAAATACGTCAGGAGAATATAAAGAACATAAATTACCTACATGCATTTTAGCTTTTTTTATCTTAAAAAGCAAGTCATCATCTTTATCAGGTTTATAAAAATCATTATAAACCAAGGTTAAATTATAACCATCAAAATCTATAATTGAAATACCTATAGTAGTGGTACTAGCATCAAGACCAATTACTCTCATGTATATACATATAACAATAAAGCCCGTACATTTTATTGTACAGGCTTTATCTGAGTTCAGTGGAAGAACTCTTCTTCTGGCATTATGATTATATCATCTTCATGCCGAAGCCGCCGCGGCCTTATTCTTTCTATCGAAAGAATAATCAGCCTCCTTAGGCTCTGCAATATCCTCGCCCACTTCACTTTTAGCTTGGGCTGGGGTAGCTGCTGATACACCATCCCAACCCAGCTCCATAAGACGCTTACGGACGAATTCTGGCTTAGGACAGGCCACTGCTCTTTGTAGAACCTTGGCCAGCATTTCTTGACCTCCAGCAGAGTTTATTGTTTGAATATCCTCTTCGCTAAGAGCCTCAGAATCACGAGGAACCACGTTATAAAACCCAGTTGGCTTGTTGGACTTGGAATTGAAACGAATATTGATATCAAAATCACTTGGGGTTACACGCTTCTCAGGTGACTTCCCCTCATTCTTATCAAGCAAAATTCCTTCCACTTGCTCTTGAACAAGAACACTCATATCAAAAAGCTTCAGTTGACCATCGGAACGATCAATAACAACTGTCATAAACCTTTCCTTGATGTCTTTTTCTGTCAACTTGAGATCCTTGAGTACCGGACACTCTTGTCCATATGTAGGATACGCTGTACGAACACGATCTCCAAAATTCTTTTTGCTATCCTTTGGCAGATAGCGAATATGGTAATAGTTTGCACTTGGCGTAACTACACGAACAATATTGCTTCCATCCTTCAAGCGTAAGTAAGGAAGTTTGGGCAAATCCTCGTTATTGAAATTCTGACTAGCAGGCTTCTGACGAGTTCCCCACGGAATCAAACCAACTGATACTTTGTTTTCACTCATAATTATTCTCCTTGCGCTTCTGTTTTAACTTTTGTATACGTAACGTTTTCTATGCGGATTATTCTGTGTACTGGAATTTTTCTATTAACTTCAATTCCCACACTTGTTGCTGCACTTTGTTTTACTAAGTTATCTGCTTGCGCTTTTGTTAGCAAAAAACCCCTGAACTCAAAAAAACCTGCAGTTTCTATAGTTGATAATGAATCAGTTTTATAATACTGCACTTTTTCTTTTGTTGTAGGATCTTCTGCTACAAGTATATATATCGACTTAACAGCAGACCGATCAACAGGCTTACCTGTAAATTGTGACATTTTTATTCCTCTTCTTCAGACCAGCCCTCAATGTCAGGCTCGACCATTTTAATTTCCTTAGCTAGAGAAATTCCTCCAGAAGAAACTACCAACTCTAACTCTGCTACACAATCCTCACCACCAAATAAATGATTCTTTGATACCTTGGCTCGTGTAGTAATTCCAAATTTAATCTTTTTACCCTGACGTTGCTTGGTCAAAGCTCCTTTACTTGTCATTTCAAGAATTAATGAACTAAGATACTCAAGCTCAGAACCACCCTTTTGTTGATAGCCCTTAGCCATAAACCCAATCTTTGCATAAACTTGATTTATGCAAATACAAGCTATTGTATACTCTCCAGTTTCAAGGTTTCTTGTCTTTTCAATTATCTGATTGAATCTTCTTATTCCAAATGATACTTCCTTGGCTGTTACACCAGGCTGTTTAGAATAATCATCATTCTCTTCATCTTCTGCAGAGTTTATAGAAGCTCCAACAGAATCCCAAACAATCAAAATCTTTTGATCAGGATTCATCTCTTTTGCAGCCCTGACATAAGCTACAACCTGAGCTACACCATCCAGAATATTACGGCTTGGAGCCACTACCAATTGGGCAGGATCTCCACCCATACGCTCCTTGAAACGTACAGAATCAAACTTACCTTCAGCATCCCATAATATAACTAAATACCCTGCATCTTGCGCAGCCTTCATAAAAAGCATGCCAATTGTGGATTTTCCACTATCAGGGCGTCCTGCAATTTGAATTATGCGTCCAAATGGCGCTCCCAGAATGCCAGTCAATGGCTTCCAGAATTCTTGAATCTTAGTAGATGTAATATAATCACTTGGATTGTTTGATAATGCAATCCCGCTGCCTTGCTGCATGAATTTAGCAAGACTGGCTTTATTTTTATCTTTTGAAAATCTACCCCTGGCCTTTTCAACCAGTTTGCTTACATCTAACTTCAATGGCGTGCTTGCAATAACCTCGTCATCTTCTGGTGATGGAATCATAGCTCCATCAAGTTCACTGTCTTCTAATCTTTTTCTACCCATTTATACTCCCTTTTTAATTGATCTAAATGTCAAATGTGCTTCTTTCAATAGAGCGTATATTGTAGCCAAGTCTTTTGCATCCTTTTCGGCTGTATTTTGCTCTTTACTTAATTTTTGTACTTCAGGATCAAGAACAAGAAGCTGAGAAAGTTCTACTTCCGTCATCCTCTTACCCTCTTTTTTATCGGATTTAAGCTTAATATAAGCTTCCGCTTTAGCAAAATCTATATCACGTTTGATTGCTCTGACCTTGAATTCCGCAGAACTCAGCTCTGCGTTCAAAGCGGCTTGAGTAATCAAACAAAAAGCTGCTAAAGAAGATGCATCATCTTCATGGAATGTTCCATTGGATAATGAATCTAAAGCTTTTAATACCTTATGGTATTTACTTTCAAAGTCTGTTGTCAAAGAATCAATTTCTTCTTTAGTCGGTTGTTCAATCATAAAACCTCTACTTTTAGTAGAAGCTTCACTAGACCGCCTCGACCACTTTCAGCTTTTCTTCAAGTATTTTATTCTTACTTTCTAAATCAGCAATCATTTCTTTATACTTTATGGTAGCTTCCCTAACAAGTGAATCTACTTGATTCTGAGAAACTCTAAGATGTTGGTTAACTTGTAAACTAATCAGAAAACAAAAAACCTCTAATGAAGAGTATTTCTTACTTGGTGGTCTAACGAAAAGAATTATACCTTCATCATTTGTTTCAAAATGATCTTGGAATAAAGCTTCACCCTTAAAATTAGGTCTATCATACTCTCTACACAAATTCTGATAAGCAGTAAACTCATCATTTGTTAAGAGTATTTTTTTATGATCTATAATTCTAATGCGTTCATCACCCATCAGGATCTCCTCCTGAAACCACCTTCAGGCATGGGTTTATCACCATCCAAAATGGCTTTAGCATTCTCTTGTTTTGCTTGTATTTTTATAGTATCTTTATTAATAGGAATTTTTCCAGCTTCTTTGGCTTGGTTCAATAGTTCTGCCGTATTCAGCATATCAACTGTAATTTTATCATCATCAAAAATATCTTCTTTTTCTTCACATTCTTCTTCTTGATAAGCAGCCGCAAGTTTTAATTTTGATACCAAATCAATATCTTTTGCCATATTATCTCCTGAAAGATCCACCACCACTTTCTAATGCATCTTGAGCTTTTATTTTCTTGAGTCTATTAGTTTGTAATACAGCCATTCCCTCTTTTGTTCTGGCCAATTCTTTTTCAGCTTTAATTAAATCTGAATCATTTTCTTGTTGAAGAGAAAGAATATCATTTGAAGATATGACCTCTGATAAATCAGTTATTCCAGTAGATGGCATCTTTTGACTTGCAAAGATGTCAAGACCAGACTTTTTCATTTCATTATATACTTTTTGATCCTCTGGATCCACTACACCATCCTCTTCAGCGATTGAGGAAACGGTGTCATCCCCATAAGGATCTTCCATTGTTGTGATGGTTTTTGCCAACTCTGACATCTTACCATCTTTTATATTTTTCAATTTTGCAATGCGTTTTTGATCTGTTACAGCATTATACTGATCCGTTCTCTTCAAGAAATTGTTATATGTTGGATCTATCTTTAAATTTGAAGTATCAATGTCCTCATCAGATTTAGACTTTGAACCTTTTCTATGAAACTTTTCAACAGGTTCTGCAGCACCAATCTTCTTTATTTTATAGTTTGATAAAATCCATCCTGCTAATCCTTGAGGATCATTAGGCATTCTTTGCATAGCTTCTGCCAATTCTGTCATCAAGGTTTTACTATCATCTGACATGATAGGGCCTGCGCAACCAGGACAGACGTTGGTTTCTATTGCATGGACAAAGGCTGGGGGTATTTCTGCACTACATGTTATGCATTTCATATTTCACCATAAATCATCGTTATCATCATCAATTGGAGACATTCCAATCTCCAACACCTCTTCCTCCAGCTTTTCAACCAACTCCTCCTTTGAAGAGTCTTCTATATCTTTGATACTAACCTTGGTAGTTCTTGGCATTTTTACCTTTTTTGACTTGCGTTCAACTGGTAAGCTGGGAGGTGCTTTATATGACAATATATCATCTAATATCAAAGAATATGTACTTTCTGTTTCCCATTGAAATAACGCCAAGCATTTGATTGCAACCCCTGGTTCAATCTTCTGCTTTCCACCAGATAACTGCTTTTCAATACGGTTCTTCATTCCTTCCCAGGCTTCTGGGAAGCAAACCATTGAAATTTCTGTTCCCCAAGGATCCCTCAATAACAACCTGGCCATTTCTTGGCCAAAGATTTTTGAATCTTCTTTCTTTACAACAAAAGAAAATACATT